CTGACGTTCCACTACTACCACTTGTTCCAGAACTTCCAGAGGTTCCATCAGAACCTGAAGTTCCAGATGTACCTGGCGCTCCAGCTGCTCCTGACGTTCCACTACTACCACTTGTTCCAGAACTTCCTGATGTTCCAGTCCCTCCAGATGTTCCTGAAGATCCTGAAGTTCCATCAGATCCTGAAGTTCCACTTGTTCCATCAGAACCTGAAGTTCCAGATGTACCTGGCGCTCCAGCTGCTCCTGACGTTCCACTACTACCACTTGTTCCAGAACTTCCAGAGGTTCCATCAGAACCTGAAGTTCCAGATGTACCTGGCGCTCCAGCTGCTCCTGACGTTCCACTACTACCACTTGTTCCAGAACTTCCAGAGGTTCCATCAGAACCTGATGTTCCAATACCACTTGTACCTGAACTTCCAGAGGTTCCACTTGTAGAAGGCATATACCAATATACATATAATTCAGGTTGATAACCTTCTTCATCTCTAATCGAATAAACTTTTCTTCCAGCATTTGCTGAACTTGAAATATCATTCATCATTATTATTACTGCATTACCAGATTCCCAACCATTTCTATTAATAACTGTTTGAAGAATAGTCTTAAGTTCTGGAGAATCATAAGATTGATCTGTTACAAAATGATCAAAATCCCATTGACGAATATTCGTTGTTTTAGCTAAATTATCAAGTTCTGTAATATTCGTAGGAGCAATTGCATCATCAGCATCATTAAAAAAATAATCTAAATGCATAAAGTCAGATGAATCATCAGTTGTTGATGTGAGAGTTAAAATTGCAGATAATATTATTGCTCCTTTTGGAATTGTCACATTTACAAATCTAAAAAATGCACTGGTACCATTAGAAGTGCCTTTTCCTAATTGAACATATAATGATGTATTATCAAAACTATTTGAATATCTATATCCATCATCACCATTACCAGATTGATAAAAATAATCACTTCCAGAACTTCCACTTACTCCAGATGTTCCAGAACTTCCAGAGGTTCCAGCTGTCCCTTCACCACTTGTTCCAGAAGACCCAGAGGTTCCATCAGAACCTGAAGTTCCAGATGTACCAGAACTTCCAGATGTTCCAGAGCTTCCACTTGTTCCAGAAGACCCTGAAGTACCATTAGAACCTGAAGTTCCAGACGTACCATCTATACCACTTGTACCAGAACTTCCAGATGAACCAGAACTACCAGATGTTCCACTCGACCCACTTGTTCCAGAAGACCCAGAAGTTCCATCAGAACCTGAAGTTCCAGACGTTCCATCTATACCACTTGTACCAGAACTTCCAGATGTTCCAGAGCTTCCACTTGTTCCAGAAGACCCTGAAGTACCATTAGAACCTGAAGTTCCAGACGTTCCATCTATACCACTTGTACCAGAACTTCCAGATGTTCCAGAGCTTCCACTTGTTCCAGAAGACCCTGAAGTACCAGACGTTCCATCTATACCACTTGTACCAGAACTTCCAGATGTACCAGAACTACCAGATGTTCCACTCGACCCACTTGTTCCAGAAGACCCAGAAGTTCCATCAGAACCTGAAGTTCCAGATGATCCATCTATACCGCTTGTACCAGAACTACCTGATGTGCCATCAGAACCTGAAGTTCCAGACGTTCCATCAGAACCACTTGTACCTGAACTTCCTGATGTTCCACTCGACCCACTTGTTCCACTACTACCAGATGTACCAGATGTACCAGAAGAACCATCAGAACCAGATGTACCTGAAGTTCCACTTGTACCAGATGAACCACTTGTACCAGATGAACCACTTGTTCCAGAACTTCCACTTGTTCCAGAAGACCCTGAAGTACCATTAGAACCTGAAGTTCCAGACGTACCATCTATACCACTTGTACCAGACGTGCCACTTGTTCCATCAGAACCTGAAGTTCCACTAGTTCCAGAACTTCCTGAAGTTCCACTAGACCCTGATGTTCCATCTATACCACTTGTTCCACTACTACCACTTGTTCCACTACTACCACTTGTTCCACTACTACCGCTAGAACCTGAAGTACCATCAGAACCTGAAGTTCCAGAACTACCAGATGTTCCATCAGAACCTGATGTTCCAGATGTTCCACTACTTCCACTTGTACCTGAACTACCAGATGTTCCACTAGAACCTGATGTTCCATCTATACCACTAGTACCTGAACTTCCAGATGTTCCACTCGACCCAGAAGTTCCATCAGAACCTGAACTTCCTGATGTACCAGATGTTCCTGTACCACCATGAGCAAATAAATCCCAATATGTTTCCCAATCATCACCAATACCAGGTTCAGTATTTGCTGTTGCTATATTTGCTAATTTACAGATGTATGAATTACCACCATCTTCAACTATTTGATTTAAATCATAAGAATCAGAAAGTGTCCAAGCTCCAACCCATTCAAAACCTTCTCCACTTGTTCCAGAAGATCCTGATGTTCCACTATGTCCACTCGTACCTGAACTTCCTGATGTGCCACTTGACCCACTTGTACCGTCAGAACCAGATGATCCACTACTACCACTTGTACCTGAACTACCTGATGTTCCAGAACTTCCACTTGTGCCAGAAGACCCTGATATACCATCAGAACCTGAAGTTCCACTTGTACCAGAACTTCCAGACGTTCCAGAAGACCCGGAAGTACCATCAGAACCTGAAGTTCCACTTGTACCAGAACTTCCAGACGTTCCACTACTACCACTTGTTCCAGAACTACCTGAAGATCCAGATGTACCATCAGATCCAGATGTACCACTGGTGCCAGAACTTCCACTTGTTCCAGAAGACCCTGAAGTACCATTAGAACCTGAAGTTCCAGACGTACCATCTATACCACTTGTACCAGAACTTCCAGATGAACCAGAACTACCAGATGTTCCACTCGACCCACTTGTTCCAGAAGACCCAGAAGTTCCATCAGAACCTGAAGTTCCAGACGTTCCATCTATACCACTTGTACCAGAACTTCCAGATGTTCCAGAAGTACCACTTGTACCTGAACTACCTGATGTGCCAGAACTTCCACTTGTACCATCAGAACCTGAAGTTCCTGAAGATCCAGAAGTACCATCAGAACCTGAAGTTCCACTTGTTCCAGAACTACCTGATGTTCCACTTGAACCGCTTGTCCCAGATGAACCTGATGTACCATCTATTCCACTAGTTCCAGAGCTTCCACTTGTTCCAGAAAACCCTGAAGTTCCAGACGTTCCATCTATACCACTTGTACCAGAACTACCTGATGTACCAGAACTTCCACTTGTTCCAGAAGACCCGGAAGTACCATCAGAACCTGAAGTTCCAGAGCTTCCACTTGTTCCAGAAGACCCAGAAGTACCATCAGAACCTGAAGTTCCAGACGTTCCATCTATACCACTTGTACCAGAACTTCCTGAGGTTCCAGAGTTTCCACTTGTTCCAGAAGACCCAGAAGTACCATCAGAACCTGAAGTTCCACTTGTACCTGAACTTCCTGATGTTCCAGAACTTCCTGATAATCCAGAGCTACCTGAAGTTCCATCAGAACCTGAAGTTCCAGACGTTCCATCTATACCACTTGTGCCTGAACTTCCTGATGTTCCAGAACCACTTGTTCCAGAACTACCTGAAGTTCCAAATCCTGATGTGCCTGAAGAACCACTAGTTCCATCAGAACCCGATGTTCCAGATGTTCCATCTATTCCACTAGTTCCACTACTACCTGAAGATCCAGATGTACCATCAGAACCCGATGAACCTGAACTTCCAGAAGTTCCATCAGAACCAGATGTACCAGAACTTCCTGATAATCCAGAGCTACCTGAAGTTCCATCAGAACCTGACGTACCTGATGTGCCATCTATACCACTTGTTCCAGATGATCCATCTATACCGCTTGTACCAGAACTACCTGATGTGCCATCAGAACCTGAAGTTCCAGACGTTCCATCAGAACCACTTGTACCTGAACTTCCTGATGTTCCAGAGCTTCCACTTGTTCCACTACTACCAGATGTACCAGAAGAACCATCAGAACCAGATGTACCTGAAGTTCCACTTGTACCAGATGAACCACTTGTTCCAGAGCTTCCACTTGTTCCAGAAGACCCTGAAGTACCATTAGAACCTGAAGTTCCAGATGTTACTGATGTTGCAGAAGTACCACTACTACCACTTGAACCGCTACTACCTGAACTACCTGATGATCCTGAAGTTCCACCTGTTCCAGAAGTTCCTACATCACCTTTTTTTCCTGAAGTTCCAGATGAACCACTACTTCCAGATGTTCCACTTGTTCCAGAACGACCTGAAGTACCAGAACGACCAGAAGAACCGGATGTACCTGAAGAACCTGTTCTACCTGATGTTCCAGAAGTTACTGATGTTGCCGAGGTTCCACTAGTACCAGAACGACCTGATGTTCCAGAAATTCCTGATGATCCAGAAGTACCAGAGGTTCCTATTCCTGATGTTCCCGAAGTTACAGATGTTGATGAAGTACCAGAAGTACCTTGTCTTCCACTTGTACCTGAAGAACCACTTGTTCCTGATCTTCCACTACTACCTGAACTCCCCGATGTTCCATCCTCACCATTTAATTCATCTAATGTATGATAAAGTGCTCTTACATCATAAATCATTTCATCAGTTATTTTGAGATCTGTACTCTCTAAATAGATAGCGGCAAGAGATATTCTTCCAATCGGAATTTGAGGTAAAGGTGGTGAATGGTGGGCAATTGGACCATATATAGTTTCAATTTCAACGAGATCATTAACAACATTAAGAGCTACAATTACCCAATAAGCATCTGAAATTGGTGGTGTAATACCAGGTGTACTACCACCAATAAAATCATAATAAGTGAAGCCATATTCACTATTGTGCCAAAATCCACCTGGGGAAACCCTTACTGATAAGTTTGGCTGTTGTTGTGCCGACACTTTAAGGGTACTAAAATGGCTATTTTTTCGTCTATTATCATCACCATAAGGTGGCACATTCATAGTTGAAGGACCTCCCTCTAATTAAATTTAAAACAAACTTCTTTTTAAATTGTTGATATATCAAACATGTAACTTAAACTATCTAACTCAATTGGATCAAGTTTTAAGAAAGCTAATTTTTCAATATCAATAATTGGAATTTCAATAGTTCTTTGTTCAGTCATATAAAAATTTAAATCTTTATTAAAATTCATAATTCTTTCCGGCGCATTATCTTGTTGCCAATTAACAACATTATAATTTTGAGCTAATTGTCTTCTATGTTCTTCAATTTCATCAAAAATTTTGTTTAAAATTATTAATGTTTTAGATAGTTTTGATGATGTATCAATTTCAATATTAACATTTAATAATTTATTTATAACTGGTCGACTTTCAATTAATTGACCATAAGTTGTTGATGTTGATACTAATTGAATTAAATCATAATCAGATAATAAAAGTCTAAAATTAAATACTTCAATAAGTGTTAATGTTAAATCTTTAATATTTTTTAAAATAGATATTTCTAAAGGTAATAAATTAAGTTCTATTTCCTGTTTTAGAAATTCATTAAATTCATCTTTAAATTGTTGATTCTTCTCTGCTGGAACTTCAATACTCTGTTCACCAGCTTCATTAGTATTTATTATACCTAATTTTTTAATAAGAGATATTCTTGTCTGTTCAATTAAATTATATTCAGGATTAATTACATTAATATTCCTACCTAGTTTAAAATTTGTCTTCACATCAAATTCATCTTTAAATTGATATAATTTCATCAATATTGGATTGATCATCCAAACTTGTCCTAAACTTATGTTCATTTATATTTCCTCTCTTCTTTTAAAATTATCGGCAAGATCTATATTACAAGATCTTGCCGATAAAATGTTTTTATTTTATTTTGTCCTTTAACAAATTCACTTCTGTTCTTAAATCTTCTAACTCATCAATAAGTCTCTTATTAACTTCTAACAAAAAGGCTGTTAAACCATCATAATTAAAAGACTTATATCCATTACCTATTTCACTAACAAGTTCTGGCAAAACTTTTTCAACTTCTTGAGCTAAAACACCCATCGTTCTTTTATCACCATAACCTTGTGCAAATTCAATATCTTTTCTCCAATCAAAATAGACACCATTGATAGATTTTGCTGCTTCAAAAACATCTATTTGACTAGATATTGGTGTGATATTTTCTTTAAGATTAATATCAGAACTTGATGTTATATTTGCCCAAGAACCACCACTATTTCTAAGTTGTACTACACCAGCACTATATCTTATACCATATCCACTTGCACCTAAAGCATTACTACTTCCATTACTAAGATTTATATATGGTGTTGTTGATTCAGCGCCAATTAAAATTCCCATAGTTCCATTACTACAATCTAATCTCATTGGATCTGCGGCTGCGGCTGCAGCACCAGCAGGTGTACCACTAACTGCCCAAAAACTATATGGACCTACTCCATATGGATTAGCTAAACAATCTGCTTTTTCAAGTCTAATTAATGATACTAAACCATTTCCACCAGGAGCAATAGCATTTCCACCACTATTATGTATTGCTACTATACCATGAAATCCATAAGCACCTTGTGCTCCAATAACTCCATTATTACCAAATGATCCAGATGCCCCAGTCCAAGTAACCTGACTTTCAAAACCATTATACATCATTGCTTTTCCAGCAGCATCAACTCTTCCTTCAACACCAAGACCGTAAATATCACCATTTGCAGTATCTTCAACCCAACCAAAAGAACCTATCATATGTCCATATGTTGTATTACCAGTATTATTAGAATTGTTTTTAATATAACCTCTAACAGCTGATGGAATTGAATCTGCAATAAGATTAGCTGTCCACTCACCATGAATACAACCACGAGAAACTCCTGAATATGCTGGATGAGCAGTTGTTCTATAAACATGTAAATATGAATCTGCATCTGTTCCAAGTGTTCCCGCTGTTGAAATTTTAACACCTGATGTTCCAGTTCCTTGACCAATCCAAATTGTTGAAAGACCACCACCAGCACCAGATGTTCCAGAACTACCTGATGTTCCAGCAGGACCAGAACTACCTGATGTTCCAGGAGAACCTGATGTTCCAGGAGGACCTGAAGAACCACTTGTACCAGAACTTCCAGATGTTCCAGAAGTTCCATCTGTTCCAGATGTAAATCCAGGAGGTGATGTACCACTTGAACCTGAACTACCTGATGATCCTGAAGACCCACTTGTTCCAGAACTACCTGAAGTACCATCTGAACCACTTGTTCCATCTGTTCCAGATGTGAATCCAGGAGGTGATGTTCCACTTGAACCTGAACTACCTGAAGAACCTGAAGTACCTGATGATCCTGAAGTACCAGAACTACCAGAAGAACCTGATGAACCAGAACTTCCTGATGAACCACTTGTACCACTTGACCCAGATGTACCTGAACTTCCAGAAGAACCTGATGTTCCAGATGAAGCACTTGTTCCTGATGAACCACTTGACCCAGATGAACCTGAACTACCAGATGTACCAGATGTAGAAGATGAACCTGATGTTCCTGCACTTCCTGACGATCCTGAACTACCAGATGTACCTGAAGAACCAGATCTTCCACTTGTTCCAGAACTACCTGATGTTCCAGAAAGACCAGATGAACCCGAAGAACCAGATCTTCCTGAAGAACCTGATGTTCCAGAACTTCCAGAAGAACCTGTTGTCCCACTTGAACCACTTGTTCCACTACTACCAGAACGACCTGATGTTCCACTTGAAGCTGAAGTACCTGAAGAACCACTTGTACCAGAACTTCCAGATGTGCCTGAAGAACCAGATCTTCCACTTGTTCCAGAAGAACCTGATCTTCCAGATGAACCTGAAGTTCCACTTGTGCCATGAATGTCTATAAGTGCTTGAGTTAAACCTGTAATTGCATCAATAGGATGACAATTAAAATCACTAGTATCTGTTAAACTTTTATGAATATGACTTGAATTAAAAATAGATCTTACATCATAAATCATTTCATCAGTTATTCTTATAGTACTAGATTTTATAACCACAAATGCTAAAGGAAGTCTTAGTACTGAAATGTTTGGAAAAGATGGATTATCACTAACTTCTTCAATTCCATATACTAATGCAATATTCCCAGATTCATCTAATGTAATAACAACAACTTGTGATTTACCATGCCCAGGTGTTGACACTGATGGGGAAATTCCACCAACACAATTAATATATTCAAGACCATTAGATGTTTGTTTAGTAAATATACCACCAGAAACTTTAACTGTTAAATCTGGTTGATCTTGAGCTGATACTTTTAAAGAACTAAAATATTGTAATAATTTTTTATAATCATCACCAGCAGGTGGAGTGTTCATAAATTTCCTCCATTTAAAAATAGTTGGAGGAGAGGTTTAATTCTCCTCCAATAAAATATATTTAATTAATCGGATGGCTCTTCAAAAAACACCATCAGTGAACTTGAGACACCTGTAAGACCCTCTATTCCTTCAAGAATAGATATTTTTAAAGGTTTAATTGGTATTTGAATGTCTTGTTCAAATAATTGTTTCTGTTCTTTATTAAAATCTTTCATATTCTCTGGAGTTATATAAATATTATTTCCAATATGTTTCTTTGCATACTTTTCTAACTCATTTATCTTGTTCACATCACTCCTAATATGATCAATAAATATATTAAGATTTTGTGTAGTAAATAAATAAGATTCAACTTCAATATATTGTCCATATTTTTTATATAATTCCATATTTGCTTCGTCAAAAGCGGTGATTTCATTGTTGAGAAATTGAGAAATTCTACCCAACCAATACCATTGTGTTGTATTTAATTTATAAGTCTTAAGAGTCTCTACACTATTTTTTGCTTGTTCTAATTCAAAGATTTTAATTGTAGCCATTTGTCTGTTTCTCCTTTTCTATTTACAACTTTTTTACTTGTTTTTTATAATCAACAATAAATTGATCATTTTTCTTTAATCCAGCTTTTAATCTATCTTCTAATTCTTTATGTTTTTTTATTAAATCAGAAGGATTTTCTTGTTTAATTTTTTCATCGGCCATAATACTTTCTCCTTTCAATTAAGGTCCAGTGGGAGAAACAGTTGTCCAATATGGTATCCACCCATTAACGGCAACACCTGGTGCTGGTCCATCTCCTGGTGTAATAACAGCTTTAATCCATCCAGCATTTTGACCAGGTCCAGTACCTACTACACTCCCTACCACAGCTGCTGCAGGAGCTACACGTTTACCAGTTATTGATACCGATTGTGTTCCAGCTGGATAACCTTCATAATCATATATTTTTATAGGATCATAACCAACAAGTGAATATTTTGCCGATCCACCAATACATGGTTCAGCATAAAATGCAGCTGCAATATTACAGCTACGATAAGAACTATTAGCTGTTGCTCCATCAACTTGATAAACTTTTGTAGATGCTTGAATACCTGTAACTAAAGCAGGACCATAAACAACATATCTTCTACCTAATACCCATGCAACAGCACCTGTTCCTGGAGTAGTTTCTGTTTCCCAATATGTTGCCCAATTTGCTCCAGAATATGGTCTATTAATTGTTGCTGATACATGAGATAATTTACATCTATAAACAGTAATACCATCACTTCCTAAAACTGTTGTTGATCCACTCCACTGAGTATTACCATAAACACCTTGTAATTGTAAAGATGGATAATTTTCAGCTATAGAAATACAACTACCTTTTACTCCAACCATATGATGTGAATTATCAACACCATCTGTAACAGAACCTTTAACACCAGACATTACTGATGTTGATACTGCTGTAACAACTTCTTTACTAGAAAAATTAGAAAATTGAGCTCGAGATGAACTTGAACCAGATACTATACGAAATCCACCTGGTGAAACTCTAGCAGTTATTACTGCACTACCACCACCAGATAATACAATAGTTGGTATAGAAGTATAACCAGATCCAGAATTTGTTATTGTGACAGATGAAATATTACCACCAGACACAGTATAAGTTCCAGTAAAACCAGAACCTCCACCTCCACTAGCAGATAATGTACCTCCAGCCCCATATTCTCCTTTTCCTTCTCTCATTATATCTAAACCAATAACTGAATTTGTACTTAAACATGTCCAATCAAATCGAAAACTTCCATTTGCTGATATTGTTCCAATAGTTTGTGTACCATCAAAAGATCTTATAGTCCATGTTGATACTATACTAGCAACATCAACTAATATTTTATAAGTATGTCCAGTTTGCATTGGAGCGCTTAATACTGGAAGTTCAGCATATTGATTAGACGCGCTTGCCGCTGCATTAATATAACTAGTTGGATATGAACCTGTCTGTGCAAAAACAGATAATGTACGTCTTATCCATGTAAAAGTTCCACCAACATTACCATACCTATCACCATCATTAACAAACACTTCAGAAGGATTATTTGATATAAATCCTGATATACTTGAATTTTCTGATGAAGCTGAAAAGTTTGATTGATAAACACTATATATTGCTGAATTCTGTGGATAAACCGCTTCATAAGTTTTTTCTATATAAAGTTGATCTTTACCATAAAAAGAATATTTATATTGTCCACCAATAGCGGCGTGAGCGTAAAATGCATACATAGAACCTGTAGTTACTGGAACTGTTCCATCATGAGCTTCCCAACCATCTTGATAAATTCTAGTTCTACCAGCAACACCTATGGCCATTCTATTAGCATTCCAACCATTTACTTCAGGAGCAGTATATACACCTTTTGGATATGCATATGAACCACCAAGATACCAAGAATCACCTAATACACCTGTATAATTTCCTTCTGTACCATAACCAGCGGCCATACCATAAACACCATAAGAATCTCCACGAGCAGTTCCTTTAGCTTGATATGTTGTTCCTGAAACCCACTGATTTTGACCACACCCACCACCAACTTCCCAATATGTTGCCCAATATGTACCAGTAGTTGGTCTATTATTTGTTGCAGCAACATGTGTTAAAATACATCTATAACCAGTTTCATTATTATCAGTTCCTTTAACTTCAGACTGACCAGCTTCTGTAGACCAAGCTTGTAAACCAAAATTTTGGTGATATTGTACTGTTGTATAATTTTGATTTTCAACTATTATACCACTCTGATACCAACGAAACCAATCTTCTAATTTTGTTGGATCAGGATGATTCCAAACCATTAATCCTGTGTCACCTTTATAAACATCTTCAACATTATCTTTATTTGAATGTGGACCAAGATGAATAAATGTATAATTATAACTTCTATTAGTTCCCAGAATATTTATATCACCAACAACTAACTTAGTATGTATATCATCTGAACCATCATAAAATGTTGAACAGAAAGTATTATATGGATCAATAGTTGCACCATATTTCTTTAAATGAATAAAAGTATTTCCAGTAGTTAAATCAAAAATTGAATCCATATTTGTTACATAATATGTTCCAGAAACCCAAGTTGGAGCTGTTGTAAGAGATGAATCAACATCCCAATACTTTTTCCATTCAGGTTTAAGAGTTATTGTATCTAATGCAGCACCAGTTATCGGCCGATTAGCGGCAAGAGCTGAATGTGCGACCCTACAACGATAATAAAGTCCATCAGTTCCTCGAACAGTACTTGCAGGAAGAACACCAGCAGATTGATCTGGTATAAGTCTAGTTAAACCAGATGGTACAGCCCCACCATCAACTATTAATTTACCAGTTGTTCCACTAAATACAGCTAAATGTCCTGATATAGCAGTTGCTGGTCCAACTACATCTCCTAAACCAGCTGGTAGTGCTCCACCATCTTTTATTAGTTTACCAGTTGTTCCACTAAATAAAACAATATGATCACTAATAGCCACACCAGGTCCAACCACATCTCCAAGACTAACTGGTAATGCTCCACCATCAACTAATACTTTACCAGTTATATCACTAAATACAGCTAAATTTCCTGGGGTTGCTGCCGCTGGTCCAACTACATCTCCAATTGGCATTGCACCACCATCTTTAACTAATTTACCAGATATTCCATCAAATAAAACTAAATTACCATCACTAGATGATGCAGGACCAACAACATCACCAAAAATAGGTAATGATCCACCATCAGCTAATATCTTACCAGTCGCATCATTAAATACAGCTAAATTTCCTGGAGTACAACCTGTAGGACCAATAACATCTCCTAAACCAGATGGAACTGGACCACCATCTTTAATCAATTTTCCAGTTAATCCATCAAATAAAACTAAATGACTATCATCTGCTCCACCTACTGGTCCAACCACATCTCCAACACTAACTGGAACTGGTCCACCATCTGAAATTACTTTACCTGTTACATCATCAAATACTGCCAAGTGTCCTGCAACTGATCCCATTGGACCAACTACATCTCCAGTTGGTATTGAACCACCATCTGAAATTAACTTTCCTGATGTATCTCCAAAAATAGCTAAATTTCCAGTAACAGATGAACTAGGACCGATCACATCTCCATCTGGTACTAATCCACCATCAGCTAATAATTTACCAGTGTTATCATCAAATATAGCAATATGTCCTGTTGTAGAACCTGTTGGTCCATATACATCTCCAAAAACTGGAGTTAACCCACTGTCTTTAATAATTTGACCTGTTGTTCCATCGAATAAAGCTATACTTCCATCAACTACTATATCTGGACCTTTAACATATCCTTCTTCACCACATACATATCTTATAATTTCATTAGTATTAAGATTTGAATTTTCCCAACCTCTTAAATAATAAGTTGTTGAACCAACTAATAAAGTAGGCCAATGTTGATAATCAACTACTGCTGGTAAACTCCACACGTCAGTAACAACACCACCTATTTTTGTAAAACCTAAAATTGCAACTAATGTACAATTTTTTAATGGATCAAATCCAGCTGGATTCACCCCAGAACCATCAGAATTTACATGATACATTTTTAAAATAAAAGGATTAGATTCCATTGATTCTAAAAATTGATAATTTATCCAAATTCCAAGATATGCACCACCAACAGTTGTATCATCTAATCCTGCAACATCCATAGTTAAAGTTATATTAGGTTCAATCCCAACTCCAGATAAATTATCACAAAGTACATAATCTTGTATAGCTAATCCTGAAGTGATATCTACAGATATGATTGATGATGGTGGATCTGAAATAGTGGGTCTTAAATTTATTGGCTCGAGTCCGAATAAAACAATATTATTCCCAACAGATTTAAGTAATAGATTTGTTACCCGTGATATAAATACTCTCGAATCTGTAGTGTCATAATCAAAAATTCTTTGCATATAAGGATCAATATATCGTTCTTGAATTGGAGTTGCTTGATCTGCCATACCTTCCTCCATTTAATTCTTTAAATATTTAATTCTCCATCATATAATCCAGATTATAATATTCTAATGGTGAAACTTTTATATTTAATCTTTCAAACTCTTCAAGAGAAAATGATGGAATATTAATTTCAATTTCTTGTAATAAATAGTCTGTAAATTTCATATTAAATTCATTTCTCTTTTCTAAAATTTTATCTTTAACATCTTTAGGAGTTTCTTCAGTTAATTCTGGAAGTCCTCTTAAAATTGAATCAATTAAATTTAATCTATGTTGTTCAATTGAGTTTTGATATCTATCTGTTTCTTCTATTATCTGAAAAAACTTCATAGAAGATATGAAATCAAAATTTCCAAAAACAATTTTTTCAAAGAATACTTTTGATTCTCTTATCTGTCCAAACACAACCTTTATGGGTTTAGATGGGACTAGACTATTTTTAAAATTATTAATTAAAGGACTTAGACTTTTTATATCTAATGGTGATAAAAATTTAGCATATTTAAAAACAGCAATATCAAAAGTCATTAAATTAAGATCCATAACAGTACTTAATAACTCTTTGAATTCTCTTTGATATTCTCTCATATTTTCTAGAGGTATATTAGGTTCAGTACTACCTTGTGAAATTGAATATTTGTTGATTATCTTGTTTTTAGTCTCTTCAATCATTCCAAATTCTGATTCAATAATTTTAAGATCTCTAACTAATGCGTGTGAATCTCTAATAGATAAATTTCTTTCATTTTCTAACATAGTTATAATTCTTGATAATGTTGTTTTGATTAAGTAAATATTTTCTATTGTTACATTCATTTATATTTCCTCTCTTTTCATTTTCTTTTAAAATAATCGGCAAGATCTAGAAATAGATCTTGCCGATATTCTATTTTTTAATTTTGATGTACTGTAATTGAACTAATTACACATGCGCATCCTGTACCGAATGGAAAAAATAATACTGATCCATTTGTTGATGCTGTTCCAGTTGCTGAATTTGTTCCAGCAACAAGTGGTTTACCATTCACACCACATAATCCACCAAGATTCCAATAAATACCTAAACTTTCACCAGTAGTGTATGAATCAGCAATAACTGTAACTGTATATGAAGATCCTGCACTTGCTATATGATCATTAGCATAAATTAAATCACCTTCAACACCTGCAGTTTTTGATAATGTAGTACCATATGTCCATCCAACACCAGCTAACCAATTTGATGCTTCAAGTGATACTGAATCTGCACCAGAAGTTCCACTTGTACTTGTTCCAGATGTTCCACTTGTACTTGTTCCAGATGTTCCACTCGTACTTGTTCCAGATGTTCCACTACTTCCACTTGTGCCTGATGTTCCAACTGTTATAGTGATACGTGAAATTACAGCTGTACACGCATCATTAAGTGGGAAGAAAAGTGGTGACACTGTTCCTGTTGCCACTCCAGTAACTGTATTTGTTCCAGTATGAAGTGGTGTACCATTTGAACCACATAATCCTGCATAGTTCCAATAAATTCCAAGACCACCTCCAGCACTATATGAATCACATACAACCTCTACTGTATAAGTTTGTCCAGGAGTTGCAATATGATCATTAGCCCAAGTCATTTCAGACCCAGTTGCTGATGCTTTTGTTAAATAAGTACCATCTGCAGTCCAACCAATAGCAGTTAACCAATTACTTACATCTAAAGATACATTACTACTACTTCCAGAAGTTCCACTTGTACTTGTTCCAGATGTTCCACTTGTACTTGTTCCAGATGAACCAGATGTACTTGTTCCAGATGTTCCACTACTTCCACTCGTTCCTGTTGTTATATTAATACGTGAAATTGTAGCTGTACACGCATCATTAAGTGGGAAGAAGAAAGCTGTGTTTCCTGATGTTGCCACTCCAGTACGTGTATTTGTTCCAGCATGAAGTGCTATACCATTTGATCCACATATCCCACCATAGTTCCAATAAATTCCAAGACCACCTCCAGCATCATATGAATCACACACTACTGTGGCTGTATAAGTTTCTCCAATAGTCGGAACATGATCATTAGACCAAGCCATTCCAGAACTTGTTGCTGAAACTTTTATTAAACTACCTATACTCCAACCAGTTCCAAGATACCAATTACCTTCAGTTAAATCTATATCACTACTACTTCCAGAAGTACCACTTGTACTTGTTCCAGATGAACCAGATGTACTTGTTCCAGAACTTCCACTTGTACTTGTACCTGAAGTACCACTTGTACTTGTACCTGATGTTCCACCTGTTCCAGAAGTTCCACTTGTTGCTACAGCTCCTGTTGACCAATAAGGTATCCAACCGATACCACTATCAACTCGAACTTCCACCCATCCAGTATTTACTGAACCGGGTGTTACTCCATTAACAACTAAGGCACCACCACCAACTTGATCCACATGGAATCCAGTATATGCCATTGTTACTTGTCCTCTATAACTTTTTCCTTCATACCAAATATGATCTTCACCCATGGGTGTATAAATATATTCTTTCGTCCAATATCCTGCCCAATCTACACCATTTACTGGTCGATCATCATATGATGAAGTATGTGTTGTTGTACATTTATAATAATTTGCTTTATAATCTTTACCTTTTAACCAAGCAGGAGCAGTCACTGGACCAGAAGCATCTGTCACTGGACTCCAATATAAAAATCCAAACATTTGACCAGGAGCTTCCTGATCACCAAACATTCCTCCAGCTTTATGATTTATCTTACATCTATAAATAGTACCACCAGTTAAAACATAATCTGAATCTGTACCTATAACATAATCTCCAGATGTTAACATAATTGGATCATAACCGGATAAAGTATATTGCATCCAACCACCTACAGCTTTCATAGCTGCAAAACATGTATTTATCGCAAAATTATTATTAAAGTTAGTTGAATATTCTGATCCATCATCATTAATCATATATGTTCTACTTTGAACTCCATATGTTAACATTGGTGCAGATCTTCCCAGATACATTCTAAAAGGACCAGTTGTACCAACACTTACAAGTGGAAGAACTGTTGAACCATAACCAACTTGTAATGTTGTTGGTGTACTATTTAAAACTGTATAAATTGAATCTATTGATAAACCTAAAGGTAAAGTTCCAGCTTCAACAGTAAATTCAACAATATCACCATCTACTTTCCCATGTCCATCTATAAAAGTTATTGTATCAGCTACTACATCTACATCAGCTGTTGTAAAAACTTTATAATAATTTTCATCAAAACTATCATCATAAATTGGATTAGTCCAATTAGCCATACCAAATACACCAATATTCCAAGCGCTAACATTTAATCCTTTACCATCACATCTTCCTTCAAGACCATATAAAGATAATTTGCCGTTAAACGTATTTGTTACTAATCCAAGTGTACCAATAATATGTCCATATGAATTATAATTCGGAGAACCACCAATATCTATGGATTGTGTTACAGCACCACACTGAACTATTGCTTCTCTTGTTGGATATGTATAATCGGCAAAAATCGCAGCATCAATTTCTCTGTTAGCTGCTGTTTCTCTATCTATATATATGGGATCACCACCATAATAAGAAAATACTCTTCTTCCACCAGGTATAGCATTTGCATAATAACTAGTTACAGTACAATCATCCCCAGTATTAGCACTTGGTGATGCATCTTCTTGTTGAACGTCAACTATACTTTGTTGTCCAGTTATTACTGTTGGACCTATATCTACATATCTTCTATTTTTAACCCAAACGTTACCAGTAGCAAATGCACTAGTATCTAATGTCCAATACGTTGCCCAATTTATACCAGTTATTGGTCTATCATCATCTGTTGAAGTGTGTTTTGTTGTACATTCATAAGATTTAGCAACATAATCTGTATTTGCTGCCCACGGTAATGTGGTAACTGGTCCTTCATCACTCCAATATAATGCCCAATCAAGACCAACACCTGGTTCACTAGTTGAATCTGCAGTATGTTCTAATATACATGTATAAATTTCACCAGATTCGATAACAGAAGTATCAACAGTATAATGCCAACCAGTATTCCAAATATTAATAAAAACTCTCCAAAAATCTTCCCACCAAAAACCAGCAGAAGGTTGATTGTGACTATAACCACCATACAAATATCCCACATTTGATCTATGAGTTATTTTACATACATATATTGCCCCATCTGTTCCTAAAACTGTGGATGAATCTGTTCCTAAAACATATCTACTTCCATACCATGTAGTCATTCCAAGCACAGCAGCTGATCTCATACCTCTTTCAGTATGTGAGTTTGTTATGCAAACTGCTCCAAATATAGTTTGTGAACTATTTATTGTATCAGTAGCAACAGCTTGTAATGCTATAGCACTACTAGCACCAGGAACTTCATTAATTTCTTTTAATGATAATGGTTGTAAAATATCTAATGTTGAAACGTTATTTGAAATAATTGAAAAATCACCTGTAGATATTGCATCCCAAGTAATTTCATAACTTCCTGTAGAATTTATTATTCCTATTATTTGTGTACCACATCTTAACTGCCAACTTGTTCCTAGTGTTAATGCTTGAACATAAAATGTTGTTATATATGTAAATCCACCTGTATTATATCTTATCCATTCAACCCAAGGTGATACTGTTGTAACTCCAGCATATTTCCAACACACAGACCAACTTGCACCAACTCCAGGTTCCGTAATAGCGGCTGAAGTGTGAGCTAATATACATTTATATACATTAACAGAACCTTTAACTATAAAATCTCCAAAAACATAATCTATACCAATATCCCAATCAGGAAATAACTCCCAATATGATGCCCAACTTGCTCCAACTCCAGGTTCAGTATCTAAAGTAGATGTGTAAGGTCTTATACATCTATATGTTAATCCACCATTAGTAACTAATGTTATTCCTTCTACTGGAAAATTTGCCGCTGGTAAATGACCATATTGTCCAGCTGCAGAAGATACACAGCGAAGATAACTTTGTTGCCATGGAAGTGGTGGAACTTCTTCAGTACCAGGATGACATACACATTCTACAAGAGTATCATTTACCCAATCTGTTGGATTCCAAGAAAAATTTGAATCATTAGCTGGTGTTACTAACTCTTGTGGAATATCTCCTGCTACTGCAAAAACACCTATTATTGTTTCATTTAATCGACAAGATTTTTCATATTTTGCATATATTGCTGCTAGTTGACCAGTATAAGAAGTATCAGTCTTACCAATATAAAGTTGATTTTGTCCCCAGAAAGAATATTTAAATGCTCCACCATCAAATGCTTTAGCATAAAATCCATAAACTGTCCCTTCAGTTACAGGAATAGTTCCTGGTTTGCCTTCCCAACCATCTTCATATAAATTACTTTCAGCCATAAAACACATAGCAACTCTCATAGAACCCCAACCAAGAGGTTTGTTGCCTGTATCATCTCCATAATGAGTGTTTGCATAAGAACCACCCATATATCTACATTCACCATAAAAGGGTCTTAACTGACCCATACCAAATTGACCATAACTCATGGATATACCATGAAAAGCAATATTTATAAAACTATTAGAAGTTCCTCTGGACTGATAAAATCTACCATTAGCCCAAGGATTCATTCCAGCTCCACCACCTTTTGCCCAAAATTCATTCCAATCACACACTTCATATGCTACATTGGTGTGGGCTAATGATATTGGTGTTGTCGACCATGTATCACCAAGTTCAGATGGAATGCCTGTGATAAGATTTGTATCATCAGTTACATGTGCAATAAAATGATATTCACCGTCAATTACTATAGTATGATTCATATAAAAATCTGAAAGAAATTGAGTACCAACTCCAACAACATTAGGACTATTAGCTAAATTTGAAACTGTACCAGGCCCATTATGTGTAGCACCACTAAATGGCCTATTTGTTGGATCTGAAGTATGATCTTTAATACAACGATAACAAACTCCATCTTGTCCTTCAATTTCAGACTGACCAGCTTCAGTTTGCCAACCAGATATTGCTATTGGAAATACCCATGAATTTGTAGCATAATTTTGATTTTCACATACAATACCATATTGAACAGGAAATGTATCCCAAGCCTCTTGTGTTTTATGATTCCAAATCATAAGAGCATTATATGGTTCCCACCCCATGATATTATCAATAATAGTATTTGGAGGTCCACAATGTATCCAATTATAACCATAAGAATAATCAAAACCCATAGTTACTAAATCACCAGTTATCATAGCTGGACGATATTGACGTTCTGCATTCCAAAAATTTGTATCGAAACCACTATATGGTTCTATATTTGCACAATATTTTTTAAGATGAACTTCTGAGTTGCCGATAGTCATCTCCATAATAGAATCCATATTTGTTATATAAGGTCTTCCAGCGGTCCAAACATCAGCTGTTAATTTATCATAGTTTCTATCCCAGTATTTTGTCCACTCTTCATGTAATGTTTCAGGATCAATAAAATTTCCAGTTATCGGCCGATTTCCAGTAATTATATAATCTGTTCCAGAAACCCAAGCTGGACCAGCAACACTTATTTTTACTGTCCAATAAGTTGCCCAATTAGCACCAACACCTGGCTCATTAATAGCTGCTGCAGTATGAGCTAATTTACAACGATACCCTTGACCAAGATTTGTAACTTCACTAGTTGGTAAAACTTCATCGACAGATGTGTGTGAAACTCTACACCGATATATATTACCATCAGTTCCAAGAACATTATCACAAGGAACTTCTACATTGATTCCAAGTGAACAATCTGGAATAACTCTTACATTACGTTCAATCATCTTAATTAGTTTACCACTTGTACCATCAAAAACAGCAATACTTTCATCAATTGCTGAATCTGGACCACTTACCCAACCTTCATATCCACCTATAAATTTAACCAGATCATGAAAATTGATATGAGGATAATGTTCTTTCCATCCTTTCAGATAAAAAGTTACAGTCTCAGCTAATAGAGATGGCCAGTTTTCATAATCAGGTACTCCACCAACTAATTCTGGAAGAACCCATGCATATGTTACATATCCTGTTACAGGATCTTTTGTATAACATATAATACCAATAAGTGTAGCACTTCTTGGTGCACTGAAACCAGCTGGAGTTAATCCAAATCCAGATGCTGGTACATGATACATTCTTAATACAAAATCATTCCTGTTCACAGTATGTAAAAATTGATAATCAAGAAAAACCCCTATATGAGCTAATCCAACAGTTGTATCAGTTAAACCAGCAACATCCATACTCAATGTTACTTTTGGTATAACACCAGTTCCTGCTAAATTTTCACAAAGTACATAATCTTGTATAGCTAGTCCAGGATTAACATCAACTGATATGATTGTGTTTGAGGTAATCGTTGGATTTTCTATATCGAATCCATCGAGAACTAGATTGTTACCAATGGACTTAAGCAACATGTTTGTTGCACGAGATAAATACACTTTAGCATCAACGGTATCGAAATCGAAAATCCGTTGCATATATGGATCAATATAACGTTCTTGAGTCGGAGTTACTTGATCAGCCATAAAAATTTTCCTCCTATATATTTATTATATTATTCCAAACAAACATTCTCTGGAAATTGAACTCCAGAAACTACTACTAAAACTATTCCTGGAAAATCAACCAGAAAATTAAGCCTATGCTTCTAAAAGAGAAGCTACAATAGAATCATTAAAAAATTTAATATCATACTATCTAAGATTATAGTTCTGTATTTTCTATCCTTGAAAAAATATAAAGGGTTTTCCAAAATACCCCATAGGGAAACCGTGATCATATGTGAGTAGTTGTAGAGTTATATAGTATTATAAATTTATTTTTTCAAAGATTATATATAGAAATTATATAGGTAATAAAAAATTCAAAAGGAGGTAGTTAAAAAATATGTTCTATCTTTATTTAAGTATTTTAGCAATTATAGTAATGGTTAGTATATCTGTTTATAGAAAAATAAACAAGAAAAATTATCATGATGATACTGCTTGGTATATGGTATCAAGTTTTGTATTAATTATTTCATTAGCAATTTTTACAATATGTATAATTTCAGGAATTAATGATTATCCAAAGTTGAGATCAACACATATTGAAATTGTAAGTTTAAAAGAGAATATTAGTATAATTAAAAATGCTCGATATAAATTATCAAAATCATCTGAGGTGACAATTGCTGGTAGTTTAGATAATATGAAACAATCAACAAACTTATCTAATTATCTATCTGATCTGTCTAAAAAAGAAGCAAAATATTTGTATGATTTAGAAAATTCTAAAATTCATAGAACAACATTAATATTATGGTTTTTTAAAGATGGAGCATTTATTAGCGATAAAATTAATGAACTCCCAACCACATTTAATAAATAAATAATTATCGGCAAGATTTAGCAATAGATCTTGCCGATCAACTTTTTTTTGTTTTCAAGCTTTTCATATAGAAATTATAATAATATATAGAACAGTGATTTGATTTGATGGAAACAGGAATTCGGGGCAACCCGGATTTCTGTTTTTGTTTTTAAACATTTCATATAGAAATTATAATAATAGAAAGAAGCGTTAAGCGACTGTAATTGATTGAATCAGGCACAATCAATTACACTTACTAACGAAATCTGGATATGAGCGTTAACATATCCAGACTCTTTTTGTTTTTATTTTTTCTTGATTTCATATAGAAATAATATAGAATAATAAAGTTGGAATTTTCCAGCTTTATTTTAATTTTAAAAACAAAAGGAGAAACAAATGAGAAATCACATAGGACTTATAATGATATTATTTCCAATTTCAATATTAAGTACTAATTGTTTTGAATATGGTTTTTGGATAGGTTTTTTAGCATTTATTATAGGAGCAATATATAGTATGATAATAATAAAATTACTCAACTTAGAAAAACTATTTTAAAAAGGAGAAACATATGATAGACTGGTTAATAGAATACACTATCTGGAGAATTGAATTTCTTAAAGAATATTGGTATATTTATGTAGGTGCAATGGTTTGTTCTGCAATATATTTAATTTACTATAATATAAAAATAAAAAGAAGGTTCAAATGAAAACTCTTATCGTAGATGACAATGGTGAAGAAATAGATGTTAAAAAATTAGAATCAAATATGGGACCTCTTGTAAAATGTATTCAAGAATCAATAAAAAAGGATCTCATTGTAAGTAAAAATGAATATATAGTATTAGAAATTTCTCCAGAAGTTATAGTTAGAAGAATTAGGGAGAAAGATATTGAACATGATGGAGATACTACTAAACTTAAACAAGAAGTTATTGAAATTGAATATAAAGCTGTAAAACAATATGATCCACCATTTATAGGAAAAAGAAAAAAGAACTGGAAGAAAATAAAATTCTATGAATAAGGAGAAATAAAATGGTACATCTTTTAATGAAAGTAATAAAGAAAGAAGAAATAACAGATGATGAATTAGCTGAAGAATTGTTTGAAATTTGTTGTAGTGAACATGGTTCATGTAATAATAAATGTCCTGTGTATTTAATTAATAGAAGAATACCAATGGGTAGTAAAACATGTATTTGCTTTAAATCAGGAAATAAGATGTTAGAGTTTATTAGAACTTATTAATAATATCGGCAAGATTTAGCAATAGATCTTACTAATAAAAAGGAGAAAATATGAGAAAGCCAATACAAATGTTTTGTGTACATATACCAAATTCAAAAGAACGTTATCCAGGAATTATTGTTTATGCGTTATGTGATGACGGAACAATGTGGTCTGCTAATGATGAAAGAAAAGAGTGGTTTAGACTTCCAAATATTCCACAGGAGAAAGAAGAATGACACTGGAACATATGGAGAAAACATTAGCAGAATTAGAAAAAATGTCAAAATTTATCACAACAATTAAAAATAATGATTTATTATCAACAGATATAAGAGTATACGCTCTTAGAACTGAAATTGATCTACTTAATTTAGAATTATCAATAATAACAGAATGTAAAAAGGAGAAATAATATGAAACCAGATGGTGTAGTACCAGTAAAACAAAAAGGAAAATGTTCAGAGGAAAAAATTGATTTGTTAAATGATATTAATGGATTATTAGAACCAATTTATGATTTATTAAATTTAGTTATTAGTTCTGGAGATGCACATCCAGATGCTTTAAGTTTAGCAAGAGATACAATTCATGAATTTATGGAAAATCATCAGTAAGGAGAAAAATAAATGATCAGAACACCAGAAAAAATTATTACTTTAGTTATTAAAAGTATACCATATCCAGAATCTGTAACAATAATAGCTATTAATAAAGAATCAGTTATATTTGAATGGAGAAAGCTAAAATTTGTAGTATATTGTGATGGTTTACGAGTTGAAGAAATAGCAGAAGATGATTTATCGATTGGTTCACATATAAGTATGATTTTAGAAAGATTACTTAAAGTAGTAATGGTTCAAGGAGAATAAATCAATATCGGCAAGATCTAATTTAAAGATCTTGCCGATAAAAAGGAGAAATAATGATAGTTCCAACTGATCTATATTGTCATGGTTGTGGTAAAGATTTTATAGCTAAGCTTGATTTTGGATTAAATGGAAATCATGAAATTAAATGTCCTCATTGTAGTCATATTCATTATAGAGTGATTGAAAATGGAGAAGTCACTGGAGATCGATATAGATCTTCAATGCAAACATATTATTCATATACATATACAGTTGTATATACAGCTGCTGTTGCAAATACATCTAAATATAGTGCTATAAGAACATCAGGAACTTCAAATCCATATTTATCAGATTCATGGTTACATTTAGCATATGCTTCTTAAAGGAGAAAAAATGAAAAGATGGATAGGAAGAATAATGCTTATACTTCCAATAATAACAACGATCATTATAATTACACAGATAGTAGCTATAACATCTAAAATATTAATTTATGATATTTTAATACCTGTTGGAATAATTGTTTTCATTATTGGTTGGGTTTATGTTGCTTTTAAATTAATGGAGAAAAAATGAATCAAAAAAGACTTAAACAACTTATAAAACTAGAAGAAGAAGGTGGATTGGATTGTAGTAAAATGAGAAAATCCCATCTTAATTTTTTAAATAGTTTCTTCTATATTATTCTTGGACAATTTGATTCGGCAAAATCTGATGAAGAACTTGAAAAAATATTCAAAAGATATGTTACTGTAATTGGTTATAATCCTATAAAAGAGGACTTTAAAGATTTAATCAAAACAGGAATGGATCTGGAAAGAAGAAAATTTGAAAATATGTCACTTTCTGAACAAGGAAAATACATTCAAAATGATCTGTTAAAGTATCAGAGACACTATACTTTTAAGTCAGATGGAAAAATTAAAAATATTAAAATTGACGATATGTTATTTAGTCGTCACATGATGAATTAGAGGAGGAATAATGGACAGAGAAAAATTTCAGTGTCCAGTATGTAAAGAGAAAGGAGAACCACTAATAGAATTAGTAAGTAGAGGTCAATACTCTCACGGTAAATTAGATTATAGAAGTATGAATGTAGTATATGATAATAAACAACTATTCAGTTGTCCAAATTGTCATTCAATATTTTATGAATTAACGGAGGGATAAAATGGATATAGAAAAATGTGAAATATGTCCAAAGAAAGATGAATGTGATACATATAAGTTAAGAAGTTTTATAAATAGCATCAGTGATTATGAAATAGAACCAGTTATAATTCCTTCACCAGGAGATAGTAGATCAAAAGAATATAGTCCTATAGATGCTTTTGGTGATTTTGTACATTCATTGTTTGAAAAAAGTCCATCTGGTAAAATAAATGTTCATGATTTACCTATGCTTTCATTAGAAGAAAATCCAAATCATATGCCGCTAAAAGGTAGAAAATTTAAACCTATTGATCATAGAATTGAAAGAGCTGTTCAATTCTGGAAAGAAATATTAATTGAAGAAACTGATAAAGATTTAGTTGTAGCTTCAATTGAAGCATTACAATATTTATTACCTGATAGTGATGTTATTGAAATTATTAGAGAAAATAAAAATAATAATTTAAATGGTGTATTTGAAAAATGTAGAAAGATGAAAATCAAAGGTTTTAAAGTTAATACTAAAGTTTGATATCAGCAAAAAACTAATAAAGGAGAACTAAATGAAATCTAAAAAAGGGTACAAAGATGTTGTTGATTTAATGTTGAAAACAAGATTTGATGATTGTATTAGTGAAGCCGCGTTAAATCGTTTAAATGATGATGTTTTTGTAAGAGATACAGATGAAAGTTCCTTTAATAGAAATAGACAGTTAAAAGAGTATATAGACTATTAAAAATATCGGCAAGATTTAGCAATAGATCTTGCCGATCTTTATTTTTTATTATTCTTCAATCTTATATAGAAATAATATAATATCAAAAATAAAAGGAGGAGTTATGAACAAAAATACAAGAATTGTAGGAACAGATTCATTTCAAGATGCTGTTATAAAAGTAGCAGAAGGAAATCCAGGTGCTTTTAGAGTCACTCTAGATTTACTCACAAGGGCTGGAAAAATCGATCCGGATGATTTTTTCGGCGGACTCGGGTCTTTAATGATGCTTGATACTCTGAACATCTATGGTAGTAAAATCTGGATGTTGTATAAGGATGTTTGTAGAGAGGATCTAACAAAAATGGTTGCAATGTTAAGAGGTGTTCAACTAGGTTTTCTTGAAGAAGAAGATCTTCTCTCTGCAATCAATAACTATGGAAGAGGAGTGGATGTTGAACAGATTCTTGCTCAAGTCCAGAAAGAGCTTCCAAATTTTGGAGCACAAGGGGTGTAACAACCCCTTTTTTCTTTTTTTGTATATTCAACTTCTTCATATAGAAATAGATATAGTATCTATTAAATTCAAAGGAGGAAGTTAATTATGGAACAGGAAATTGAAAGAATCAAAAATTTGTTCAAAAGCAAAGTACCGAAGAAAATGATAGAAAATGAAATCGGGTTGTTGATCCCAAAATATGGGATTGACATGGTAGTAGACAAACTGGTATTTGTTGAATACCAATTTGGGAAGAGCGCGTAAAGCGCTTCTTCATTTCTATCTTTAAATATAAATAAAAATAAAAGGAGAAGATATGAACTTAATAATGATTAATGACAAAATATTGAATTTAGATCATGTTGTAGAAATTCATTTCACAGATAAAGTTATTACTATTGAAAAAGCAGTAAGCAGAATGGTATATGGTTTGGGTGGTGTAAATACTGGTAATAGTTTATCGGCAAAATCTTTTCAAGAACTAAGAGAAATTTTAGAAAGTAGGTGTGAAGCTATTATTGGTAATCAAAAAGAAAAATCAGAAATGAAAATGAATGGTTTTAAAAATCTACCAAAAGATCCATATCAACAAGCCCAATCTAATATAATGTTTAATAAACCACCAGATTCAGTTTTAAATAGAGCAAATGTTTCAGATGATGAAGTTATTAAAAAAGATCCAGAAGTTATAGAAATTATTGATAAAGTTATTAAAAAATCCAGAAATAAAAAGGAGAAGAAAGATGCCAAATAAAGAAGAAATGGACATAATCCTTGAAATGGATCTGAAAGAACGACTTCTCGATCAGATAATTGTTTGGCTTAGAGCTAAAGGACTTTGGGAAGATTGTCAAAAAGATTTAGTTACAAAAATTAGAAAAAAAGAGGAGAAGACAGATGGGTAGAGTTGAAATTACTAAATACGTTTATGGATTAACAATGATGCAAGTGTGTGCTGTTAAAGATGTAACTGATGAGGAAATTCTTGAAGTCTGTAATAGATTAAATCCATCTGGAACTGAAGCTGGATGGACTTTTGTAGCTCGTGAAGTAGACGAAAAGAGAATGATCTTTAAAAATCATTTGCCGGTACCATGTGATGATAATCCAGATCGACTTCACTTTCTTATAGTATGTTAATAGGAATTACATATATTACTGAATCAGAAATGTTCGTATGTGATAATTGTGGAGCTTTTGCCGATAAAGAAAAATCAATTCAACATTTCAAAAATTGTCAACCTGGTGAAAGTAAGAAATGGGAAGAATTTTATAAAAATACAGAAGAGGAGAAACTATGTATTGGATAGATCTTGAATGTTACTATGGAACAGAACCGATAGAGGACTTATTTTGTGATAGATGTGAAACATGTAAGTATTCTATGATAGAAATCTATTATATAACAACAGCATAAAAGGAGAAAGACAATGACTGAAAAAGAAAAATTATTTAAAGATGTTTTAAGAAGATTAACTACAGCTGCACGCATCTTCATAGAAAAAGATGATGATGAATCTTTAGCAGAAATTGAACAAGCAAAATTTATTGCTGAAGAATTATTAATGGGACATTTTGATATTGCGAAAACTCTTATGGAACAAACATGAAAATCACAAAAGAAGATGTAAATAAAATATTAAAAGACCCTATTGTTATTAATATAGCAACAGAAATTGATCTATATATGGTTCACAAAAAATTAAATCTTGTACTTGATATTAATCATCGTGTATATTATACAGTTCAAGATCTAATTAAACAAAAAACATATTTGTTCAATAATGAAAATCTCGATGCTGCCATCGAAAAATATAATGAGATAGGAGAATAAAATGACAAAAAAGTATCTGAAAAGTGAACTATCTGATCTGATACAATTAATCAGACAGAAATTAAGATTGAGATATGATTCATTATCACGTGAATTTCAAAATGTAAAAACTGATACTACACAAAAAGTTTACAAAGAAATAGAAATTATAAAATTTAATAATAAAATAAAAGCTATTGAAGTTGAAATCAATAAATTAAGAGATGAAAGAACTATTCTTGAAAATGAAAGACAAGTTCATATTGATGGGAGAAGATTAGAAGTTAATAGAGAATTAGAAAATCATCCATATCAAATTGATATGGATGTGATTAGTAAATTAAATTCAACATTTGAAGAAAGATTAATTATGGCAAAAATGGATGGAAAATTAACTGAAGAAGCAAAAAAAATATTCGATGAAATCGATGGAACAGATCCAAATAGAGAAAATGTTGTTCTCTGGAAAAAGAATATATTAAAAGTAGTTAAAGATCACAAAAAGAATTGTCCTGGAAAAGATTGTGATATTTCAACTTTTCTACTGAAAACCATGGCAGAAGCTGCCGGTATCAAATTCACAGAAAAAGAGTTTGGGGAGTTCATGTGAGGATAATCGATAACAAAAATACAGTTGTGGTCACATGTAAAAATTGTCAGAGTACTCTAGAACTTGAAAAAAATGATTTAGAATATCATTATCATTTTGGTCATAATAGTTATCTGTATTATAATTGTGAAGCATGTGATAGTACTAATGAAATAGATAGAAATTCTTTGCCTTCCAGTTGGCAAGATCATATTAAAACAATGATTAATGAAATAGTAGGAGATGATGATTAATGGAAAAATGGACAATAACTAACTCATTAGAAGGTTCATCTATCGAATGGGAAAATAGAGTGTTTCCTGAAGATGAACCAGATAAAGGAAAAATTGTCTATGATGTTAAAGATCCAAATTTTCTGATGTATAGTAGAATTGCAGTTATTATCGATTCTCATCGTGATCTTGTGAAACTATCAGACACAACAACAAAAAAAGGTCGAGTTATAATTCTTGCCGATAGAGAATGTGCATCTATTATTCGAGAAGAAGAAAGACAAAAATATTATAAAGATATGGAAGAAAATGATAAAAAAGAAATTATTTTCACTGAAGAAGATTTAACATTTTTACCACTCACTCCAATCGTGTTAATAAAAATAATTAAAGATAGATATAATTGTTCATTAGCAAGAGCCAAAGAAGTGGTAACAGCACATCCACTATTTGTACCACTTGATCAATTATACATAGATCTTTGTCCAAATTGTAATGTATATAACAGTATTAAATATGAAGGTCCAAAATGTAATAATTGTGGTAAACCGTTAGATTAATAGATAGCGGCGGGTTAGTCAAACCTGCCGCTAATTTTTATTTTTAAAGATTTCATATAGAAATAATATAGGTAGATAGTTGAGCTATAACAGCCCTATCTAGCAAAAAGTTGGAGCGATCCCACTTTTTGTTTTTTATGATTTCATATAGAAATAATATAGATATCAAATCAAAGGAGGATGTTATGAAAAAGAAATTAATAGTTAGTTTCACAGCTTTGGTAATTTCATTTGTTAAAGATGAAATATCAGCAGAAGAAGTTAAAAATGCTGATCTCATCATCTTCGGATGTGCAAGACAACATCTCTTTAATAACAATGATGATAATGCAGTTCCCATGGAAGTTTCATGGTGTAACGAAAAAAGAGATTCTTCGTATACAGAACAAACACCAAATAATAAAATTGATATGAAAGTTCTCAAGAAATGGAAGCAACTGAAAGAGATAATTTTAAATCTCGATGTTGATGGAAAAGTCAAATGGCAATATGGTGGTTTTGAAGGGTATTCGGATATGATTGAAAAATTATCATCCGAATACAACACATTCTACCGAGGAACCTGGTCGTAAATAAAAGGGCGTTAATAGCGCCCTTTTTCATTTTATAAAAAAGGAGAAAATATGGAAACACTTGATCAAAAGTTTGAAAAGCAGTTTAAAGAAATTTCAGAAAAATATCCTGGTATCAAAAAAGAAGATATTTGTGAGATGAATCCATGGTATTCATGTTCGATATGTGATAACAGAAAATGTGAAAATATAGGACGAAAAGGAAAGTACTCATGTCCTGATCATGTTCGATTGGATGTTGATACATTTGCAAAACGATATGACTTTGACTGGTAAAGGAGAATAACTATGATAATGAAAGCAATAAAACTGGCCAACATGTATCACAAATTCCAAGTTGATAAAATTGGTATGTCATATATTCTTCATCCAATTCATGTATATTGTCTTCTACCTAAACCTTGTACACAAGAAGAAGCAGTAACAGCAATTTTACATGATGTTGTTGAAGATACAGATTGTACATTGGATGTGTTAAGATCTTATGAATTTCCAGAAAATATTGTTGAAGCTGTTGATGCAATAACAAGAAAAAAAGATGAAACATATATGGAATATCTTGAACGTTGTTGTAAAAATCCAATTGCAAAAAAGGTAAAGAAGGCAGATGTAGAACATAACTATTCAAGATCAATTAATCTTCCTGATTCAATTCCTGAAGAAACAAGAAAAGAGTTAAATTCGTTAAAAACAAGATACGAAAAATCTTTGAAATACTTACAAGGAGAATAAAATGAAATGTGTTTTTACTAAAAACAATTGTCCGATGATTAATAATAACAGTGAAACATGTAACAACTGTCAAATTCTTAAAGATAAAAAGAAAGTAGAAAAAACAGAAACAGAAAGACTGCTTTTAGCTCAAGCAATATCAGGACAAGTTCTTTTAGAATTAATGGGTAAAATGACATATTCTAAAAAGATGAATTTCAGTTTAGATAATTTGATTAAAAGATCAATTTCTGTAGGTAGAGATACCGAAATAACAAAGAAAGAAATTAATGATATGTTAGATATGACAATGAGAGAATTTTATGAGATGACTCTTATGAAATTAGCTCAAAGTAAATTTGAAAGAGATCAAGAAAAAGCTGAAAATAAACTAATGAGACAAATTAATATGAATGTTGATAAATTATCGAAAAATTTTTTAAAAACAATAGAGAATTAATATGAAAATCTTAATGACAATCATAATATGTATAGTATATGTTGGAGTTGGAATTCAATTACAAAAATATGAAATTATAACTCATCCAGGATATTGGACACTATATGGTGCTACTTTTGGATTTATCATTTCAGAATTGAGGAGTTAGAATATGGAACTAAGTTATCTAAGAACATTAATAAGGAGTTTAAATTCATTATTACATGATCCACTTCCATTGTCAAGAAGATGGCATGCTGAAGTTAAAGAATATTTTGAAAAAGTTACTGAAGAATATGAAAAACAATTTTCAGATGAAAAAGAAATAAGAAATTGTATAAGACCAAGAAAAGAAGATTTTATGTGTCCATTTGTTGAAATATCACCAACTGATTGTTGGTGTTGCAAAATTCCTGAAAGGACAATTAAAACATATTGTTTCCGAACAAAAACAAACATTTGTCCATATGAGCGTGTAAGTAAATTCGCTTGTCATCAATGTAAACTTCCGAATAGTTTCAGAGATTCAGAACTTGATGAGATTATAAAAGAAATTCGTGAAGAAATTCAAAAAGATAAAAGTTGTATTAGAGATTATTGTCCTAAAAATAAAAATATCAAATGTAAATATATAAATACACATTATTGTGTAGATTGTATAAGAAAAACAAGGGAGAAAGAAATGTCAGAAATTAATCCTGGGAGAGTTTGTCCATTTACACGTAATACTGTTTGTTATAATGGTAAAACAGCTTGTGAAACATGTACTATAAGAAAGGAGAAAGAAATGTCAGAATGTGAAACTGTAAGAATGAAATGTTTTCATACCAATAAAGATGATCGATTTTTCTGGTCTAAAGATGGTACTGGTAAATATTTGAAGTATAAAAAGTACTGGGGTGGAATTATAACAAACAAACCATCCAGAACAAAAGAAAAATATGCGAGTAGAATATCTATTGATGGAACTCGTATGAGTAATATTAATGAAGAAGATTTCAAGAAGATATTTGCTCCTATGTGTGAACATATTTATGAAGATAAATGTGGTCATCGGCAAGAAATCAAATTGACTCCAGAAATGTGTGATGATATTTTTAAAAATATGCTCACAAATGACTGTCGTCTGAAAACGATATTTCGTTCATTAACTTCAAAAGAATGTGAAACACTTCTTAATGAACTTATTGGAAGTAGTAAAATTCATGAAAAATATTTTATCAAAAGAGTATCTCTTGATGTACAAAATTTAAATGATGAACCTTTAATAATCATAAAAAAGAAGTAAGTTAAAAAGGCGAGGGAGCAGAATCTCAAAACTGCTCCCTCTATCTATGGGAGGAAAAAGAGGATGAGAGATAGCCTAACTATAATAAATTTTCAATGTGAAGGTTGTGGTAAAAGTATTACAATTGAAAATCAAAATTTAAGTATTCAAACTATGTCAGAAATGATTGGTTTCATGCCGATAACAAATGATGGCACTGGAACTTTTTGGCTTTGTTCAAAATGTTATGACAAAGTACATAAATTAGCTTGTAAAATACATGCGATTACAAAAACGGATAATCTTCATTTCGGTTCACTATTGATCCCTAGACATCGATGACAAAAAAAGAAAAACAACTAAAAGATAATATAATAAGAGTTAATGATATTATCAAAATAATCAATCCAACTATTTTTATTCGATGTGGTTATCCATTAGAACTTAAAAAAGTTACTGAGATGATTGGTATTGAATTTTATGATACAATAAAAAAATTTGTACAAGAAGTAGTTAAATATGATAAACCAATTTTAAAAATAAAATTTACTAATCCAGAAAAAGAATTTGAAGATATATCAAGATGTTTGGCTTACAGATATATAAGAAGGCATAATTTTGGCGGTAATAAAAAAGAAATTTATACACTTTATGTTCCAGAATTAGAAGATTGTTTTTGTATGGTTGAAAAAATTAGAATGATTCGAACTGGTCAATATCGACCAGATTGTTCTAGTGGTCCAAGTCAAGATGGAGAATATGATTATGAACCAGCCTGTCTTATTGAACCACAATATCATAAAATATTAACTGTTTGGAATAAAGATAGTTGTAAATTACAATTATATCCTAAAGATATAATTCATAATATTTTTCAAATCGAAGCTAAGAGAGTTGAAAAGGTAAAAGATTTAGAAAATAATCCATATAGAGATTTTGTCCGATGAGGAGAATATATGAAAGAAATAGAAAGAAAGTTTTTAGTTTCAAATATACCAGAAAGTTTTACTAGAAAACAAGATATTGAACAGATTTATATTGCCGATCTTCGAAATTCAGAAATTAGAGTTAGATGTACTGAAGAATATAATAAAAAAAAATATGAAATGACAATTAAATCTAGAACTGATAAAATTAGAGAAGAAATAAATTCTGAAATTTTTGAAGTTGTGTATAATACTATTAAATTAGATGATAAATATAAAAATAAAATTTCTAAAATAAGATACATATATGATCAATATAAACCTTTAAAAATTAGTATTGATGAATTTGCTAGATTTAATATGATGGAAATTGAATATCAAACTATAGATACAGATTATATTCCACCAGATCTTTTGCCGATAATTATTCATGAAGTAACAGGAAATCCAATGTATTATAATAAAAATCTAGCAAAATATGAGGATTGGAAAAGTCATTATGAAAAAGAGAATGACTGAAGAAGAGAAGAAATTCTATAAAGAACGGCAAAAAATCAATTTAATAAGACAACGTAGTTCATATCGAGAATATAGTGAATTATTATTAACAATTGAAAATTTAACTCCAGCAGATATATTGGAAATGATATATCGAATTCATGATAGATTTCATAAATTTATATATCGAAAAAATAGTATTTATGCTTATGAATCAATTAAGCAAGTAATAAAAGATAGAAAAGGAGGAATACTTTGAGAAAAGATTTTAAGTATATTTTGAAAGCAACAGATCTAGTTATGTGTACAACTCAAAGAGGTGCAATTAGACTAAGTAAATTAACTGATGAAAATTTTGATAAAGCAACAGTTCTAGAAGAATTATTATTAGCTCTTGAAGAAGAGTATATAATTGTTGATAATGAAAGTACTATTGATAATTGGGTTGAAAAAATTAATAAAGAATTAGTTGATGAAGAAGGATTAACTACTCCAATCACAGCTGAACATGTTCTTGAAGGAATCAAAAATGGTTGGATTGGATTTAAAACCGTTATTTGGGATGAAGGTATTCAAATTGAAAAAGAAGAAGAAATAGATGTATTTAGAATAAATATTCCATCAAAAGAAATTATTAAATTTATGAGAAATAATCCTATTATATATACTAAAAAAGATAGATGTTCAGTCTTTAAAGAATTAATTCAATATACAGCTAATAAAAATATAAAAATAGAACAATTAGTTGGTGGTGATTACATATCACAAAAATCAAGAAAGAAAAAATAAAAATTAGGGACAGATGATAAGTCTGTCCCTAATTCTTTTTATTTTATAAGTTCTATTCTACACCAAGTTAAACATATAATTTCTTCGTTAGTAATTGTTCCATCTTTAACTTTTTCTTCAAACTCTTTAATACATTCTTCTAAATATGGTTTTCCTTCTCTTAAAAATCTAGAACCTGAAAATTTTTCTTTTTCTTCCATAATTAATCTCCTAAAAAATTCTATTTTTGGCCGATAAAAATTGTATGATGTTTATCAGCCATAGTAGATGTTTCAATAGTTTTTAATCCAGACCATTCAGCTAAAGCTTTAAATCCATCTGGATAAAATCTATAACAATCAATTGGATGTTTGTGTTCTTCCCAATCAAATGGAGCTACAATACAACAATATCCACCTACTTTTAAAATTCTACTTATTTCTTTCATAGTTAACCAAAACAAACCAATATGTTCAAATGTACAACAAGATACAACTACATCTACTTGATAATCTCCAAATTCATAAAATATATATTGATTTCTTAAAATAATATCAACATTTGGACCTGCTTCAATATCTACTCCAAAATAACCCCATTTCTTACTTACATCAAATAAATCTCTTATGTTACCATTTACATCATAACTTCCAATATCAATAATTAATAACTTCTCTTCTTTTTTTGATACTAAATATTTGTTGACAAATAAATCTCTAACACTGTTGTGTACAAACTCGTTCATTTTTCTCCTTTTTTCTTTTTTTGATATTTGCGATTTTAATATAGAAATTATATTAATGTAAGATATACAGTAATGTATATCTAAGGGACGCCAAAGAAAGCTTTGGATGCTCCTAACTAATTCCCTCACGGGAAAAAAGTTTTGCTCCGACTGGCGAAGGATTTATGTGATATTTATATCACATAAGTTCTTTGTTTATTTTCTTTTTTTGATATTCAAGCTTTTCATATAGAAATTAATAAGTATAGATTAAAGGGTAACCTTTAGTTGAAGGACGCTACAGTAGGCTGTAGATGTTCCTGTTCTGAACCACTTGCTGGTTTAAGAAATTGTTCTACCGGCAAGATTTTCATGTGATATTCGTATCATATGAAAATTTTGTTTGTTTTTATTTTTAAAGATTTCATATAGAAATAATAAAGTAACAAAAAACTCTAGGAGGAGAACATGCAAATTTTACAAGATTCAACTTTGGCTCGTAAGCTTCAGAACGCTTTTTTAAGTGTAGAAATACACAAAGCGGCTGAAACTGAACATAAATCTCGAAAATATTTCAACGACGTTCTGCACAAGACTCGTCCGAAAAAGAAAACGAGATGTTCACTTGGTATAAGCTGTTCCGTTTGTGGAATGGCTGGAACCTGTGTAAGAGCTATGTAAAATGGCCTAGTGGCCAAGGAGGTTATATGGATTGAAGTATCGCAAAGGGGCGCGCTCATGAAATCTTGACCCTTTTGTTTTTTCTTCATTTTAATATAGAAATAATATATTTATAAAACTATAAAAAAGGGGGATACATGATTGAAGAAGAGGAAGAAATAATAGATTGGACTCCTAAACCAAAAGTTATTTATGTTAGTTTTTCTCAAAAAAAGAAAACTACTAAAATACACAAAGAAGTTCATAAAGAATTTCGTTTAGTTCAAAAACATAAATGTGCAATTGTAAGTAAAATGATAATGGAGGATAATTATGAAAAAAGAAAAGAAACTGAAACATCGGCGAATTGTTGAGGAAGTCCTTTATATCTCTTCACATGGTGGACCTCAAACCTCTAAAAAGGGGAAGAAGGGCTACAACAGAAAACAAAACAAATTGGCATTACGCGACTCATATCGAGAACGTAATGCCAGTTTTTTATTTGTTTAAAGTAGGGTGATAGTGGAAAAGCTATCACCCCTAAGGAAGGAGAAAAAATGGAAAGAGGTATTAGCTAGTTTATAACTTCATCAATAGCAGTTTTAAATTCTGACAAATTTGCCGCTCCAATAATAAAGTTCATAGGTTCTCTTTTATAGTATAAAATAAATGTTGGTAATTTATCAATATTAAATCCAGATGATAATCTAAAACTCTCATCTATATCAACTTTTGCAAACACAACTTTATCACCATAAATTTTTTTTAGTTGTTCCAATTTCTTATCAAATTCTCTACATACTACACACCATTGAGCCATAAACTCAATTAATATTGGTTTTTTAGTTGTATATACTTCTTCAGCAAAATTATCATCATTTAATTCTTTCATAAAACCCCCAAAAAAGAATACAAACAAAAGACTTTGTAAAATATCTTACAACACTTCACAAAATCTTTTGTCCAGAAAGAAAAAACATGACCAAAAAATACGTCACGAAAAATCCTTTATATTTTTTATCTTTCTATACCATTTAATTTCTATATAAATTCATTGAATATCAAACTTTATTAAACTTTAAATAATCTAGTCCTTCTTGACCATAAGTATCAAAAATCCATTGTTCAAATGTAATATCACCTTCTGGCCATCTACCAGCTTTCATTTCTTCTTCTTTCAAAACTTGAAATATTTTTGGCGCATAACTTTCATCTAAATTTATAATAAAATATTTTCGATTTTCTTTTATCTCTTTTAACATTTTTCACCTTCTTTTATAATATAGTATTGACAATTAGCTCCTTGAACTGGTTTTTCTTTTAATTCAACAAAAAATTCATCAACAGCCTTCTTTGCTCCAAGACAAAGAAACCAACCATAATCATCAAAAATTATATATCCACCATCAACCATTTTAGGATAAAAATATTCTAAACAATTTTTTACAGATTCATATAAATCAACATCGAGATGAACAAATTTAAATTTTAAATTATCAAGTTTAGATGTGTCACCTTTAGGAAATTCTTGTTTAATTATTTCATAATTAGATAAATCAGATAAAATATTTTTAATATGTTCAATCGATGTGTTATTAAATTCACCTTTTCTGTGATGATTATCAAATTCACATTCCTGTGGTAATCCCTCAAAAGTATCTATAAGAAATACTTTTTCATTAGTGTTTAAACATAATAATCTTGCCGTTCCACCTCTATACACTCCAACTTCACATACTCCACCGGCAAGATCTTTAACTTTTTCTAATTTTTCAGCTAAAGATCTCATTCTATCTCTATCTACTACACTATTATAAATAGTCATATCATCTATAATCATAATTACATCTCCTATAAAAAATTATCATAAAATTGTGTTGTACCATAGACATCATAATAATAAGGTACCATGATTTGATATACAACATATAATAAAGTTGTATGTTTAAATAAATTTGCATTCGGCAAAGATTCAACTAATATATTATAATAATTTAATGTTGATATATTATCCTTAGCTAATTTCTCTGTATTTAGAACTGATTTTGAAAGTAAATCAAATAAATTAAGAACATCTTTTGGCACATCTTTTTCATTCATTAATAGAAGAGAAGATGGATTCTGAATATAATCTAAAAGATGTTTATATGTTTTACTTATAATTTTACTTCCATTATTCTTTGTATAATTTAAAAAAGTATATTCATTAAATATTCCAGCTGTTGTATCTAATGTTCCTTCATAATCAAACAATTTTGATTGTAATGTTTGTTTTGGTTTCTCTTCAAATAGATTTTTAATGTCTATCATTTTCTTGTTGGCTATTTTAAAGTCAACAGGAAATTTTTTATTTTGACCATTAAGACTATTGAATACTTTATCGGCAAATTCTTCTTGTGAAATCGGAAGAAGATGTTTATAAGTTTCAGAAAATGTGTTTATTTCTTTATTTGTCTGTTCATTCATAATATCCTGAGGATTAACAGCTATAAAATCAAAGAAGATTTTATTGTGATAATCCGAAAAATTATTACGAATTAAATTCATAATTAAATGTCTCTGCATCTCTGGAACACAAATAAATTTAGTAAAATAATCTCTAAATATATCTCTGTTCACATCATAAATATATCTTAACATATATACAAATAATAAATAACTAATCATCATTAAATGTAGAGGATTATTATATTTATCATAACTCTGTAATAGCAAAGATAAAATCTTCTTAATTGTAAAAGTTATACTATCCAAATGTAATGATGATGTCACAATTAAAGATTTAAAATAGTTCTCATCAATATTAAACTTTCCAGGAATTAATATCGGACAAACTACTTTAATTTGTGTCTTCTGATCATTAGTAACAATCTTACAATGTTCTGATGAAAAGAATTTAAAATAATTGGTTGTATAATGAATCAAGCTTGACTTAATTGAATTTGTTAAACATAATTCAAAAATATCATCTGTTCCATTTCTCTCCTTAACTTCAAATTTTTCTTCAACAACTTCTTTTCTGCTTGGAATATATTCTGTTATTTTTTTCTCTTCAACTTTTTCTACTGGAGCTAGATTTGAATGTTCTTTTACAATAAAATCTAAAGCAAAATAAAGAGAATAATAAGAATTAACAACATTATATAATCTTAACACTTCATTTGTACTTAATAACACCTTATAATAATGTACATCATTCTGAAATTTAAATTCAATTGTCCATAACTGACCATTAACTTTATCATCTAAGAATGGTCTTGCCGTTATAAAATGCAAATAATTTCTAAATTCTTCCGCATCATAAAAATTCAAAACTTTTTCATAATCAACTTTTGTACTTACAAGTCCTAAAGAGTTACCGTTTCTTGGATCTTCTTGACAAGTCTTTGATATCATTGAAATTATTTTACTATCATTACTTAAAATTTTAAAAAATTCAATTTTAAGTTTTAATAAATGAAAATCCTTTACAAGTGATGTTTTAACTACTCCGGTAAAAGAATAGTTACTAACAAAAACATGCATATTATTTATTTCTATATCCATTTTTTCCGCCTCCAAAACTACCATTTCTATATACAATTAGAAAAATGTGCCCATCAATTATCAGCTTACTCTATTTTAATTTAAAAATGTTCCACAATTGGAACAAAACTTTTCATTAGAATTAGACTTCTTTCCGCAAGTTTTACATTCTAACTTAGTTTTAACTGTTATTGGTTGATCAACAACAACACCATTAGATTTTGTTCCTTTCAATCTAATGTTAATTGTATGAGAATTTTCTTCCAATCTGCCGATATAAGCATATCTAAATTGTTGATTAGAAATACTCCCTTTAACAGTTATTCCTTCATCTTGATCAATTATTGGTGCTTGTTTAATATCGGCAAAATTACAAGAATTAACTTGTATTGAATCAGAAATATTAGATGAAATATTGGAAGAAAAAACTCCACCAAGATTTTCACCAGTACAACTGCCTCTAGTTAATCCAGATGTGAAAACTGGATTACTACTATAATATGTTGGATATACTCTCCACGGATAATGATCATGATAAGTATGATGATGATGTTCTTCAACAATTTTCTTTTCAGGTTTTTCAGCTTCAAACTGAAATATAACTGTTATGAATCCATCATCAATTTTATCTCCACGATGTTCAACTATTTGTTGAGTCTTCTGAATAAATTTGAATTTATTTCCTTGACTCATATTACAACTATCAAGAAATCTTTCAAGTTCCATTTCTTGGAATGGTTCTAAAACTAATGAATTTCCACCAAGAACATCCACCCCATCAATCTGAACTTGAACTTGTGCTTTTCTACTTTCCTTATTTTTAAGAAGTAGAGAATATTCACTACCAAATGGGATATAAACTTCATCTCTTGATTCTCCTCTTTCCCGTAAGATAGAACCATTAACCTTAACAACAGCTATAAAGCGTTCTTTATACACCATACTACCTCCTGTTTTTTAGATCAATCGTCTAATGATCTTTTTTATTTAAAGACGATAAGAGTTAGCCGCTGACATTGATAGGCACATCGATGTCAACATTTCACTTTTTACAAAATTATTATTTCTATAGGAAAATAGAAAAATTATTTTTACTATTTTTAGCTCGCGCGCCGGCCGTAAATAAATTAAGGAATAGTTTTTGAAATTCCTAACCAAATGATTTTGAAGTTGAATCTTTTATCTGTATCTTCAAATAGAAATTACTGAAATTCTTTGGTTCTTTTCTGAATCTGTTTCTTAAAGAAAGGATAGCATGGCAGTCGAATCTACAGATAATAACAATCGAAGTTTTATATGGAAGAGTATAGTTAATGTTGATAGACATGAACAACATTATTGACTTACTCTTTATAACCATTACTTTTTTTATCCCTTCCCACTTTTTCTTTTTGAGTATTATTTCTATATTAAAGATGAACATTATTTTTTCTTATTCAATTCTATATACATATTGTTCAGATTAATTTAAACTTTATATTTAAAAAGTTGAAATTATTCAGTTCAAATAAAGTTAATATTTAATCATTTCATATAGAAATTAATTTGTATATTCAGTTATTTAATATAGAAATAATTGAATGTAGCAAAACTCAAAAAAGGAGGAAGGGCTAAATGGAAAGTAGTTATTCTGTAACATGGTACCCAGTTCATTGAACTAATTAAAAAGATTTTAATTTGAAATATTATTTAAAAATAAAATTTTATACAAAAAATGGAAAATGGTTGATGTACAAATCAGGAGTCTATCTTAAATGGTAGACTCCTGAACTTTTCTTGATCTTTTCTTTTTAAAATAAAATTTCTATTTATTTATAGAAATAATAAATTTAATATCAAATATTTTTCGGAGGAAAAATGTTATTACGTCAGATCGCAACATGGATACCTTTAGCTCAAAGTCATTGGACAACAAGAATAAATGAAACTAGTTATACAAATAAACCAGAATTATTATCTATTATGAATGGATTTTTAACAGATTTACAAACTTCTTATGATAGTTATAAGATTGGTGCTGTTAAAGCTTCAATGACTGATTTTCTATTACCTTTATATGGGTATATAGCTATTAAATTCAGTATGAATTTACCAGTTCAAGCTCCACCAATTCCAGAACTTATTGCTGGTGAAGATATAAGAAGCTTATATGAAAATTGGTCTGATATATTAACTGTTGGTGTTCCATTTTATGAATCTTTATTTGATTTATCGGCAACTCCACCACCAGAACCTACAATACCACCAGATCCAGATCCTCCACCAGATCCAACAACTGGTGAAATAGAAATAGCAGATGGATATATAGATTTAAAAGCTCTTATAGATGGTGGAGATGCATCTGATACGGCAAATTTGGAAGAATTTAGATATAGTCTTGGTTCTGGTCTTGGTCTTAGATCAATTTATATGACAAACGCACACCCAAGAGTAACTCCAGTTCCAGGATTTGATGCTAGAAATCAACAATTATTTGTTATGTATTTATTAGAAATATTAAGAGAATTTGGTTGGACTTATGTTGGTTTATATGATGGTGATTGGATATTAGCTACAGCTTATGGTCAAGGACAAGCATTATATTTGTCTACTCATGTTTATGGGTGTTTATTAGATCATACATCATCAAATAGAAATGAACCAGGTGTTGATTTATATGGTAATTGGACTTCTGGAACAGCTTACATTACTGATAATATAATTTATGCAAGTAATAATTTAGTTTATAGATGTTTAAGAAATCATACAGCATCATCTCAAACAGAACCAGGTGTAACTTTATATGATAATTGGATTACTAATAAATCTTATAAAATTGATAGAGTTCTTTACAATGGTGATCATATTTATACTTGTATTCTTAAACATAGATCTTCATCAGCAACAGAGCCAGGAGTTGGTGCCGATTGGACAAGATATTGGACACAAACTGGAGATAAATGGACCTATGATTGGATTTTCGTTGAAAATGGTTGGAAAATATATTGGTACTTAATTGGTTAGGAGGAAATTATGCCAGGAAATGCAAGAATGAATGATATGTTTATAGGTGTTTGTTGTTGTCATGCTAAACCACCATGTATAAGTTCATCTGGAATAATAATTACAGCAAGTCCAAATGTAATGACTGAAAATATGGGACAAGCTAGAATGGGTGATATTGGTATAGGTTTCTGTGGACATTCTACTACTATAGTATCTGCAAGTCCAACTGTAATGGCAAATAATCTTGGTGTAGCTCGACTTGGTGATACTGTTGCTGGATGTATAAATGGTAGTATTATAACAGCAGCAGGATCAGTAATGTCGAATGGATAGGAGGTTATATTGCTTACACTTAATGATTTTATTAGATTTCCAACAGCCTTTAAAGATAGAGAAAAACTTGTTGATAAAATAAGATTATTATCTATTATTCCGAAGAAAACAGAATATGGTATTGAAGTAAAAAGTAGAACTGATAAATATGAACAAATTATAGAAATTTATGATAATAAAATAAATCTTAAATCTTCTGTAAAAGTTACATGTAATTGTGAAAGCTTTAAATTTGAATTTGCTAATGCTGTATTTAAAGCTGGTAGTTTAATAAATGCTATAGCTTTCTTAAGATCAATTATCAAGAGACCAAAAGAAAAAAACGAATTTAATATACCATCAGGTTGTAAACATATTATAGCTCTAGCTAGGGCATGTTTGAAAATTAAAATATAATTGGAGGATGTAATGAATTTAGCAACAGAATTTGATCAGGACGAATCAATACAAGAATTACTTAAAGAAGAAGAAAGAAAAAATTTACCTAAAATAATTGTTGTAAAAACAGAAATTGAAAATGTTCCAGTAGTTGCATATACTCATAATTCAACAGGAGAAGTAAATAAAGTTTCTATTATCAATGGTAAACTTCAAATGATGCAGGGTAGAACTTATTATGTTCCAGTTGGAACAGAAGTTAATTCTGATGATTATAAAAGTATTAAAATTCCTAGTGATATGGCAGATAAAATTGATGTAAGATTTATTAAAGAAAAATATGCTTGTGTTGTACCTTTACAACATAATACAATTATTAAAAATGATCAACGTCTTTGTATAATGACTTTATAAAACAAAACTTGGGAGGGAATTGATGTCGAAATATAGTCTTCCAGATGATATTGAAAATAAACTGAAAAGAAGATTTCCAAATGCTCCTATAAAACAAATAGCAGATGAAATTTTTGATGAAGTTGTTAATAAAACTATAACCGATGGAGCTTGTGCTATAAGACAACTTGGTAAATTTGTTTGTTATAAAACAAAATCAAGTAAAACAAGTCAAGATGTTATCAGATTTAAATTTAGAATATCTCCAACATTTGATAAAAGTTTAAAAACTGATGATTATCATTTATTAAATATGCCAATTAGAGCAAAAGTTCCATTTAGTGAACAACATGAAGAAGTTTGTAAAAATAAAAGAGATTTGAGAGATGCAAATATAGAAGCTCAAAGAGAAGCTGAAAAATTGGGAAAAATAAATACAAAGAAAAATCTAGTAACAGATGAAGTTGAACGTATCCTCGACGATGCCAGAAAAAAATAAAAAAGGAGGCGTATATTGGGACAGTACCGAGGCGAAGTAACAAGTCCCAAGATCTTTAACAAACAGAATAAGTTTGATGAAGATGGACTTTTTAGTGAAAGTATATTTGGACCAATAAAAGATTTTACATGTAAATGTGGTAAATTATCAGTAAAAGTTCTTGATCAAGGAAATATTTGTGATAAATGTGGAGTAATGTGTATTAGTAATGAATCAAGATTATCAACTTTCGGTAAAATAAATTTAATTTTTCCGGTTATTAAACCAACAAAAAGAACAAAGTATTTTAAGAAAATAGTTGGAACACATAAACATTTATTAAATCCAAGAAGAGCAGATGCAACAGCTGCAACATCAAGATTTCTTGCATTATCTGGTGACACAACTAAATTAAAAATTGTTGATTCAATTAATAAAATAAATGGATGGTATATTATACCATTAAGAATAACAGGAATATATAGTTTTATTCTTTGTTTAAAATATTTAGCGGACTATATGCATATTGCTGTAGCTCAAGAATTATTTGATAAAGGTTATATAATGGATACAATAAAAGTATTACCTCCTGAAGTTCGGCCGGTAATAAGAGATCCAAATAAACCTGAAAGTTTTAGATATACAGAAGTGAATAAACCTTATATTAGTTTAGTTCAATTAAATAAATCTAATGCTTCAACAAGAAGTGTTAAAGATGATAAAGAAGAAGATTGGTTATTAAGAATTAACAAAAGTATGAAAGAACAATTAGATGATGAAATTGTAGAACAAATGATTCAGGAATATGATAGAATGACCGCTAAATATCAATATTATGTTGATAAGGTATATGAAAAAGTATTTGAAAATATATCTGGAAAATGGGGTCTTATAAGATCATCTGTTCTTGGTAAAACTATTGAGTTTTCGGCAAGATCTGTAATTACAATCAATCCAAGCTTACCACCATATAAAATTAAAGTAAGTAAAGAAATTTTATATAAATTGTGGTTACCTTATTTTGCTAATTATATTCAAGAAAAACATCCAGAATATACTTATCTTCAAATATATCATACTGTTGTTACTCAAGAATATAAAGATAATAAACAATTATTTGATGAATTTGTTGAATACTTCACAGCTGAAGATGTTCCACAAGAAAAATTGTTAGCAACAACAATAGTTAGAATGAAAAAAATTAATATTGAGGAAGAAGATGAGTAAGAAGAAAACAAATATAAAACCTGATAGTTTATTTAAATATTCTGAAACAACAACTTATAATATTAAAGATCTTAAATTATATCAACTCAGTATTCGTGGACAATTAGCTTGTTTTGAACAGAAGACAGTTATTAAAAGTAAATTCATATTCACATCTGAAGATAAAGCTAAAGAATATATGGAAGAGTTTCTAAAAATATGTACAACTCCAAAAGATGATCACGATTTAACATATATTGATGGAAAAGATTATGAAGTAGAAATCACAATTATAGAGTTAGTTGTTAAGGAGTAAGAAATGAAATCACATGAAGAATTTGAAAAAAGAATGGAAGAAGTAGAAAAAGAAATTCCTCTTAATTATGATATTGATAAAATGTCAAATGTAATTAATGAATATAGAAGTATATTAAACAGAACTTTCGGAAATTTTGATGATATAAATTATGATGAAATTGTAAATGAATATAAATCGGCAAGAATTAAATTTAATGAAATGATAGCTGAAATAAGAAATGGATAAAATAATAATTGAAACTTATGCTATTGAAGATGTTGTAGATGTTGAATTTTTTGATGTTGAACCTTTAGAAGAAGCAATTCTTGAAAAAGGTAAAAAATTAGCAGAAACATTAAATATTAATTTTGATGATTATGATATGGAATATAGTTGTAATGTTGAAATAACTTTAACAAAGAAGGGATAAAGATGAGATATATACTAATATTTTTAATATCAATATCATTATTATCAATTATGAGAATCTTTTGTGAATTATATTTTCCATCAAATTTTAGTATTATATGGTATGGGGGATTTTTACAAGCTCTACTCTTATTTCTTTTAATACAAATAATATGGAGTAAGATAATTGATGAAGTTGTAAAAATTCTTAGGAAAATAACAAAGAAGGAGAAAAAGGAAAATGAGTAAATCTTTTGATGATAAAAAAATAGAGTTAGATTTTGAAATAGAAAAAGAAACAAAAGGTACAGTCAGATATAAGGAAGAGGATGATGGAGAAAGACCTTGGATAGGAACAGTTTATTTATTAAAAGATAAACTTCCAAAACCATTTCCAAAAAACATCAAAGTCACAATTGAATTTTAGAAGGAGAAAATCAAGGAGGCCGCTTGAACAAATCTTTAAATAAATTAAAAAGGATAGCATTTATTAATAGACAACCTTCATTATGGCGTCATAGTTGTGTTGGAGTTTTAATCGAAGCGATTGAGGATGGAGATAATGATTCAATTCAAATCAGTCCGCTTATGCTTGAAGCTTTAAATGCAGATTTTGATGGAGACACATGTGCGATATATATTGTTCATGATATTGATGCATTAAAAGAACTGGAACAGAAAGCATTTTGGATGAATACAATTCATTATGATCAAAATTCCAATTTTTTATCAACAGTGAGATATGAAGCTTTGTATGCTGCATTTGTATTAACAAGAACAGAATTTGATAAAACCAAAATTATATTAGAAATAGATGATCTTAATGATCTTCCAGAAACTATAGAATTATGGAATGATCAATTATATTCTGCCGTTAAATTTAAAAATAAACTAGTACCATATGGAATGTGTTTATTCAATAAATGGTGTGGTTTTAATAATATAATAATTAATAAAAGTGTTAAAAAAGATTATTCTAATGAGATTAGTCGTTTAATTCTTGAAAATGAAAAAGATAATAAAAAATATTATGATCGATTAACTGATCTTGAAAAGAAACTATTCTTCTTCATATCAGTTACAAAGCATTCACCAAGTTTAGATGTTTTAGAAATGGTTGATCTTAAAGATGATGAAACAACTAGATTGCTTAAACAAATACCTAATGATAATATAATGTTAGGTTATTATATAAATGAATCTCTTGTTGAAAGATGTTTAAAACATTTTGATAAAGAATCAAATTTATATAAGTTATTTAAATCAGGTTCAAGATTTTCTAAATTACAATTGGCAAGATCTTGTATCTCGATCGGATATAGCGCTGACGCGGAAAATAATATTACTCCAATTCCAATTAAAACCTCTCTTTTAGAAGGTTTAACAGAAGAAGAATTTTTTATAGTCGCTCCAGGAACAAGAAAAAGTATCCAGGACAAGGCTAAATGGACGCCAGATTCTGGGTATCTTGAAAGAACAATAGTTATGGGACTTTCGGTCATGGAACTAGAATCAGATGATTGTGGAACTGAAAATTATTTAGATATTATTGTAACTTCACAGAAACATGCACAAACTTTAGTTGGAAAATATTATAGAGATCCACAAAGTACTGAACTTGAATGGAAAGTTTTAACTCTTTCAGAAGCTATAAAATTTATAAATAATAAAATCTATATTCGTTCTTTAATAACTTGTGAAGAACCAAATTTTAAAATTTGTAGAAAATGTTTTGGTGCAAGAGAATTTCCAACAAAGTATGTTGGTATCACTGCAGGTCAAAGTGTGGTCGAAAGGATAACACAATTAATCCTTCGAACTTTTCATGTATCAGGTGGTGCAAATTTACCAAAAAATAAAGAAGTTTTAGAATTTTTTAGAGATCATTTGATTAATGTTGAAAGAATTAATGAGCAAACAATTCTAACTTTTGACACTAATGAATTTCCAGATATTCTAACAGATAAAATTTTATCTGATATACCTGGATTAATGAATATTGATTATAAAACTAATCAACTTTCATTCAGAGCTGATTCTAAAGTAGTAAAAAATGAAGATGTTATATCTGTTATGAATCAAGTTAAAAATGTGTTAAAACAACAAAGTAAATTAACAAAAACACCAAAAGAATATTATCAAGATTTTATGACTTTAATGTTAAGTGTAGGAACAGTTTACAGTTCATTTATTGAAATGTTATTTGCAAATATGTTCCTAGTAGATTATGATAATAAAGTATTTTGGAGATATAATCAAAGTCAAACTCCAACATTCAAACTTGGTGATAAACAATTAGCAAGTTATATAAGTCCATTATTAGGTCTTTTATATCAACCAAATAAAAATTCAGTTGAGAAAATAGAACTTGATATGGAAGAAGTAATAGATAGTCCAATATTAACAATTTATGAAAAGATTTGGCTAGGTCAAGTGTAAAATAAATATCGGCAAGATTTAGCAATAGATCTTGCCGATAAAAAGGAGAAGAATAATGGAATATAAAAGCATACAAGAAATTGCAGAAGTACTTAAAGCAATTGCTTTATTAGAGTATCATAATAAAAATTATTTAACTAATAATTTAAAATTTTTAACTGAAGAAAAAATAAGATTAACAACTCTTATAATAGATATGGAAAAAAATAGAATATAACCCCTCACCATTTTTGGTGCATGCCATCAGCGATTACTGTGGTTGATTATGTGGGTGGTGATGGGTGTGGCTTTTTCTCCCACATAATCATGGACTCCTTTGAGAGCTGGTTTAGAGGGTGCCAGTAAAAGTATCGTACACCCTCTACTTAATTTTAGGAGATCAAATGAAAAAAATACCTTTTAATGTTAATGATTATGTTTTGATAAAATTAACTGACCGTGGAAAAGAAATTCTAAAAAAAAATTATGATGAATTACAATTATTAATTATACAATCTGGAGGAAAACCTACATTTGAATTTAAATTACCAAAAACAGATGAAAATGGATATTCAAAACATCAACTATGGTCTATAATGTCTGAATTTGGTAAATATTTATATCTTGGTTGTGAAGCACCTTTTGAAATGAATATGTTTTTTGAAGTGAAAGGAGAAGAAGAATGAAAAAAACAAAAAAAGTAAAATATAATTGTTCATACTGTGGTGGATTTGAATTAGAAAGAACAAGACAAAAAATAATTGCTGATGGAATGATATACACTGATGTTGAAAATTATACAGCTTTACATATTAAATTAATTGATGAAAAAACAAAAAAAGAAACTAATGTTGAAGTTTGTCCAATATGTCTAATTGAAGTTATTGGAGTAAATTTACCAGCAGGATTCTTTACTCAAAAAACAATAAAAACAAGTATTAAATTACTTGATTCAGCAATAGGTCCAAGAAAGAAATGAGAATAGAACTTATCCCCAAATATCAAGAATGTTATATCACATTAGATAATTTAAATGAAACTAAAGAATTAATAAAAAAATTAACAGAAACAATTAAAATTCTTGAAGAAGATAAAAATGTTTTAGATTGGAATTTTAAAATTTTATTAGACAACCAAGATAACGAATTACAAGATAGAAGTTCTGTTATATTCAGGACAATTAATAAATAGGAGGAAACTAATGATAGTTAATGGAGAAATAATATTAAAAGAAACAGAAAAATATATGTTAGAACATAAAGATGAATATGAGTTATTAGATTATACTAATATTCAAGCTAGTGATATAACATGTTTTTATAAAACAATTTGTAATGAACATTATTCATATAGAGATGTTGAATCTAATGCTAAAGAAGGTTGGATTAAAGTAATCGTTTGGAATTTTAGTCCAAGTAGTAGTCTTATCTCTGCTCCACCATATCTTACAAAAAATAAAATTGGAGAATTGGAAGTTGCATATGCAAAAATTTATGGAGATGTAGTTATCTTTAGATTAGATCCTATAACATGTGAACCAATCAAAAAAGTCAAATTATAAAATGTCAATTTATATATAGAAATTATATATTTGATAAATATCGGCAAGATCTAATAATAGAATCTTGCCGATAAAATATTTTTTTAGGAGAAAAAGATACTGTGAAAGTACAAACGTTAAATTCTTTAAAAGAAATTATAAAAGAAGATTATATTGAAATAGAAGAAAATAAAATATTAATAATGAAAAATATAAGCAATTCAAATTATAAAGATGCACATCTTAAAAATGATGATATTTTAACTTTAAATTTTATTACAAATTTTGGACCAATTGAAGAATATATTAATGCTCATAATGCTCTAGTAAGAAAAATTAAAGAGAGTAAAGAATTTAATACTAAAACTGAATTAAAACTAGAAACTTTATTACATTTAACAATTTTACAATTTGAATGGAGAAAAAATGATTAGAAAAATAATCTCAGGTGGTCAAACTGGTGGTGATTTTGGAGGTCTTCTTGCTGGTAAAAAACTGGGAATTGAAACTGGGGGAACCGCACCAAAAGGATATAGAACAGATATAGGACCTAATCAAACACTTAAAGATTTTGGATTAGTAGAACATTCTGATTGGCAGTATAAACCAAGAACTATTGAAAATGTAAAAAATTCTCAAGGTACTCTTTGGTTTGGAGATGTAAATAGTCCTGGAGCTAAATTAACTTTAGGAACATGTAAGAAATTAGGAAAACCATATATAATCAATCCAATAGAAGAAGCTTTTAAAAGATGGATTGAATGGAACAAAATTGAAGTGTTAAATGTTGCCGGTAACAGAGAAAGTAGCAAACCAGGTATTCAAAAATATGTAGAAGATTTTTTAGTTAAAGCTTTAGGAGAGAAAACAAGTTATAATGGAAGAATTTATTCTGAAAAAATTATGGATGAACATATTAGATTAAAAGAGGAGAAATAAAGTGAAATTAAAACTTAGTTTTGATAATCTTAATTCAAATGGAAGAAAATATCAAGAAGATATTTTAGAAGAATATATTGGAAAAGAAATATTTATAACTCAAGAGAGTAGTAATAATTTTGAAGAAAACCCTTTTGCAGTAAAATTTAAAAATATGATTGGAATTGCAAAAATTAATCAAGATAAAGAAACAGCAGAAGTTGAAATTATTAATGAATCTATAAATAACACTATTTTTGCTTTATTAGAAAATGGGTTTAAAGAAAATATATTTTCACTTTCATTAAAAGGCATAGGAAGAGTTGATAAAAATAATGTTATTCAAAATTTTCATTTAATAAGTTCTGGCTTAAATATAAATATTAAGGAGAAATAGAGTGAACAAAAAATTACCAGATATTCAGAATGAACAAGAACCTATTCATAAAATTTCAATTAATAGAGTGGGTATAACTGATTTTAAATTGCCGATATTCATATCACAAAAAGATGGGGGAGTTCAACATAGTGTAGCTAATATTAGTTGTTTTGTTGATCTTGCACCAGATATTAAAGGTATATCTATGAGTAGAATACCTATTGGTTTAATGAAATTTGCAAAAGAACAATTAAGTAGTAAATTAATGATTAAAATTGCAGAAAATATAAGAAGATCCACAGAAGCAGATTTGTGTGATCTTGGTTATTATTTTCCTTATTTTCTAACTAAGCACGCACCAATAAGTTTTGAACCTGGAATATTACCATATGAAATTTGGTTTAATATAATTAAAACAGCAAAAGGTCATATGTTCAGATTAAGTGTTGAAACTATTGCTACTTCAAGTTGTCCATGTAGTAAAGAAATTAGTAAGATATCAGCACATAATCAAAAAAGTAGAATAAAAATTATTTGTGAAGCTAAAGAAGATGCATTTATTTGGATTGAAGATTTAGTTAAAATTGCCGAAGAATCATCATCTTGTGAAATTTATTCAGTATTAAAACGTCCTGATGAAAAAGAAGTTACAGAAAAGATGTATGAAAATTCTAAATTTGTTGAAGATATAGCTCGTGAATGTTATAATAAACTATCACAAGTTAAAGATATTTTAAAGTTTAAAGTTGAAGTTGTTAATGATGAATCTATTCATGCACATTCAGCAAAAGCTATAATAGCTAATTATTAATGAGGAGTGGATAAATGAAAACAGATGACGGATATGATTTAGACAATATAAATATTACCAATAATCAACATAATTTTGAAATAGGTAAATATTATAGAACTAGAGGTGGATGGAAAGTTATTTGTGTTTGGATTTGTCAAGATGATTTTAAGGATTCAATTTATTTTGTACATAGACCTGGAGAAAAAAATATAGAATCTGTGCCGATAGTTCATAATCCTCTTGGAATAGCATTATCATCTTTTGCTATTAATGCTCCACCACATTATGGTCTTCAACCGGCAGATATAATTGGAGAATGGATAGAATAATGAAAGAAATATCATTTAAAGATCTTCAAGAAAGTATTAATGATCTTATTAAAAAAGCAAAAGATTGGTTTAGCAATATTGGAGAATGTGATGTTGATTTAATGATAAGTTATGGAGTTATAACAGAAGATCAAATAGTAGAAATGTATTTAAAAGAAAATAATATTAAATTTTTAGATTATGATTCTTTATTAGTAATTGAAAGTTCTACTAAAGAAAATTTAGAAAAAGCTCATGAACGATATAAACAATTAAAAGAAATAGCTATGAAATATAAAATTCCGATAATAATTAGTAAGCAAAAAGGAGGTGATAGATTATGACCTAGGTTAAAAATAGTAATAGAAGTCCTCCCTTGATTTAGATTAAATTGTAGAACTCTTAATCAAAAATCAAAAGGAGAATAATCATGAATCTAGTATATCAAGAAATTAAAGAAGAAATGAAACAAAAAGCTTTAGATATTCATAATGTAAAAATTGAAAGAAGTGAAGCTTATAGAACAAATAATAAAGGTTGGGAAGTACAATATAAACTTAATAATCTTCAATACGAATTTCGTCATCGGCACATTGCAAGATGTGAACTGAGAGGAAAAACAAGAGAACAGATTGAAACACCATCTGAAAATCATCCAGCTAATGAAAAATACATTACAAAAATTAAAGAAGAATGGACCAGAAGATATGAAGAAGCTTTATGTGCTAACGCGGCGTGATTTATCGATAGCCCAACAAGCTGTTCAATCTGGTCATGCTGTTGCTGAATATCTTCTTCATAATAAAACATCTTGGGATAATGGTACATTAGTTTATCTTGGTGTTAATGATGAAGAAGAATTAGAAAAATGGATATTTAAGCTGGATATGAAAAGTATTGAATATAGTATATTTAAAGAACCTGATATAGGAAATCAAATCACATCATTAGCAACTACTGTTGATAATGAAAAAATATTTTCTAAATTAAGGTTACTTTAAAAATAAAATCGGTGCCTAAGTAGCTCAGTTGTAGAGCGAGTGCCTCTAAAACACTAGGTCGTGAGTTCAATTCTCACCTTGGGCACCATTTTTAAAAAGGAGTATAAGTATGAAACTTAAAAAGCTAATAGAAGTTGAAATAACTGTTGATGATGAATATTGTGGTAATGAAGGATTCGGAAGTGGTTGCTCGGGATATAATGATGAATATAGAAATTGTTATTATTTTAATAAAAAACTTAAAATTGATAAATCTGATGGTGGTGTATTAAGATGTGATGAATGTAAAAAAGGAGAAAAATGAAAGAGTTCTTATTCCATATGATACAACAAGCTAATGGAACAAAATGGATGTATAATGATACTATAATTAATCTTATAGCTTATACCGAACATATTACAAATTGTACATGTCCAGTAGATAAAGAAGTAATGGTTGAAGAATTTAAGAAAGTTTATGGAGAAATAAAATGGTAGGTAGAAGAGTTTATCCAGATGAGAATATTAAAATACATGATCTTGAACCTGGTGACTATGCTAAAGCAAATGATGGGACATGGTGGTTACGTTGTCCAAATGGAACCTGGGGAAGATTAAGAACAACCATTCATAACATAACTGAACATGAAGATGGAACAATTACAGCAAGCCCATCTATACTTTGCTATTCTAATAAAGATATTGTGGGTTGGCATGGATATCTTGAAAATGGTGTATGGAGGGAAGTTTAAAATGGAGTGGGTAACAGTAATATCAGGATTATTATTTTTCTTATGTTATTGGTATGATAAAAAATATAAAATAGAATCTATAATAGGTGGAATATTAACTCTTAGTTGTTTTGGAATTTTTGTTATCTCAATTATAATAATATTTTTTCGAACAATTATTAATATATAAGGAGAAAAATAAATGGTAACTGAAATTTATTGTAGTGACTGTAAACATTGTATAAGTCTTATAGAGTGTGGTCACCCAGATAACAAAAAAGAAGTTAGAACTTATTATGCTAAAGAACTTAAACATCATTTCTTTTCACCACATGAACTTAATAAAAATTATGATTGTAGATGGTTCGAATGGAAAGAACCAAGACTAACTTTAAAACAAAACGTGTTATTATTTTTAAAAATATGTTTTCTGGGTGTAGGGAGGGAAACTAAATGATAGTATATGGAGATTACGTACCAACTAAAAAAGAATGGGACTATTATACCAAAATAAAATTAAGTTGGATTCAAAAAATCTTTACTTACTTATTTAGATGGTCTTATTATTCTAAATGGGAAATGTATTGTAAGTTAAAACAAGAAGGTACAAAAAGACATGAATTGGCTTAGGAGGGAAAATGAAAATATTTAAAAGTATTCAAGTACCAAGTCAAACAAAGGTTATTGAAGATAAAAGAAGTTGTGATATTTGTGGTTTTGAATCTAAAGGCTATAGTTGGTATGCCGGAGTTTATGAAGTAGATGAAACAGAGATAAAAGTGACTGTAAGACAAAAAGAATATACTATTGACATATGCCCCAAATGTTTTAAACAAAAATTAGTACCTTGGATGCAAAGTCAAGGAGCAAATATAGAACCAATAGATTGGGAAACGGAGGGATAAGGGTTAAATGTATTGAAGGAGACGGAATATGAAAGATTTTTTATTTTATATTTTATTACCAGCAGCATTAGCTTCGAGTATTATTTATGGTTTACTCTGGTTTTTTTATCATATGAAGTTGTTTTATTCGAAAGAGAAAAAAGCATCAAAAAACTTAAGAGATATTGATAAATTTAAAGAATGTCTTAACTCTATTGGTATAGAATATGTAGAAAATAGTAATCAACCATATAGTGATTATAATTTTATCAATCTAAATGAAATAAGTGATTCTCCACGTAAAACATTATGTTTTGAATTTAAAGATGGAAAGTTTATAAAATATAATATTGTTGATAAATAATAAGAAGGAGATAAAATGAAAGTTGAAATGTATCATGGAGGTAGTGGGTTACTTATTGTTCCAGAAACAGAATTTGAAACACAATGGTTACAACAATTTGGAAAAAATGAAAGTTGTGATGCTATATTTTCAGGTTTTCATAAATATGGAGCTAGCAGGAGTGATTATTTAGGAATTAAAATAGTCCCAGAACAGTCAAAAACAACAGATGTGAAGGAGAACAAATGAAAGTATTTTATCATAATGATTTAGATGGACGTTGTTCCGCTTTTTGGTGTACATTTATACCAGAACTAAAAAAAGAGTTTTTTGAAATTAATTATAATAAACCATTTCCAATCGGCAAGATCTTACCTAATGAAACTGTATATATCGTCGATTTTTCAATTTCTCCAGAAGAAATGATAGATCTTCTTGAAATAACTCCAAATGTTGTTTGGATAGATCATCATAAGAGTTCTATTGATAAATATAAAAATTTTAGAAATGAAATTACTGGTATTAGATATGAAACAAAAAGTGCCGATGAAATTAAAAAAGATCCAAATTATATTAATATGGCTGGATGTGCTTTAACTTATATATATCTTAATATTATGACTAAACAAGGTAAAGGTGAAGTTAAATCTTTTAATACTAAAATGTATGAACAAGTTCCAAAATTTACTAGATTAATTAGTGATTGGGATACATGGACTTTAAAATTACCACAAACTAAACCTTTTGTAATTGGTTGTGAAATTTATGATACAAATCCTGAATCTAATTTTTGGATAGATTTAGTAAATAATGAAGCATCAACAATAAATAAAATTATTGTTGAAGGAAAAATTTGTATTGCTTATAGAGATGGTTGGTCTAAAGATTTTCTTAAATCTTATGGATTTGAAGTTGAATTTGAAGGTTATAAATGTTTTGCTGTTAACTTAGGAAAATGCAATTCAGATTATTTTAAATCAATTGGTGGAACAGATAAATATGATATATTATTACCATTTATATATGACGGCAAGAACTGGTCAGTGAGTTTATATTCAGGTCAAAATGGTGTTGATGTAAGTGAAATAGCCAAGAAGTATGGTGGTGGTGGGCACGCTGGTGCAGCTGGATTTATATCTACTAAAATACCTTTTAAAAAGGAAAAATAATGAATCAGGACATAGGTCTTATCACAGTGCATTCTGTGTAGGGTAAAGACGCCAAGGCAGGACTACCTATGTCCTTTAATTAATCAAAGGAGTAGAAATGAGCAAAACAGTTAATAATTTTATAGTTGAATTGACAAAAGAAGAATTTCCAATTATAAAAATGAATCTTAGACGAGGATTTAAAGCAACGAAAAAAACTGGAAATTTTGAAATAAATTTTATAGATATTGAAACTGAAGGGATATTATTTAAATCAGTAGTTTCTCCAAATGGTGGATGGTCAAGATGTCATATAAATGATAAAAATATAAGAGTTGAAATAAGAAATCAAAAAGGATTAGTTATATTTTCTGAAGTTATAAAAAAATATGAAAATGGAGAAAAGAATGATTAATTGGGAAACTAATTATGTAGAAGAATTTACTATTGCTCAAGCTTGGAGAAGTGTAATGTGGTTGTGTCTTGAAAGTAAAAACAGTATAAAATATAAAGTTGGAAACGCTTCAAAAGTTGATGAATTTGGGAGTTATATAGGACAATTTAGATTACAATTACCATATGTTTTGATAAAAATTAAAACACCTTCAATTTGGGAACCATTCACATCTGAAACTTCTCCTTTCAGACCAACTGATTTAGAGGCTGTTGATGCTTATTTTGCAAAATATCTAATGGATGATAAATTAGAACCAAATGAAATTTATAAATATTCAACATGGATTAAACCACAAGTTGAAGATATTATACAAAATCTAATAATTTCTAAAGGAAAAACAAATCAAGCTACTATTAATGTTGGTGATAATACTTGTACAAAAATGAGTGATCCACCTTGTTTGAGAGTTATGTCTTTTAAAGCTGTTGATGGAATATTAAGATCATCAGTTTTCTTTCGTTCTTGGGATCTTGTTTGTGGTATGCCAGAGAATCTTTGGGGATTTCAAAGAGTAAAAGAATATGTTTTAGCAATGGTCAATTCTGGATTAGAAGATGAAGGATCTGATATAAGATTACAAGATGGAGAAATGATAGCATATTCAGATGGTCTTCATATATATTCTCAATATTTTGATATTGTTAAATCTTTAAATTCTTGTAGTGATTCAGCTTTAAAAAGATTGGAATGTTTTGATGAAAAATAAAGAGGTTAAATATGGTATCTTATTATAATAGATATAATAGCACTGGTACTTGGACAACTTTAGCAGATCAAACACCAATAACATCAACAGCACATTCACCGTCTGATGATTGTTTTTATTATGAAGAGTCAACTAACCATGTTACCCCAGCAATTAAAATTAAACCAATGACTTTTAAAACATATATAGAAGAACAAAAATTAGTTAAACAAGAAGTTCTGAAACCTTTTCCAATTATATTTAAAGAACCACAGATGTTTAATAATCAAAACAAACATGTCGATCCAAAAAATCGACTACTTTCTAAACTTGGAAAAGGTTTACATTCCTATCAATAAGGAAGGTAATAACATGAATAAAGATTGTAATATCTGTCAGAGAAAAATGATATGTGAAAAATGTGGAAAAGTTCTTTGTAAATTAGATGATAATGAAAAATGTATATTTGATGGACATTATCAATCAGGTGAAGATTCTACATGTTGTAAATATAATGAAAAAGAAAAAGGAGAAATATGATAAAAATTACCATAGATATAGAAAAACAAATAGAAAGTCAATTTGAAGAATATGATTATGGAGTGATGGAAATTTATGAAGATCTTGATGAAGATTATATAATATTTTCTACAGAAGGTAAAAAAGTAAGAATTAGAAAAAGTGATTTTTATAGATTGATAAAAGTTTTCCAACCATTAAGGGAGATCATTTAAATGGATAATAATGTAAATTATGACACAGTTTTTGGAGATCAAAAAGAATCACAAACTAATAAATGTCGTTGTGGAAAAGAAATTGAAAAACCTTATATTAGATGTGATGACTGTCAAGATACATATTTAACTAAATTAATAAAAACCCCAAAAAAATAATTTCATATTCAAACTCTTTATATAGAAATAATACTTATGTAGAATGAAAAATCTACAATTTCTTTTAGGAGGAATAATGAACGTAGAATTAATAAAGACAAAATTCGAAGAGATCGGCGCGAGAGTTAAATTTGTAGAAACAACACGTTTTCGTGATGGAATGCCTCCAAATCTCGCAATCAGTATTGATGTGTTAAAAGATCGAAAAGGAGAATTTTTTGCTATTTCCGAACGTCAAACTAATACTCCTTTCGAAGTAGCTGTGATCGATGCAAAAGTGGCAGAACGTCATTTGCTCCTTATGCTGAAACAAGGAAAAGTTGGAAAAGAAACCGTTTCCAAATTTCTCTGCGGACATGATGAGAGACAGTGGTTTACTTGTGCTGTACCGGAAGCAGCTGGAGCGAAAAATGTTCTTGATGCTATGGAAGCACTTAAACCTGAGTCTGTAGTTAATGCTCAGAAAGGAACTCTGAAGAAAAAACATCTGGAACATGCTGGAACTCGGCGCAAAAATGAGGTCTATATTAGACAGGGTGAATGGTTTTTCACCAAGGCTAATATTGATCCAAATCCGAAACTTATTCACAAAAATGAGCCGATTACCAACGGAAGAAGAGGTGCAAAACCTCATATCTGTGAGGAGTTGTATCGCACTGGTGGAACAACTGTGATGGTTCATAGAAGTTATGCTCCTAATGGTCTTACTCTGAAAGAGTTTCATGATCAATATAGTTCAGATAAGGATAAACTAGGATGGAGACAGATGACTCGGGATGCACAGGTTTATGTTCGTGGCTATATTCGCCATAGTGATCATAAGACAATCAATTTGAAAGGATGGTACTCTGTTCGTTTGAACAGAGAACAGGAAGCGAAAGCTTCCAGAGCTGTTGCCTTTCTGGACTAAGAAAATCGGCAGGATCTAGAAATAGATCTTGCCGATAAAATTTTTATTTAAAGGAAAAAATATGGAAAAAGAAACTGAAAAAGATGGCTTTGATGAAATGATTGAAAAATATACACCTATCGGTATTGATTTAGCAAAAAAAGAATCATGCTGTGAAATTCTTAGAATAGGTGGTGCTATTCCACGTAATATAATTTTTTATGCTAAAGATGGAAGTACAATGACTTTTAATTTAGATAATAAAACAAATCTTGAAAATATTGCAAATGCTCTTCAAAAAATTATGGTAATTCCAAAATGCAAAAAGATATTACAAGAAGCTGGTCTTATGTCAATAGAAGTTAAAAAAGGAGAAATAATATGAAAGATAAAATTCAAAAATGGATTGCTTGGAAATTACCAAAAGGAATAGCTAAATGGGCAACAATTAGAGTTGCAGTTAGTGCTACAAATGGATCATATTCAAACGTTATTGTCCCAGAACTTACTGTAATAGACTGTTTAAAAAGATGGGAAAAAAATGATAGTACAACTAAAAACAGTTAGACTTGAAATTAATGGTCAAGAATTAGATATTAATCCATGGTTAAAAAAATTAGATGTTATAGATGTTAAATTTTTAAATCAAGAAGATTATATTTTAATGTTTATAGTTTATAAAGAGAAATATTAAGGAGAACAAGAATGAGACACCCAAATACATATTCCGCAGTTGAAATAAAACAATGGTCTACAGATCAAGAAGTTAAAGATGGAAGATGGATACCAGCAAGGCCTTTACCATATTATGGATTAAATCATTGGTGGAGAACATTAAAAATTACATGGAATGTGTTTATCGGCAAATATGATGCTTTGAACTGGGAAGGAGATACTAAATGATTCATCAAAAAATATTCAAAATATCACCAATCACAGCTTATAAGGAAGAATCTTTATTTCCAATAATAGCTAATGAAAATGACCTAATGGTATTAACTCTTACTATTCTTGAAATGTTTTTTGAACAAAAAATTAAATAATGGAGAAATAAATGAGTGAATGGAACAAATACTTTGTAACACCACAAGAGTTTCATGATAGTATTATAATATTAGCTAATAAAATTCCAAAAGGTAAATATGAATATATTTATGCAATTCCAAGAGGTGGCTTAATTGTTGGAGTTTATTTAAGTCATTATTTAGAACTTGAAATTTTAGATAAACATGATTTTGCAGTCAGATATACTGTATATTTAAGAACAAATGATAGAGAAATAATTAATGATATATTAATAGTAGATGATTTATCGGACACTGGTGTCACTCTTGATTCTTTTATACAACAATTTGATGTTGCAACAATTCATTATAAACCAAGATCTATTGTAAAACCAACATATTATGTTGAAGAATGTCCTAATGATAGATGGATTGTTTATCCATTTGAAAAACCTGATGAAGAACCAAACAGGGAGGTGGGATGATACAATCTTTAAAAAATCGAGTAAAAAATAGAACTAAAAAACTATTGGGGAAAACTAATATGTTTAGTTATAATTTAGATTATGAAAAAAAGGTAGAAGAAACCAAAAATCATCTAAGTAAGATTATTCATGCTGATGTTGATAAAATCCATGAACTTGATTTAGATGATATTACATTCTCAGCTGAATGTATTATGTCTATTCATGAAAAATTATTTGAATTTATAAGTAACACATTCAATACTGTAATGCCTATGATGGTTATGATGTCACCAGCTAAATATGTTAATCAGTTTTCATTTTGGGTGGAAGAAGAAAAAGAGAAAAAGATTGTATTGTTTTGGCAACCAAAAGAAAAATCAAATGCTGAATTTGTTTTTCAGATTCCAGGAGATGCTTTTCAGATTCCAGAAATTAAAAAATCTCTTATAAATTGAATTGAATTTTTAACTTATTCATATAGAAATAATATGGTAATAAAATTTTTTATTCAAAATATAAGAGGAGGCGTAAAATATGATCACAAGTATTAATCTAAATAGTATACCATTTTTATCTTCAACAGACGCAACAAGAGCAAGTATGATATCTAAACAGGTACAACAAGCTTTAACAAGTCCTAATACAGATATTCCATATGTTGTGGGTTCTGATTACAGACATGTTAGAGATAATTCTATTTTAGGAATTAATATTGCTAAAGATGATGGTTCAGTAAAATATAAAAACAATAATAATGATTTATTAATTGTTAAATATGATAATTTAGATAGACTTGAAGAAATACATACTCCAGCAGTTAAAAGAGTGTATAGTATTTATGGAACAACATTAAGATATAGTTTGGATGAAGGAGATAAATTTAAGAAAGGAGATATTATAGCTTCATATGATTGTTTTAAAAATGGTGTACCTTCATATGGTTATAATACATTTACAGGATTTATGTTATTTTTTGGTTTTAACCATGAAGATTCAATAGTTATTTCTGAATCTTTTGCCGATAAAGCTAAAGCAGTATTTACTGATAAAATTTATATTCCAATCTATGAATATACATTAATGAAAACAATGTATGATCATATTCCAAATTCTTTTACGTATTTTCCAAATATCGGCCAAAAAATTAAAGACGATGCAGTTTGTAGTTTATTAATACCTAAAGGAGCAGATAGTTATATTGGTAATGCTCAGGCAACCAAAAATAAAGTTCAACAAGCACTTAAAACGATGTCTATTTCACATTTATTAACATTAAATAGTCTTGAAGGTACTAAATTTTCAACCAATAAGATAAAATCTAAAGTTGAAAATGGTACAGTAACTGGAATAAGAATACATAGATTAAAACCAGATAGAGAAATAAATCTTATAGATACTAATCTTCATAATATAATAAAAGGTCTTTATAAAAAATATGCTTTATTCATAGTAGATGTTGTGCAAGATCTTGCTAGAAAAACAGTAGGTGATTATGCAACACATATATTGGATAAGTATTATAGATTTTCTCAAAAGAAAGGTTCAAGAGGAAATATCAAATTAGATGAAGTTTGTTATATTATGGAAATAGAAATTTCAAAACAAGAATCAACTTATTATGGTGATAAATTAGCAAATAGATATGCAAACAAAGGTGTAGTTAGTTTAATTCTTCCTGATGATTTAAGACCTATTGCCGTTGATTCAAACATTCCATTGGATTTAATTTTCAATCCTTTTGCAGTTTTCTCAAGAATGAATCTAGGTCAAATTCTAGAAGGAATTGTTGGTAAATCTGTAATGTATTGTGATAAACATATTAGAGAAACTCCGGAAAAAACAACTGAATTAATTAAGTGGTTAAATGATTCAGTTATTAGACATATAGATAAAGATTATTATAATAAAATTGAAAATGATATTATAAAGAATCTTGAAACTGATGATATATTTAAACATAATTTTATTAATAATGTTACTGAATCTAATTTATTTGTTGAAGCCCCATGTTTTGCAGAGATAAATATAAAAGATTTATTAAAAACATCAATACCTTATAGAGAAAATGTTTTATTAAAGAAACAACTTATTAAATATATGAAACAGAATCTTAAATTAGATATTGGATTATTAAATGAAGATTTTACTTTAAAGAATATATTTTGTGCTCCAATGTATATTCAAAAATTATATAAAATAGCTTCAAAAATTATGAATGCAAGAGATCTTGGAACTGTTAAAGCTATTACCCAACAACCATTAAAAGGTAGATCAAAGGGTGGTGGTTCTAAAATTGGTCAAATGGAAATTGAAAGTATGATAACTAACGGCACAGATCAGGCAATTAAAGAATTTTTATCCGTTAAGAGTGATTGGAAAGAAGGTAAACCAGATTTGATAAAACAACTCATAACATCTGGAGAATATCATCTTCCAGAAGATCGCGCCGTTAAAAGTAGAACAAAAGAAGTGGTAGATGTTCAATTACAATTTCTGAAAGAATAATAATATCGGCAAGATTTAGCAATAGATCTTGCCGATATCATAAGGAGTAACTATGCCGAGTGTTGCTGACATGATAAGAAAACAGAAAGAAATACACAATACAAATAATAATACTTTTAAAATGTTTCCAGTTGGAACAAAGGTTCAAATAATTACTTTAGGTCAAGATATGAATTTTTTCGATGGAACAGAAACAGGAATTATAATTAAAAATTCTGGAAGATATCTTGGAATAATGGTTAAATTTGATGAACCAAGACATTTTAAAGGTGGACACATTCAAAAAGAATTTAATTTTGAACCTAGTGATTTAATTATATTGGAAAAAATTAAAAATGAGACTAGAATATGCGCCATTTAAATAATCCACCAAGAGTAATAAAACATTGTAAAGTGCATGAACCCTTGGTTGAATGTATTTGTCCAACATGTGGAGCTATACATAAAGTATATATGTATTGGAGTGGAAGAGGTAGACCTAGAATATATTGTTTAAAACACAAATATTTAGTTGAAGTTGAGTTTCCAATGGAAACTTATACAGTTCATCTGTAAAGGAGGAAAATGAATCTATTACCTGAAAAACAAGAATTACAAAGTAATCCTCTTGAAATTGTAATTGGAGATTTTAGGAGAATTCAATATGATGATGCTATGATTAAATATTTTATAAATCTTTGTATTGAATATTTGTCCGCTCAAAATAATAATTACTTACAACTACATATGATAAACATAATGAAAATACCAGAGTATATGGGAATTAATGATAGTCATTATACTAAAGTTGTTGTTTATACAAAAGTTAAAGATACCAATGATGTTAAAATAATGTTTAGATTAATTTTACCAACTTTATTAAATGACTGTTTCTTTATATTAAATGGAAACTATTATGTACCAACATTATATATTATTGATAAACCCATAGTAATTAAAAAGAAATCAATTAAACTTACAAGTTTATTCAATTCAATATCAATGTATGATAAACTTGTTACATTTATCGGCATAAATATTCCAGCAGCACATTTTTTGAATGTTATTCTTCCAGATTCTGATTTGAATTTATTACAAATAAAACAAATCTTATCTACTAGATTAAATATTCCAATTAATAATACAACAACAACAGAACAAGATGTGTTAAATTATTTTCATAAAATGTTTGGTTGTGAACCAATTAGAAATGATATTTTAAATCATATGAAAAAATTATTCTTTGATGGATATACAAAACTACTTTATCAAAATTGTTATAATGTTAAAGAAGAAGAATTAACAATAGTAAAAGTTTTAGAGATAGCGGCAGAATTATGTTCTGTAACTACTGAAGAAACATTTATTGATTTAAAATATAAAAGATTAATATTTTTAGAAGCTTTATTACAACCATTATTTAAGCGTATTGGTCATTATGCAATAATGACAGCTAAAGGATATAAAGTTGATGAGATAGCAATGGATCTTATGGAAATAACAAAACATTTTCAAACAAACTTACACAATAAATTTATTTATGATAGTGTAAATGCGTATTCAGGAATGCTTCAACATAAAGTTAATATGATGAATCCTGGAAGTGAAAATGCTCCAAGTATTATAGCTAATTTACATGAAACCCATTTTCAGAGAATCTGTCCGATATCAATTAGTAATCAGAATCCAGGTGAAACAGTATTTGTTGTACCTACTACAAAAGTTGATCATTTCGGACAATTTATAGGAGTATAATGAGTACTAAATCAATATACCAAGATAAATTATTCGAATATGTTGAATATAAATATGGTAGACTAAAAAGATCTGGATACTGTTTTAAGTTACCATTTCTTGATTATGAATATTATTATGCAAATCAAAAAACTCTTAACAATTTACATAAGTTATCACATTTCTATAATATTTCATGGTCTGATGTTTATATATTTGAAAAAAGAAATAGAAAAACAAATAGAATTTTATATTGTATTTTAATTGAAGGTCGTAATCCAACAGGAGAAGTATATCATTATGATAGATATGAATGTGGAGTTCTTGCTGCTGGACAAACTAGATTATGGAAGCAAGGAAAGAAAATTGATTATGTAACTATGATATTTCGTAGAATTAAAAGAGAGTTATATGAACAACAATAAAATAGAAGAATATAAAAAAAGAATTATAATTCCAATAAATAGTTCATCTCCTATTAGTTTCTATACAAAAAATGGTACAGATTCAATTGCTGTTGGTTATGAAAGAATAGTGATTGGTGATAGAGGACCATATATCGAATTTGAAAGATTTAGAATAAAATTTGATAAAATTCATATACCAGACCATAAAATGTGGAAATTACAATTAAAATATATTGATGTTGTTGATTACTTTGAATGGAGAACTATAGTTGATGGTGTTAAAATTTATGAACAAAGAAAAACTGTTAATTATGCAGATTATTTAATCGGCAAATTTTATATTGATCCATGTGATTTATATTTAGAAAATAGAACAAGAGTTTTAGTTCCAAAAAGAGAAAAAAAGGAGAAATAAAATGATTACGTTAAAAGAATCAGAAATAAAAAAGTTTAAAGAACATGAACAAGAAAAATATTTAAAAGAAGTTGAAACTATTTGTAATGAAGATCCAGGAAATGAAAGCACTATAAATACTGAAAAATTTACAAAATTGATAGATATGGTGTTTTCAGCTGGATTTGATTCCGGTGTTAAAACAGCTTCTACTCTTTTGAAAGCTGCTGTTAAAACAATGTGTGGAACAGAAGAAAGTTAATAATGTCAAAAATAAAAATTTTACTCCCAAAAAGAACACCAAACATTGGTAATGATTTAGAAATTAATATTAATGAATGTTTAAAAGAAGAAAATTTTGATCCAGAAGATGTTAAAGGTATACAACTTAACTGGGATGAAAGTATGTGTACACCATATATATTTGTTATTGATAGAAATAATAATAGTTAAATCTGAAAGGGATAGAGAATTTGGTTCTTTGTCCCTTTTTATCAGAGGAGAAAAGGAGATATAAAATGTTTTATAGAGTTGAAGGAAACTATGGTGACTTTGATCAAAAAGGTTTATTTTGTCTCAAAAATAAATGGGATATTTATGTGCCACTTATTTCTTGGTTAGTAGGAAATGAATCGATGGGTCATTATAAAGTTTATGAAGTTGAAGGAGAAATTATTGAACTTTTTGAAAATTGTAATCTTGAAGTTTCTGTAACTAGAAATGGAACCAGTGAAATAATTTTTGTTGATGGAGCATATATAAAAGAAACTTCTAGAAGATTAATAGGTATGATTAAGACAACAATAAATTTTGAAAAACAACAATTAAGTTTAAAATATGAGGAAAAATGAAACTTTTTAAAATGAAACTTTTTATAGCTATTGAAGATGAAATTGAAGATAATGAAGTTGACAATTCTATTAAAGGTATAACTAATTATTTATTCGATGATGTTTTAAATTTAAATATATTTGAAGTTGGACATAGCATCGCACAAAAAATAATAATTGACTATCCAAATGTTAATAATGATGAAGAAGATGAAGACAAGTTTACTGAAGAATGTAAAAAATGGGTTGAAAAAGCAAGAGAAGAGATAAAGAGGTTAGAATGAGTAATATACAAATAAACTCTGTTGAAGAATTAGAAAAACATTTAGAACTTTGGTTAGCTGCTTATGAAAAAGGTGAACCACTTGTTCCAGATGATGAATATGATCATTATAAACGTTTACTAGTTCAACATAAACCTGAAAGTAAATTACTTCAGAAAATTGGTAATAAACCAAAACGTAATAAAGAAACCTTACCGTTTATATTGGGTTCTTTAAGTAATAAATTTGAAGATGATATCCAAGCTTGGTTAGATAAACATGATAATGGATTTGGATTTGTATTATCTCATAAATTAGATGGACTTGCTATTGAGTGTGAATACACTAACGATAAATTAATAAATGCTTGGTTAAGAGGTGATCATTATATTGGTGAAAATATTACAGCTAAAGCTCTTAAATTTATTCCAAATAGACTTAAAGCTTCTGGACCAACAAGTTATAGAACTGTACATTTTAAAGGAGAAATTCTTTTAAATTGTGAACCAGAAGATGTTAAAAAAGATGATGGAACACCATATAAAACTAAAAGAAATGCTGCAGCTGGAATAATCAATCGAGATGATGGAAAAAATCTTGATAAACTATATGTGATTTTTCATACTTGGGCAGATCCAGATGGTCCACGCTCAAATCGTGAACATGTAAGAATTGGAATTTTAGAAGATTTTACAAATTGTGTTAAAAATGAATTTGTTCAAAAAAAAGAAGATATTACATCAGTTGCAAAACGAATGATTGAAGAAAAAACTCAATATGATAAAGATGGAATTGTCATAACAGTTAATAATTCAGAAGTAGAAAATATTAAGATACCGGAAAAGAAGATTGCCTTTAAGTTTAATAAACAATCGGCAGAAACTGAAGTTGATCATATTGAATGGAATACTTCCAGAACTGGAGATGTTGTTCCTTTAGTTTATATTAAACCAGTAACATTAGGTGGAGCAACAATTAGTAAAACTGCTGGATTTAATGCAAAAAATATTATGGATAATAATATTGATACAGGAGCTATTATTAAAATTGTTAGATCTGGAGATGTAATTCCTTATATTGAAAATGTAATTACTCCAGCTAAACTTATAGAACTTCCAACGACTTGTCCATCATGTAATAATATTCTTAGATGGGATTCAACAAAAGTACATTTAATATGTGATAATATTAATTGTCCAGCTCAAGTTCAAAAGAAAATAGCTCACTTCTTTGAAGAATTAGGTTTAGAAAATTTCAGTGAAAAGATGTTGACATCTTTAAATTGTAACAGTGTTACAGAAGTTTTAAATTTGAAAAAAGAAGATATTTTAAAAATTGATGGTTGGGCTGAAAAATCTGCCGATGATTTCTTAAATAGATTGAAAGAAGTCATTACAAATATAACTCCACAAAAATTACTTGCTGCTCTTGGAGTTGAAAACCTTGGTACAAGTTCATCAAAATTGATATTAGAAAATATTTCATTTTTAGATTTATTAGACTCATTATATGATGATAAAAAATTAGCAAATGTAATAGTTACTTTAATTAATATTAAAGGATTAGGAGAAAAGAAAGTAAAATCAATCATAAGAGGATTAAGTCAGAATAAATTATTTCTTAGTCAATTTATGGATAATCATATAATATCAGTAAAACCAAAAACTGGTAAATTAACTGGAAAATCATTTTGCATTACTGGTGCTTTAAGTAGACCAAGAGATCAAATAGAAAAATGGATTGAATCTAATGGAGGTTCAATTTCCAGTATTTCAAGTTGTAGTTATTTAGTTTGTAATAGTCCAAGTGACTCAAGCAAATATAAAAAAGCTCAACAAAGAAATATACCAATAATTACAGAACTACAATTAAATTTAATGGTGACTAAAACATGACAAAAAAAGAAAGAAATATAGTTTATAAAGCTATAGAAAAGTTTGGAGATGATTTTTGGACAGAAACAGTTGAAGATAGTAATAATAAATATCTTTTTGATGATATTGAAAAATATGTTCTTCAAGCAGGATATAAATTACAACTTGTAAAAGTGAACGAAAAAGAAGCTGAAAAATTATTATCAGATATGAAAAATTAATAAATATCGGCAAGATCTAGAAATAGAATCTTGCCGATAAATTTTTATTTAAAGAGGTATATTATGGCATCAACAACAAAAGGTACTAAATTTAAATATGAAATAAATCTAATAAATCCATCAAATGATTATGTATATTCAGATGTTCATTATGTAGCATTCGTAAGAGCACCAATAATAAAACAAGCATCTTTTTGTGTTATACAAATAAATCTTCCATATTTAATTGTAAGAGAACAAATGGAAAATATATCTCAAAATATGTATAATGTTTGGAAAATGGAGATATATACAATTGATGAAAACAATAACAATAAAATAAATGTTATTTATAGTAAACAACTTGTTATGTTATCTATTCTTCCTTTAGAAAGAGAATACTTTCAATTTCTTAAACCAGAAACTGTTGTGAAAATTGTTTTAGCTAATCCTATTCTTTATTCATTAAGTACAGCTACTGGATTTAATAAAATTATGGAAGACGTAACTGCTTATAAAGCAATTAAACAATATGAAAGTTATCTTAAAGATACTTATGGACAATTTAAATTTAATCATGTTGGTACCTCTGAAAAATTGAATAATTTTTCATATGAACAAATATTTGTTCCTCCAACAATTGATACTCTTAATGTACCAAAATATATAATCAATACATTTAAACCATTTGATTCATATAATGCTTATTTTTTTGATGACTTTTATTTAACACCAGATTCTAGTGAAGCTATTACTGCCCATTTCTTAAATTTCTATAATATTAAAAATCATTTTAAACCAATGTCAATGGGTGAATATCCAGATTATGCTTTTTTAACTAGAAGATTTGGAAAAATAGAATTTACAGACCAATTTAGATCTTTAGATGTTCCAAATTCAACATCTACTTTTATAAATAAAGATATATCATTTGTATCTGATCAAAGTAATAATGCAACAACTCCACAAACTTCATTAAGCACTACTGAACTTGCACAAATTTATGGTAGAAAAGATAAAGTTCCAAAATATCAAACTGTACAAAACAAACAAAAAAATAAATCTGTTAGAGCAAAAGTTATACATACTCCAGATAATGCTACAAATGCTGCAAAAAGAATTCTAGTAGCACAAGAATTAATGTTTTATAGATTTGAATATTTCTGTTTTTATCAAACTGACAATTGCTTACCAGACTGGATGCAATTTGGTAAAATCTATGATATGGAATCAGATAATCGAGAAGCATTTTTATATACACCTATAAGTATTATTAATATTTTTCATAGAACTCAAGAAAAAGAAAAAGCGACATATTGTTATCATATGATGAAATATACTATGATAAAGTTAATGGATGATGATACTAAACCATCAGTTACAAGTGAAGAATCATCAGGATTAGGAAATATAACAGAAGGTTGGGAATAAGCTCCATTTTTATATTCAAATAGTTTATATAGAAATAATATAAAGTAGAAGGATAATTTTCTATTTTTATATAGAAATGTTACTCTTTAGATAAATAAAAGAATGGAGAAAATGGTGTGAAATATTATATTAAATACGCTTTAAAATATCAAATGATTCATCAAATTCTACATAGTTTTAAAAAGAAAAGAATCAATTTCTTTATTGATTTACAAAGTATTGCGAAGGGATTCTATAATAAACAAGTAGTTTTAGTTGAAATCGGCAGATATGCAACTGAAGGAAAAATAAGTGGAATTTTAATAGAAGAACTTCGAGAGTTTTTAAATACTTTGTATTTACAATTTAAGATATATGATCCATTTTTTATTCTATTCTATGATGATGGGGTTTGTCGTCAACAAACAGCAATTGATAGCACTTATAAACAAGGTTCAAAAATTGATCTTATTGTTGATCAAGATAATGTTGAATTATTTAAACAAATAAAGAAACATTATTTTAAAGAAATTGAAGAAAAATTTAATAAAAAAGATCTTTCAAAAGTATATTATCTTAAAGAGTATGAAGCAGATTTTATACCTTACTATTGTATTGTTAATAATTTCTATGATAGTTTTGATAGTGATATTTTAAACATTATCATTTCAGTAGATAAAGATCTATTACAGTGTTGTGAATTTGTAAATACTATTCAATGTATAACTTCTTTTGTTCCTACTCAAGAAGGAAGATTCCAAATTCAGTTTAATAATTACGATAGAGATAATGCAATAGAATATATACATAAGACTTTAAAAAGAGGTATATTATCGGCAAAATATATTCCCATGATTCTTGCAATAGCAGGAGATAAAGCAGATGAAATTACAGGAATTAAAAAAGGAATAGGACCAAAACATGCATTTGATTTAATTGTTGATTATTCTATTCCATATACTCTTGATGCATTAAGAATAGAATTGAATAATATGCCGGATGTTATTAAAGATAATTTTAAAAAACTCGAAAGAAATTTTAAAATGATATCTTTTGAAGAACAAATAAAAAGAATACCAAAACATGCATATTTTTAAATGGAGAATTAATGGATGAAATAAGTAAAAGAAAAGCAAAAATAAAAGCAATTACATTAGGTATAAATAAATCTAAAATAAAAACATCTATTATTATATCAATTAAAGTGCAATTTAAAAATGAAAATGAAGGTAATATATTCTTAGATTTTACACAAACTGAAACTAGATTATCAAAATTTTTAATTTTATTATTTAGTTTAACTAAAGCAAAAAGTCTTGATAAAATTATTAATAAGAATATACAAATTGGATATTATAATAGATATATTATATCGATTGGTAATAAGGAAGGTACTGAATGGATTGTTTTTGATGAATTCTTCAGTGGTGAATAATAAAATAAAAGGAGAATAAATGAAGATTGAGGAAATTAACGAAAATTTTAGGCAGTTTTTCAAACAATTAATCAATGATACTTTTAAGAAAAGAAACATTTGTGCTTTAACATTGGGGGTTCAAAGTGAACCACAATTCGAAGGTTTTATGAACGGCAAAGATTTTGGAATGAAACCACTACAGAGAATGGTTGAAGGTTTTGATTATGATATTCAATTGATTCTTGTAAAAAGAGATGACAAAGTAACTCCAAATGCAATAAGAGAACATAATAATGTATTTTTTAGTCAGTGTAAAACAATTTTAGTAAAAAATTTAACAAATCCTGATTTAGTAAGATCTTCATCAACTATAAAAACAGGAGCTTTAGCCGATATTTCAAACGAAATATTTGAAAATATTATGAAAGAATAATTTTATGAGAGGTAATTATTATGAATCAAGGTCAGAATTGGAATGATGTATTAGAATATTCAAAATTATTATTAGGTGTACCAGTAAATCTTTTAGAAATACCAGATGATGAGTTAATAGGATATTTAAGAAATCAAGTATTAACTCTATTTTCACAATATGCACCATTCACAAAATATGCTTATCTTACAGATGCTAATAGAGTTTCTGGTCCAGCTGGATCGCCGATATATCGGTATAGAATTCCAGTTGAACCAGGAACTTATATAGTAGATGTTTTAGCGGCATATCCAACAAAAGATATATCTATTGTTGATATGTATGGTGGAGCATTAATTAATGCTCAAGCAGCTATGGATTTAGTTATTGCAAATTCATATATTGATGCTGTTCGTTCCATGCAAACAAGAAATACATGGGAATTCGTTCCACCAGATACTATTCTATTCGATTTAGAAACTATGGCAAGTGTTGTTTTGTATCAAGTTCCACATACAGTTTTAAATACTATTAGACCTGATTTGTATCAGAGATGTTTTAAACCTTTATGTTTAGCTTTTACAAAATTATGGGTTTCATCAATGAGATCAAAATTTGAAAATTTATCAACACCTTTTGGTCCACTAAATTTAAATTTTGCAGAATTAAAAACAGAAGGACAAACTGAAAGAGAAGCAATAATTCAAATTCTAGAAACTATTCCACCAGATATTTTAATAGAAGTTAGTTAATAAAAAATAAGGAGATATAATGGCTCAACAGCAAGGACAATCAAATTTAACTTCAATATTTTCATATAGTTTACCTGGAAATCATCTTTTACAGATTTCATTGGTAAAACAAGCAACTGCAGACGATTCTTATAAGAAACAACATTTCTTCTTTATAACTCTAGCTCCTGGAGCACAAACTGCTGAAGGTGGTAGAACATTTAATTTTCAGAATAAAATTACTATGAAACAAGAAATTCATCAGATTTATGGATTAGCAAGTGGACTTATATCAAGTGCAAATAATGCTGAAGCAAATATTGGAAAATATTCAGCATATTCTGATGCTAGTAAATCAGCTTTTGGTGGAGCAGGAGCTGGTGGAAAATCATTAGGAGTTCAAAGAGCTGCTGATCAGAAAGGAAATGTAAATGTAGTTATGTATTTTAAAACTGGATCAAATCAACCTCTTGGATTTGGAATGAATCCACATATAGCTGTTGCTCTTGCTAGAATCTGTAATAAAATGGCAGATAAAGCTATGGACTTGGAAATGGAAAGAGTACAAGGTGCTGCATATGGAACAACAACTAACACAGCATTTGGAACTCCTCCAGGAAATCCTCCTGGAACTCCACCAACCGGTAATACACCAAGTAATGTTGTTAACAACTTTGCTGGTGCTTTTGAAAATGGATTTGCTGACGAAATACCACCATTTTAATAAAAATAAAAACGAAGATAGCTCATACTAATAATATGAGCTATCTTTTCTAATTTTGGAGAAAAATATGATAATGGTAGAATCAGATCAAATAATAGATGATGAAAAAAGAGATAAATTAATTTCTGAAGTGTTAAAAAATATAATACCAAATAAAGTTAAAGTAAAAATTTCAAGCAAAAAAGATAGACAAGCTCTATTTAATAACTTTGGAGAGAAAGCATTTTTAATACCCGAAAGATTGAAATTTCCAATCATAAATCCAAATACTGGTAAATATGAATGTTCACTTATATATGCGGCTCGAGTTAGAATTAAACAATATACTGGTATCAAACCAGAATATAAAGAAATTGCCGATAAAGCTGAAAAATTATATAATGATCTCGGCTGTAAAGGTAAACTTAAAATTCAGATTCTTGATAATGATGAACCACTTAAAGTTGAAATGTTAGATTTAATAGAATTCTTAATTTAAGAAAGGATTATAAAAATGTTAATAACAACTGAAAAAGAGTTTATGAAATATTTTGGAAAACCAAAAAGAAATAAAACTATTGAAAAAATATATAAATTTGTTGAAAAATATAATCAATATAAATTTATAATGATTGATAATAAATTAAAAATTATAAAAAAAGAGGCGCAATAAATGCTATTACAAATAGAAGATATAAATCATGAAATAGTATTAGAAAATAATATTAAATTAGCTCAGGGAGACATATTAGTTTGTAAATTAACTAAAACAGTAAATATGAAAATCTTTAATAATATAGCTGGATATATAAGTAAAACACTATCTGATTCAAATTCTAAAAAACTTATTCTTCCAGATTTTATAGATCTTAAAATTCTCAAAAGAGAGGCGTAAAATGAATGATTTAATAAAACAACAAATAATTAAATTATGGAAAAAGGTTGATCGGCAAGGTGTCGAAGATATGATTCGATGGTTAGAAACAACAGATTTCTTTATAGCTCCAGCAAGTAAGAAAAATCATTTAAATTATCCTGGAGGTCTTGCTGAACACAGCTTAAATGTTTATAATTGTTTAAAAACAAAATGTGAACAATATAAACCAGACTATTCAGAAGAAACAATAATAGTAACAGCATTAGCTCACGATTTTTGTAAAATTGATATTTATAAAATTGATGTTGAACCGATAACTCCAGCACAACTTCCATACTTAAGAGATATAAGTAAAGCTGACTGGAAAATATATGATGATATGATAAATAAAAAATTATTATCAAAAAGTTTGACAAGCGATTTAATTAAATTTTATAAAGGTGAAACTAAAGTTAAACCAGATCTAAATCGAGTTGATTATAAAATTGAAGATAATTTTCCTCTTGGTCATGGTGAAAAATCTTTATATATAATATCAAAATTTATTGAAATTACTAATTCATGTGCTCTTGCAATAAGGTGGCATATGGGAAATTATGATCCAGGATATGGTAAAAGTTTTGATGATGCAGTTAAACAATGTATGCTTGTAACATTATTAATAACTTCTGATTTTGAAGCAACTAATATTTTGGAGAAGAGAAAATGAAAATAGAAGAATGGAAAAAATTAAATAATTTAAAAACAGAAAAAGACATACAACAATATTTTAGAAATAATATGTTGCAAAATAAAATTCCAGTAGCTTTATATAGTTGTATTTGTTGTGGTGAAATTCTAGAAAATAGTTTACATAAATGTCCAATTTGCAATATTTTAGAGAAGGATAAATAAAATGTATACTTTTCTATTTAATGATCAAGTAATTTATGAAAAAGATGAACCACTTTTATATCCAATTTTTATAGTCGCAGCAGATAAGAGTTTAATTAGAGTGTTAATAGGAAAACCTATGGATAATAATAAAGTTGATTATAAAATTGCAGAAGATTTTGGATTTGGAATTTATGTAGAAACAAAAGATTATGTAAAAATAAATCATAATAATCCATATATATTATTTCATGATATAGATGCTATAGAAGAAGATAAAGATAAAATGGTGATTTGGATTGATCAAATGTGGTCACTTGAAAAAAATGATGATTGTCATCATATCCATGTTAAAAAAACAAATGAAGATACAAATTTTATTGCAGCACAAGAATGTTATAGTAACTAAGAAGGAGTAAAAAATGAAAACAATTCTACTACAACTAACTGATATTTTTGGTGATATAATTTCAGAAGATAATATATTGATTGAAGAAGGAGATGCATTAATTTGTCAAATTCATAGAGAGATGACAGAAATGACACCCCAAAATATTGAATTGATTCAAAGAGCAATTAGAAATGTATTATCGGGAGCAGCAAATAATTTAATTGTTCCAGATTATGTGAGTTTTAAAATTCTGAAAAAGAAAATAGTGGAGAGTTAAAAATGTTTGAATACATACACACAACAGGAGATATAATAGAACCAAATCAATTGAAATTAATTGATCAACATGTAAACAATTATTTATTCAGTTTAATTAAAGGATTGAGACAGGGTAATTTTGGATTTGATACTCTTCATAGAGTTACCGAAGAAATTAAATTATATCGGCAAGTTCTGGATGGTGGTCGTAAATTCTTTGTAGATAGTGGTGGATATTCAATTATAGCAGGAGATGTATCTCCAAGAGATGTTGCAAAATTTACAGAATGTTATAATATGTTTTTAGAAAAAGATGCTCCAGATAATTGTGATTATATCTTTAGTTTAGATATACCAATATTTCTAAAGTATCCAGAAAACAATAACATTAAAACAATCTATGAATCAAATTCAAGATCAATTTCAGAATCAGTAAAAGTTTTAAATAAAAATCCTGAACTGTGGAATAAATTCATTTTCGTTTGGCAGTTTAAACTCTTAAAACAATATAATATTTGGAAAAGAGTTTATGAAGAAAATCTTGCCGATAATATGAATTTAAAGAACTTTGCTGTGGGTGGACTTGTTTCTCTTAGAGGAATAACAGGAATTAAATTCAGTCCTTTCATAGCTATGGCTTATAAAATTCTTAAAACAATCTATGATAAAAATTTAGATTATAAAAGTATTATACACATCTTAGGTGTATATGGTCTTCATGATCGTATAATTATGTCCTTTATGCATAAACTGTTTAATAGAATTTATTTAAAAGATAGAATGTGTAAAGCTCAAATTACTTATGATACTGTAAATTATTCACTTAGTGGTTTGTATAAATTAAAAGAACAAATTATGTTTATTCCTATAGATAATGGATATATTTGTGATTATGCTCACAATGTAATTGATTTTATGCATATAGTTATTGAGGATGAAAAAGTTTTAGAAACAGTTATTAGAGATTTAAATCATGTTAAGAATGGTAAGAACGTAGAAGAAACTAGAATGGCGAGTTTATTAAATGTTATTACACAAACAACAATAGATAAAATTATTGATGAAGAAATTGAAAAAAATAATATATTAGATATGTTTATTGAAACTAATAATTTTAATAGTTTCAAAAATAAGATCATGCCGATATTAAAAAAGTTAGAAATTAAATTTCCTTTAATATTTGGTAATAGAACTAAAAAGAATCTCATCAACTTTCAATATTGTTTCGCATTTAATCAATGGTGGAACAATGGAAGACATGAAGCTGAACTAGAAAAATTAGTTGAGAAGTTTATATCCTTAATAGGTTTCCCTTTCGATTTACAGGAGTAATTAAACATTGGGAATGTAGCTTAAATGGCTGAAGCACTGGATCGATAATCCAGAGACTGTTGGTTCAATTCCATCCATTCCCATTTTTACAAAGGAGGAATAAATGGTAACTGAAGAAACAATAAAAAATATAGTAAATGATATTATTGAAGATATTTGTGATCGTAAAGGTCTAGGAAATGAATGGGAAAATATTGATGAAGATATTCAAGAAGAAATAAAAGAAAAATGGTTTAAAATTGTGGATAAAAATCTATGAATATTAATAATTTATCAGAAAAAGAAATTGAACAAATAGATGATAATAATTTTATCGTTATCTGTGATGAAAGAAATAATTCAGAACAAGATATTAAAGAAAAAAAGATGAATGCAGATATATTCATAACACCTATAATAGGAATAAACTATGTAAATCAAATAAAAAATGATTATATCACAAATTCAATTTGTGCTATTATTACTGGTGGCACACTAGAAGATGTAAAAAGAGTAGTTGGAGAATTTAAATCAGAAGAAAATTGGTACTCAGATTATTTATTATTACCAATTGAAATCGCTAAAGAATATGGTTTTTTAGAAATTAAAAAATATCTTATAGAAATATACAAATTAACTTACGGATTAGAATGTTTAGAAGATTGTGCAAGAGGATTTAATCCTAGTGAAGAAAAGATGTTAAAACATTTTGAAGAATTAGAAAAGAATGAGGAGTAAATTATGACTAGATGGGGAATAGGAATTAATAATTTTTGGTTTACCGGCAGTGTTATATTAGAAGAGGCACCTTGGTATATATTTATAATCGAATCTTGTATATCCTGGATTTGTCATTTTATACCACCAATTCCTCTTCCAAAAATCAAAATCAAAATAGATGGAGAAGTAACTAATTTATATGATTATTATGGTACAACTGCAGATTTATTTCATGTATTTGTTTGTGATCCAATTCAACAATGGTGTTTTAGAAAAATTAAAAATGATTGGATACATTTTCCATATTTTCTATTAGAACAAAAATTTCCAGAAAAATTTAAAGATGATCATACATTTACTGAAGAAGAAGTTGCCGATAATAAAATTAGATCTAAAATTATTTGTGATGAATTTGAATTAGCTTATAAAGATTTAAAACTATTATCACAAGTAGTATATAATGAGAGGATAAAATCATGAGAGATTCTTGTCCTATGAATGAAGCTAGACATAAAGTATTAATGGATATTGATAAAGAGGAAAGGATTGAGGGAGAGAAAGTAAAAAATATTACAATTGATGATATGTTTAAAACATTTGATATAATTTATGAACATTATGATGTAATTAAAGATGCTCGAAAGAGAGCTTCTGAAATTGTAGATTAATTAGTTTCATATAGAAATAATATAGAGAAGGATAAATATTTCCTTCTCTATTTCTTATTTTGAAGGAGTTAAAAATGTATGAAGAAGAATATGAAGATGAACAGATAGGTTTTTTTGGATGTAGTTGTGATCATGATCCTGATGATCATGGTTGGCAAGGTTGTAATATAGAAGGTTGTGATTGTGAAGGTTGTTGGGAAGAATAGGAGAAAAAATGAAAATACCTTTTGAGGATGTTGAAAAGTTAGAAAAAATATCATATCAATTAAATCATATTCCAAAAGAAAAAGAAAATGAGATTATAAAAGATATGAAATGGCTTATTGAAAAACTACATGATGCGTGGATTAAATTGGAGGACAAATGAACAAAGTAATATGTGGAACATTTAATAAAGTTTATGATCAAATGGAAATAGGTGATTTTATTACTAATGGTGGGTGTTGTATTATTAGATGTAAACAATCTCCAACTATGTCAAATAAAGAAGATATTAAAAAACATTTTAAAAGGGTGGGTATCTCACTTCGAGATAAAAGTTTTGTTATAATGACCCATAAAAAAATTCTTGAATCAATTAAAAATAGTAATTTGGATAAAATATGAAAAATCAAATATATTTAGCTATTGATTATGGATCAGAAGGATGGCGTTTAGAAGCTGTTGAAACAGCAGAAGAAGCTTTTAAAAAGATTAAAAATGGTGATACATATGGACAAAAATGGAAAATTTTAAAGGAACTATCAGTTACATTAATGTGTGATGATAATGGAGAAATTAAATGATATGGAAAGCTGGAAAAACTCATAAATCAAAAAAAGAATATTATACTCACTGGCATAAGTGGTTTGCTTGGTATCCTATTACAATATTTGAAAGAAATGGAAGAAAAGTTAAATTATGGTTACAATATGTACAAAGAAAAGGAACACCTCAACTAGTTGCTAGTCCATTTTGTTATCAAGATTATTTTGATTATAAATGGGAGTATATAATAATTTAAAAAGGAGAACAATGGAAAAACATAAAATTCTACAAGATTACTTTGGATTTAATAGTTTCAGATCCGGACAGGAAGAAGTTATAAATGCAACATTTGATAGAGAAAATCATAAAGGAATTTTAGCTGTATTTCCAACTGCTAGCGGCAAGAGCTTAATGTATCAACTTCCTTCACTTTTAATGGATGGTCTAACAATAGTTATATCTCCATTGATTAGTTTAATGAAAGATCAAGTTGATGCTTTAAAATCAAAAGGAATATCGGCAGATTTCTATAATTCAAGTATGACTGATAAAGAAAAAGATAATATTAGTTTTAAATTAATGAATCAACAATTAAAACTTTTATACGTAGCACCAGAAAGATTTGGTGATAAAATTTTTATTGATGAATTGAAAACATATAATAAAATTAGTTTATTTGCCGTTGACGAATCACATTGTATTAGTACACAAGGTCATGATTTTAGACCTTCATATAGATTATTAAAAGACGCTATTAAATTTCTAAACCCCAATCAAGTTATAGCATTAACTGCAACAGCTACAAAAAGAGTTCAAGCCGATATTTGTACACAATTAAACATTACAAATGCTACAAAATTTGTTAAAGGATTTTATCGACCTGATCTTAAAATAACTGTTAAAAGATGTACAAGTGATTCAAAAATGGACCATATTAAAAGAAAAGTTTCAATACTAAAACAATCAGGAATAACAACTGGAATTATATATACTCCAACTAAAAAATTAGCTGAAAGTATATGTAAAGAGTTACAAAAAGATAAAATACAATCAGTATTTTATCATGCTGGTTTAACAAGTACTGAAAGAGATACCATTCAAAATAACTGGTTCGCAACTGGTGGAATAATTGTAGCTACTATTGCTTTTGGTATGGGTATTGATAAATCAGATGTTAGATTTGTTATGCATGCTGGACTTCCAAGTAGTCTTGAGAATTATTATCAAGAAATTGGTAGAGCTTCTAGAGATGGAAAAGGTGCAGAATGTATAATTTTTACTGACGCTGAAAAAGATACCAATTTACAAAAATTCTTAATCAATATGTCCTATCCACCTATTCAAGATATTTTAAATTTCTGGAACTGGTGTAAAGAAACTGCCGATGAAAATAATATAATTTCAAAAACTCAAAAAGAAATGGGTAAAGATTGTGGTTATTTTATGAAAGAATTTTATGTTAATGGATGTGTGGCTCAACTCAGGGGAAACAAATTTATTGAAACCCTTGCCAATGGCAAATATTTAATTAACAAAGATTTAAATTTTTATCTAAGTTTTGATTCCACTTCTCTTGAACAAAAAAGATCAGCTAGAATTGCAACTCTCTATGAAATGGTTGATTTCATTTCAGATGATAAAAGTTGTAGAATGTTAAAGATTCTTGATTATTTTGATGATTATTCGAGAACAGAAACTTGTGGAAGATGTGATACATGTCTTCAGAAAATGTTAAAACATAGACCAGTTTAAGGAGCTAAAAATGAAATCAGTTTTACAAGACTGGTTATTTAACTTGTCTTGGATGCAACAAACTGTAGTTATTACAGCTATTCGTGGTTGTGATGGTACTCGAAAAAACGATCCAACAAAAGGAATAGTAAGAGAATTAAGAAAAACCATTCTTCATGATGCAGGTGGAGAAGGAAGTTCTTATATGAATGTAAATAATTTAACTAATGATATGCAGAATTTTTATGAAGATATTGATAGTTATCCATTACATTTTGTAACTCATTTAATACACTCAGCTGAAATTATAGGATATAAACATCCTGATGAACAAGTAAGATTATTATGGGGTGGATTTTATGAAGATGTGTGTCACACTATTCATTTAAATCCAGAAACAGAAATACAATTAGATGATCGACTTAAAGATAACAGAGATGAAAGTATTCATGGTAATAAATATAAAACAATAAAAAATTGGTGGTCTACATATATTAATAAAAAAGAACAACTTATTAAACAAGAATTAAAAAGTAAATCAGAACCAGTTGTTTATGAAACTGGTAGAAATGGAAGTTAAAATGTCAGATAAAGTAAAAGAGCTTTTTAATGAAATTATTAAAAATAATTTAATTGATGATAGAAGTGAATGGGATACAGAAGATTTTAAACTTGCTTATCCTGATTTTACTGAAGATGATATAATAGAAATTCAACTTTTAATATCTGATGAATACTATAAGTAAAGGAGGAAATCAATGTGTGACTGTTATTATCATAAATGTAAAGAATGTGATGCAAAGTTACCAGTTCATCTTGGTGATTATGATACACAAAGAGATGAAATTGAAGTGTTTTGTGAAGATCATATTCCAGAACATGATGTAAGAGCATTTACAGTTACAGGAGTTTTTGAAGATGAAGAAAATAATTATTTCGAAAATGATAAAACTTATGTTGGTTGGAAAATGGCAATGAGATCTTTAACTGAAAATGCTATTTATAATGAAGAAGGAAATCATCCTAACTTAGCATCAAAAATAGAAATAGAAAAGAGGGAATAAAAATGAAATGTCCAAGTTGTGAACAAGAAATAGATGAAATTCATATTAGAGCAGATGATATAACAATTTATGGATCTTTATCATTAGATGAAAATTGATGAACCAAATATAAAATCAATAAACGATTCTTTAGGAAGATTGTTGTAAACGATTAATATTCTCTGGATTTAAACAACTATTTCATTTACATTTGAGTGGTTGTAATAATGAAATTTTAACATTTACAAGATAAAGGAGAAATAACTGTGGAAATGAAAGTTGAAACTAAATTTATTATCGAATTAAATAGACAAGAAATTAAATATTTATTAGAGTTTCTTGAGAATAAAACTAAAGAAGATTTTAAAAATTTAGGAATAAAATCTGAAGATGGAATAAATTTTCTAATTTCTTTATTCACTAAGTTAAATAATGAAAGTTGGAAAGGAGAATAAATGAGAATGAGAACTATCCCATGTTGGGAGTTGAATGAACAAGAAAAGAAATTATTAATCATTATTAATCATATGTGGCAGTGTTTACCTTATGAAGTAAAATATGAAACTTTTAATTTGATATTTCCAGTAAATGAAAATGTAGATAAATTAAGAGATCTTGAAGTTATATATCCAGAAATTGGAATTGCTAGATATGATACAGATCAAGAAGGATTTACTATTATTAGTTTAATGGCATCAATGACTGATGTTGTGTTTGGTAAAAGATTGGGAGTGTTTAGAAGAGATGATGATGGTAATAATTTTACTATTCTTGGATTTGCTTTAACAGTTCCAGAAGAAAAAGAAAAATTAGATTTCACAATTGAAACTGATAAAACTATAATGAATAAGGAGAATGTATGAGTGGAATAGTAACACAGTTATGTACAACGGTCCAAGGTGAAGGACCATCAGCAGGAGAACCGTGTTTGTTAATTAGATTAGGAAATTGTAATTTGAATTGTGAATGGTGTGATACTAAATGGACCAATAATTTAAAATTAAATGATGTTCCAAATATAGAATCTATATATTCTTTGCCGATAAAAATTGATAATGATGACCAAATGAAATTATTTATGGAAGCTTGTTCAATTCATATTAAAGAATATAATATAAGCAGAGTTCTTATTACTGGTGGTGAACCATTTTTAAATAAAATATTTCTGAAGAAATTATTAGTTTCTTTACGTGAAAGTTTAGATATTAGAGTTGCTGAAATTGAAACTAATGGAACTTTGTTGGATGATGCATTTTTTGCTATAGATTTTCCACCAGTTAATATTCAATTAAATATTTCACCAAAGCTTAATCCAGACTACTATCCATCTATTATAGTTAAAGGTGTTGAATATATTATAGAAATGTTTAAACTTAAAAATGTATTATTGAATCAGTTATTGAGTGTTTATCCATTTTCATTATCGGCAAATTATAAATTTGTATACAGTAAAGATACAGAAAAAGATATTACTAAATTCATTGAAGATGTTAATCCTCAAGTACCAATATCTATTATGCCTTTAACTCCAGACTATTTAACTTATGCTGATGAATTTACATTCATACAGGATTTTAGAGATTCATGTTATGATTCAGTAGATTATTGTTTAAGAACTGGATATTTATTCAGTCCAAGAATGCATGTATTTGTATTCAATAATTTCAGTCATAGAAATGAGTTCGAGGATGTTAAAAAGGAGAAATAATTTATAAAAATATCGGCAAGATTTAGAAATAGATCTTGCCGATAACTTACCTTAAGGAGGAATAATGAAATTTAGAATGGTAGCTGATGTTATCTTTGAAGCAAATAATATGGAAGATGCCTATGATACGTTAGCTAATCATTTCATAGCATTATTCTTCGGAAGTGACTCAGATCTTGTCAAAACTGGTGAAATAGAAGTGAAACAACTTGAAACTAATGCAGAAATAGAATATTCAGCACAAAAACTACAAGACAAAATTGTTGATTTAAGTATACAAAGAGCAAGAGAACAAAATGGGGAAAAATAATGACACACATAATATATCAACCTAGACAAACAGGAAAAACAACAAAATTAGTTAAACGAGCAGCAAAAGTTAATGGACAAATTATTTGTTCAACTGAAACAAGTAAACGAAATATTTTAGAACTTGCAAAAAAATTAAATTTAAATATTCATAAACCAATTACAATTGGAGAATTTATGACACATAGAGATACAACATCTTATAACAAACCATTATTAATAGATAGCGCTGAATATATATTATCATATATTTTCAGAGAAAAAATTGATGCAATTACTATTGATGCTCCAGATACTATACTTAAAGAAGAAGAGGGACATTATGTCTAAATGCCCACACTGTAAAAAAGAGATAAATTATTTAAAATTTGAAAGAGATGTAAAACAATGGGGAGTTATTAAAGCTGATAAAGATGGAGATTTAGAATATTTAACAGATCAACCAGATGATGAAATTACAAGTGATTATTTCTGTCCAAGTTGTAATACTGCTATTGAATGTGATCCAGAAGAATTTTTAAAAGAAATAAATGATGATTTTCAGTCTCATAAAAATGAACTTATAAAAGCGCTTAACGATAGTAAAAATATTTTTGATGAAACTTGTAGAGATATTCTTGATGAAACAATAGAAAGTGTTAAAAAATCTATTAATAAAGAAGATATTGGCAAAGCTCTTAAACATCTTGACGATGTGGTAAATTTTAGACTTGCTTTAATGCAAAAAATAAAAATGAGTTTAGTTAAAGATAAAATTTTAAAAGGAAAAGAAAATGATAACAAATCATGACTTTAGATATCCTGAAACTTTAAGATTAGAATTTGATGAACCTGTTGGAATATTTAGTTATGGATTTGAAACAGAAACAGAATTAAGAAGATTTTATGATGAAGTAGAACCAGATTATTCATTTGACTTATTAGTAAAATATAATCATCTTGATTACCAAATTTTTAAAATTTTTAAAGAATTTCTTGAAAAATATAGAAAAGATACTTCCCAAGATTTTAATTTAGATTGGAGAGATGAATTAGAAATAGAAATTCATAATATTGATCAAGATAAATTTGATGATAGTGTAATTCAAGATATTAATTTTAAATTAAAAGAACTTGTTGGAGGATAAAATGTTAACAGAATCAAAGTCATTTTATCATAAAGGTGATAATTGTTTAGCTGTATGTGACTTAACACAAATTTACAATGATCTTTTAAAAGAACATGGAATTAAACATAAAAATCAAACTTGGTATTATTTTAACAGATTGAATGTTCCAGTTAGATTGCGTCAACAAGGAATTGCAAAAAAATTATTACAAGAAATGATTGAATGGGCAGATTCAATAAAAGCTAACATTCTATTAGATATAAATCCTTATGGAGATTTATCTTATGAACAGTTGGAAGTTTTGTATCAGAAATTTGGATTTCAGAAGTTAGAAAAATGTTATGTGAGATACTTTAAAGAACAGGGAGAGAAATGAAAAGAATAATACCAAAAGGAAGTTCTAAAGCAAAAACTATTGCATTAATTAATAGTCAAGCAAAATTTCAAATTGAATATCAGCCACGATATTTTCGAATTTTTATGAATGAAAATCTTGGTATTCCAATGAATCAATATGTTGATTTTTATGTAGATATTATTAGATTAGATCAAAAAATTAAAAAATTTATACATATTATATATCCAGGTGATCTTGATTTTGGTCGAAGACTTTGTCCACATGAAAAACATAAAGAACAATTAGAATTTAGAGAACAAGAAAAAGCAATTTTAAGTGTTGATCTAAAAGAATTTAATAATTATATTAATATAAATAAATTAGTTGGAAAAAATGATAAAGAAAATCAAACATATAAATTTGATGCTTATATAACCTTATATATTGAAAGATTAGGTAAAGAAATTCTTACAAAAACAAGATCAGGAATTGCAATAGATATTACACAATATTATCAAAATTATAAAAGAAAAAATCCAATTATAACAAATCAGACTAACTAGCCAATAGTCTTATAAGAGCTTCCGTGGAATGGCGAGGAAGCTCTATTAAATTATAAAATACATTAATTTGATAATCTCTATTTATATATAGAAATAATATTTTTAGTAAGATGAAGTTAGAAATCTCCTCGGTGGAGATTTCAGTCGATATTTCATATTACAGGAGAAAAATCGGACGAGGTCAAACGACTAGCGACTCCGGTTTTCTCCGATTTAAATTTCCAAGGAAATTCAGACGACCGGAAGGGTTGAGAGAAATCTCTGAAGTCTGAAAAATACTTGGTTGAACTATCGCCATAGGGACAAGTTCGTAAAATTAGAAAGAAGTCCTAGCAATAGGATGAGAGGGCTCTATGGGAACTATTGGAGACTGAGGAACTCTAATAAGAGCGACAGTTAATGTCGTAAAGACCTTCCCCCTTACGGGGGTTTTTTATTTTTAAGTTTTTCATATAGAAATTAATATAATGTCCGCGCCATCGGCAGCCCCCGTTAAACGGACTGGCTAGCCACGAGCGCCTAATACTGGTAGATACGCAAAAACAACGCGTCGACTTGGCGAAAGATAGTGGGCGCGCCTCTACCAGTAAATAATGAAAGCTCCTATAGAAATAGGAGCACGATAGTAGTAAAAGGGACAGAGAAACCGGATCTCTGTCCCAACTTTTTGTTTTTAGGAGAAAATATGAAATTTTTTAAAAAATTATTTTATAAAGAAATTGAATGTTATGGTTGTGGTGTTAAAAAAGAAGTTTTTAGATTTAATAGTCAAAAATCTTGGTATTGTGAATGGTGTGCAGAACATGATCAAATAATGAAGGAGATAAATGATAATGACACAAATCGAAATGTTACAAAAGATGTTTGATAAGCAGGAAGAACTTAGTGTTCACACTAATGGTGAAAATTGGAAGGAAAGAGATATTCCTTGGTATCGTGCTGTGTGGACAGAATGTGCTGAAATGATTGAACACACCGATTGGAAATGGTGGAAAAAAGGAGAAGTTAATTTAGAACAACTTCAACTGGAACTTGTTGATATTTGGCATTTTATAATGAGTGATTTGTTAAAAGAAAATAAAGATCTTAAACAAGTTTTTGATTTTGTAATTAATAGTTTTAGAGTATTAAATGATCAAGAAGATAATAAACAATCAGTTCAGGAATGTATTGAAAGTTTAGCTTTTGCCGCTCTAAAACAATCTTCTATGCTTAGATATTTCATGATGTTGTGTTATAAAGTTGAAATATTCTCTTTAGAACAATTGTATAAATTGTATATCGGCAAAAATATTCTTAATGGATTTCGGCAAAATCATGGATATAAAAAAGGAACATATATCAAAAATTGGAATGGTGAAGAAGATAATGATTATATGATGTTACTTTTAAAAGATATGAATGTTGATGATATCGATACTGAACTTTATAAAAAATTAGAAGAATATTATATAGGTCAAATTAGTAATTAATAAAATTGGGAGAGGTTAATTATGAAACTTAAATTATTAGATATTGATGAATTCATAACAAAAAACAAACTAAAAGAAGTAACAACTGTTCGTCTTTATGAAAAAGTTGGAAAAACTGATCCTAATGGATTATTTTCAGAAGAGATTTTTGGAAGATTCGGAAGTGCAGAACGTAGAAAAACTTTTGCATATGTTAATTTGAAAACAAAATTAATACATCCTGAAGCTTATTCAATTGTATCTGGATTAGATACAAACATATCTAAACTTTTACAGAATAAAGGGAAATATAGTTTATCAGCAACAGGAGAAGTTATTGAAGATGCAAGTGGAAATTCAGGTATAGGTTATTTAGTATCAATTTTTGATAAAATTAATTTAGATAAATATAAAAAGAATAAACCAGAAAATGTGAAGTTTATTAAAGAAAATAAAAATAAAATCTTTATTGATAAATTTATACTTTTACCAGCTGGAATTAGAGATCTTGCCGTTAGTAAAACATCTGGACAAACTATTGTTAACTTTTCAGATTTGTCAGAATTTTATGGCTCTCTAATAAGAAATATTAAGTATTTCGCTCCAGAATTACCAGATGATATTAAAGTCCCAATTATGGAACAAATTCAACATACTTTATTAGATACAAATAACTGGATTAAAAGTAGAATGAAAGGAAAATCTGGATTAATCAGAGGTGGATTATTAAGAAAAACTACTGATTATTCGGCAAGATTAGTTATTACAACAGATCACACTCTTAAACTTGGAACAGTTGGATTGCCTTGGCAAGTAGTTTTAAAATTATATGAACCATTTGCAATTAATTATATCTTAAAAAAAGATAGTAGTGCTCTTGGAATAATCCAACAATTTCTGAAATCAGAAGTTCCACCAGATGTAAATGATCTTAAGAGATTATTTGCAAGTTTAATAAGTAAACCAAATATAGTATCAGAACAACTTAAACAATATTTCATTCATGTAGCAGAAGAAATTGTTGATGGAAAAGTTGTGATCTATAAACGTGATCCCGTTAATCTATTAAGCGGCTTATATCAGTAATGATATTCGAATAACCTCGTGAATTCGGTGAAACTCCTAGAAATAGGACAATACCGAGCCAAGCTTTTAATATAGCTGCGAACTATATTAACTGAAGGTGTAACGACTATCCCGAAAGGGAGTACGTCCAAGCGGACGGAAGCGCGAGGCATCCTATTATTTAGTAATTAAGATTCTTATATAGAAATTATTAAATTAGACTATATCATCATTTAATAATTTCTAGGAGGAATAATAAAATTATGAAAACAAGAATTTGTAGAGGTAAATGTGGACAAGAAAAAGATATTATTGAATTTCCAGCATATAAAACAAAAAACGGTACAATAAAATATAAATATTATTGTAAACCTTGTGATTATCTGAATGTAAAAGAATATCGAAAAAATCATCCTGATAAACATAAAGCTCAAACTGACCGATATTATGAAAAACACAAAGATGAAAGAGTTGAATATCATAAAAATTACTGTTTAGAACATCAGGATGAACGAAAAGCTCATTGGGAAGAAAATAAAAACGAACTTTTAGCTAAACAAAAAACTTATTATAAAGAACATCCAGAGAAAAAAAGAGAACAAGATAGAAAATATTTTGAAAATAATAAAGATAAAATAATGGAAAAGAAAAAAGAATACATCAAAAATAAATACAAAACAGATCCTTCTTTTAGATTAAGAAAACTTGTAAGTAGAGCTATTTGGGGAATATTAAAAGGTAAAAAAGAAGGAAAAAGTTGGTTAAAATTTGTTGGATATAATCTTACTGATCTTATGAAACATCTTGAAAAACAGTTTGATGATAAAATGAATTGGAATAATTATGGTAATTATTGGGTTATTGATCATATTGTTCCAATAATAGCTTTTAATATCAAATCGTTTGAAGATTCAAATTTTGAAAAATGTTGGTCATTAAAAAATCTTAGACCATTATCAAAAACTGAAAATGAATCAAAAAATGATGAAATAAATGAAAAATGGAATAATATTAAATTATTTGAACAATTTTTAGGAAAATAATAGGATGATGATATAGTCTGATCCCATAGGTAACTATGGGTTCTTCTTTTATTTATTTTAAAAGAAGAAGTCTAAGAGTCGCGATCTTAGATTAACACAAATGAAATAGTAGAGACAATTGGTTAGCTGGAGATGTAAGAGTTGATAAGACTGGAGTAAGTATGAGACTTAGTCCATTCGATTTACCAAGATTGGGGGCGGATCATGATGGAGATCAAGCTGCTGTATTATCACTTTTCACAAAAGAAGCTCAAAATGAAGCAAGAACAAAAATGCATCCACGTCATGCTGAATCAATTTGGACAAAAGTAACTTCAGCAAATGAATGTCCTTATGAAATAACACTTGATGCAGCAACAGCAATTTATGCCGCTACAAAACAATAAAGGTATAGTATATGAAAATTATAGATGGTCGAACAGAAGAAGGCAGAAAAGAAATAGAAACGAGAAGACAATTTGAAAAATTTGTTTGTATGGTTCCATTTTATGATTCTAATTTAAATAAACCTGGAGATTTTACAAAAAGATATGGAAAGAATTTTGAACAGTTAAAAAATTTAAAACCAAATCATACAAATCATAGATTTCCATAGGAGTTAATTATGAAGAAAAGTTTACTTGAAAGTTTAGGCTCTTTAGGTTCAGGAGCAAATATAAATACATATTTTCAAAATATAGCTCAACAACCAGCTCCATTACAACAGGCTACACCAATTCCACAACCACAAAGTCAAACTATGTGGGAACCTAGTTCTGCAACTGTTGGAGTTCAACTTAAAAATTCTTCACAACTACATGGTTGGCAAAGACAAATAGTTGATGAACTTAGTCAACCAAATCATGATGTTTTTATTATGACTGAATCACCTGGAGGAGGAAAAACTCTTCCTGTTATAGTTTATTGGGCTGAAAAATTATTAGGAATTAATGTAACTTTAGATCCACCAAATCCTAATGATCCAGGTGATATACATCGTGCTCAAGTAACTTTAGATAATCTTAAAAAAATTATTGAGCATCCAGAAAATTTACCACAAATAATGTGGTTTAGTCCAATTAGAGCTTTAACTGATCAAACTGTTAAAGATGAATTTATTACAAATTTTGTTTCTTTTATATTACAATATATAAATTATTTTCAATATCAAAATCGAAATCTATTTTTACCAAATCAACAAAATCAAAATATGTACAGATTGGTTAATAATAATCTTAATCAAACTGTTATGAATATGGCAACACAACAATCGTTGAAAGAAAGATTAAATTATATATATAATAATTTAACAAATCTTAGTAATACATTATTATATCAAAATTTACCGGCAGAACAAATTACACAAATTGAAGAAAATATTTCAAATTTAAGTACTGAATATTTTGAAAATGTTACAAAAGCTGTTAAAGAATTTGTTACTACTCAACTTGTTGGAATTAAATATGCTGATGGAGATACAATAGAAAATCATCAAAAAGGTGGGACAATAAAACCAGTTATTATAACTGTTTATGAATCATCACCAGGATTTATTGATAGAATGAAAAATTTAAAATTGATGGTCTTTGATGAAATTCAAAAAGCAGAATTAACAGCAGATGGTATAGAAAATGTAGATAAAAGAGCTAAACAAATATCATCTGCAATAGATTATACATTATCAAGTAGAGCGGCAAAATCTGCAAAAATGGTTTGTTTAACTGGTACACAAAATGAAAAAACAGCAGCAAGACTTATTAAATTTTATAATGTAGCATATGGAAGACATTTTACAGTTCCTTTTGTATCTGAAGCACGTAATACAGCTAGAATAAAAATTAGAAGTTATGATCAACTTGCTGATTTTAATTATACCAAAAACCTTGTAAAGAAGTTTTTGGCCGCTGGGGAACGTCAAATATGTTTCGTTTTCTTTAGTAAATATAAAATAAATGAAATAGCTAAATATTGTTTTGGTGGATCATTTGGTCATGAAGTTGGTCCTCAACCTAAAACTGGAATTGGATATAAAAAACCATTTTATAGTCAAAAAGATGTTGATATTGTTGTTGGAGAATCAAGAATTGCCGATATTACAAATCCAATGATTCGTAATGCTGCTGGATCTAGACTTGGAATTATGTATGGTCCAGAAAGAAAAGGTGGTCAAATAGTTAATCCTTCAGACAGTCAAGATAATGTTATAATTCAAGATTTATTTAGTAAAGGTAAAATTGACATAGTATTAACTACAGATTATATCGGCGAAGGTTTAAATATTAATATAAAAGAAATGTATATTCCATCTGTAGAAAAAGCAGGTAATGAAAAAATACCTATTGGAAATTTATCACAACTTTTAAATAGAGTTGGAAGAATACCAAATTTAAATTGTACAATTTTTACTCCATCAGTATTTGTTGATGATGTAATGGATGCTTTAAATGCATCATCTACTGATTTTGATGATGTTGATGCTGCAAAATCTACAATGGGAAAAATTAGATACATTGTAAATTCATTAATAGGATAAAGAGGAAAATTTATGAAAATAAGCTTTACAGGAACTCACGGAACAGGAAAATCAACAGCAGTATTTGATTTAGCTAAACAAATGAAAATAGAAAATCCAAATAAGACGGTGGGAATTTTCATGGAGAACGCAAAACATTCTCCTTTAGGTTTTAATAAAGATAAACCAAAAGAAACTCAACTTTGGATATTCTGTAATCAATTGCAAAGTGAAATTGCTTTAGCTACTAAATATGATATTTTAATTACAGACAGAACAATATTTGATTCTGTTGCTTATACTTATTATTTTGGTTTTAAAGAATTAGGAGATGCCTTATTTAAAACTGGTCGAGAATTTATTCATACTTATGATAAAATTATATTCAAATCTATTAAAAATAATAATCATTTACATTCAGATGGAGTTAGAGATATTAATGATGATGAATATCGGCAAGGTATCGAAAGAGAACTAACTCATATATATGCTGAATTGAAAATTTTGGGTGCTAAGTTTGAATTTGTTAATGATTAATTTCTAATTTGTGGGGAAAGAACATAGGCACCTTAATAACAATTCCAGCCTATGGAAGACTTAATAAGGGGTTCTTTCTCCACCCATTTTTGTATAGGCTATTATTTCTATATATCTGCAAGATTTTTGTATATTCAAAAAGATCATATAGAAATTAATATAGTACATGACTACCAAGTGTAGAATTCCATGCGGAGCCTGTGGCAATGCTGGAACATGTCCTGCAGCACGGAAGTAACATTCCGTACTGTAGTCCGTTAGAATCTCAGCGTACATGTAAACGTGCGGAGCTGAGTTGCGATAAAACCTTTCGCGTTAAAGCATGGGAATAAGGTGTCGATTATATATCGATATCTCTTATTCTGTAAATAAAAATAAAGGAGAAGAACATGGAAAAAGAGTTACAAGAAAGAATGCTTCAAATATCTTTTGATCATCCTAATTGGAAACTCGAAAAACTTCCATGTGGATGTATTAGAATATCAGATATGGATACAAACTTATCTTGGACTGATGATAAACTCTGTTGGGGAAGAAGAAAAAGAAAGAAGAAAACAAACTAAGGAGGATATTATGGAAACAGCCTTTGATAGGATTGTTATTGATATCATCTCATCGTTTCTTCAAACATCAGAAGCTATCAACGATACGATTTGTCACAACTGTAAAGATGGTGAAAGCAAGTGCAATGATTATTGCCTTGCGATTCACGATCACAGTTCGGATCAATGGGGAAATATTCCTGATGAACCGGGTGACTGTAGTCAAGAGTGTTGGGAACATAAATACTACTTGACTGAATCGTATTGGGAACGCGACTGTTATGTTGATCAACGTTGTTTCAGAACTTCACATCACGTTTTCAACACAGAATCCTTTCAGAAAATGCTTGAGATGGAATTAAACTATATAATAGTTAAATTCCGTTCTATAGTATGTACTGATTGTGAATGTGCTGAATGTATTCTAGATAATTGTCAATACTATAATCATACAAGAGATTGTTATCTTGGTGAATTACCATTCTCAGGTTATCCTTTTAATATAAAGGAAATTCTTGAATGGTCATTACCAGATGCAGAATCACTTATGTATGGATATAGAAGAGACATCTGGAATCTTCGTGTATTAGAAGTCTCCCGCGGCTTAGAAGGAGCCTGACCAGCTCAAAAAGAGGTCTTAGGCCTAACCAGCCTTAAAAAGGTTTTAAGGAGGATATATTGATTAGATTAGCAAAAGTTATTGATAATCCAATCATCATCCGTGGAGATCACGGAGTATATTCAATAACTGTAAAAGATATTGTTTATATGCCTACGAAAAAATATATCGTAGAATATAGACATGAAGAGGATGATGTATATGATCATCCTTCAACTTTTGCAGCTACATATAAACAGTTGATCGAATATTTAAAAAAGTCGATCAACAGGCCTAACCAGCCTTAAAAAGGTTTTTATTTTCAAGTTTTTCATATAGAAATTAATATAATACAAGGGACTAATAAAGATCAGCATATGAACCGCAAATAGTGCTGACGGGAACGGGGAGTAACATTATGTGCCCCAGATGCTTAATAAAGCGTCTACGACCACCCTTCAAATTGGTCCGATTGGGAATCGAGAAAAATCCCTAGGTTTGGTGAACCTAAGATAATAAAAATCTGAAAAATGGTTCTAACCCGTGAATAGAGACACGTAAAAAATTCTCTTTTTGTTTTCTCCTTTTTCATATAGAAATGATATAGTATAATTAGGAACAATAAAGTTTCTAATATATTATTTTAAAAATTAAAGGAGGAGATATGATAATAAATCTGGTAATAAAAGATTTAGAAAAACGTGGATATGTATTTGTGGATATGAGACATTTGGTCTCACGCGCTATTGATATGATAATCCAGTGTAAAAAAACTCTTTCCGATCTTGAATCGACAGTTAACTATCAAATTATTTATGGTATAGATAAAGACGATTACAATGAAGTTCCTGATTTAATATTCTCGTTCTTATGGAATTTTACATTCCTATGGAACCTTAAAGCGGCTTTTAAACAGACTGGATATCGGGAAGATGTTGTAAAAAAGATTGATGATTTAGACCATCTTTTCAAAATTAAGTTCTATCTATTCAAATATGAATATGACAAGAACAAATTGAAATGGTGGAAAAAAGACTTAATCACAACTAAACATTGGATGTTTACTGAAATTCCTCCGGATGCAGGACCAAACGATAAAATGTTACCACATCTTATCCAACTTGGGTTTAATAGGTTAATGAAAGAAAAACATCAGAAACATATTGAACCAGAATTGTTGGCTAAATATGCCTTCTTCGACTCTGATCTTGAGGAAAGGACAGTTATTGAAAAACATGTTCATAGTTGTGGAATATGCCTTAACGAAATTATTGAGTTAAGACATATTTACAGATCAACTAATGAACCTGATCTCAATGCTCCTATCCCTGAGAAAATCCAGCTTATCATAAATCAATTAACAGGCGGATAACTCCGCCTTTTTGTTATTCAAAGATTTGATATAGAAATTAATATAGTATGATCATTTTGAGGCTCGATATAAGCCTATGAAATTTGATCTGTAGTGAGTCATTCTCACTACTAGTAAGGTGTGATATCGCGCACCCGGTGGGGTCATAACCCACCAACAGGAAGAATAATGTTACGAAAGTAACATTATTTTATTTTCTTCTTTTTCATATAGAAATTAATATAATAGACAGGTCTATGAAAGGTAATATATCCTAAGTGATATATTACTTTGTATCATAGTCTCGAAACTAGCTCTCTTGCTGGACGAGAAAAGGTGTAAAAAGATTTGACTAATCTTTTAACTAACCTTTCCAGAATCGGTCTAACCCAGATGTATGGGTTCAAGAGATGGTAAAAGAACTAGTCACCTTTTACTACCGGTCGAAAGACCGTGATATTGAGATCCCGAAAAGGGGTCTCAAGACTTTTTTATTTATTTTATTTTAAGGAGTTTAATTATGATTAATATTGGGTATTTATTTGAATTTGAAACTAACACTGGTCTTGATTGGGTATGGAATCCAGCATTTAATGGAATTCGTTTTGAAAAAGAACCTTATGAAACAAAACCACGTTTATTACAAAGAATAGAATTTCCAGCAAAAGGATATTTTTATAATGAAAAAGAAAAAACAGTTCAGAAAATACCAAAACAAGTAACATCTCCAAAACAAGATGTTGAAAATTTAAAAAAGTCTATAAATAATCTTAATTTTTTTCGAGATAAATATGGGTATAATAGAAAATAATATTTAGGAGCTTAATTATGATTAGCATATCTTATTTATTTGAAGTAGAAAATATAGAATTGGTAAATCCAGAATTAAAAGAATATATTGAATCAAAAATTATACCCATGTATGATAAACATGATTCTGGTCATCGGCAAGATCATGTTAAATTAGTTATGAATACAGCATTAGATTTAGCTGTAAAAAGAAAAGTTGATGTTAATATGACTTTCGCGGCGGCAGCATACCATGATGTTGGTATTCCAAAAGGTAGAGAAGAACATCATATTAATTCTGCTAAATTCGTATTAGCGGACAAAAATCTTAAGAAATGGTTTACTGAAGAACAAATTAAAGATATTGCCGATGCATGTGAAGATCATCGTGCATCTAATCCTAACACTCCAAGAACACTACTTGGAAAGATTATTCAAGATAGTGATAAAACACCGTCTCTAAAATTAATGATTAAAAGATCATATCTTTATGGAAAAGATAATTATTTAGATATGGATAGAGAACAACTTATTCAAAGATCTTTTGATCATCTTTCAAATAAATTTGGCGAAAAAGGTTATGCAAAATATTACTTACCTGAAACTAAAAAAAGTATACAAAAAGAACAACAAAAAATTTATAAAAAACTTAAAAATTTTAACACTTTTAAAAAAGAAGTAGATAAAGTTATTTTACCAAACGGTGATGTTAAAGAAGGAGTATAAAAAGTTTCATCTTTTATATAGAAATTTTACTATTAGTAAATATAATCTAAGGAGAAGTAATGAACTGTATCAACTGTAATAAAGAATTATCAGAAATAAATTGTGTTACAATAATATCTACTAAAGAATCTGATTATAGTTGTCCATTTTGTAATTCTAAAATTGAAGGTGATAAAATTTATAATTTAGCTGCAGATTATACTAGAAAAAATAAACAAAATTTTAAAGTTAATATGATTGTAACAGATATTAATTCTGAAATGAAAATACCAACAAAAATAATATATAAATCAGAGGAAAATAATGGAAATATGTCCACATTGTAATAAAGAACTAAAAAGAATTATTAATGTATATACACCTGAAAATATAAAAGGTGATTTTTTTTGTTATGAATGTGATAAATTAATAGATGATTATGAACAAATTTGGAGAGCTTCAAGAGGTGAATATAAAAAAGGACGAACAATTTTTATTGAAAATAATACAGCTATGACTAATGAAGAATTTTATAAACGATATAAAATAAAACACCCAATGGAGGAAATATAGTGTCAGAACTAGATCCGTATAAAAATATTAAATTTGTAAAGAAGCATATCGAAATTAAGAATAAAGAAGGAAAAATTACATTCAATGAAGATATTGACTTTCCTGAAGGATTCGATGATGGTCATGCTGCAATTGTTGCAAGTAGATATTTATGTAATAATGCAAAATTAAAAGAAACAAGTCTTAAACAAATGATTGATAGAGTATCTGATACAATTACGAATTGGGCAAGAGATCAAAGATATTTTGAAGAGGACAAAACAGATTTTCCTGATTTTAATTACAAATTGAAATACTATCAAATACATCAATATTTTGCATTTAATAGTCCTGTATATTTTAATGTTGGACTTTCAGATGAACCACAAACATCAGCATGTTTTATTCTTAAAATTGATGATAATATGAAATCTATTTTTGAAGTTGCTGGAGTCGAAGCAGAAATATTTAAACATGGAAGTGGAACTGGAATGAATATGAGTCCATTAAGAAGTAAAAAAGAAACAGTATCTAGGGGTGGTCATGCTTCTGGACCTTGTTCTTTTTTACGATGTCATGATGTTGATGCAGGCACTATAAAAAGTGCTGGTACATTAAGACGTTCTGCAAAAATGGTTTGTATGAATATTGACCATCCAGATATAGAAGACTTTATTGAAATTAAAGATCATGAAGAAGAAAAATTAAGAATTTTAAGAGATGCTGGATTTATTCCTAGAGAAGGTTATGAAATGTCTGATGAAGCATTTTATCAGAATACAAATATTAGTGTTAGATTAAGTGAAGCTTTTATGAAAGCTGCAGAAGAAGATGGAGATTGGTATACTAAATTTGTAAAGACTGGAGAAAACTGTACTAAGTATAAAGCTAGAGATTTATTAGTAAAAATAGCAGAACATGCTTGGAAAAATGGCGATCCAGGAATTTTATTTAGTGATACTTTTAATGAATGGCACACATGTATAAATAGCGGCAAAATAAACAGTACCAATCCATGTGGAGAGTTTGCATTCATAGACAACTCAAGTTGTAACTTAGCAAGCATCAATCTTTTAAAATTCTTTAAATATGACAAATATACTAATAATTTTAAATTTGATTATCCTACATTTAAAGAAGTTGTTGAAATTATGATAATTGCGCAAGATATTCTAATTAATAAATCTTCATATCCAACAGAAGAAATTAAGAAAAACACAAGAGAATTTCGTCCGCTAGGAGCTGGTTTTACAAATCTTGGTGCATTATTAATGTATCTTGGTTTACCTTATGATAGTGATGAAGCTAGAACTCTTACTGGAATGTTAACAGGATTATTAACAGCTATTGCTTATCAAACAAGTAATAAATTAGCAACTATATTTGGACCATTTGATAAATTTGAAGAAAATAAAGAACCATTTTATAATGTTTTAAATAAACATATTAAATATTTAGATGTTCAATTTGCTGGTGCAAAAAAATCAACAATAATAAAAACTATGGAAATATTATTGAATGAACATTGGCTTAATATTAAAAATTTAATTGATAATCAAGCTCCATTCAGAAATGCAACTGTAACTCTTCTTGCTCCCACTGGAACAATTTCAAGTTTAATGGAAGCATATACAACTGGAATGGAACCGGAGTTTAGCTTAATAAGATATAAAACTCTTTCTGGTTCTGAAAATGCAGTTCTGAAATTTGTGAATCCAATTGTTGAAGTAGCCTTAGAAAATTTAGGTTATACAGAACAAAAAATAAAATTAATATTAGAAACTATTGAAGAAGATGGAAGCTTAGAAAATAGTACAATTGTTAAAGATGAACATATGGCAATATTTGATACCTCTATGAATCCAAGAGGTTGCACAAGAATGATTGATTATATGGGTCATGTTAAGATGTGTGCCGCTATTCAACCATTTATATCTATGGGAATGAGTAAAACAATTAATCTTCCCAATTCAGCAACTGTTAAAGATGTTTATGGTCTTTATATTAAAGCTTGGAAGATGGGTCTCAAAGGAATAACAATTTATAGAGATGGTAGCAAAGCATTTCAACCTCTTTCTGCTGATAAGAAAGAAGAAAAGAAAGTTGAAATGATTTCTCAAAATTCTGGTGAATGGTCAAATCGAATAGTTAAACTTGATGAAACTTTAAAAAACCATAAACCAATTCGTAAAAAACTTCCTGATGATAGACCAGCTCATAGACATAAATTTAGAGTTGGTAATGTTGAAGGATATTTAGCTCCAGGATTTTATGAAGATGGTTCACTTGGTGAAATATTTATTGATTTAACTAAGGAAGGAAGTACACTTTCAGGATTTGCTGATGCACTTGCAACTATTGTAAGTATCTCTTTACAATATGGTATTCCATTAAAAGATTTTGTAAAAAAGATGATGTTTCTTCGTTTTGATCCAGCTGGTTTTACAAGTAATGCAGATATCAGATCTTGTACCAGTATAGTTGATTATATATTTAAATATCTTGGAATGCATTATCTATCAGAAGAAGATCGGCAAGAACTGGGACTTGTTCCTAAACAAGTAACAGAAAATGGAATAGAAAAAATAACAAAAGAAATAGTTAGTAAAGTAGCTATGGAAATGAACGATTCAGCTCCAACCTGTCCTGAATGTGGAAGTTTTATGAGACTTCTTGGTAGCTGTTGGACATGTGTAAGTTGTGCTTGGAATGAGGGAAGTTGCGGTTAAACATTATGTCGAAGTTGAGACTAGAGTAATATCTAGTCTCAACTTATTATCTAACTAAGGGGGAAATGGGATCAATGACTAGGTCACCATGTGCAATTTGTGACAAAATTAAAGAGGATAAAATGATATGTTCAAAAAAATGTGAAAAATTAGAATCTTATCAAGATACTATTCCAGTTCGAGTAATATCATCTAATGATGTTGATGTAGAAAATATCTATATTAACAAATTTATTTTTAAAGATGTATCATTTTCAGAAATTTTAAGAAATTTATAATTAAGAGGTAACTAACTATGATTTCAATTACTAGATTGTTTGAAAGTTTTGGTCTTATGAAAATGTATAAAACTAAATTTCCAAAAGGAGCATTTAAATTCAAACATATGGATAAAATAAAAAGAAAATTTACAAAAGTAAAAAAATTTGATAAAGGGGTGAATTCAAATGTCTAAAATATCAGAACCTATGATTGCAACTCCTAGTGATGTATATAATCTGATCAAAGAAGGAAGTAAGCTAAGTGATAAGTTTGCTTATACCCATCCATTCAAAACAAATGGTAGATCTGTTTTAACATCTTTAGGTAGAATTTGGATAAATATTATATTACCTGAAGATTATCCACTTATTAGTGAAACAATGACTAAAAAGAAACTTCAACAACTTGTTATTGATATGTATAAAAAATATGGTGTTGATGTATCGGCAGAATATCTTACCAAGCTCCAATCTGAAGCTTTTAAGTTAGCTTCAGTTTCACCAAATTCATTTAATATTGAAGATTTTATTCCTCCAGCAGATTGGTTGAAAAAGAAAAATGAATTTTTAAAAGTTGCCGATAAATTAAATCCTATGGAATTTAAAAAAGAAGCTGAAAAACTTAATGTTGAATTATTGGCTATCTTAAAAGAAACTGGTTATAGAATCAATAATATTCTTGATTTTAGTCCTAAGGGAAATCCAGTTGGTGATTGGATGTTATTATTAGTAGCTAGAGGATATGTTATTGATATTGAAGGTAAACTTCTTGGTCCAATTACAAAATCATTAAATGATGGATATGGAAAAGTAGATTATTATAATGCCGCTTCAGAAGCTAGAAGTAATTTCTATTCCAGGTCCTCTTTAACTGCACATCCTGGTTATTTAACAACCAAAACCACAATGGCGAATGCCAGCACACAAATTGGAGAAAAGAATTGTGGTTCAAAAAAATATTTTTCAATAAGTGTAAATGATGATATTGCTAAATTAATACAACAAAGATATTATATTGATGAAGATGTAAAACTTAAAAAGATTGATAGTCTTGATGAAGTTATCGGCAAAACAATCAAATTAAGATCTCCTTTATATTGTAAATCAGAAGAAGGTATATGCGAAATTTGTTATGGTGATCTTCATAAAAAATTAAATACTAAAAATGTTGGTATTTTAGCTGGTGGCGCTGTTAATGTTGTTGGTATCAATGCTATGATGAAAATGAGACACAAACCATCATCAATGTCAACTGTAGAAGTTGATTTTCCAGCCCTCATAAAAAAATCTGGTGTAGATCTTGCCGATCTTAAACCTTATTTTGATATTAGAAAAAATGAAATAATCGCTAAAGTATCATGTACTATTTCTATAGATCAAGATGAATATGATGATATTAGTTTGATTGATTCTGGAGATAAATTTCAAATTCCAGGAATTTTAACAGTTCAGATAGGAGAGATACCTCATCTCAGTTTTGTTACCCTCCCAATAGGAATTGTTGTTGATCTTATTAAACCAACAGATTACCAATCTGAAGGTCATATTATAACTATGAATTATGAACCTGGTGAAGTTATTATGAAACAGGATTATTATTCAGATAACTTTAATGAAAGAGTTATGATGAGATTATTTGAAGGTGGAGCAAAATATATTACAAATCCAGAAACACTTGTAATGACTATGCATGATAAATTACCAGGAATTGATCTTTGTCATATTGAATTAATTGTAAGTAATATGTTTCGAGATGCTGATGATACAACAAAACCAGCAAGATTATCTGGATACAAACATGTTGAAATTATGGGTCAGAAAAAATTACCCTTTGCTACAAGTTGGTTAAATGCATTAGCTTTTGAAAACATTAATAGAGCTATAAAGGTTGGATTAATGGAAGGTAAAGATGCTAAATTAGATCCTATTGAAAAGATCGTTATAGAAAGTTATTATGATATTTAAAGGAAATTAAAATGAATTCTAAAGAACAAGGTAATAGAGAAGAAAGAAAACAAGCAAAACAATTATCTATGTGGATGTTTAATGATCCAGATGTGCTTAAAAGACATCACACTTCAGGTGCAGATAAAACTGTATATGTTGGTGATATTATGCCGATAAAACAACTACATACTTTTGGTTGGACAAGATTTGGATTTATGGTTGAAGTTAAAAATGGTTATCCAAAAAATATTCCAACCTTTTGGAATTATGAAAAAGTTGCTGATTGGTATAGAAAAGCAAGATCTGAATGTCGTGAAACAGACCAAAATATTTTATTTTTAATTTGTCAATTTAAAAGCAGATCAGCGTTATTAATCACTGATGTACTTTTATATGACAAAATTATGTTTAATGTATGTATACCAATAAATATGAAGAATGGATTTGTTGAGTGGGCATATGTTTACAATTTAAATTCTTTATTAGAATTAGATTTTAAAAGTTTATTTGAAGGTATTAATTACAAAGGAGAGATATAATTATGAATTATGATAATGTGCATTTAAGCTCAATTATTAAAAATCAAAAACTATATGTTAATAAAAGAGTTATTTTTATAACTTTTCCAGATACTAATTTACAAATCTGGAATGAAATATATCACACTAATTTACTTATGTCAAATTGTGCTGGTATTGTGTGTCCCAATAAAATATTTAGTATCGGCAATAAAAAGTTTAACGGCAAAGCCCATTATCTTGAAGTTAAAAAAAGATTATTAACTCTTGATGAAAAGAAAATAGGTAAAAAAATAAAAGTTTTAGGCAACTTAATTGAAGAAAAAGATGAAACTGAAGATAAGAATAAAAAACCTATTAAATTTTTCTTTTATGATGCTTCTATGTGGACAGAAGCTTTAGCATATCTATTAGATAGAACTACTGAAAGAGTTGCTCTTAAAATATTGTTAAAAGAATTTCAAACTATGTATGAGAAAATAAAATCTTATGATCCTACATATGATGTTGATTTTTTATTTCTTATTAAAAATCAAAATGGTAATCTTTTTAATCTATTTCAAAATATAAGAACTCTTATAAAAACTGATGATTTTAAAGATATGAAATTCTTTGATAATTTTACAATGATGTCAGATTGTCAAGAAGTATTAATGCCAATAATTCGTAGAGAAAAAGATGAAACAAAATTAATACTTATGAATATAAACAAAATGGAAAAATTTGTTGAAATTCAATCAGCAACTGAAGAAGCTTCTGAAACATCCCCAATATCAGATGAAGAAACTGAAGAAGTTGAAAAACCAGCTACTGAACGAAAAACTGAATCTGTAATTTCTAATATTGTAAAAGATTTACAGAAAACAAAAGTTATAGCTACTTCAGATCTTGATGATGAAAGTGTTAAAATGGAATTAAATCATAATGAACTTCGAAAAATATTAAAAACATATAAGATTGATGATCCAGATATTATAGCAAATGTAAAAACTGCTCTTGATGCTTATATAGCTACATCTGATAAAAAACCAACAAGAGAAGAAGCTGAAAGTGTGGTTATTAAAGCTATAAACTATACAGTATATGGACATGATCAAGTTAAAGAAGAACATTTAGATAATCCAGCTCGTTTAATTAACAAATTAAAACAAATTGACACTTACCGAGTTCCATTAGATATTTATGATCCACCAGATATTTCTATGGAACCAAGTAAAATTATTGATTTGAAGTTTACCACTGGTCAACATCGGCAAAAATTCGAATTTGAAAATGCTATTCATGAAAATGTTAAAAAATTATTTGGTTCTCTTGAAAATATCGGTTCAGAGCATCCAGTTAAACTTAAAAAACTTGATTGGACTGTTGAAGATGATAATAAAGATAGATTTATTAATTATAAAGCCACTTTACAAAATGTGAATGGTGGAAAAAAAGAACCTTATATAGTTCAATTAAAAGTTCCATCACCAGTAAGTGATAAATATTTTAAGCTTCATGGTAATCATTATATTATGAGTACACAACAATTTCTTAGACCAGTTACTAAAACTGATAAGAATGAAGTTCGTATGATTTCAAATTATGCTATTGTTCGTATTGGATTAGCTAATATTAAATTTAATCCAAGTGATATTGAAGAAATTTGTGAATATATTAGAATTAGATATCCAAAAATAATTGAAGAAAAAACAGATCAGTATTGTAAATTTACTGATAGTACCGCTATATTTTTTGCCGGTGATACTATTTATGTATCTCCTTCAAAAACTATAACTATTGATGATGATACCGGCAAATTAATCAACAAAGCTACTAATGAAACTCTTGATGTTGGTAGATATGAATTTTTATTTCAAGTTGCACTTGATGAAATAGCTAGAGCAAATCCAGAAGATACCTTATCCAAAACAAAAAGAGCAGTTCCATATATTTTTATTTATATCGGCGCAATAAAAATGCCGATAATACTCTATATGTGGAGTCAAAAAGGTCTTCTTGCCGCTCTCAATGATTATGGTATAGATTATGAACTTGTAGATGAAATTAATAATGAATTCGTTTGTATACCAACTAAAGATAATAAATTCTTACTTATTAAACCAGATACTTTGAAAGAAAGACTTTTTGTAAATGGGTTGGTGAATATAAAATTTAAATCACCAATATTGGATTTAACAGACCCTCAAGCAATATTCGCATACATCGCTGAAACTTATGGATCTAGAGCTATTAATTTACTTACTTTGTTAACTGAAAACTTTGTTGATCCAGTTACAAAAGAACTTTTACAATTCGAAGATCTTCCAACTAATTTAGTTTCATTATCTTCAACTACAGCTGTTGATCGTTTATTAAATCAAAAAATTGATTCACTTTCTGATCTTAAATTATATAGATCCAGATTAAGTGAAGTTATTTTAAATCAGGTTTTTAGACAGCTTAAAATGGCACATAACTATTATAGAAATAAAGTAGAATCTGGAGATGAGACAGCATCTGTTTATCTTGATCCAGAATATGTTATAACTAATTTATTAACAGAAGCTGGTGTACTTCAGAATACAGAACCTGTTGCTCCAGTAAGTGAGATTATGCAAAGCTCAAGAGTTATAAAGTCTGGAAAAGGTGGCGTCCCATCAAGGCGCAGCTTTAAAAAAGAACACCGTAATATACACCCGTCCCAGTATGGAATTATGGGAGCAAATAGTACACCGGAGTATGTTGATGTAGGTCTGGTAACACACCACACAATGACTCCAGTTATAACGAATCAATATGGTTCATATGGCTTTAAAGATATTGCTGGATTATCAGGTTGGCAAACTGTTGCACTTGATGAATCTCTTACACCATTTCAGAATCAAATTGATAGTGATAGAATGGTGCTTGCCCGTACACATGCTAATCAAGCTACTCCAGTTAGTAACTCAGAAGCTCCTTTAGTAGGAACTGGAGCAGAATTTATTGTTCCACAATTAGCTTCATCAAGATTTGTACAAAAAGCTAAAAAAGATGGTTCAGTTACAGAAGTAGATCATAATAAAACTATGACTGTAAAATATAAAGATGGAACATCTGAAACTTTTGATATTATTCCAAGATTAAGTAGAACTAAAAGAGGAGCATATATATCTCTTGAAATGACAGCTCTTCCAGTTGGTTCTAAATTTAAAACAAATCAAATAATCGCATATACAAAGAATTTTGATAAAAATGGTACTTATTGTGCTGGAGCAAATGTATTTATTGCAATAATGAATTACATGGGATATAATCATGAAGATTCATATGTTGTTTCAAAAACTCTTGCTGATAATACAAAAACAGATGTTGTTATTGAAAAAGAAATGATCATTGAACCGAATACTAAAATTTTACGACTTGAAAAAGAAAAAGGTAGAATAACAGAAAATGGTGATATTTTAGTAGAATTTAGTTATGATAATTCATTAGAAGATTATTTGGATGCTACTGAAGTTTCTGATGATGATGATGAGATATTAGATTTATTTGCCGCTGGAGAAAAAAGTATTAAAATGAAATCTCCTGGTGGAGAAATTGTTGATATTAAATTATATATCAATAGTAAAAATCTAGTTGATAAGAGTTTATTAGCTTTTCATAATAAGTTAGTAGATGAAACAAAAGCTTTAATTATTAAGTTACAACAAAGTATTAAAGATCCAAAAATGAAAAATCAAGCATTAGACAATTTAGATATGTCATTTGTTGATATTGGAGGACATAAGTATAAAGGTAATCCTTTTAATGGTGCTAAAATTGTATATTATATTAAACAACAGAAATCTTTACAAGAAGGTGACAAGATAGCAAATAGATTTGGATCAAAAGGTGTTATTAGTATGTTATTAGACCCAGCACCAAAGGGAGAAATCACACCTAAAATCGATGTGTTCCTATCACCACTTGGTATATTTAGTCGTAAAAATCTTGTATTGTTAAAAGAACTTTATATCGGCAAATTAATGTATTTTGGTCAGATTAAGTTAAAAGAAATGTCTGCTGATACTAAAGTAACAAATGACAAACTAGTAAAATTTATTAATGATCTATATTCAATACTTGGTCCAAAAAAAATTGCCGATAATGTAAAAACTATGTTAAATCAATATACTGGAACAAAATTAAGAACTGATATTAAAAATGATAATTTTAAATTGATTTATTTAGTTGAACCATTTGAAGATGTTTCTTTTGAAACTATTAAATCAGCGGCAGAATTCTTACATATTCCTCTTGAAGAAAAAGTATATATACCAGAATTAGATCAGTGGACAGATACAGCTGTTCCAGTTGGAGTTTCACATTTTCTATTTCTTGAACATTATGTAGATGTGTATGCTAATGTAAGAGGTACTGGTAAATTTGTAGGATTAACAAGACAACCAACAAGAAGAGCATCTCAAGGTGGTGGTCAAAGTATTGCAAGATTAGATATGTATTCATTCTTAACACATGATGCAAAAAGTATTCTTTCAGAATTATTAGGTCCTAGAAGTGATGAACATAGAGCAAAAAGAACATTGTATAATGACATTGTTGAAACTGGGGAATTATCATCTATAGAAGAAATTTCCAGAACTGGTGGTACAAAAAATATATTCAATTTATATATGACAGGACTAGGACTTGAAATAACTAATTAGATATTTTCACTTTTAATATAGAAATTATACAATTGACATGAGACGAAAGATTGGATATTCTAGTTAAACTAGTTTTCCGCCTCGAGAGTATTAATGAATGACACAGCTCAGATTTACTAGAAATCTGAGCACCCTCTTAATTTAATATTTATCTATTTCATATAGAAATAATAAAGATGTATAATATGGACCTGTCGAAGGTTCATATATTTTCTTAATTTAAGGAGGCGTTATGAAGGATGGCAAGTTTAAAGCAATTCGTAGAACAGCCAAATTACGCAACACAGTAACTGGTGAAATAGAACCAACAATGGTTCAACATGTTACTGGACAACCTATTGAATTTCGAGGAGAAATTAATCTTCGAAAAGTGTATGAAAAGTTAAAAGTCAAAGAAACAGACCCTGAAAAAATTCTTCGATTAGAACAGACAATGAATAACAAAATTGAGGAATCAAAACAAAATCAGAAACTACTTCAGGAACTGAATTTAGCTTTTAATCAGATATTTGCAACAGATTTTAATCTCGACACAACAAGTTACAGAGTTCGCTCTACTGGAAATGTTAACTCATTCCAAGGAAGAAGAACAGTTGAACTTGTTGTAGAGAAAACAGAAGGTGCAAGTGGACCGGAATTTAAGATTCAAAAAAGAGCGGTCTGGAACGGCAAAACTGGTTTCGACGCAAAACGCTTTCGGCCATTTAAATTTGACAATCTCAAGATAAAAGTAAAAGGAAACTCTTACGAGATTGTTGAAGAGGAAACAGATCATTATGACATGTCAAAAGGAAAAGAACAAGGACGAATGTTTCGAGATGCACTTTGTACTGGTGAAGAAGGTTATGGAGAAAAATTGAAGGCAATTTTTGATCCAGAAACTGAAATTCCAAGAGCATGTCATCAGGTATCAAAGAAGTTTGCAACAAAGTAATAACAATGGGGGCGCTCAGCCCCCTTTTTAAAATTTTTTTATTAAAAAAGAGGTAAAAAATGCAAAACGTAAAATCTGAAATTGAACAAATTTTTAATAAAACACCTGTAAATGTAGATCATCCTAAAAAGACCAAACCTGTACCAAAAGATTGGTATCCAAATATAATTAGTTTAACAGCGGCTTCAATAAGAATAACTTCTATATCTCAATCAGTAAAAAATAAAGAAAAAACTATTATTTTTGAGTTTAAATCTGAAGATGATAAGAAAAATTTCTATAAAGATTTTGTTGTTAAGTTATTTCCAACAATTAATAATTTTATAATATCAAAAAAAGAAAAACCCGAAGATTACAATCGAAATATTGTATATCAAATAGCTGAAAATCCAACTTCAATAATCATAACATACTAGGAGGCGTTATAAATGGAAGATTTTACAACAGAAGAAAATAGTGAATTTGGTGAAAATTTTGATATTCCACCAATAACTGAAGAAGAAGGTACAGATCAAACTTCACCACTTTCAATATTTAAACCACCGCTGGAAAATGAAAACAATGTAATTTGTCAGATAAGTCCAGCAAAATTTGATAGTTTATTGAAGGTTTTAAATGTTTTAGTGACAGATAAAAGTTCAAATGATTCATTGATAATAAAAAATTCTGCTATAACCCAGAGCACATCTGGTGCAATAATAGGTGCCGATATTCAAGATATATTCGGTAGTAATAAGACAAACTTACATATACTTAATCCAAAAAAATACATTAGATTATTTAGACAATTTAGAAATAATAATGATATTTTTATTATTAACGATGTTGAAAATTCAAGATTTATAGTAACAAATGGTGAAATTAAATTATTTCTTCCTCAGCAAGCAGAAACTTTGGTTGAGGAAATTAAATTACCAAATTTAGAAACTTGTACATTAATTTGTAACATTAAAGTGGATAAATCTACAAGAAACATAATTTCAGGTTTAGCTGCTGATGTGGATTATATTGAATATCTTATTCAAGATGGTTTGTTAAAAGCAATTCATGTTCCAGATACAGCAATATATTTATTTAACGATTATCTTAAAGATCCAAAAGCAATAAAATTAGATGAAACGAATTCAGATTTATCATTAAGAAGTACTATGTCATTTCCGATAACTGCGGAAGATTATGAAATTAGTATCGGCAAAATGCCAGATGGTTCTTATATTTCAGCCACGAGATGTAATACGGGCTTCATCAAGATTGATGTTTTTGAACCATTAGAAATTTCCACAGGTGGAAATATCTTAATTTAGCGGAGGTTTTTAAATGATTAACCCAATTGATTTAAATTCGATTGATGTTGTTAGTAATATCAGTCCGATATTAATACCAGATAATTATTCAGATTATGAACAAATTGAAGCAACAGAAGATACAATTAAAGAACAGTATATCAAATTTGAAAATCTTGGAGTTGATTTATTAATTAATAGTCCTAATGATACTTTTAAACTTGAGATTTTATCTAATATGGTAGATTATGCAAATGAAAACTATATTAGTGTTATTGATTTTGATGCTGATATAATATTACCAGAAAAACTTATAGAAACAGGTACTTTTATATATCAATTTTTATGTATTGATTGTTATAATATTATTATACCAAGACTTTTAGCAACAAATAACTGTTATACCATAGATAGCTTTGATCTTTTAATTAAGAATAGATTTAAAAATGACTATTCAATAGTAAAAGCTAATCTAGTTAAAACAATAAAAGGCGTAATTGATGAACTATCAAAACTCCAATTGATTGATCGAACAATACAAAATGACATTCAATATAAATCATTACTCATGAAATTTGCATATTACGTCGAACTGGTGGATTTCGGTGATACCGAAAAATTTATAAATAATTATTTCCGTCCACTATTAGCAAAAAATTTCGATTCTATCTTATGGAGAATTTAATAGTTCTTTAAGATAGGAGGATTTAGATGTTTGATTTTATAATAGGAAGTTTCGGCTGGTTCCTATTCTTTGGAATTTGTTTAATTGTGTTTAAAGTACTCTTTGGAGGTCTTGCTATTGGTAAAAATAGTTCAAGAATGAAAAGTTATAAACAACATGCTTCGACTTATACTAAACAAAGATTAAAAAATGGAGCAGGAAGATCTTCAAGACAAGACTTAATAGATCATACAAATAAGTATCGTAAGAAATAAGGAGGCGTTTGAAATGGGAATACACACAGATAATGAATATATCACGTTAGCAACAGAATATCGTGAACTTAAGAAAAAAGAAAAAGAAATCGAAGCACAACAAAATGTTTTAAAAGAAAAAGGAGCAATATTTTTACATGATGATAAAGTAAATGAACATATTGTAACTCTTGCTGATGGAGAAAATTGGAAATATGGTTATGGATCTATGACAACTTCAAAACCAGATTATAAATTATTATTAGAAATTGTTGGACCGGCAAAATATAAAGAAATTGTAACTGAAAAAGAATCAGTTTTCTTTACAATAAAAAAATCCGGAAAAACAAAAATAGACACATCAATTTTGAATGAAAAACCAGTAAATGATGATCCAACAAGACCATCAATACCAACTGGAACAATCTTATCATAAAAATAATGGGAGGAGAGAAATCTCCTCCTAATTATTCTTTTTCGGAGGGAAATATATGATTCTTAAATGTAGTGAATGTGGTGGGATAGTTGAAAAAATTGTTGAACCAACAAGTATTACATATATATGTACTAAATGTAAAAAATCAATTAAAAAACTAGATGATACATTAAATGAAACAATTGATATGTCTGGTTTAGAAATTATAATGGAGTAATATTATGACAAAACAAAATAATTTAGAAAGAACAGAATATATTGAAATTGGTAGTGATAATCATCATAAATTAATTTCTAGATTAGAAGATTCTAGTAAAATTTTATCTGGAATAGTAAAAAATTGTAATATTGAAGTGTTTAATAACCAAATATTAATTTTAAATTTTAATAAACCATCAATCCATTCAGAAACAGCAAAAAGATATAAAGAACAATTACTTGAAAATTTTCAAAAAATTGTAAAAAAAGAAATAGAAGTTAGAATTGTAGTGAAAAATGATAACCTTTCTGATTTTAGTTTTTAAAAAGATCATATAGAAATAATATAGGAGAAAGAAATGACTATTCTTCAAGAAAAATTAAAAGAAGAAAAATTAGAAGAAGAAATTTTTTGTATTGTTCAAACTGCTTATAAATTTTCAAGAGAGCCTAAAGAAACAACTGAAAAAATAATGAAAGTCTTAAAGGAGAATAAATGAGGAAAATAGTAATGGGTTTGTCTGGAGGAATGGACAGTGTTACAATGCTTGCATATTATATGTATTCAGGAATTAATAGTAGTTTTGAAGAAAATGAAGAACCCGAAATTTATCCAATTATTTTTAATTATGGAAGTAAACACAATAAATATGAAAATAAAGCAGCTTTGGCTGTTTGTGATTATTATAAAATAACACCAAAATTAGTTGATTTACCGTTTGTACATGATTTATTTAAATCTAATTTATTAAATGGACAAGGTGATATACCTGAAGGACATTATCAATCAGCAAATATGTCTCAGACTGTTGTACCTGGTAGAAACTTAATATTTTTATCAATTATGGCAGGATATGCAGAAAGTATTGGTGCTGATACTGTTGCTTTTGGTGCTCATGCTGGTGATCATGCAATTTATCCAGATTGTAGACCTGAATTTGCTTATGCAGTGAATACCACTATATTCTTAAGTTCTGATAAAAAGATTATTGTTGAAGCACCATTCTTATATTTAGATAAAACAAAAATATTAGAAGTTGGATATTCAATACCGGCACAAATTCAGCCTCCATATGAATTAACTAGAACTTGTTACAAAGATCAAGAATTTTCTTGTGGTAAATGTGGTAGTTGTCAAGAACGTTTGGAAGCTTTTAAAAATATTGGAAGAAAAGATCCAATAAAATATTCAGAATTTTGAAGGATAAAAATGATAATATATGTTGGTACAAAAGAAACTATAAAGAAACAATTAGATTGTAAACATAGTCTTGTAGGTCCTTGTATGGACAAATATTTTAGATATAATGAATGTATTAAATGTTCAGTTCGTAATTATGATATTAGAACAGAAGAACAATTTTATAAAACATTAACAGAAAAAAATGAAGATGAAGAAGTAGAAGTTATAGATGTAAAACCGAAAATTCCAGATTTATTAACTGGTCGACCTTTTACATTAAATTGGTATGGATTTAAAAAGGATAATGATTTAAAAGAAGGTGAAACTCATTTAAGAAATACATTTACAATAGAAGAAATTAAAAAATGTATTGACTATCAAAATGGGTTAGGTCTTGTATATAATGATATTAAAGCAGATATAAAATTATCAAAAAAAGAACAGGAAGAACAAGATGAAGAATTTTCAGGAAGAATTTGTGCAGAACCAGGATGTTATAATTATCCAATGAGTGGAATTATATATTGTATAAGATGTATGCATGGTTCACCTCAAAAAGCTTCTGATGAAGTAATTGCTTGGAAAAAGAGAAAAGAGAAAGTTAAACAAGATTATAAATGTCCAAAATGTGGTCGTCTAGGATTTCCATCTATACGTGGAAATTTTTGTACAGATTGTTATAGTGAAGAGTGTGATTAAAAATTCTGGAGGTTAATTAATTATGAATAAACCAGCTCGAACATATATGCTCAACTGGTTAAACTTACCATTTAATAGTAGTTTAAAAAATAATATCAAATGGTTCTGGGCATTCAGTTACATATTAAGTATAGTTATCGGCAATTTAGTTGTTGATTATTTTGGTATCGTCCACTGGGGAAGTTTAGTCTTCCCCGCTGGAGCGGTATTCATTGGATTAACATTCTCTCTTAGAGATTTTACACAACGATATTGGGGTAGTTTACAAGTTTGGATATTTATCTTAATATCTGCTGTTATAACTCTTTATATGAATTGGAAAGTTGCATTAGCTTCAGTTTCTGCATTTCTAGTTTCAGAATTTGTTGATTGGTTAGTGTATACTTTGACGAAAAAACCATTACATCATAGAATTTGGTTTTCAAATCTATTCTCTACACCTATTGACTCTATATTGTTTGTTACTATTGCATTTGGATGGAATTGGGATGCAATCTGGGGACAAGCTATAATTAAGTACTTAAGTGGTTTATTGGTGATACCAATTTTATTATATATAAATAAAAGGAGAAATAGGCAAGATCTAATATAAGATTTTTTGCCGATAAAAACATGAAATCACATAATATAATACCAATAATATTAATATGTATTTTAGTGGGTATTGTAACATTTGTTTGGATTGGTAGAAACCTAGATCAAAACAAAGAACTTACACTAACCATACTTCTTAAAGTTAAACCCCAACACACAGTTTCATTCATTAATAAGATGTATTTAGATAAAGAGTTGAAAAGTGGTAAATTTGGGGAAATTATTTCGATTACTGAAGATCCATGTTTTGGTTATTCGTGTTCAAATTATGTTATGATTATTTCAAATAACAAATAAAAGGAGGATAAATGTTTTCAATAACAAAAAGTTTTAAGTTTGAAGCAGCACATAGACTTCATAATATGCCAATAGGTCATCAATGTAGAAATATTCATGGTCATTCTTATGTTGTAAAAGTAACTGTGAGTGTTGAACATTTAGAATCAGATATGGTTCTTGATTTTGGAAAGTTAAAAGCATTTCAATTATATCTTGATGATCAATACGATCATGCTATAATTTTAAATCCAAATGATGTTACTATTATAAATTTTGTTCAAGAAATGGGTTTTAAAAATAAAATTATGAATTGTGAACCAACAGCTGAAAATATGGCTTATGATTTTGTACAAGTAGTTTATAATATACTTAAAGAGTTTAATATAAATTCAGCAAATATTAAAGTTGAAGTATTTGAAACAGTAACCAGTTCAGCTACTTACGAAAGTAAATTTTAAATATATCGGCAAGATTTAGAAATAGATCTTGCCGATCTTTACCTCAAGGAGAAGAAATGACAAAAATAAAAATAGATGAAAAATATGTTCGTTGTAGATTCTGTGATTCTGGTTGGTTTATTTATACTCTTAAAGATAGTAATAATATCTTTAAAGAAACACCTAAAATGTTACAATATAATTGTCCAGCATGTGGTCATGTTCAAACAAGTAGAAAATTTAATACAGATGAAGAAGATTTACCAGATAATCTAAAGGAGAAAAAATGAAAACAGAATTTTTAAATATTCAAGATACATTATTAGAATATACTAAATTAAAATATCCTGGAAAAATAATTTTAGCATTAAATGAAAATCCAGATGTTTTTGATGTTCTTGACAAATTAAAAATAAAATTTAGTCAAAACGATTATGTTAGTGATTATGACGCTGTAATAATTTTACTTGATGATGAAAAAGAAGCTATAGATATATGTAATTCTATTAAAGAATGTTCTCCATATTGTTCTGTTATTAAAAATGGTGAAATAATTCATGATAATAATCCTTAGGAGAAAAAATGACAAAAATCTTTATGTTAAAACTCGATGATAAAGACATAGATCAAATGAGAAAAGCATTTATAAAAAGAATTACAAAAGTAGTCACAAAAAGCACAAAAGGAAACCCAGATCCAGAACATTATAATTATAGTGATGTTGATTGTATTCGTGAATCTCTTCTTCATGGATTTTATGATAAAAATGATGTTCCTCTTACAAGTTTTGAAAAATGGCCAGTTATAGAACTGATTGGACAATTTGAGGAGAGAAAATGACAAAAATACAGAAACTGTTTCAAATAGCTAAAGGATTCGATAAAGAAAACAATCACAAAAAATATATAGAATCTATTGAATTAATCAGAATAGAATTTAAAAAAATTATAAATAAAGTTAAAGAAAAAATTGCTCCATTAAAACCTTTAACAATTAAAGATTTCAAAGCATCCAACCCATTAACTGGTCCATTTTTAAGTAACACTTTTAGATCATATGATGATATAATGGTTGAAGTTAAACAAATATTTGAAGAAGAAGGAATTAATTTCTCCCTCATTATTAATATGCCATATTGTGATCAAATAATAAATTTTTATATTAGTTATGGTGATTATACTATAACTAATGATCGAGAAGACATGGATGGTGCAGAATTCGATGATATTGATTTTGAGAAAATAATTAATCAAATTTATGACTATTTAAATATATATCCAGTTTTAGTTTTACTTGGTGCTTATGAAGTTGCAAATAATGAAGAATATGAGTCTCTTAAAGTTTATGATTTTGAGTGGGATTCATAAAAAATGTTAGAAAAATTTAAAAAAATGTTAGAAAATGGTGGATTCGTAGATATTGAATTTAATTCTGGAATACCCGATGCTACTTTACTACCATATTCAAATATAAGACCTTTTCAAAAAGAGAAAGTAAGATATTTTGGTATAACAGCAATAATTCCAGAATTAATACTTGGAGATAATCCAGCTAAAGAACCAGTTATTATAACATGTGAAAGAGAGGAAGAAATATGATAACATGTCCTAGATGTGCAGGAGATGGATATTTAGATTACACTTGTAAATCATGTAATGGATCTGGTGAAGGTCTTGCCGATGGAACAAGATGTGGAGTATGTCCAAAAAGTGAAGGAGTTATTCGAGATACATGTGATGTGTGTAAAGGAAAATGTAAAGTATTAGCTCCATTATTTAAAATTGAACTAAGTTTAATGCCATTAGATAATGAAAGAAAAAATTCTTTAGAAATTGAAGAAATTGAAGAAAATGAATTATATTTATCAATTGTACATGCTGATGAATATATCGAATCAGCATTTGAAATCACAATAGATGAATTCTTAGAAGCTGCTGAAAAAATCAAAAATATGAGGGAGGAATAATAATGTACGCAACTAGAGTGAGTTTATCGTTAGCGGCAAAAAATCATATAGAAAACATAAAGAATCAAATTGTAAATTCAGAAAATTGGTTTCTTGATGAAATAGAAAATTGTAAATATGAAATGGATGCTATAAGTAAAGTTATTGAACCTTATAAATATCTAAATTGTATCACAGCATCAATTGATGGTTATATTGCTAAATCAACATTTAATTTTGGTGAAATAGGAACTGACACTGTAATGACTTTTGCCGATAATTGTGTACTTAATATTATTGAGAATCTTGCCGATAATGATTATGATTACATGGTTTTATTCTGTATGATGAATTATACAAAATATTCACAAGCTCAAATCATACTCAAATGGATATTAGATGAATTCTATAATAACCCAACTAAATTTGAACATGCATCATTACCACAATGTCTATATCTTTGGAAAAAAGAAGATATGTCTGATTTTGATCTTATCAGACGTATATTTAATATGTGGGTTGATCTGTTAGCAAGTACATCTATTGATTATAATAATTACACTTCAGCACACACTCTCACAAATCAACCAGAAGATTATATTGAAGATCAAGTATTTGAAACTATTAATGAATTTATACCAGAAGGAGTTTAATAAATGACAATATATTCAAAAGAACCTCTTGTAACTGATGAAGAAAAACTTAAAAAATTTAGAAATCTTAAATTAAAAGATTTAAAAGGATCAACAAGATTAATGAATGTTTTTAAAAGATATGAATATAAAATCACAACTATTGAAGATATATTAAAAGAATCAGAATTTCAAATTCTGAATATGAAAGGTATGAGTCAACAATGTTTTAATGAACTCAAAGATAAACTCATATTTATTGGTGCTTTACCCTTCAAATTCAAAAAATAACAAATGGGCAGTCTTTAACAGGACTGCCCAAAATTTTATTTTCAAAGATTTCATATAGAAATAATACAATTGGAAATGAAAGTATATATGAAAGTATGTACTTTTTCCTTTATTAAAACTCAAAATTCAAAGGGAGGATACAAATATGGAAAATATTTCTGTAACGAGAGGACTTGCCGAACTTGGTGTTCTTGGAAAAAGAATTTCTGACAAAATTAATAAATTTCAAGCTCTTGCAACTTGTATCGGCAAGAAACCACCTGTTGGTTTCAAAGATAGAGAAGAATTTGAAGATCAGGCGAAAGCTGATTATACTTCGATTCAGGATTTAATTAAAAGACGTGATGTAATTAAAACACGAATTGTTGAATCTAACGCTGTTACAAAGGTTCGAATTGGTGATAAAGAAATGACGGTTGCAGAAGCAATCGAAAAGAAAACATCAATTCAATTTCAACAGCAACTGTTTGATAATTTAAAATTTCAATTCGGTGATAAAAACACAAGAATTGAGAGAGCAAATATTGATGTTGCAGATCGTATTCAGAGATCATTTGAGGTGAATCTGGGAAAAGATGGAGCAAAAATTAAACCTGAGGATTACGCAAACATTTCAAAACCTATTTTAGAGGAAAATGAGTGGAAACTTATTGATCCACTTGATATAAAGAAAGTAATTGAAAAAATCGAAACAGAGATTGAAGAGTTCAAGTTGAACGTCGACTTTTCACTGTCTGAGTCAAATGCAAAGACAGAAATTAATTTAGGATAGACATTTTTCGACAGGTATCTGAAACTTGTAAAGATCTGGGATGCGCTGGTAGGTCGCAAACAAAACCTACCAACTTAAAACAATGGATAATAACTAGAGAATAGTTATATAAACTATTTATATTATAATTAAATAATATAATAACGTATATAAACGTTCAAAGGTCAAAGTTCAGAGTTTAAAGTTTAAAGCTCAATTGGGCATATATAATATATCGCCCTTTAAAGCTAAACGCTTAGATATCAAAGAGCTCAAACCTCTTTCAAATCTAGGATAAATGTGAATCGAAAGATTCATGGTGAGCCCAGTTAGACCAGCGGGTACTACCTAGCTGGATATTTGTCGATTAAAATATATTTGGGCAGTCTGTAAAAGGACTGCCCACATTTTTATTTTTTCTTGATTTCATATAGAAATAATATAAATAATAAAAGGGCTTTTTAAGCTCTTTTCTAATTTTATATGGAGGAGAAAAAATGCCAAATATGTTAAATAAAAATAGTGGAATAAACTATTTTGGAGCTAGTCTTACAAAGAAAAATGATGACTCTTTATATTACATAAAAGGAATTCTTCAGGAAATCAAAGGAAAAGAAAAAAAGAAATTAGAATCAGGAATTAAGTATCATAAAAGACAGATCAGTAAATGTGAAGAGATTATAACAAATATTAATAAAGTTTTAAAAAAACGTGGTAGTAAATTAACATCAAAATACTAAAGGAGGATAGCATGGCTTGTTTAGATTGTGGTGTACCTTTACCAAGACAATTTCTTGATGATCCAGGACCAACAGGTTTTTGTGATAAGTGTCGAGAAAAATGTTATGAAGATCTTGCTCGACTATTTAAAAAAGAATATAAAATAGAAGGAGAAAAAGATGTTCAAAAAACTAATTAGTATAATACTTCTATTAGGTTTTATAGGAATTATTGGAATAGTTACAGGATTGATAATTTTGAAACCAAATAAAGTAGAAATTGAATATACAAAAACTTCTACTCCACACCAATTAAAAGCTACAATTCCGGATGAAGTAAAACTTCGACGAATTCCAAAAGCTGGAATACTTGGTGGTATATGTGCTGGATTTGCATATTACACCAAAACACCAATATGGTTATGGAGAGCTGGAACATTTGTCAGTTTCCTTACTGGTAGTGGTGAAATTGTGTATGTTGTACTTTGGATATTTATGCCAAAGTATAATGATATACCGGCAGATTTCAATATAAGAACTACAAACTAGATTATGATAGCCTTTAAAGGAATGACTATGTATGAGTTTCAACTTGGTCGATTAAATATCAAAATATTAAGACTAAAATTCATCAATAGAAGAAATTTGAAAATTATAAGAATACAAATTGTTGATAAAGGAGAAAATCATGGCAGAGAAAAAAGGATGGATCTGGTCACTTGATTTGAATGGAGACAAACTTGATGTTAAATATAACATCAAGGATTTCTACAAATTAACAATTCTAATGAGATCTGCATACTTCTATTCTGATGCAACTACAAGATTTCTTGTACTTGGTCATCTCAGAATTAGAAGATATTCTGAAACTCCAATTATTGCTGTTTGTGAAAGTGATGCTGAAGCAAGGAAATATATTAACGAGTATTTTAAAACAAGATAAAACTAAACTGGGAGATCGTTGAAGGGCAAGACGCTGGGCTTTGACCCCGGTAATGGAGGTTCAAATCCTCCTCTCCCAGCTCTAATTAATTTTTAAAGGAGTTAAAATGAATTTTTCACAAAAAGATATTAATTGTGCCGATAACAATCAACATATCTAATGGTGATAAACTTGTTTGTTGGACTCATGAATGGTACAATAAATAAAGGAGAACAAATGAAACAAGCAATAATAAATTTATGTAATGTTATGATTTATATGTTAAATAATTGTAATTGGAAAGATCAAAATTCTGAAACTTCAGAAGCATATTATTATATTAAAAGCAGAATGGTTGAAATTAAAAAATATTTAGAATCTTTGAAGGAGATATAAATGGATAAAGAAAAGAAAATAATACTCAGAAACTTAGCTGAAGAATTAAGTACATCAAAAGACCCTGAAGAAATAATAACATCTATGACATTACTTGCACTCTTAGGGTCTATTAAAAATGGTAGTATATTTGAATTTCAAAAAGTTGTTGTTCAATTTGCAAAAAATCAAGTTAAAATAATTGAGAAAATTGAAAAAATTTCTCATATGCGTCAAAACTAAACTCGTTATTACCACTAACCTGGTGACAAAAGGAGGTCCAAGCTCACAACGAACAGCGACCGTGGGAGAGTTTAAAAAAGGAGAAATGATGTATCTGACAGAATGGAAAGATGGAGATGGTTATAAAGAGTGTTTAGTATCTTTTGAAAGATATACTCCAGAAGTGCTTAAATTAAGAGTTGTATTAAATTCAAGAGGTAACTGGACTCCAATAATAAGAGATTACAAAACAGGAACATCAATTCGAATAGGATATCTAGAATTAGAAGTGGAAGCAGCAAAAAAAGAAGCTATTAAGTTTTTGCAAGATTATATAAATGATAAAATCTCAGTAACATACAAGGATAAAACATGAAAAAATACCTGAATGAACATGAAGTTGCAGAAGCAACTGGTCTCTCGCTCAGTACATTGAGAAATGATAGATGGAAGCGAGAGAAATTGCCATATATCAAAATTGGCAAATCTGTCAGATATGATGAAAATGATGTTGAATCCTATATGGATTCACATAAAATTAAAGTTATGAATGTTTGAAATAAAAGGGGAAGCAATTCCCCTTTTTTATATTTTTTAACTTTCTCTTTTTTCATATAGAAATAATACAATGTAGTTATCTTTTTTTAAAGGAGAACAGTTAAATATGGAGAAAACAAAAATCAAGAAGAACCAAATTTGGAAGTCAAAAGCTAGAGGAATTATCATTAGAATTACATCACAATCAGTCGAACAAGGTATGGGTCGACGAAAATGGAATGTAAGACAAGATAGTGGCAAGATTCATCATATTAGTGAATTAGCTATTCAAAAACAATTTATATTGTTAACAGGATAAATTATGTTTGATATTGATAAAATTCAACCAATAATAAATCATCTACAATCTATTTCTTCTTATTTTAAACCAACTGGAAATGAAATAATTATTTATTGTCCCTATTGTGATGATGCAACCAGAATAAATGCATCAAACCATGGACACCTTTATATTTCTAAAGCATTTCCAGTTTTTAATTGTTTCAGATGTAGCACATCTGGTACATTAATAAGATTATTAGTAGAAACAGATTTTAAGGACGAAGAAGTTTTAAAATATCTTGCATCATTTATTAAATATAAATTTTTGCCGGATCATTATATTAAGATTAAAAGAAAAACTAAAGTTGAAGATATATCTAAAATGATATTAAATACTAATCTTCAATTTGAAAAAGAAAACAAACAAAAATTTGAAATTTACAAAACCTATCTAAAATCAAGATTGGGTAGTGTTGACTTCTTAAATTTTTTGATTTCTCCTGGATTATTTTATAATAAATTAACTTGTGACTTTATTAATTTTGATCAAGAATTAATTGTTCAAAGATTAATAGAAAAATTAGTTGTAAAAGATACTGAGATTAAACATCACTTAAATAAGACATCAAGTGGTTTATATTATTTTCAGGAAAAGAACTTTGATAAGTATAATGAAATAGTATTAGCTGAAGGCGCATTTGATATAATATCTTTATACCTTTATAGTATGGAGTTTAAAAATTGTTTATTTATTTCTGTTAGTGGTAAAAAATATTTAAGTACTGTTGAAAAATTAATAATTGAAGATCTTTTAATTGGTGAATATCAATTTCATTTAGTATTTGATAATGATGTTTTAGATTATAAAAAACAAAATTTTGTTTATAATTGTAAGAATTTAGCTCAGAAATTAAATGAAAACATTTCAGTAAAAGGTTGGTCACCAGTTCTGAAAAAAGATACTGGAGATTTTCCAGCAGTACAACAAATACAAGGGAGGTAAAACTTGATCCAAGTAACAGAAAGATCATTAAATAGTTTAGGATTGTTCATTTCAAAAGAAGAACCAACATATAAAATATTAACATTTCTTATGAAATTATTAGCAATGGGATATATATCTCAAAATGACGTAGCATATGATGTATATCATCAACAAGCACAAATGGCTGGTTCACGTATAAGATTTTATAAAGTTGAATCGAGAAGAGCATTTAATACACCAAGTAATATCACTTATAATAAACCAAATTCAAATATTACTTTAAGATTTAATGTTACACAAAGAAAAGGTGTAACAGTTACATTAGATTCTCAATTAAAACAATATGATAATAATGTTCATCTTTATACAAAATATTTGGATACAACAACATTAAATCTCCCAAAAATCAACAGTCATAGTGAAATTAAATTAGATGTTTTTAAAGAAACAATGAATGAAGATGTAAAGAAAGATAATGAAAATTTTCTAGAAAGAGTTGTAAACTTTTCACAATTTTTTGAATTTAATTGTTCTAAAATAACAACTCTTGCAGCTCTAGCAAATTTATATCAGAGCACATCTAATTTAAATGTTCCTTTAAGAACTTTTGCAAAATTACATAAATACCTACCGGCAATAACAACATTTAAAGAAGTCAATAAAGATGCTAGAAGAAAACTAATTGATCTATGTACAATATTTAAAAATAATAAAACTATAGAAAAGATAACAAATGGTATTATAAAATTAGAAAAATCTTCTTTATCGGCAACAAAAACATTAGCCATTGAAATTGCTGGAATTAAAATATTACATGAAAATAACTTTTCTAAATTTAATTATCTTGATCATCCAGCTATTAATTTTGTAACAAACTTCTTAGAAATTTCAGATACTTTTCCTATACTGGAAGCAAAAATAAGTAAAGAAATCTTAACGGGGATATAATATGCTTCAACTAATGATTGATAAAAACAATATAACACCAGATTCAATCTCTAATCTTTTAAATAATATTAAAAGAATTAAATCAGCTAATTATGATTCTGTAACTGGAATATCATATGTAAATTGTGATGAAAATAGTTTTACAATAGATGAAGTTGAAATTATTCCAGATTTATTAAAAAAAACTAGAGTTGTTGATGGTATGTCATTTTTAAGAGTACTGATGAATTGTTCTATAGATCTGATGAAATATCCAAGAGCTTGTAAATTCATTTCAGATAAATGTCCTTATATTGTTGAATATTTTCTGGAAGAAAAACCAGAATTATTTATTGAATATTTTTCAACATTTTCAAGAACACAAACAACTAATGATATAGCATCAAGAGTTGAAAAATTAAGAGCTGTTCAAGAAATGTTTGTTGAACCTGAAATGATGGAACCATTTGTATTTGTTGCTATAGTTTTGAAATTTTATCAACAGAAAGAAGTTAAAAAGTTTATAATTAATGGAACAAAACATTCAAATATAATTTTCAGAGAGTATAAATATATAGATCAAATTTTAAGTAATCCAGACCCTATTTTAACAACATATAAAATTGATACTAACTATACTGGATGTATAACAAGGTCTGGAAGTAATAGAGTATTTGGTTTTGCCGATCAAGATATTTTATCGGCAAATAATTTCAATTTATATCACAATCTACCAGAACTTAAAATGATCGACTATATAGCAAATAGATAAAAGGAGAAATAATGAAATTTTTAATAGAAGATTATATTAATATATTAAATAAATTAGATCCAAAAATGCCAGTGATTGGTTTCGCTTCTAAAATGGAATGGCAATTTGATTTATCAAGTAGTGATATTGAATTTCTTTCTTCAACAATTTCTAGAGAAAAAATAGATGAAAAAGACATTTTAGATTTATTTCCTGATAGTAATGAATTTTATATGATAACTTTATAAAGGAGAAATAATGCAGAAGATCTTGCCGATCTACTATAGTGAATATGGTAGATACATTAACAGATTTAGAGCAATTCCATTTTATGTTGACTGTTTAAAACCAGTTGAACGTAGAATATTATTAACATTACATGAAGTTGCTAAAGGTCCAAAATTTGTAAAATCTGCAAAAGTTGTTGGTAACGCTATTAGTAGTTATCACCCCCATGGTGATCAATCTTGTTATGGTACATTAATTCAATTAGTTCAACAGAGTTATGCCATTGGTAAAGGAAACTGGAGTTCAAAAAGCTTACATGATGATAATGCCGCTGCATATCGATATACAGAATGTAAAATAAGTCCTTGGATTGAAGATCTAGCTTTTACTTATATTGACTATGTTCCTTGGTTAGATGTTGAATATGAATCAGAACCTTTATATCTTCCTTCTCCAATTCCAGTAGGACTTATTGGAGATGGAATAACAATAGGTGTAACATTTTATAGAACTGTTGTTCCAAAATATAAATTAAAAGATCTAGCGACAAGATTAATTTGGTTATTAGAACAGAAATTAAGACCCACTATAACTACAGAACTACTTGAACAAAGTAAAATGTCTGAAAAGTTATATGGTCCATGTATTGTTCCAAATTTTAAAGGTTGTACATCTATTCAGAATTTACCAAATCAATATTATAGTTTATTAATGAATGGTACAGGTAGTATATCGGCAATTCCATTAGGAACTGTTGAAAATAAACATATAAAGATATCAGGAAGAGCTCCAAATATGTCATTCTCACCGAATAAAGAATCAAAAAAAGATTCAGTAAAAAGAACATACTTAACTGATGATGCAGATGATAAAGATAAATTAGATGTTGTATTAAGAGATCTATCAGAAAACAACAATATTGAAATTTGGGTTGAACCAAGAAAAAGAAATATTGATTTAAATCAGATGGCTAATCATATATGGAAAAAATATTTAATTAAGCGTTTTAATTTTAATATCATTGTTTGTGATAATGATGGAATTGTAAATACTACTGGAATTGATGATTTATTATTGAATAATTATCAAGCTTGGAAATATGCAGTTCTGTTAAAAAAAGCAGCAGAGTATGAAAAATTGAATAATAGAAAATTTGAATATGTTATTGTTCAAATCATTAGAAACATATTTGAAGAAATTAAAGCAACTTCATTAGATCAAATTATAAAAAGATTCAAAGAATATCAGTTAAAAAATGGTGGTCAAATAGCTATTGAAATTGAAAGTTATGATGTTGATAAATCTATTTGGTATAAACAAGATAAAGAAATAACTGAAAAAGAAATAACTGAAATATGTACTAAAAGAAATATAAGAAATTTAATTGAAACCATCATTGATACAAATAAAATTGATCTTGAATTAGTATCGGCAAAAAATGCTATTAACAATGTTGATAGAGATTGTATGAAATATACAAGAGATTTATTGAATTAGATATTCAACTCCTTCATATAGAAATAAATATGATAACTAAACTATAAGGAGGAGTAACATGAAAAAATTAATGATTTTAGTAACTTTAATGGTATTAGTATCTTTGACTGGTTGTGCCAGTTTGGGATACAATATGCAAAAAGGTGCGGCAATAGGTGCTGCAGCCGGCGCTGGCGTAGGTCAGTGGGTCGGTCAAAGTACCAGTGCCACCTTAATTGGTGGTGCTGTTGGCGCACTTGTTGGAGCTATTGGGGGTAATGCTGTTGATCAGTATTACCAAAACAAACAACCAGCAGCTGTTGCATCAGTTAATGAGCCACCCCCTGGAAAGTGGGTAACTCAACCTGGTCAATGGAGTGGTGGAAGATGGGTGCCAGGACATAGTGTCTGGCAACCAATAAATCCTGGAAGAGGAAATCAGACTGCGCAAGCAGCTCCTGTACCTGCTCAGGAACCACCTCAACAACAGCAACGACAAAGTAGTAGTTATGAAGCTCCGAGAAGCAATTCTCAACAGGAGTTTTCACAACCACAATACAGAAGAATTTCGTTTTAAGAAGAACAAATATCGGCAAGACCTAGAAATAGGTTCTTGCCGATATATCTTATTTTTCGAGGTAGTTATGAATTCAAAAGTAATGCTTATCAATTTTTTCACATATGGAATATTAATAGGTATAGGATGGGAACTTGAAGCAAAATTATTATACAAGATACTCTTATCTATTACAATAACACTATTAGTCACATTTATCATATTATTCCCCTATTTCATATAGAAATATATATCTATATAAACACTTAAAAATTTAATATTCAACTCCTTCATATAGAAATATATATAGTATCAAAATAAAACTAAATGGAGGTTTCAAATGAAAAAGATTTTAGGTAACAAAATTTTGGTAGCAATCATAGTAGTAGCGGCATTAGTCGTTGGTACCATGGTGTTCGCTCAAGCAGCAGAACGCCCGACCCAGTGGTTTGGCGGTGTGCAGGCAAGTTACGTGGATTCAGTCGAAAGACAGAATTCCATGCTTGCAGCTCACAATGCAGAATTGACTACGGTTGTAACATGGGGATTTTATATCCTCGTCGCGATCTTAGCCATTTTCAGCATCCGCGCTCTCGTAAGAAGGTACGGCGACAAAGCCCAGAAATGGGTTATGCCGAAAGCAGAGTAATCGAGACCGGGGGTCTTTACGACCCCTTTCTCTTTTTATATTCAAACTCTTTATATAGAAATTATAACGTAAATAAAATCTATAAGGAGGAATCAATGTTAGCTGAACTATTTGTAGTTTCAATAGTTGGTGGAACTGGAGCTTTAACAGCTTTAATGAAATCAAAATATAAAAAATTTACAATCATAATGATTGGAGCAGTGATTTTAACAGGATTCTTTCTGTTAAAAATGGAGTAGGGAGAAATCCCTATCTTCTTGTGGTGAAATGCTATGATTACATTCTTATTACATTTATTATCATACAGAGAAACTATAGAATTTTTTGTAATTGTAGCAGGAATAAGAGGATGATAAAAATTCATAGAATATATAGAAATAATACTTTAGTATTAAAATTAAGGAGGCGTAAAATTGCTTAATCCCAACATTTCATGGTTTCAATGTTATAGACCAGACACAATTAATGATATAGTATTTAGTTCTGAATCAGATAAAAATTTAGCAACTTCTTGGATTCAAAATGAACGTATTCCAGGAAATCTACTTCTGTCTGGACCAGCTGGAACTGGAAAATCTACTCTTGCAAGAGTTTTGATTAAAGGTTTAATTAAAAGTCAAGCAGATTTATGTAGAATGAAATCTCGTAAAGTAGAAGAAATTGATGATAAGATAACTCCTTTTGTTGGTAAAAAACCAGCTTTTAGTAAGGCTAAAATTGTTTATATCGAAGAAATTGATGGTATAAGTAGAGCTGGTATAAGACAATTAAAAGAAGATCTTATGGAAAATTATCAGGAATATGTAAGTTTTGTTTGTTGTACAAACTTTCCAAAAAGAGTTGATCCAGCAGTAATCAGTAGATTTACATTTCATATTGAATTTAAATCTGAAAATGTTGCCGGTATTAAAAATCGTCTTGAATACATTCTTAATACTGAAAAATCAAAATACAATCCAGAAGAGTTGTCAAAGTTTGTAGAAGAAAATTATAAAGTTGGTTTTAGAAATTTGATCAATGCTTTACAAATTTCCCACATAGCAAATAATGGAATTATAAATTTTCAAGATTTAGAGAAGAACGTAAATATTGAAGATAATTTAATATCAATTATATATACTATGACTGAAGCTATGATGAAAACAATTGAACCAAGTTCAAGAAAAATGTGTTTAGTTGCTCCATTAAACTCGATCATAGCAAAGGAATACCAAGAATTTGTCACTTTATGTCATAATAATTATGACATTAGTTATGAGAGTGTATTCCAAAGGTTATATGAAACAACAAGATATCTACCACTACAGGTTATTATCGGCAAATATTCAGAAGAACTTGATATGAAGAAATATCCTCATATTCACCTTATCGGCTGCTTTTACGAAATGCAAAGATGTATTATCGAAGCGATCATGTAAAGGAGTAAAATAATGGCATTTCTTCCATTATATAAAAAAGATGAAGATCTTGAAATACCAAATAAAATTATTAAATGTATTAAATGTAATAGAATAATTTTAGAAAATGATGCTAATTATTGTTCAAATTGTGGTCACAAGATAAAAAAGGAGAAAGATGGATAACCCACAAATAGCTAAACTTGTTAGAGCTTTAGAACAAATTGGAAATGGATTAAATTATATCGGCAAATCAATTGAAAAATTAAGTATTAATGATGCTACACATAAAGGTTCAATTACTTTACTTGCTAAATCAATTGAACATGCTGGTATAGATATTGCTCATTCTATAAATAATTTAGATACTAAAAAATACAAATTTGAACAAGAATATCCACAAATAGAATATATTAACAATCCACAAGAAATAAAATCTGGAGATATAATTTATCACAATTATTATGATAAATTATTTTCATATCAACCAGAATCTAATAATAAAACAAATATTTTACCAGTAAGTTTATTACAAGTCAAAGATGTTGATGGAAAATTAATGTGGATTGATGTTAAATTATGTAGAAAAGCAACAGAACAAGAAATAGAATGGTTTCAAATTGAAACAAAAGAAAAAACAAAACAGGAGGCGTAACAAATGGCTTTAGAAACAATCAACAAAACACTAGGTATTACTGAAATTGCAAAAAAGAAAGAGAAAGAAGATTTTAAGGTTTATTTCAATAAAAAAGCACATAGAGTTGCTTTAAGATTTGATCCAGGATTCAAGAGTGGTTTTCTCGAATTTTTATATGATGCTGAACTTCAGAAATTAGTAATCATAGAATCTAAAGAAGATAAAATTGGTGCAAGGAAAATTACAAAATCTAAACATGGTAACTTCATTACATCTTATGCTAAATTATTTAAAATCGATACAATTCCAGAGAAAGGTTCTCTTGATTGTATCAAAGAAACAATTGGTATTCCAAAGAAATCATCTGATGGAGTTAAAGAAGTAAAAGCATATACTGTTAATTTAAATCAGAAAGCAGTTGTTGATACAACAGTTGATGATGCAGATGATAAAGCTAATGTTCCAGGAGAAGAAACAGTTGTAGTAACAGATTCTTTGAGTATTATTGATCAAGCAGAAATAACAGTAAGTTAATATTAATAATATTTCTCCATCAGCTATAACTGGTTGATGGAGAAATATTATTCTAACATTGAAATAACCCAATATTTTGGGGGTTTCGGAAATTTAACATTCAACATTTTCATATAGAAATAATAATTTTGTAAAATAAATTATTTTTATTCGGGAGAAAAATGGCATATAAAGTTTTGGGTGACATTGAAGCAGTTAGAGTTAGACCAGGTATGTATGTAGGTGATTTAACTACTCCTGATCATCTAGCAACAGAACTTCTAGATAATGCGTTGGATGAAGTCGTAAATGGATTTGCAACAAAAGTTGATTTATTTTATAATCAAGAAGATAATTCATTTTGGTGTTCTGATAACGGCCGAGGTCTAGAAAATGGTTTTGTTGAATTACCAGATGGAAGTCAGGAAGATTCAATTAAAGCTCTATGTATGTATTTACATTCAGGCTCTAAATTTGATAATATTGATTATGATCAATTAATAGGAATGCATGGAGTTGGCTTAGTAGTCACAAATGCATTATCTGAATGGATGATAATTAAAACAAGAGATAGATCTGAAAAAAAGAAAGTATATACTTATACTTTTTCAGATTCAGAACTAACAAACAGAACTGAAGAATATGATGATGATTTATCATGGTCTACAGCTGTAGGATTTAAACCAAATCCAAAATATTTTGAAAAAATTGAATTTGATAATAAATCATTTATTGAAAGATTAATATTTGTTCAAACAATTTATGATCTTGATAAGTTTACATTTAATGGAACAGAAATTCCAAAATTGGAATTTGAACCATATATTAAACAATTACTCGGTCTTGATGAAGATGAACAATTATATGAACTTTTTTATAAGAATGTAGATCAAAATAGTGATATTAAAATCTTATTAACTTATATTGAAGAAGACAATTTTAATATTGTTGGAAATGCAAATCTTAAATTTTGTGATGGTAGATTTTTATTCTCCATTCAAACAGAATTAAAAAAATCTATTTCGGATAAAATAGATAAGAAATTTGCAAAAATTGCTGATAGAGAATTTTTAAATGGTCTAAGAATGTTTGTTTTAGTTAATGTACCAGAACCAAAATTCGATGCTCAAATAAAAAATCGAATGATTTTGGACATTAAAGATTCATTAATAGATCCTTTAAAATCACAAATTGATTGGTTTATTGGACAAATTATAAACACAATTGAAACTAATCTTGAAAACAAATTACATCAGAAAATTACTAGCGGCACAAAAACAGTAAGAGGTACTAAAAGAATATCAGCAGCTAACAAACTTAAGGATTGTTTGAAATCTCCTGGAGAAGTATTATACATACTTGAAGGTGATTCTGCTGGTGGAACATTAAATCAAGCTAGAGATAAAAACACAGAAGCATATTTTCCATTAAAAGGAAAAGTATTAAATGTTGAAAGTGCTACATTAGAAAAAATTAAAAATAATAAAGAAATATTCTATTTGTTAGAAGCTTTAGGAACAGCATCTTCAAGAAGATATAAATATGTTAAGATTCTTCCAGATGCTGATGAAGATGGAAAACATATAGCAGTCTTATCATTACTTGTATTACAAAAATTTGCACCAGATATGATCAAAGGAAATCGTGTAAGTATTATTATTCCTCCTTTGTTCGGTGCAGAAAAAGGAGGTAAATACGTTCCTATATATAACAAGTTAAGAATTAGTGAATTCGAGAAAAATGGATACAATATTACTAGATTTAAAGGTTTGGGTGAAATGGACCCATATCAATTAAAATCATGTATTAGATCTGGTTTTGAATATAAAGTGAAATGGCCAAAAACAGATAAAGATTTAGAATCATTGAAATTATTAATAACAGATTCAGATGTAAAAAGAACAATTATGAGTAACCCATCCATAAAAATGGATGTGATTATGAATGAGATCATTAGTGATCTTAAACAAAAAATAAAATAGGAGGCAACACAATGGCAGAACCGACAAAATCCCCTTTTCCACCCTTTATGAAGGGAGCAGCAGAAGCACCGGCAGCAGCAGCTCCAGCAGCAGCTGAAGCAGTAAAGGCTCCAAAAGAAAAGAAAGCAAAGAAGGCAGACGGCGAAAGAAAGACCCCAGCAAAGGCTATGAATCCGGAACAGATTCAGCAGGTCCTTTCTATGGTCAAAGATAATTCATATACCGCAATTGGAGAAGCTCTTGGAATAACCAAACACCAGGTAAACAGGGTGTTGATGGAAGTTAAAAAGAATCTTATAAATAATTCCAAAGACGATCCTATTAAGAAAGCAAAAGTAGATGCATATATTAAAGAATTTCTTAGCAGACCTGAAGACAGCAAGCCTGGTTCATCCGGTCCTAAGGGTGGTAAGGTTAAGAATGCACTCAACGATATCGTTGGAAACATTCTGGCTGGCCTGTAATTTATAATTAGATCACAATGTTGGAAGGTAGAGAAATCTATCTTCCAACAATTTTTTATTTATAGGAGATATAATGTATACATATAAAGAAGTAGATATTTTTATAGATGGTGCAGCTAAAGGAAATCCTGGACCAGCTGGAGCTGGAGTATATATGACTATGGTTAAAGATAAAAATCAACCATATCAAAAACCAAATACAATACTTAAAAAAAGTTATAATCTTGGACGCCAAACAAATAACGTAGCTGAATATATGGCTTTACTTCAAGCTGTTAGATTAGCTAGAAAATTAGATGTTAAAAAAATTCACATATATTCTGATTCACAATTAGTTGTTAATCAGATGAAAGGTACTTTTCAAGTAAAATCTATAAGCATACAAAAAATTAAAAATATCATTGATAGATATTTAGATTCATTTGAAACTTATGATTTAACATATATTCCCAGAGATCAAAATAGAGAAGCAGATGTTTTAGCCAATATTGGTGTTAGACAAGGAGAACAGTTAGATTTAGATATTGATATATTAAAAAATAATAAAACAGATCTTGAAAATCAACTCAGAAAAAATCCAACTGATGTGAGTATAAAAAATAAATTAGCATTAAATGAACAAGAATTAAATAATTTAGTACTTGATTTTTAATTTGATAATTAACAGTTTAATATAGAAATTATATCAATATAATCTCCTCCAAATGGTTTAAGGGAGTGACAAGAGAAATCTTGCCGCTCCCCATTTTTATTTTTAATTGTTTTATATAGAAATAATAAAGTAAATTAAAAGTGGATAAGGCATTGGGTAGTAACAAAAGATAGTCTCTGATCAAGATTATTACATTATGAGAGTTAACAACTCCACCGATGCAAACTCCACCCTTTTAATTTTATCATTTTTCATATAGAAATAATATTAAAGTATGTATTTTATTTGTAAATTATTGGCGTATAGCCAAGTTCGGTAAGGCAGCAGACTGTTAATCTGCCTATCGGAGGTTCGAAGCCTCCTACGCCAGAAAATTTGGGGGATGTAACTCAAGGAGAGTCAGCCCGATCACCTGGTAGTAGGTTCAAGTCCTACCTTCCCCCACCAAAAAAGGAGTTTTATGGAAATAATAATCAAAGAAACATCAGAAGTAGAAAGATTAAAAATTTTATTCTTAATAAGTGGTATATTAAATGAATTTAATTTTGATGTTCGAATTCATGACAAACACACTAAAGTTAAATCATTTGATAGTGTACCAATGGGATTATATATTCGAGCTATAAAAGATTTAAAAATTGAAAATGAAAAATTATCAACTGATAATAGAAAAGTAATTAATATTATTGCACAAGATAAATAAGGAGTTCTTATGAAAATAGTAATAGTGGGTAGACCAAATGAAGGAAAAACATCTTTTGCTTATTTAATTTCTGAAATGCTAAAAGAAAAAGGTTTTGATGTTAATGTTAATGATTCAGATTATGCAATAAAAAAAGAATTTCTTGTAATGAATATAGATAAAATTATAAAAAGTTTAAGTAATCAATTTGAACATAAAAATAAAACAATTGAAATTGAAACTCAACAATCAAGAAGAGATTCTTTATATCTTGGATAAAATAAAGGAGATTTAATGCAAGAACTAGCTATTCAAGAACTTAATAGTTTATTAGAAAATGGTCAAGTTACTCCATATAACATATATGGTCTTGATGTTGATTATCAACAATTTTATTCGATAGATTATTATATTAAAAATCCAGAAGATAATTTTGATAAAGATCAAAAATTAAATATATTGTTCTTTGATATTGAAGTTTATTCGTCTAATATTGGTGAATTTCCTAAACCTATTGCAGCTAAATATCCAATATCAGCTATAACGATTTATAACTCATTTGAAAAGATTTATAAATCTTATTTCTTATTACAGAAAGTTAATATTAATAAGTTTCCAGATAAAAGTGAATTTAAAGAATTAGAAAAGAAATATAAAGAAGAAATGGTAACATTAGGATATATTACTGAAGATAAAGAAATACAAATTCAAGCATTTATGTCGGAGATAGAATTAATAAGAACTTGTTGGACTGAAATTAAAAGAATTGATCCCAGTATTTTATCTGGATGGTCTTCTGATAACTTTGATTTACCTTATACATATTTTAGATTAGGTAATTTATTGAATAAAAATGAGAATGAGATCGGCAAGATTCTTTCTAGATTTGGAACTGTGAAAGTCTATAAAAGAGGTGGAGATGAAGTTTTCATTCAAATTCCAGAAATGCCGATATCAGATCTTTTACATTTATACAAACCAAGGGAAGATGGTGGTCTAAATTATGGGGATAAACAATCAAGTTATTCTCTTGATTGGGTAGCTGAAGCTGAACTTGGATTAAAAAAGAAAGAATATAAAGATGAAGGTATGTCTCTTGATACATTTTATGAAACAGATCCAGTTAACTTTTTATTATATAATATAATAGATGTTGCTCTAACTGTAGGATTAAATAAAAAATTAAGACATATTGAATCTCATAATCTTTTAAGAAGATTAATGAAAACCCCATTTAGTAAATCATTAACTGGTTCAGCAGCTTTATTTGATACTTATGTTAATTATGAATTAAACAATAGTGATCAATTTGTAAGATTTGGACTTGTTGAAGAAGGTAATGTTGCAATTTCAGAAGATGATTTAGTTGGAGTATATATCCCAAAAGGTATGAAAAGAACTATAAAAGAAATTAATCAACAAACTTTTAGAAATGTAACTGGAAGGTTCCCTGGGGCGTATGTAAAAGACGCTCATGCACAGGTGCTAACTTCAAAAGATGGAATACTAATTGATTTAGATGCTTCAAGTCTATATCCAAGTATGATTATTCAAAGTAATATAAGTTTTGATACATTATATGGAAGAATTATAGATCCATTATGTTATAAATTTATAACACATCTGGAACAGTTTCTTGTTCAAAAAAAGAAATTACCAAACCAGACCTTGCCGATACAAACATACACATCTATATTTGAAATGGCAGGAAAATATACTGAAAAATTAAAACCACAAAACAAAGGTGAATATCTACAGAACTGTTATTTAATAGCTGGATATTTACTTAGAAAAATAGAATATTGTAATAAAACTTTAGATCAATTATTTGCTCCAGAATTTATTGATGAATATATAATATTAAAAAGATATTTTATAACTTTATTAGATCTATTTGATGATATTCATCCAAGTAGTAAAGAGTATAATAGTTTTTGTAATGATTATTTATTAAATAATGAAACTCCAAAAGATATAGAATATTTATATATTATTGAAAATGTTTTACAACCAGCACTTAATATTAAAAAGGTTCCAATAAAATCTTTTGCTAATTATATAAAAGAAAAAAATCTTATGGTAACCTTATCAGGGTGTTTATTTTATAAACATGATGTTAAAGAAGGATTGTTTATTGAATTTCTAAAGAACTTAAAGAATTTAAGAAATCAATATGAAAAGAAAAGAGATTCATTTAATGAAGATTCAGATGAGTATTCATTCTATGACATGAGACAAAGTGCTATTAAGATCACTATGAACACAACATATGGTCTCTTCGGAATGAGTACATATAGATTTAGTAATAAACAATTAGCAAAAGCAATTACAGTTCAAGGAAGATTAACTCTTAAGATAGCACAAATTATTGGAGAAATGTATCTGAATAGTTTAAAATAAAGGAGAAATATTTATGGTATCATTATTAGATAAATTAACAGATATTATTTGTGAATTTGCAAGTCAAAGACAAAAAACATTTGATGATATATTATCTCAAAGAGAACAAATTGGAGATAATTTAGTTAAAATTGCTTTATTTGGAACTGGAAAAGATTGGGAAGAAGAATTATTTGAACATCTTTCAAGATGTCAAAAAAGAAAATTAAATAGTAGTAAATATCCAACTAAAAAAGAATATTTTAATATGTTATATTTAAAAGAATTTTATCCAGAAGAACCTTGGAATAAATCTGAATGTTATCATTTAATTATTAAAAATCTAAAAAAGTATAAAAATTCTAAAGATTTATATCCAAAAATTCCATTTGATCATGTAGATTTTATAACTTTAAAAGATAAAGCTATAAATGATGAAATTAATTTTAAAATTAAAGAATTTATAGAAAAAATTTCAAAATTGTTATCAGAAGGTGAAATATATTCTAATGTAGCTAAAATGATTATTGATGAATATGTAAATTATTGGAAGAAATAAATGCTGGTGTAACTCAGTTGGTAGAGTAATTGATTTGTAATCAATCTGTCGCTGGTTCGAATCCGGCCATCAGCTCATAAAATTAATATAGGAGTTTATTATGGAAGAATTATCATCTCAAGTGAAAGGTGATATAGCTGAATTTAGAATTATTTGTGCATTAATGACAAAAGGATGTAAAGTATTCAAATCATGCACAGAAAATTGCAGATATGATCTAGTTTTTGAATTTGAAAATAAATTTTATAAAGTTCAAGTGAAAAGTGCAAAATATAATTCTGATAAAGGAATAATTGTTGTAGGAACAAAATCTGTTAAATGCACTACTGGAGAATGTAAGTCTTATAAAGGAGAAGTTGACTATTTTGGAGTTTATTGTCCAGAATTAGATAAATGTTATTTAATTCCAGAAACAAATCTTCCTCCAAGTGGATTAGCCATTCATCTTAGAGTAGATCCCGTAAAAAATAGTCAAATTGTTAAAATTAACTGGGCTAAAGATTACGAACTATAAAATATCTCTGTGTAGCTCAACTTGGTGGAGTGTACCGTTTGGGTCGGTAAGGTTGTAGGTTCAAATCCTATCGCAGAGATCAAAAAACAAGATTAAACCACCTGAGTAATCATTCTTCAAGCCGCGGTACTCTACAAAGGGGAATAAAAGAATGCTTTATAACCAAACATGTTATAAATGGTGAATAACTACGGTCCTGGGTGGTTTAATCTCTTAAAAGGAAAAGAATATGACAATAGCTCACTTTGATAGTGATGATGATGGAGGAATAGATAATATGCATGATGGAGAATTAAATATAATAGAAAGAACCCCATATGAAAAATTTAAATTAGTATATGATGCTTTAAGAAATCATAAAAAAATTAAATTTAAACATAAAAGACTGTTTCTTTCTGATGATAATAAATCATCTCCAATTGTTTGTATAATGGCAAATGATCAATTTAATAGAGTTTTTGCAATTTTAGAAGATAGAGCAGTTGTAGATTATGATTTTAATCTTACTGATTTTGGATATAATGATTTTGAAATTTATGATGATGCAGAAGAAGATTTTAAAGAAATGACAATTGAAGAGATTCAACTTCAGCTTGGTTTTAAAATAAAAATAATAGGATAAATTATGTTTGAAAAACATATAAAACAAATAAATAAAATAATTGATGTTTTATATAAAGATCTTGAAAGAATTATTTCACTACCAATTGACTCTAATCCTAGATTAATTAATCATAATTATTCTCCTTTAGAAAAAGATCTTATATTAATTTCAGAAAGACTTTTAAAATTAGAAAATGGAATTAAAAAAGAGGATAAATCATGATAAAAAAATATGTAAAAATTGAGATATTAATTACTGGTAGAAATAACTGTAGTGTTGAATGTAAATTTAATGATAGTGGACAGTATTGTGAATTATTTGAAGTTTCTATTGGAGATCAAGAAGAAAGAAATGTAAGATGTGATAAGTGTATTAATTGTGAAATAAAGGATTAAACATGAGAATTATAAGATATATTTTAATTATTTTAAAAGCTTGTAATCCTTTAAATCCAGATTTATCGTTAACTTGGAAAGAAGCATGGAAAAAATCAAAGAGGAATGGAACATGAAAAAAGGTGAATATTTATTATTAGATGAATTTGATATATTTCCAGTAGATCCAAAACTTCCATTTGAAAAAATTGATATTAACTTATTTCCTATAGAAATAATAGAATTGATTAGAGAGACTGAATTAGTTATTCTTGCTAATAGAACTTATACACAATATAAAATTCTTAAAAGTAGGTATTTTACACCATGATTAAAGATGAATATATAGTATTACGTAGAGAAGATTTAAATCGTGGAAGTCAAAATAAAACATTTAATGAAATTCAATTTTATGATTTTACTAATGTGTTAGATTATGACTTTTATAAAAAAATTTCGATGATTATTTTTTCAGATTTAGATATTAAGAAATACAAAATTCTTAAAAGTAGGTATTTTGAACTATGATGACATCTTATTTCGGAAACAAAAAATTAAAGGATTATCCAAAAGAACAATTAGTAAGTTTATCGGCAAGACCTCCTATTGATGGTATTAGAATATATAAACCATTATGTCCATCTTGGAATCTTGTTAGTAATTATAAAGAAGGAAGAATTAGTATGACAGAATATATTGAAAGATATTATGAAGAACATTTTAATAAATTAGATCCTCAAAAAGTATTTGATGAGATTAGAAAGGATTCAATTATATTATGCTATGAAAGACCTGAAAAGTTCTGTCATAGACAGTTAGTAGCTAATTGGTTAATGAAGAATTTAAATGTACAAATTGTAGAACTATAATAGGAGGCAGTAATGAGTAATGGTTATGATAAACCACCCTTTAGCGCACCACCACCAATATTTATGCAAACTGGAAATCAAACTCCAGTAATTAATGAACAAGTTGGTGATCAAGAAAATTTTGGCGGAGAAGTATTAGATGTTCATGATGAAAGTCCATTTGGCTCTCAAACATTGGTTCAACCAGGAATTAATGCTCCACCATTTGGAGCTTCAGTGGTAAATCAACCAGAAATTGATATTCCACCATTTGGAAGTCCACCAAATCTAATGGATACTCCAGCACCAACTCAAGAAAAAGATAAGTATAAAATTTTAGATTTATTTTGGTTATTAAATTCAAAATATTCTAAAACACCACCAGAACAACCTATTCAGAAAGAAGCTCATTTTGTTGTTCTATCATACAATATTAGTTTTGGTAATTTAAGAATGTCTTTCTTTGATTTGACACAAAATTCAATATCTGGAAATGTTGCGTTTTTAGGTAATATGAAAAGAACAGTTTCTGGAACAATTTATCCTATGGCAGCTTTTAATATTGTTAGAAAAGCTAAATTAGATATGACTTGTATGGAACAATTATTTCAAGATACTGGAGCTGATTGGCAACATTCAAGACCAGTTTGTCAAATTCAAAAAGATGAAGCACATATAAGATTAATTGTTAGAGATCCAAAATTTGGTTCCTACTTTTATGATTTTATAGACACACAAAAAGATGCATTTCTATTAGCTTGTCAATTTGTTTATACAACTGGTTTTAATTTAATGGCTCAAAATATGTTGAAGTAAAATACTAAATAAAGAAGAGGTGCTACAATGTCTAGAAATTACAACAAAGTAATATTGGTAGGTAATGTTGGAGCAACACCAGAACTGAGACATACAAAGAATAATACTTCAGTTACAAACTTTTCTATCAGTACAATAGATCATTATAAAAACAAAAGTGGAGAATTACAGAAACTTAAAAAGTGGCATAGAATTGTTTGTTGGGGAAAGTTAGCAGAAAATACTGTTAGAGGTATTAAAGAGGGTCAACTTGTATTAATTGAAGGAGCTTTATCTTACAGAAACAGAGAAAAAGATGGTATTAAAATACCAGTTGCTGAAATTAAAGCTTCTGAAGTTAAAAAATGGGCAAATGCAATTCATATTACACATGAAAATGAAAATGTGGAAATTATTGAAGATGATGATATTGGAGAAGAATTAACTGAAGAATACCCAAATCAAACGGAGAGTTTATCATGAAAATATTAAAAGAGATAGATCCAGAATTTTTGAATAAAATCGATAAAACGAAAAATATAATTTTTTGTACACCACCAACAGATTCATGTATAGTTGAATCACAAATGCCAGATATAGCATCAATTATTCTTACACATGATATGAATCTATCAAATGCAACAACAATATCACCAAATGTTATAACTGTAGATTATAAACCTAGAATTAAAATATCATATCCAGCTGGTTTAAAACTTAATATAACAGAACCTGGAAGTAAAGAAATAACTAGTGGAATATTTGATAATATATTTGTGAAATCTGATAGTTATTATTGTCAGTCGATTCCAGATCAGAAATCAGAAAGTTTTGACCATATTATTATTGAGAATTTAGTTTTAACATTATATATTGATGTTATTCAAATGAGAAAAAGAACCAATGGAATATATTTAAAGAAAGATGTTCCTATTGCAGAAGCTTACTTCTCATGGTATATTCAAACTAAAAATGATTTTCCACAGATTCAAGAGATATATATTGTTAAAGATTTATATATCTATCAAGAATTTATGAAAACAATTTAAATAAAAATCGGCAAGATTTAGAAATAGATCTTGCCGATTTTTTAATGAGGTTAAAATATGAGTTTCTTTAATAATTTAGTAAAATTATATTCAGAAATTAAATTTCCTAAAGAGTATGAAGAAATTTCTAAAATCGATAAAGCTATAAGTTGGTATTTTGCCGATAGTTCTAAACAATTCATTTCATGTATAAGTGATGAATCAAATTTTATAATTGAATTTGATACAAGAAATGCTTATGCAACTATCATTAATAATATGTTTGACCCAAATGATAAATTTGTTAAAGAGATGAATTCTATAGTTGAAAAGAAAGCAAGAAATATCTTTATAGCTATCAATTTAAAAAACACAGAAGAATTAAGACAAATTAATATGATTTGTAAAATTATTACGATGGGATTATTATTTGAGAGCGGTGAAAATCTTTTACTAGAACTTAAAAAGGATGGAGCTGTTGTCTTATGCAATACAGAAATTGGACAAAAATTATGGAACTTAACAGAAACAAATCAAGAACCATGTGGAAAATTTTCTGAATTTATATTAGAAAAAGGTTTTAAATTTCATTTAGATTATCACGAAAGATATATTAGATCTAATAGAACAAGTTATTTTTGGAAGAATAAGGAACTGATAATCAAAGGTACTTATAAATACCTTCCAAAGAAACTTTATGATATTATAATTGATGTTCTTAGTGGTAATCCAATAGATTATAAAAAAATTCAAAAGATTTATTCAGAAAATTATTTCAATATAATAATTCTGAATAATTTACGTGAGATCTTAAAAGATTATTATTCATGTGAAAATGAAAAATATTTAGGAACAGATGGAAAATATATTAGTGATCATAAAAATATTGATCCAAAGAACTATCTAAAAACATTTCTTTATCCAATTATACTATCAACAAAAATATAAGGAGATTAATATGTCTAATTCTTGGATAATATCTGATCTTGTTCAAAAATATGGTTCAGATACACATACTGATTGGGAAACTTTAATATTTTCTTTTGATGAAGAATCTAAAGAATTTTGGAAATTTGTAATAAAACAAATTAAAGAAATTATGGATAGTTGGTTAGATGATACAAAAGATTCAGAATTATATAATGCTGTATTCGATTTATCACTAAAATGTCTCACTGGAGATTGTGAAGATTATTTACATGATTTAGAAAATGATGAACTTGAAAGAACTATTACAGCAAATGTAGAAGCTGTTATAACTTTATTAACTTGTAATAAATTTTCAAAAAGTGGTATTGAAGTGTTTGGAAAAACTGTTGATGAAATTGTTGATGAATTTATATTAGAAGAAGATAAAGATGAATGATAAATATATAGAAGATTACTTTAAAGAACATAATATGAGAACAAATGAAGAAATTAAAAAAATCTGTTCTAAATCATTTGTAGTAAAAACAGCAGATGTAATTCAAATTGAATTGTTGATGGATATTAGAAATCTTTTAATATCAATAGATAATTCAATATGAAATTTAATATTTAAGAATCTCATATAGAAATAATTAGATTGAATTAAGATTTATATTTTATTTCAAACAAAAAATAGGAGGCAGAAATGGCAACAATTATGTATTGTCCGAATTGCAAAACAAGCGCGGAAGTAACAAAGAAGGGTTTTAACAAAGCTGGTGAACAGTTATTTATTTGTAAAATTTGTAAGAAGAAATTTACAGAAGCTGAAGGATCTCTTCCAGTAAGTGGAAAGAAAGCCCCAGCAAAAGCAGCAGCTCCAAAAGCTCCACCTGCTCCAAAAGTAAAAACATCTCTTGTTGTTAATAACAACGTAATTAAAACGGTGGAAAAAGAGTTGACAGTAGATCAAGCATTTGATATGTTGTCCAGTTATTTCAAGGAAATTGTAAAAGAGAAAGTCAAGATTACAGAATCTAATGGTGTAAAAACAATTGCATTTGCTGTAACAGCTGGTACAAAAGGTTAACAAACTAAATCCAATTGGGATGCTCAATAAGAGTGTCCCAATTGGAAATTTTAATTAGGATGATAAATGCTGATAAATGAAAAAATACAAATAACAGATTTTCAAAACGATTTTTCAATTCTTGATATGTTCATGGTTATTCAAGTAAGAGATTATTTTCATAATATTCAAATAGTTGATCAATTAATATTTATCAAATTATTAAAAGAATATTTTAAAAAAAATTTAATAAATACTTTTATTAAATATATTGATATAAGCACAATAACATATACATTAAAAAGTAAAGCTGAAAATTTTCATAGTATTATTTCTGATGTGTTTCGTCTTAGAACACCAACTTATTATTATAATAGTTATAACTATGCTCGTAATAGATTACCAACTACTTGGGATATACACAAAACATATCAATTTTTAGATAAAAGAAAAATAATTTTTCAAAAAATTGCCGATCTCAAAAAAATTCATATTGATGAAATTAAACAACAAGATCGAATTAGTAAACTAATATTTATAATTTTAAATTTTAATAAACTTATAAAGGATATAATCGATGACAAAACAAATATACAGATCACTAGTATTTGATGATGAAGAATTTGAAAAAACTTGTCGTAACGGTGTTGCTGATCTAACACATGTAGCATATAATAAAAAAGCTTCTAAATTTGATATGATAATTATATCAGAGCCGATTAGACATGAATATAAAGAAAAATTAATACTATTTCAAAATCTACCTTGTACTGAATTTATTGAAAAATTAGAAGAATTAGAAAAAAATCTTTTATCAAAAATGTTTATTTTAGATCTTGATGTGTATGCACAATCAAAAAGAAATATTCACAAAAGAGATGCTAATTATTATTACCGATTATTTAAAAACACACATTCATTATTTACTAATTTTGAAATTAATATTGATGATCAAAAAGTTGAAGTTTCAAAACCACAAGAAGAAGAATACAAAGATAAATTAATTATTGATGATATAGTTTTCTAAAAAGGAGCGAAGGTGAAAAAATATTCTTTTAATATAATAAAAGAAGTTGATGTTGGTCTTAATCCGTTTGAATATATAATTTATGCAATTAAAGATTCAAGAGAATTTATTGTTGAAAAAGATGGAAAATCAATAGTAATTAGTGAAGAGATGGTTGGTAATTATTTAAAATATCTAGAAATTGAAACTTCTTGGAAAAAATGTTTCAATGGATATATAAAATTTACACATGATCATGTAGAACAATTTACACCCTTATTTGATGAATCTTATCGGAAAATTTTTCTAAATATAAGAATTGATAATAAAAAATTTTTAATAAATGATTTTAAAGAAATTCAAACAGAAACATTTACTGCAACTAAGGGTAATCTTGTTACAAATATTTCTGGTGAGTTTCCAATATTTCAATTATTTATATTAGGGCAAGTTTTTGATAGAGATGTCAGTTCAGCTAATAAAATTTTTATGAAAATTAAATCAAAAAATAATTATTATACATATTATAGATTACCATATGGAAATACTGAAAACCAGGATAACATGTGTTTTGGTGGTTATAATGGAAATAAATTAAACACTTTAGAAAATCAATATGTTAGAATTATTTCAACAACTTTCAATGAACATTATGGATTTCATCTTCAATATGGAAAAGATGCAAAAACAACATATGAAATTGAATCTATAAAAGGAAAAGTATTAAATAAACAATTTAGTCAAATATCTATTTTAGATGCATTTTACTATTTAAGTCAAACAAATCCAGAAGAAATTGATCCTTCAATTTTTATAATAAGTCCAAATATACCACAGGAGATACTTACATATGAATCTAAAGCACTTCAATGAAGGTAGTTTAACAAGTATACATTTTTATGATAATAGTTTAAATTTTGAAAAAGATCTTGAATTTAAAAATATAGTTTTTGCCGGTAACGGTATATATAATGTATTAAAAAATGAATTTGCAATAATTTATGATAAATTAAATATTGATTATAACAACAGCAATTTGAATAATATTGATGGTAATACAATTTTTAAACTTAATCTTCCAAAGCCATCTATAAAATATTTCATTCAGATTGTTGAAATGTTTAAATATATATATGGTAAAATTAAATCTGAATTGACTTTAAATTTATACTATCACAAACCATCGAGAAAATTTCATTTAGAAATTATGGAACAAGATGTCTCCCCAGGAGCTTCTAATTACAAATATGGTAGCATGGAAAATAACATGAGTTATATAAGATATTTACAGATTCATAGTCATCATTCTATGAGTGCTAATTTTTCAGATACTGATGATAAAGATGAAAGAAATGCTATAATGTGTTTCTTTGGAGTTATCGGCAAATTAAATGAAGATTCAGATGTTTTTCAAGTAGAAAAGAAATTCAGATTATGGACTGGAATACAGTTTGTTGAAATAGGATTTATGGATATTTTCGATATGCAAATTCCTAAATCTGAAATAGATAATAAAAATCTTATAATTCTTAATAGAATTGTAGATGAAACATTAAAGAGAAAAGAAGAAGAAAAAGATAAACCAGTAAGTGAAATTTTACAGAATCTTAGAACTGGAAAAATATTTGAATCAAGTATTGATCATCCTAATGTTGATATTGATGATGATATTGAAGAATATTTAAGTCGTGGTTTTGTAATATGAGTGTTATAACAGATTATGATAAAATATTTATCATACAAGTTGGATGTGGAGGTACTGGCTCATGGTTGGTACCTTCACTTAGTAAATTTGTTGGTAATATTAGATCTAGAGTTCCTATTGAATATTATCTAATAGATGATGATCATGTTGAACAACGAAATATTCTAAGACAAAATTTTCATAATTGGGATATTAGTAAAGCTAAAACAACAGCTCTTATTAATAGATGTTGTTATAATGATGTAAAATTAACAGGAATAGTTGAAAGATTCACTACTCCTAAAAAAATTAAAACAATATTAGGAGATGATATTTTTAAATATAAAATTATATTTAGAAATGGTGGTTTTGCATATGATGGTAAAAAATTATTAGTTATAATTGTTGGGTGTGTTGATAATAATAAAACTCGAAAATTAATCTATAAAACTTTATCAGAACTACAAATTGATTATCGTGAACATGATCTTCCAGAAGAATTAAGACCTATTATTAATAAAGATGATAATATTATTAATGAAGAATATATTCTTAAACATTATAAGCCACCAATAATTTATATTGATAGTGGCAATAATCTCTATAATGGACAAATTGTGACCACATGGTTCAATACTGAAAAATTAGAAATTTCTGGAAAAGATCAAGCGCCGATAGACTTTAAAAAAATGTTTAAAAAAGAAAAACAACAAGAAAATAATGAAGGTTGTGTTTTCTTCGGTGATCAATCACAAGCAATTAATACATTTGCAGCAACACTATTATTCTGTTCTATTCAAAGAATATTTACAGAAGATATTTTGCCGCCAAACATAATCACATTTAACGCCTCAGGATATTCCAATTATAAAATATAAAGAAAGCGAACCTGCTACAATAAACAAATAATTAAGCAGTAACAATATTTTCTAAAAAAAGGAGTTAAACTAAAATTTAACTCCTTCTATTTTTATATAGAAATAATAAAGTAAAATAAATATTTCTGGGGGATTAATGAATGTTAAATGTGATCATCATGAACTTTGTTATGGAATAACTTGTTGTAATCATGCAAAAAATCATAAAAGATCTGATAAATGTTCTAAAAAAATATGTCAGAGATATCAAATAAAAGTTACATGTAGAAATGTGGCTTATTTATTTTTGATAGATAAATTCAAATCTATAAAAAGGAGGTTAAATGGGAAGAGAACTTAAACCAATTTATGTATGTGATAAATGTGGTACTACTTATTATGATAGACTTCAAATAAGAGTCTTTAAAGATTTTATTTATGATGGAGAAAAAGAAAAAACATTTATTGATAAACTTGGTATGGATGAAAGAATGTTATGTAAGGGATGTACTATAATAGAACTTGATTTAGAAACTCAACCATCTCAAAAAGTCTTAGATGAAGTTGTAGAAAAAATATCAAATGATAAAGAATTTTGGAATAAATTAGATTATTCTAGTGAATTGTATGAAAAAATTAATCATAATGAACATATAATGGATGAAATTAATTCACGACATGATGAAACATCTAATACACTTGAGTATATAATTGAAGAACCAACTCTTGAAGATTTAGAAAAGATAATTACTGATAATTCTTGGACAGCTGGAGTTGAATCAAAAGTTGGAGATATTGTTGAACATTTCGATGGAAATACATATGAAATAACAGATGTTTACACACAACAAGATGAACTTAGAAAAGAAATTATAGAAAAATTTAAAGTTCCTTCAGCAATTATTGGACCAGAATTTTCTGAAGAAAATATTTCAGATATTGCAAGTAAATATAAAGATGGAGTTGATAAGATAATATCAGAAATATTAGATGATAAAAAAGAAATAATTAAAGATGATCTTACAGTAACATATACTCCAGTTCAAAAGGATGCTCCATCAGTTGGTGAAATGGAATATCTTGATGATGGTAAATATCTAATATTATTTAGAATAGATACAGAAGAACAAGAATCATATTTATCAAGATCTTATGGTCATAAAAAATTAGAAGATCTTAGAGAATGTTGTGGAAAACCATTGATAGGAATATATGTTTCAACAGATAAATATATAAATGAACTTAAATTATTAGAACCTAAAGAAGTACAAATTATTAATAAAGTATTTATGGGTATTCCCAATATAATTAATAGAGTTGTAATTTTAGATGCAAATAATGATAGTTTAGCTTATATTCCAAAAGAAGATTTTGATTTACAAATAGAAAGTCTTCCTATTGAGCTTCCAGTAATTGAGGAAGAAATAGATGATGATGGGGAGAGAGATATAACGGCAGAATTTCTTGAAGAAGAATCAGAGTATGTATAAAATAAAACAAGGAGATATAATATGTTGAACAAAGCAATGATTATCGGCAGATTAACATCAGATCCAGAACTCAGATACACACCAGCTGGTGAAGCAGTATGTAAAATTGGTGTTGCGTGTAATGAACAGTGGAAAGATAAAGCTGGAAATAAACAATCAAGTGTTGAATATTTTACAGTTATTCTTTGGAGAAAATTGGGTGAAATAGCTGGTCAATATCTTAAAAAAGGTAAACTAGTCTATATCGAAGGAAAAATGAAAACTAGAGAATGGGAAGATACAAGTAAAGTTAAACATAAGGTCTGGGAAATTATAGCATCAGAAATGAAAATGTTATCAACAGAAACACCAAATCAAACAGCTGCAGCTCCAAGCGGTTCTGGTCCAGCTAACGAATTCGCAGACGTTCCATTTTAAAACAAGTTAAAAATTTTGCGGTAGTAAACAAATTACTACCGCAAATAATTTTTTATTATTTTCATATAGAAATAATATAGTAAAAGGAGGTTGATATGCCCCCAACCAAAAGCAAAAATGTAATACAAAAAAAGAAATCTTATTTAGATGGAATTAAAGCAATATCAGGTTGGTTATTTAGTAGAAGAGATGAAACAGCTATTAGAAATGTAATTGAAAAATATGATTTCGACAATACTATTCTAAAAAGATTAACTTCATATGTTTATAATTATCCACATTTAGTGTGGTATATAAATAAATATATGAATGGTTTATATCAATTTAATAAATTTGACACAGTCAGTTTATTTTATAGTTTTTGTTATTTAATAGATGTAAATCAAAGAAATAACGGCAAAAAATTATTTTATTTAAAAAGCAATGATCTTGCAGATAAAAATAAATTTAAAATAAAAGAATTATTTCATGAATATTTTGATAAATTATATGATAAACATTTTAATGATTTAGAATTGAATTTTTATTATGATCTAATTAATATCGGCAAAATTAGTGCAGAACAAGTTATTGAAGTGGATAAACATTTGAATTCTGGAAAATCATCAATCAATCTTGAACTTGAAACATTAGCTCCAGCAGCAACATTAACTATTGGAAATTACAGTGTTCTTGATATGACTAGAACATTATCACAGCCAATTCAAGAATTTTGTGACGATATTAAAATTCAGGCTTTGAAAAGACCTGAATGTTTAAAATGTGAATTATTTGGTAAACCAGTTGTAGTGCTTGATACAAATTGTCAAGATTTTGAAGATATAGATCTTGCTTTTATTGGATTAAATCCAGGAACAGAAGAAGTAAAAGCTAACAGACCTTTTGTTGGAAAATCAGGTAAAGTTTTAAGAGATTTTATGTCTAAACTTCCATCACATGTAAAATGGTTAATTGCAAATATAATTCTTTGTCATACTAGAAATGAAAAAGATATTAAGAAACCAGATGATTGTATGTTAAATTGTAGTGGTCTAGTTGCTCAAATATTTCAGAAATTTCCAACTAAATGTTTTGTTCCTATGGGAGCAAAAGCATCAAGTTTCTTTGGTATTAATGAAAGTATAACAAGCGCAAATGGTAAAAAATATGATACATCTGCTTGTTCAATGATTCCAATAATACACCCATCAAGTGCAGCTAATTATGGTCAAATGGATGCATTTATTAAAGGTTTTCAAACAATATATAATTTATATAAAACAGAAGTTGAAAAACCTGTTCAATATGATTTATCAGCATTTAAAAATATTGATCAAGTTAAACAAGTTGTGGCTTCTTCATCAAGTATAAATCTTGCCGATAACAAAATTATAACACAACTTACTCCAGATTTAACCTTTTTCGATATTAGAGAAATCAATGATAAAATTGTAAAAATCTTTATTGATCGAAATGGAGAAAAAAAATATTTAATTGAAGATTATAACCTCAAATTTTATATAAAAAGTAACTCATGGAAAGAATGTAATCAAATCTCAAGTGGTGTTGATTATTATGTAAATGTTACTGGAAAAGAGAAACATTTTGTAACCAATAAAGTTAGACAGAAATTTAATCAGATAAAAAATATTTAAATTTAAAGGAGCAATTATGAAATTTTGTTCTATTCCTAATTGTAATCAAGAATATGAAGCTAAAGGATATTGTAAAAAACATTATCAACAATTTTATAATCACAGAGATTTAACTTCAAATAATCAAAGAAATAGATTAGATCGAAATGAAATTATCATTGAAGACAATATTTGTCATATGAAATTATATAATAATAAAAATATTGAAGTTGCTGAAACTATTTTTGATCTTAAATACAAAATTGAAATAGAAAAGTATAAATGGTGTTTAAATAAACAAAAATATTCTTCATGTAACTATATTGATGAAGATGGTAATCATCATAATATAACTTTACACCAAGCTATTATTAGAATGTCTGGACAAATAGTACCAGAAGGATATGAAATTGATCATAAAGATACAAATAGATTAAATAATCTTGAAGATAATTTAAGAATATGTACAGAATTGCAAAATCAACAAAATAGTAAATTACGAACAGATAATAAAAGTGGTTATAAAGGTGTGATTTTGCATAAATCTAATAAAAAATGGATGTCTTATATTAACTTTAATAAAAAGAGAATTTATTTAGGACTTTTCGATGATCCAAAAGATGCGGCTATAGCATATAATACAGCTGCTATTCAATACCATGGTGAGTTTGCAAGAATCAATCAGATAAAGGGTATATAATGGAATTAGATAGAACTAAAATAAATTGGAGAGATTTTGGTTTTCATTATTGGTGTGCTCTTTGCGAATCAAAATATTATCCAGTAGATGAAAAAGATGATAAACGTTGTCCTGTTTGTAATAATACTGAATTAGTTAAAATTGACGAATATAAACATGATGACTAAGGGAGTATAAAATGGACTTAGATGAAAATATGTTTGCGTTTGTAGATCATTTTAAAGTTTCGAATCCTAAAACTTATATAAAAAAAGAGAAAAAGAAAAAATATAGTTTTGATACAGTTATCGATATAGATTATATTAATTGTATAATGTATATGTATTCTTATGGAACATATATAAACGATATTTCAAATTATACTGGTTTACACCCAGATCATGTTAATGTTATTATTGATGCTTATAATGATTGTTTAATAGAGAGATTTTAAGGAGATAATGATGATATATAGATGTGGTAGTTGTAAAAAATATCTTCATTATATTCCAAGAACAATAAACAAAGAAAAAGGAGTTCAACTTGTTTGTGGGTTGGCAAAAAAAGAAATTACTTGGTATCCAAATCATTATGTTTTTGATGATAATTTTGAAATAGAATGGTGTCCTCGAAATTTAAAGGAGTAAATTATGGACTTCAAAATATTAAATCTTTGGCAGGCTGAAGATTTTGTTGCAAAAAAATATTTAACTCTTAAAACACCATATTCATTAATATCAATTACTGAACCTGGAACTATAAATCATCTAAGAGATGATAAAAAAAGATATGGTGTTTTAAGACTTAGTTTTCATGATCTTGATGTTGAAACTTATGGATATAAAATATTTAATAAAGATCATGCTAAAACAATATTAAATTTTTATGTAGATAGTTTTAATAATGATGTCGGTACAATAATTGTTCATTGTCATGCTGGTTTATCAAGATCACCAGCTGTAGCAATAGCATTGTGTGAAATTGCAGATCAAGATAGTGAAGATTTAATTAAAACATATCCTTATTATAATAAACTTGTTTATAGAGTACTTATAAATACTTATTGGGAGGATGAAACAAAATACAAATTCATTACAAGAATAAAGGAGTAAATATGAAAATTCGTAATAAAAGAACTAAATTTGATCCTAATGAAATTATAGTTGAAAATCAAATTTGTCGAATGAAATTATATAATAATAAAGGTATTGAAGTTGCTGAAACAATTTTTGATCTTAAATATAAAAATATTATAGAAAAAGGAAAATGGCATTTAACTGATAAAGGATATGTTGAATGTTCTTGGATTAATGAAAATAATAATAATCAAAAAATAAGATTACATCAAGCTATTATATATTTATCTGGACAAGAAGTATTATATGGATACGAAATAGATCATAAAGATACAAATGGATTAAATAATCTTGAAGAAAATTTAAGAATATGTACTCGTTCACAAAACATTCAAAATATTAAATTAAAAAATAGAAATACAAGTGGTTATAAAGGTGTCTGGTGGCATAAATTAACTAATAAATGGACAGCTCAAATAACAATTAATTATAAAAAAATTTATCTTGGACTTTTTGATGATAAAAAAGATGCTGCTATATCATATAATACTGCCGCTCTTCAATATCATGGTGAATTTGCACAACTAAATAAAATATAAAGGAGAATTAAATTGTGGTGTTATATAACTAAACAGAATCTAGAATCATATTTATATCGTTATCCGGTTCTAGCTGAAAATTTTAATGAAGTGTGTTTATATCAGAATGGAGATAATCTTTTCTTCCCTAGACTGTTTTATAAATCATTTCCAGATCCAAGTTTAAAATTATTTACAAGTACCAAGCCATATATGAAACAGACATTCTTTAAATTTACCGGCAAATTAAGACCAGAGCAAGTTGAAATTGTTAATTCAGTTCTTGCTACATATAATAAAAATGGTATGATTAATGGTATAATTAAAGGTCGTCCTGGTATTGGTAAAACTGTTATTGCTGTATATTTATCGGCAAAATTAGGTGTTAAAACTTGTATCGTTGTAGATACAGAACCTTTGTTAAAACAATGGGTTGCTGCTTTTAAAGAATTTACAGATTTAAAAGAAACTGAAATTGGTATTATTAAACAAAAATTATTCTCAACTGATACACCAATTTCAATAGCTTTTGTACAAACTCTTATTTCAAAAGTTAAAACAAATCTTCCCAAAGCATTCGAAGAAATGGAAAAAGCTGGCTTTGGATTAGTATTATTTGATGAAGTTCATAGTACATCATCAGCTCCAAAATTCTCGAGAGCATCATTATTATTTAGAACTGTAAACATTCTTGGTCTTTCAGCAACTCCATTTCAATCTGGTATAGCTGAAATCTTAATGAAAAATACTATTGGTGAAATCATATTTGAAAATAAACATTATGAACTTAAACCAAAATATGTATTAAATTATTATGATAGCAAAACCCCAGGAAAATATTCTTTTGTGATGTCAAAAATGAATGATTATATAAAACGAAAAGCTTTTTATAATTCAATAATTGTAAAAAGTCCAATATATTTTGATCTAATTGTTAGTTTAGTTAAAAGAAGATTACTTGAAGAACATATTATAATGATACTGTGTTTTACAAAACAACAGGTTCTATTGATATCAGAAAAGTTAACAAATTTAGGAATAGAAAATAGAAAATTTTATGGTGATGAAAAAGAAAAAGTTGATAAAGAAAATGTTAAAGTACTTATTGTAACTTATGCATTCGCTGGTAAAGGATTTGATTTTGCTCAGTTGAGTTGTTTGATCTTAGCAACAAATCTTGCCGGTAAAAAATCATTGATACAAGTCATTGGTCGTATCTTAAGAGAATATAAAGGAAAAATTCCACCAGTTGTAGATGATTTAATTGATCTGTGTTTTCCAAGTATGTTTCTTCCTGATGTTAAAGCTAAAAAATCAATAGTCAAAGAAGAATTTAGTTGTGAAATAATTGATGTTAAATTTGAAGATGATGGACTGAGTGGTGAACTAAGATAAATTTAGTTATTACAATTTTTATATAGAAATAATATAAAATACAGGTAGATGAAATGAAATTCCTCTCAAATTGCCCCCCCTTTTTGATTCAATTTCAAAGTAGTCTACCTACTTTTTTTATTAAGGAGATATAAAATGAATGAAGAAATAAAAAAAGCTTGTGATAAAATCCCAGAAGAATTTAATAGAGAATATTACATAAATTATTATTTAATGGTTGATTTCGGAATTCTTTTAAATGATGATAATATTCCAATAGATTTAAGAATTTATTTAGCTAAAAATATTGAAAGTGTTTTTCCAGAAATGAAAAAATAATATATGAAATAGAAGGAGAAACTAATTATGTTACCTAAAGATTTTTACAACAAAGTAGAAGAATCTGGTTATCTAAAGAACATTTTATATGGTGACACAGATAGTATTTTTGTAGTTGTTCCGAATAAAGATTCAGAAAAATTAACAACAGAAGAAAAAATGAAATTTGCCGATAAAGCGGCTGATGGAATTAATACTGCTATTTTAAAATACCTTAATGAGTATCTTTTACCAAAATCAAATATTCCAATTGTTAATAATACAACATTCTTTAAATCTGAAATGTTGTTTGATTCTATTATGTTTCTAGATGTGAAAAAGAATTATGCATATAAAATTTTAGCTAAAAAAGGTAAAATATTTAAAGAACCAAAAGTAAAATATACAGGTATTCAGGTTGTTAAATCTGATGCTTCTAAAATTACTCAGGATATGTTAAAAGAAATGATTGAAGATATAGTTCTAAATCCTGAAATAAATATTAAAGAAAAATTATTAAATCTAACAAACATTGTTACAGATTTTCATAATCAGTTCAATGAATGTTGTGATAACTTAGATCTTAATTTTATTTCATTCCCAGGTAAATGGTCTAAAAAAGACATGTTTATCAATGGAATGAAAATGTATAATCATATTATTGGTAAAGAAACATTTTCAATAGGTTCAGCGGCAATATTCATTTATTGCTCATTTAAAAATCCAAAATTATTTGGTCAATTAGATATATCAAAAACAAATGGTTTATGTATTCCTCATAGTTATGATAAAGAATTAATAAGACAAAAAATGGAACAATTTAAAATTGAAATTGATCGAACGACTCAATGGAATACTCTCTTCAGTACTACCTGTGGTAGAATTGTTGAGCTTATAAAAAATCAAAAGGAGAAATAGTATGTGTACAAATTGTGATTGTGAAAAATCTCAAGAAGAAACAAATGTGAAACTAACAAACAAAGCTGGTCTTACAATTCTTGAATCTTTATTAAAATTTTATGATTTTAGTAATAATTTAACTGTAAAAGAAGTTAAAGAAGAAATTCAGGAAAGACTTTGGATTGAATATTTTGGAATAAGATTTAGAGCATTTAAAGTTATTTATAAAGGTGAAGTGATTGGAAAAGTAACAATTGCCGTTAGAAAATATTCAGATGGTTATATTGATGAAAATGAAAATATTAAACCACAATTAAAACTTGCTTTCGCTTTTTGTGATATTGATAGAGATAATTATTCTCGAATAGAAGGTGAAAAATATTCTCTTCATAGATTGCTTTGTGATGAACCAGGTATTATAACTAATTCAAAATACACAAAACTTGATAATGAATTTGCAAAAACCGTAGAAGTATCTCTTCCATTTCAAGCATATATTGAAGAAGTTTCAGGAATAGAACATGAACTTGATTTAATTAAAGAAGCAATTATTAAATCGGCAAATTCGATGCAGATTCTGTGGATGTCGGGAACAAGAGTAGAAGATATTAAATAAATTTAAAAAGGACAGGATATAATTCCTGTCCTTTTTATCTCTTTATAGGAGAATAAATGAAACTAACAAAAAAACAAAAAGAAAGATATCATAAAATATTAGATAATATTTTAAAAGAATATATTAAAATTGATGATGATTTTGGCATACAAGAATTAACTTTCAGATCTACTTGTACTGATGATGATGATATTACTAAAATAATTGAAATTCATGCTGTTATGACTCCAATTGAAAAAGATATAATGACAGAATATATTTTTGGTAAGAAAAAAATATATTTGGGTAAGAAAAAATTAAAAGAAGAAAATATTGAAATGGATGAAAATAGATTTGATGGATTAAGAGATCAAACTAAGGAGATACCAAATGGATGAAAAATGTTACTTTCATAAAGATATAGATGCAATTAGATGGAGAGAAGGTTATATTATGGGTGAACCAGAAAGAGTTCCACTTTGCCGTGAATGTTGTAGAAAAAATCTTAATGATATATGTAAATTACATGAATTAAATATAAGAAATATAAATATTTGGGCACCAAGTGGAGTTAGGAGAATATAATGGATGAAAAACGAGTTATAGATTTTTGTAGAGATCTTGCCGTTATATCAAATAAATATAAACTATCTATATCAAGTAGTAGAGAAGGAATAATTATCAACAACACAGAAAATGACGTTGGTTATGCTGCTATTATTCCAAGAAATGCAGCAGATTTTCCTTACACTCGATTATTAATTGTTGATATTATAAAATAAAATAATAAGGAGAATAAATGTACGAACAACCAAATCATAAAATAGTAAAAGAAGTAGATAATATTAAAATTTTTAGAAATTTAACACAAAGATTTCCTTGGAATGATTCATTATATATTATTTCATCAGATAAAAGTTTAACAGGTACTTTAGATGAACTTACAGATTATGTTAAAGAAATATATAAATATTCTATTTCAGAAATTCATGTTGATTTATTAGATATTACTGAAGAAAGAGGAGCAAATAGAGATAGATATGATGTTATGGTTTATCCAATTCCAATACCAGTTTATGGTGATAAAAATAATCTATCGGCAATAAATCAAAATAAACCTGAAGAAGAATTAGTTGATAATTTGTTATTAGCTACAGTTGCAACAGGAATTGTATTATCAAGTTTAGATGATGATTCTGAAACAGAACGTATTTCATCTGGTGGAGGAGAATTTAGTGGAGGTGGAGCTTCTGGAAGTTGGGATTCAGATTGTTCGAGTTCAGATTCTTGTGATTCTGGAAGTTCAGATTCAGGATGTTCCAGTGACTAAAGAACAACGACAAGTTTTTGCTAATACTTTAAAAGATAAAATAGTTGATGATTCATTTATAGATGATGTTATTATAGTAATCGAAGATAGATTAACATACAAATTAAGTACTATCGATATATTAGAAATTAAAACTAAAATATTTCATATTGGTGCATTTATAACTGAAATGATAAAATGAGGAGTAATAAAATGACAGCTTTTTGGAAATATGATCGTTTCCCATATTGTCTTTGGGGAACAGTAACAAAAATTCATGATCATGATAGTAATTTAATAGAAACAAAAGAATTTGGAAAAGGATATTATTTTAAACCTTTTTTAATATTATCAGATGATCTAGCTAAACCAATAATAGAAAGTTTAAAAAAATTAAAAAATGATAAACAAATAGAAGAAGAAAAAAATTATATTAAATATAAAGAAAAACTAGATCAGATTTGGAGTACAATTCCTTTGGAAGAAAGATGACAGTATATATTGCAAACTTAAAAATAGCTAAAACATATCATTTATATGAATCATGTCCAAATTTACCAAGATCAATGGTATCAACATTTTGTGGATCTAGTGATTATGAAGGTTATGATTTGGATTGGTTGAAGAAACATAATTTTAATCTTAAACTTTGTAAGACATGTGAACTTAATCTTAAATTACATAAGATATGTGAACAAAGGAGAAAAAATGAAACCAGAAGCAATACCAAATCCAACATTTAAACCAAATACTAAAATTAATTATGATCAATTTCAAAAAGATCTTGAAGAAGTAATTAATAAACATTCCATGGAAAATGGATCAAATACACCAGATTTTATATTAGCACATTATCTTGTTGATTGTCTTAAGAGTTTTAATAAGACTTCAAAAGCTCGAGAAAAGTGGTATGGAAAGGAGTTGAAGATAAATGGATGAAAACCAATTTTGGCTTAACAGAGATAGTTATGAATTTCAACTTAAACAACAAAAAATAGGTTATAATGATGAACATGGTTATTTGCAATCAAAAATTCTTAAAGAACAATTAAGACCAAGTACAATATATAAACCAAAATTATATATGGATGGAAGTTTTTGGTGTGCTCTTTATGGAGAAAATATTCAAAGTGGTGTATCTGCATTTGGAGAAACTCCAGAAGAAGCTATGAAAAATTTTGATATAGTGTGGGGTAAATCTATAAGTAAAAGAACAACCTCTGGATTTGAAAAAATCAAATGAAAATCTTTAAACTTATTAAACAAATATGGTTACGAATTAAAAATGGAGAAACAGAAACAGTACAAATATTTCCATATAGTATATATGGTAGTCCTGTAATTTGTACCACAATAACACGTTATAAGAAATCTGGAAAAAGGAGAAGATATGATAGCTAATCTAGTACCTCGAGAAGGATTGGGAAAATATTATAAAACTACTATCATACTTGAAGAAGATGGTAGAGATATTGGTTTTATACAATTAAATATTCATCCAAAAAAATTTTCTCTTGATGAAATATCTCCAAGAGAAGCCCCAAGATTTGAAACAGAAGAAACTCAAGAAATTGATTGGAATCACATTGAAACAAAAAGATCATTTGAAATTGCTACAAAAATTGTGGAGATGATAAATAAAACTTAATATTATCGGCAAGATCTAGAAATAGATTCTTGCCGATAATTTTTATTTTCCTTAGTTTCATATAGAAATAATAGGACATAATAAAATTTATTTCTATAAAATCTAAAAGGAGAGTTAATGATAATACAACAAATCAGGAGAACTATCAAAAAAGCTGCGAAGTTTTTAGGTGGAAAAAGTGAAGATGTAGGAGATACTTTTAATTCAGATTTTAAAGTTTTTGGAATGAGAGATAATCAAAGAGAAGTATTTAATGTCTTTAGAGATTCAATAAGATTTTTATTAACTCAACCACCAGGAAGTGGTAAATCAGCTATAATTAACTTTGTTATGGCACATAGATTATTACATTGGCCAAATCACAAAATTATTATAGTTGTTCCTCAAACACTTATTGCTAAATCATTTGGAAAAGCTATATTAAAATATGATGATGGAACTATAATTCATTGGGATATTTTACACGATCTTTGTAATGGTAATTATACAAGAAAACAAAAAGTTATTGTGAAATTTCTGAAAAAGAAAAATTTCACAAACAATAATAATGAAAGAGTTTTAATTACAACACATCAAGCTTTAGCAACTGTATTTAATAAAATGAAACTAACAACTGAAGACTTTAATGATACATCTGTTGTTATTGATGAAGCTCATCATATATTATATTCAGATTTTTTATCAAATCAAATGGGTCAAATGGTTAGAATAATCAATGGAAATCAGACTAGTTCTCTTTGGCTTGTAACAGCAACCCCTTTTCGTGGAGATAAAAACAATATAATACCAAAAGAAGAATTTGATAAGTTCGATAAATTCTATTTGCCACTTGATAAACATTGGAGAGAAAATATAAAAAATATTGAAAGTTTCACATTTTCATTTGTAATATATAAGAAAGATAAAATTTTCGAAGATTTTGAAACGATTATGAAAAATAAAAAGAAAACAATTATATTTTGTCCATTTTATGGTAGACTCATCAAAGGGAAAAACAAACATGATTTCAAAAAAGAAATCATTGAGAAAATCTTAAAAGTTTGGCCAGAATGTAGAATTGTTGATTTAATTAATACATATGGTCGAGATCAAAAGAAGTTAGATCTTTTAGATGATAAACAAGCAAATGATATTGATGTTATTTTAACATTAAAGATTTTTGATGAAGGAACAGATTGGATATATGCTGAACAATGTATCGATTTTTCTCCTCCAGAATCTTTAAGGGTATTATATCAAAGATTCGGAAGATTATGGAGAGATCTATTTGAAAAAATAAATATTGAATACTATTGTTTTCTTCCATTTGAATCTAATTTTAAAAATGAGGAAGAACGGCGAGATCATTTAAATAAATCATATTGTGCTTTTGTTGCTTCACTACTTCTTCAGGAAATTGTTGACCCAATTCCTTATCCAGTTAAAGAAGAAAAAAATGAAGAAAAGAAAAATCAATATAGATTAAATCCTTTTGAATTTGCAACAAGAGATGAATCACATCAACAATTAATTTTAGAAGATATTGTTAAAAATCTTGAAATTATGGCTAGCTATAATGAAAATCCAACTAAAAAAGAAGTTTATGATTGTATTTCTACAATTTTAACAAATCATAACATCATCGAAGATCAAAATGATGTAATTGTTCATATTGCTAAAATTCTTCGTCGTCAACATGAATTATTAAAACCTTCTTGGAAAGATCAAACAGTTGATGTTAGTTGGATGGTTAATGCTGGTTTTGAAGAGATATTTATTAATGAGATATTTAAAGATCTTCTAATATTTGCAACAAAGACTTGTGGAATTGATCATTTTAAGAAGTTTAGAGAAGTTTATGAGAGTAAGTTAAAAACATGTGATGAATGGGTTAAAATTGCTGAAGAATTAGCTAAGAAACATAATGGATTACCAACACCTAAATGGTTAAAAAACAATGGATATTCAGGATTAATAGCTATGCTTACAAAATATCCAGAAAAATTTGCACATATTAAGAGACAGAAAAGAATGATTTCTCCAGATGAATGGGTTAAAATTGCTGAAGAATTAGCTAAGAAACATAATGGATTACCAAACCATGATTGGTTAAAAAATAATGGTTATTCAGGATTGTCAGGTATGCTTACAAAATATCCAGAAAAATTTGCTCATATTAAGAAACAGAAAGAAGTAAGAAAATCTATTGATGAATGGATTAAATTTTCAGAAGAATTAGCTAAGAAACATAATGGATTACCAAATTCAACATGGTTAAAAGATAATGGATATTCAGGATTAATAGCTATGCTTACAAAATATCCAGAAAAATTTGCACATATTAAGAGACAGAAAAAAAGAATATTGTGTAGTGAATGGGTTAAAATTGCTGAAGAATTAGCTAAGAAACATAATGGATTACCAACTGTTAAATGGTTAAAAAATAATGGTTATTCTGGATTGGCAGGTATGCTTACAAGATATCCAGAAAAATTTGATCATATTAAGAGACAATATATAACAAAATCTATTGATGAATGGATTAAAATTTCTGAAGAATTAGCTAAAAAACATAATGGATTACCAAACCATAATTGGTTAAAAAATAATGGTTATTCAGGATTAGTACGAGCAATTCAAAAATATCCTGAAATTTTTGCTCATATTAAGAGAAAAAATCCAAAACCAAGGAAATCATATGCAACTCAACCCTCACTTTAATAAAAAATCATCTCTACCAAATTATATATATAACGCACCATGGGATGTAAAACAGAAAAAGATTTCTCGTTTTATTACCATAGTGAATTTATATAAAGAAATATTTGGAAGAAAATCAATTCCAGAAGATGGTCAATATTGGGCAATGTGTGGTTCACACTTCAACAAAGATAAACCAATAAAAGGTGAATTAGGTTATATAACAGAAAAAGGTCTAATTCGTCCAGATCAGTATTTTGGAGTTGATAGAGAAGAAATTATTATTGAAGAAAATAAAAGATTTTTTCCGAATATTAATTGGATACATGGAGATTTTGTAGAAGAATTAGAAAAAGTTGTTATTTATAATCCTAAAATATCTATAATCAATTATGATGGTGTAATGCAACCAAAAAATAGTGTACAATATCTGAAAAAGATTATGTCATTAATTGATTATAATATTGGAAATGAATTAATGTTAATTTCAAATTTTATATTAGTTAATCCATATTCAAAATCTGAAAGACTTAAATATTCAATATTTGATGTTTTAAAAGAATTGAAGAAATTATATTGGATACCAGATCATTGGTATTTATACCCAGAATCATATCAATATTCACATTCACAAGCTGTTATGGGAATAATAATATTCATTAAAGAAGAACATGATATTAAGAATATTAAGTATTCACCAAATAAGAAAATTGGATATGTTGAAGAATAAATAAAAATCGGCAAGATCTAGAAATAGAATCTTGCCGATTAAAGGAAAAATAAATGACAACAAAATCAAATATGTATACAAATGTGAAGACATGGAACCCATTTAAAGGTTGCGAGTTTGATTGTGAATACTGTAAACCCAGTTTTCAAGCACAAGCTAAACGACAGAAAAAGAGATGTATTGATTGTTATAACTTTATTCCACATACACATCCAGATAGGCTAGATAAAATACCTAGTGCTAAAACAATATTTGTATGTGGTAACGGAGATATATCATTTTGTGATCCAGAATTTACTATCAAAATAATTAAAAGTATGAGTAATATAAAGCATAAAAATAAAATATTCTTCATGCAAAGTAAGAGACCAAAATATTTTGAACAATTTCTAGATATATTACCAGATAATGTGAAATTAATAACAACATTAGAAACCAATAGAAATGATGGTTATGAAAAAATTTCAAAAGCACCAGCGCCAATAGTTAGATATAGACAATTTCTAAAATTAAATTGGCCTCATAAAATTCTAACAATAGAACCAGTTATGGATTTTGATCATGATGAATTTTTAAAAATGATTAAAAAAATTAATCCAGAATATGTTTGGCTTGGAGTAAATTCAAGATACAAACAAGTTAATTTACCAGAACCAACTAAAGAAAAATTTGAAAATCTCAGAGATGCAATATGTAATATGTTAACTGAAAATAAAATTAATATAAGAATAATGAGAACATTTGATAATCGAGTAAAATAATATCAACAAAAAACAAGTGGCGTCATCAAAGACGCCCTAATTTTTATTCTTAAACTCAAATTTAATATTATCTATTTATATATAGAAATAATAAAATTAAATACATATCCTTAAGGAGGAAGTGTGAGTGCAATAGCTAAGATATTTAGTTTATTTGGAGCAATAGTTTTAGGGCTTTGTATATTTTTTCCTAAATTTATATTGGGAGCTTTCTTGGTTGTATTAATTGTTTCTATTCTAGGACTTATTGGAGCAAGTATTGCTTTTGATAGAAGTTCACGACGAGAACGAAATGAAAATAATAAAAGCTAATATAGTAGAACTTTGGAAACAAGGTAAAATTGTGTGTATCACTACAAATGGATATATAAAAAAATCAAAAGAGGGTGTTCTTGGTAGAGGTAATGCTCTTGCTATGGCAAAATTAATTTTAGATCTTCCAAAAAATTTAGGACAACATTTAGAAAAATATGGAAATATTGTTGGATTTATATATGAAAGAATTATAGTTTTTCCAGTTAAACCATCATATGGAAATTATGAACAAACACTAGATCATATTAAACCAAGATTTAAACCAACAGATGAAAATGTTCCAGGTTTCTGGTGTAAAGCTGATTTAGGACTTATTCAAAGAAGTATGATTCAATTAAGTTATTTAATAAAAGATAATAATCTTAAAGAAGTTTATTTGCCGATACCAGGAGTGAGTAATGGAGGATTAGATAAAGATGTTGTTTTAAAAATTTTAGAAAAGATAACTCCAGAAGAAGTTATCTTCTGTTATTTATAAAATAGGAGGTTAAATTATGGCAGCAGCTAAGAACTGCTACATTTGTCAACAGCCATTAAAGAAGGGTGATAAAGTTTTTGCCACTCTAGAAGGAAAGGTAGTTAAAAAAGGAGTATATGATTATAATCCTGAAGATGATCCTTGTCCTGAACCTTTAATAGTTTGTGAAAAATGCGGCAAAGAATTAGAAGGAGCCGTTGAAACTCTTAAGCGGTTTAATGAAGAAACAAAAAAAGAATAAACTGGGAGGAATGGCCAAACATCCGATGACATTTAATTGTCGACAATAATTTAGGGAAAGTTGAGCCAATTCCTCCTTCTTAAAAGATTTGCAGGGTGACGCAGAGGTAGCGTGGAAGCCTCATAAGCTTCAAGTCGTCAGTTCAAGTCTGACCCCTGCAACTCAATCTAACAAAAAGAGGTAAAATGATAATAGAACATTTTGATTACTCATTTGAAGATCTACAAAATTTTGGTGATAATATTAAAGAAGTTATTCTTAAACAATTAGTTACTGAAAATATTATAACAGAAGAACAATTTAGTGATTTCACATCAACTCATACTCTTATTTTAAAGAAAAGAAATAAAATTTCAAAATATTTAAATAATTTATTTAAATTTGAAGAAAAAGATCCAAAAAATTCTTATTCAATTTATTTAGCAAAAATCATTGATATAAGAAACGACTAAAAAGGAGGTTAATATGGACTTTTGGGTGTGGGCAGCAATAATATGTTTTATAGGTTGGATGATAACCTTATATATTTATAGTAAAACATTCAAAAAAGTTGTTGATGCTGGAGCAGATAAAATAAAAGGTACAGCTCAAGATATTTCAGATAAAGATAAGGTATAAATGATGGATTGGTTTTGGATAATACTAATTATTGGATGGGCGATAAGCCTATACATTTATAGTAATAAATTTAGAAATAAAGTTAATGAATTTGCAAATAAAGCACAAGAAAAAGCTCAAAAAATTTCAGAGAATGATAATAGAAAAACTTAGGAGGTAGTATATAATGAAGTTACTGACAAGACTGTTTATTCAATGTATGTGTATATACTTTGTAGTAGTTACATATAATAGTTTGAACAATTCATTGCCAGTGCCGGTACTAAAAAAGCAAGAAATAAAAATAGAAATTTTAAAAACAAAAGATCAATTATTATCAGAACAAATTGAAAAAGATTTAAATAGACTTCATGCTCCAAAAAATAAAGTACCGGAACTGGTAAAGGCGATTCTAGTTTCACATAAACAAACAGGACTTAATAATAAATTAATTACTGCTCTTATGAAAACAGAATCAAATTTTGACGAACAAGCAGTTGGACCTAAAAATAGAACTCCTGTTAGATATAAAGGAATTCTACAAACACCAACAGCAAGTTCTTTTAGCGATGTAGATACTTTACATGGAGTACGTATTCTGCAACAAAAACTAAAAGAAACGAATGGAGACTTACAAAAGGCGCTTGCTTTATATAAAGGTGGAAACAATCCTGTAGCTCATAAGCAAGCTAAACATGTAATGAACTTATATACTCAATTACTAAAGGAGTAAAATGAGTAAACAATACAGTCAAATAATAGAAGAATTTAAAAAATTAAATGGAAAACAAATAGATTTTATTTTATCGGCAATGAAACATAAATGTGATGATATCGAAACTCTTAGATATAAAATAGCAACTACTCTTATCAAAACATTTAATGCTTCAAAACTTAGAAATAAAAAATTAGGAATAACTGGTAACGATATTGTATTGATTCCTGATACTATACTTTTTAAATTGGCAACAATTGTAAAAAGTGCTGTGTCTTGGGAAGAATTTTATAAAAGAGTTATAAAATTACCTAAAATAACAAATCCTTGGGTTGCTTTAGAAAAGTATACTTTTGATTGGGATTTGAAATTTGTAGTTCCACCAAGAGAACTTATTACAAGACAACAAAAGATAAAATCTATCTTTGAAGAACCTAAACAGAAAACTATTATTGAAGAACCTAAAGAGAAAACAGTTAAAGGAATAGTGGAAGTCTCATCTTTCTCTGAAGCTGTAATAGCATGGATGAAAAGAATTGATGGAGAAATTTCTGTAATTAATGATAGATTAATAGATATAATATTAGAACATGATAAACTCATAGATAAAATTGGACGCCACACCCATATTGATGGAAAAGTGGTGATTCAGGATAATTGGAAATAAATTAATATCGGCAAGATCTAGAAATAGGTCTTGCCGATAATTTTTAATTTTAGCTTAATTCATATAGAAATAATATAAATATATTTTAATTTCAAAAGGAGGTAGTATGTACTTAATGGTGGATGGAAAGTTTTTTCCTGATCTTACAGATATAGTTGATAACAGTGTATATTGGATTGGTGGAAAGGTATATGATAGTGGTCCTCTTGTTGATCAACGATTAGCAAATGAGAGAGATATTATTTTTGATGAAATAATAATAACAGATATTTTAGATGTTACTTTAAAGCCAACAGAAAATGATCAAAATGGATTACCAGGAACGGCATTTTTCAATGTTCGAGGCAAAGATTTTTCTGAAGGTTTTGATATTAGACATGGTGGAGTATCTGGAGTTAATGATACTGAAAATGGATTTATAGAATTTATTGGTCCAGGAAGTCATCGTTGGGCAATCAAAAAAAGAGGTAATCTAAATCTTTATTCACCTTGGGATGGAATATAAAATGGACTTAGAAAAAGAAATAAAAAGTATACTTGAAGTTTTTAAAAAAGAAATTATAAAAGAATTAATTGAAATTCAAGTAAATGCAAAATTAGAAAAGTTTAGACATTTAAAAAATATGATATCACAAACTGCAGAATTTGAATCTAACATATTAAAAACAGAAATTGAAACGTTATCTACATCTATTAATGATTCTGATATGATTATATATTTTGATGAAAGATTTGGAAATTGGGAACTTGTAGCAAAATGGAAAATGAAATGAGTGAACTAACAAAATGTAACTATTGTACTTTACAACATTTAAAAAAGAATTTAAAACAAGATGAAAAATTATCACAATTAGGTAATGATTTTTATAGACATCCAAAAGATTTAGATGTTAAAGATATGTCTTTTGCTGAAAAAGAAAAATATTGGAGAGTTTGGTTAATGGAAATTCCAGATCATTGTGTATGTTAAGGAGAGAAAATGATAGCAGGTGAAGTCACATCAAACGAAGATAATCTTAAAACATTATTTTGGCCAAAAACATTTGTTGCTGTTCCAAGAATTGGAGATTTTATTAGATCTATTAGTGGTGGAGCAATTGGAAAAGTAGTTACTGTTACTCATTGTATTAATGCTATTGATATACCATATGTTAGAATTTATGTAACTGGAATGTTATGATGGAAGATAAAAGTTTATTAACATTAACATCAATGGCAACATTTGTTGGGGTCGATATTAATAAAGTAATAGATTCTACAATTGATAGATACAAACCATATGAAACTAAACATCCTGATCCAAACTGTTTAATTTGTAAAGGTGAAGGTTCAGTTCCTAAGAAAAGACTTTCTGGGAGAGTTAGAAAAGTTCCATGTGAGTGTGTTAAAATTGTTCATATAAAAAGAGAGTATTACAATGAAAGATAGAAGATATTTATGTGATGAGAAATGTAATGATTGTAAACTTATTACAGCTAAAAATAGTAGAATGATCACATTTATTTTAAATAAACTACATGGTAGATTTGGTAATGATGTTTTTAGAATAGTTGAAGATTGTTGTCCAAATCTAACAGTTTGCTATGATTGTAGAATTGATGATTTTTGTCATTTAGAGGATTGTAAAATTATAGAGAAAATTAAAATCGGCAAATAATTAAATGGAGAGCTGACCGAGAGGCTGATGGTGCTAGTCTTGAAAACTAGAAATCGTGAAAGCGGTTCGTGGGTTCAAATCCTACGCTCTCCGCCAAATAATACAAAAAAGGAAAATAAAAATGACAATAGATGAAATAAAAAAAGATATCATTGAATTAACAATGTTAGAAGAAAAAATATATGTTTTAAATTTAGAAATGCTTAATGAAGATAAACAAAAAAGTTCAAAAATGGATAAATTAGAAGAAAAAAGAGAAACTATCAATAGTAAATATATTTCGATATTTGAAGCTGAAGAAGATTTTGAATATGAAAGTGTATATGATGCTGATCATCTTGTTGATTTTTTGAAAGTAACAATTATTCTATTAAATAAATGTAAATCTTAACATAATCGGCGCTGTGGTGGAATTGGTTTACACAAGAGATTTAAAATCTCTCGGAGATTTTCTCCATGCTGGTTCAAGTCCAGTCAGCGCCACCATAAAAATCTAAAAAGGAAAAACAAAAATGATACTAAAATTCTTAGGAAGTGGAAGTGCTTTTTCAATGACAAATTATCAAACAAATATGTTATTAACTAAAGGTAAAGAAAAACTTTTAATTGATGCAGGTTCAGATATTAGATTTTCATTGAAAGATTCTGGAATGTCATATAAAGATATAACAGAAGTGTATATTTCACATCTTCATGCAGATCATGCCGGTGGATTAGAATATTTAGCTTTTTGCCGATATTTTGATCCATCTTGTACTAAACCTGATCTATTAATAAGTAAAGCCTTAGAAGAATCAATATGGCAAAATACATTATCTGGTGGTTTGGGAAGTATTCAAAATAAGATAATGAAATTAAGTGATTATTTTAACGTAATTGCTATTAGTCAAAATGAAACTGTTCATTGGAATAATATTTTAATAACACCTATCCAGGTAGTACATATAATGGATGGATTTAGTATTAGACCATGTTTTGGATTGAAATTAAGAACTAAAACTAAAAATATATTCATAACAACAGATACACAGTTTAATCCTAATCAGATTAAAGATTTTTATGCATCAGCAGATTTAATTTTTCAGGACTGTGAAACAACTCCTTTTAAAAGTGGAGTTCACGCACATTATTCTGAACTATTAACACTACCTGAAAATATTCGTAAAAAGATGTGGTTATGTCATTATCAAGATGGTCCTCTTCCTGCTGCTAAACATGATGGATTTAAAGGATTTGTCATGAAAGGTCAAGAGTTTAGATTATGAACAACTTCATAAATAAATTCTTTAAAAAAGAAGACATACAAATTTCAGTTATATCAAATAATACACAAATAATTAGTTCTATAGGATTAAGATATGCTGTATTATGTATTGAATGTGAAATTATTTATGATACAAGAGCAACTAAAAATTGTCCAATTTGTGGAAGTAAAATATGTTTTAATATTCAAAAAGCTATGGACAATATAGATCCATATATGAAAAACTACAATAAAGGAGAACAACATGAGTTGGTTTAAAAAAGAGTCAATTGATGTTATAAAACAAGTTGTAATAGGAGTTAGCGTTACAGTACTTACAGCAGTTGTTATGATTGCTGTAGAAGCTGCTAAAGAAGCATTATCAAATCGTGATAGTTAACAAGGAGAAATTATGAAAAACAATGTAACTAATCGAAAACCTGATAGTGTTACAAAAACAAATAAAGCATCAGTTCAAACATATGTAAATTCAGATAAATCTATAACAGTTACAACTAGTAAATGTGGTTCTGAAAGAAAAGGTGGATTTGTAAGTAAAAAAACAATAGGCAAATAAAGGAGAAAACATGTGGTCACCTAAGAAAAAAATAAGAAACTATAAAAGAAAAGATGATATTAAACCTTGTGATTGTGGTTATAACAGATGGAAAACTGTTGTAAAAGATCACGAATGGTCTTGTCACAAATGTGGTAAGATAAGAAAAGAAGATTAAAATTAACGGCACAGAAGTGGTGGAATGAGTAGACACAATCCTGAACATCTCAGGATGGAGATGATAAAGGGAAATATATGAGATTGATGCCTTTTATAAAGTACTGATTAAGGAAGAAAGGACGTATAAGAATGAGAATGTCCAGTCCGTGTAGGGTTTGAATCCCTATCTTCTGTGCCAACAAATAATAAAAATACAGGGACGTGATAAGGCGAAGTGATCGAGGGTTAGCATGGGTTAAGAGCCCGCAGCTTGTAAAATCCCGCTTGTGGGGCTCAGCTACCCCATTCCCTGTATTGTTTTTAAAGGAGAAACTATGATTAAAGAATCAGCAATTCAAAGGATTAGTGATGGTAAGGTCTGGACAGGTAAACGTCATGGTGATGTTATAAAAAAGATAGTTGAAGAAACGGGAGATAGACCCGTTAAACACTCTGAGTATACACAGGGTTTTATAACTGATGCTGACATATTTGTGGATAGACACGAAGCATTTAAAATAGCGGTAGAGTGTAATCAATTGATAGACCATAAAGACCCTTGGGCATCACCAACATTAATGTCTGAGGATTTATACTGAGAAAGGAGGAGAAATGGATAGACCCAAAATAGTATGTCTTTGTGGTTCAACAAGATTTAAAAATGAATATGAACAAGCAATGAAAGAAGAAACATTAAAAGGTAAAATTGTTTTAACAGTTGGATTATTTGGTCATATTGAAGGAATAGATATGAACGGAGAAGTCAAAAAGATGTTAGACAAATTACATCTCAGAAAAATAGATCTTGCTGATGAAGTGTTGATTATTAATGTTGGTGGTTACATTGGAGAAAGTACGAAAAAAGAAATAGCATACGCCATCGTTCATGGGAAACCTGTTAGAATGCTTGAGGAGAACAAATGACGTTTTCAACATATAGATTACCAAATGGAAATACTCAATTAGTATATAATCATAAAGTTGTTGGATATATATTTAACAAGAAAAATGATTATAGATTGAACATGAAAGGAGTTTATTGGTGGCGTAATGATGAAGTGAGATTCGATGGAGGTTGTATACAAAAAAGTTTTGATAGAAAATACAAAGCTCTTTCTTGTGCCTTAGAAGTTCTAATTTTATATTATAACAAAATAAAGGATAAATAATGAAAAAATATATAATACTAATATTTATTAGTTTATTATTAGTTTCATGTAGCTCAAAACAAGATTATGATCATCAAGAAAAAATATTACTATTAGAACACGAAACAGAATTATCTATTATTAAAAGTTGTGAAGCTGTGAAAGGATTAATCAAATATGAACAAAAAGCCTTTGGAGCAAAAAGTATTACATGTGAAATTCCAGGAGAAAAGAAATGAAACCAAAAACAGTATTCACTAATGGATGTTTTGAAATATTACATCCTGGTCACCTTCATTTACTTAGAAAAGCTAAATCACTTGGTGATGAATTAATTGTTGGTTTAAATAGTGATTCATCATTCGAGAAACTAAGAGGAAGAAAACCTTTTAGAAATCAGGTAGATAGAGAAGTAATGTTATTACATACAAGATATGTCGATAATGTTATTGTATTTAATGAAGAAAGACCTGATAATTTAATAAAAAGAATAAAACCAGATATTATTGTTAAAGGTGGAGATTGGGAAGGAAGATTAGAGATTGAAGAAGAACTTGTAAAAGAATGGAGTGGTGAAGTTGTTGCTATTCCAAGACTTGATAAATATTCAACAACTAATATTATTAGTAATATTCAAAAATCATGTCTTCCTGAAAATGGATATATGAAAATTCACTGTGAAGCAATAAAATTATTAGATGAAAATGAAAAACATAATGGTATAATTAAAGAAATTATTGATGTTATATTTAAATCTTTTAAAAGAGGTGGTAAATTAGTAATATGTGGTAATGGAGGAAGTGCTGCAGATGCGATTCATCTAGCTGGTGAATTTATGTGTATAGGACTTCCAGCAATCGCTCTTACAGAAAACATTTCAGCTGTAACTTCAATGGGTAATGATGTATCTTATGAATATGTTTTTCATAATCTACTTATACCTTTTTTAGATAAAAAAGATGTTTTATTATTACTTTCAACTAGCGGCAAATCAAAAAATATATTACGAGCTGCTCTTGAAGGGCAACGTGTAAAATGTAAAATTATTACTTTTGCTGGACAAAATCCAAGTATAAATCTAGTGAATAATAGTAATTATACCATTCGAATACCATCACTTATAACTGAAATTATTCAAGAAGTTTATTTCATGATCAATCATATGATATATACAACTATCAGAGAAAGAATGAAAGGAGAAATTGAAAATGGATGAACAACAAGACAAAGCAGTATGTAGTAGAGAAAAATATTGGGAAGAACTTAGTGATAGTGAAAAAATTGAACGTACAAGAATAGAAGTGAAAAAGTTACAAAAAACAATTGATAGAATGTCTAGTATTATATATAATCTTAGAAATCATTCACATAATGATAAACAAATATTAGTTCCTATGGAAATTTTTGGTGATTATGGAAATTATGATAATATTCCATTTCGTAACGATAAACATTTCTAATAAATGAAATGGGAGGTAGGCCTCGAAGCAGCCATCCTTTAAAGAGTAGATATGAACACTCCACCTGGTGCAAAATGCTTAAAGGGGTAAGAGCTTTAAGTGATGTGCCATGGGTGGGATACAGGGTTGGAATCTTTTGGCGTAATAGCGCACCATTTCATATAAAAAGGAGACAAATGCTACCATATGAACAAGAAGAACAACTTAAAAAAATTAAGAATTTCATTTCAGAATATCCAGAACATATTCCAGAAATTTTAGGATCTGTAACACAATCTCTTAAAGATTATAAAAATTTTTGTGAAAGACAAAATAATTGGAAATTAAGAGAAGCATTGGGTGATGCTGTAATGTTATTAGGAATGAAAAAGAAACCTAGTGAAAAAGAGATGCCTAGATTTCTACAAAGAATTAAAAGCGCTATTTTTGAACATGGTATTGAAAGAAGTAATCACCATGATGGTGAGAAAAACTTTTATAGAAGATATTTTGGAGAAAAATAATGAAACAAATAATTGAAAAATTTAGTCAAGTTAAAGTGTTTGTTATTGGAGATGTAATGTTAGATAAATACACAATAGGAACTGTAGATAGGATATCTCCTGAAGCTCCAGTTCCTATTATGAAATTTGAACGAACAACTATGAGACCTGGGGGAGCTGGCAATACAGCTTATAATATCAAATCACTTAGAGGAAATGTTGAAATAACAGGTGTAATTGGTGATGATGATGATGGAAAAATTCTCAAACAATCATTTGAAAATTTTGATATAAGATCAAATTTATTTATTGATAAATTTTGGTCAACTATTACTAAAAATAGAATAGTTGCTCATGGTCATCAAATTGTAAGAATAGATAAAGAACCAAATCACCAAATATCTGTTATTGATGAAAATAAAATAATATTTGATAATATAAATAATTATGAAGATTTTGATGTTGTTGTGATATCAGATTATGATAAAGGAACAGTAACAGATGATATATTGGATGTTGTAATGTCCCATTTCAGAAATAAACCAATCATAATAGATCCAAAAAGAAAAAATTGGCGTAAGTATTCTGGAGCAACTGTTATAACTCCTAATATGAAAGAATTATTTCTTGTAACAAATAGTGATGATATTGATAAATTAGATTATTTAAATGGAAGTTTTGATATTAAAAATATACTTATCACTAGAGGTGAAAAAGGTATGACTCTTCTTCGTAGAGATAAAGATAGATTAGACTTTCCATCAACAGCTAGACAAGTATATGATGTTAGCGGCGCAGGTGACACAGTTGTATCAGTTCTTGCTCTTGCACTTGGTGCTGGAGCAGAAATTGAACAAGCTGTTAAATTATCTAATATAGCAGCTGGACTTGTAGTTGAAAAATTAGGAACTGCCGCTATAACACAAGAAGAATTAATTAAACATTTAGAGGAGAATGGTTATGAAAAAGATTGAAAAATTACCACCACTTTTTGAAGAAATTGTAAATGAAAAAACTGGTGCATCACAAGGTCTTAAAGTTAGACATGCTTGGCAAACTGATATTTGGAATAAAGTTAATGAATGTTCTAATCAAATAAACTTTATAATTGATTATATAAATACTCCACCTTTAGAAATGAAAGAAATGATAAGACCATCATTAGATGAAGTTGTAGATACTATAAGAGGAAAAGATTCAATAGCTTGTTCGTGTAATATATTAATTAATAATATGGAAGATCTTGAAAAACATTATAATATGGGTCATTTCGATAAGGAAGTAAAATAATGGCAACATTAGAACCAAAAAAATATTATAATATAATATTAAATGAAAATGATAAAATAGAAATTTCAAAAATGATAAAAGAAAAATTACTTCAAGCAATTATTGAACAAAAAGAAGATAACCCATATCAACATCAATCATATTTTGAAACTGTAATTGAACGCTTTATAGAAAATTTAATTATAAAAGGATAAATAAATGAATAAGATTGCTTTTTTAGATCGTGATGGAGTTATCAATCATGATGTTGGATATATTTGGGATAAGAAAGATTTTAAATGGATCGATGGAGCTAAAGAAGCTATTAAATTATTAAAAAAGAATGGATATAAAGTTATTGTTATCACTAATCAAAGTGGTATCGGTAAAAAATTATATACAAAGAAACAAGTCGATAAATTACATCAATGGATAAATAAAACATTAGAAGTTAATATCGGCAAAAAAATCGATGCATTCTATATATGTCCACATATTGATGAAGATGATTGTGGTTGTAGAAAACCAAAGACAGGTTTATTTCTATCGGCAATTTTTGATAATAATCCAATAAATACTGGTGCTTCTTTTATGATTGGAGATCGTGATAGAGATATGCAAGCAGCTTTTGCCGCTGGAATAAAAGGATATAAATTTGAAGGTGGAAATCTTTTAGAGTTTATACAAGAAAATGTAAAAGGAGTTAAAAATGAGTGAAGGAATATACAATCCAGAAAGTGAAATAATAATGAATCAGAAACAACAAGTAAAAACTTTTAATTCTCCAATAGATTGGTGGGATAAACTCAATATCTGGTTAAAGAAACATTTAACTATTCTGATAATTTGGGTATTAGTTGGAATGTCTGTTGGTTTTACAATTAGCAAAGTTATATATAAAGATAAAATGAATGAAGCTGTTAAGTTAGGAGGTTTGATTCATAATAATCTTGTATATGATGTTAAATTGAGGCCATAATATGACACTTTCAAATCTTGTAGTTCAAAAAAATGAACTAATTAATATGAAACGATTAGCGTCAAGAAAAGAAAAAAATAAAATTGAAAGAAGAATTGGTAATATTGAAAAAGAAATAGATCGATCTAGAGTTGATCGTTATTATGCTCAAATGGAGAAGATGTATCCTTATAAGGAGAAAGAATGATAATCAATATCGAAGAAGAACAAAAAATAAAAGAAAAACATATTGCTTGGTATACAAGACCTAGTAACTTAGAATATAATTCAATTGATTTAGTGGAAATTATAGAAGTTACATATAAACATCCAGATGCTCCTGATCATGCAACAATTTTACAATTAGAAGAAAAATATATTAAAACAATTAGTAGAACACAAAGAAGTAAAGTAGGTCATTTAGAACTATTAGAAAATGCTCAAACTGTTGTGACTACAATTGAGGAGAAAGAATGAAATATTACTGGTCTGACTCTCACTTCAATCATGAAGGAATTTTAACTTTAGCATCAAGACCATTTAGAAATCTCAAAGAAATGACAAAAACTTTAATCAGAAATTTTAATGATGTTGTTTCTGATGATGATGTAACTTATTGTGTTGGTGATTTTGCAATGGCAAGACATTATGAACTTAATATAATTACAAGAATATTTGATCAGTTAAATGGAACTCATCATTTGATTCTTGGTAATCATGATGAGTTCAAACCATTTGATTATGTTCGAATGGGATTTAAAACTGTTCATACAGCTTTAGAATTAGATTTAAATATAACAAATGAAGAAGCATTATATCGAGAAGAATATAAAGTTATTTTAGTACACGACCCTTGTGTTAGTTGTATTGATAGAAATAAAATTTTCATATGTGGTCATATTCATGACCTATTTCTAATACAAGAAAATGTAATTAATGTTGGTGTTGAAATGTGGGGATTTAAACCAGTTTCAGAAACAGAAATAACAAATCTCATAGACAGGATAAAAAAATGAAAATAAAAATGTTTGTAATGTGTTTAATGATCATATTAATTAGTAGTTGTGGTTATACCCAACGAGATAGTGAATTAATAGGTCAAGTTAAAAAAGTAACAAATGAAACACCAATTATTTGTCCAGATTATGTTGCTGCTGATATTAGTATGGGTATTATGAGAAATGGAGTAGGTTCTATGTCTACTGAAGATGTACATGTACTTATACCTAATAGTTTAGATATGATAAAAATATTTAAAACTGCGGCAGTAAGTGGTAAATTAGTAAAAGTGACATATGATACAAAAAGAATTGCTCTTTGTACTTGTGATAGAATTGCTAAATCAGTTTCATATGTAGATGTTGAGGAGAAAAAATGAAAATAATAAACCTTGTAATATGTTTGATTTTGATATCAGCAACTTTTTCAGTTGCTCAAACTGTAACAGTTGATTTATCAAAAATAGGTAAAGATGCAAGAAATGAAATTATTGATAGTCAGAAAAAACAAGAATCAACTCCAGAAAATGTTAAAAGTTGGGTTGGAGTTGGAAGAGAAATTGGAAAAGCTATTGATGAAATGGCAAAAAGTTTAAATACAAATATAAACGAATTTGCTAAAACACCAGTAGGAAAAACAGCAATGTTTCTATTAGTATATAAAGTTATTGGTAGAGATATTGCAAGAACTGTTATGATATTTATTATATATACATTTGTTGTAATTCTATTAATTTGGTCATTTAGAAAATTTCATATGACTGAAAAAATTGAAGTAAAAGATAAAGATGGAAATATGAAAATTCAATTTGTTCCAAGATATAATTGGGAATCAGGTGAAGCAAAAATGGTTTCAGCAGGTTTTCATACTGGAATATTTGTTGTAATTACATTCATAACTATAATTAATATATTATAAGGAGAAACAATGTATTATATAGTTACTATATATGATTGGCCTGATTCACAATTATGCTTAACCTGTGAACATGGAGAATTTATAGAATCAAATACTTTTGATTCATCAAATTATAGATGTAAAATCAATTCAAAAAACAATGAAGGAATACATTGTACTGATTTAAAAGAACGTTAAAAACTGGGCTACCTTTATAAATATGATTTAATGGAGAGTTATTATGAAAATTTGTTCTATTGAAAAATGTGTTAAAAATTGTTACGGAAAAACAGATTATTGTAGTAAACATTATCAACAAATCCGAATTCATGGTAAAATATTAGAAAGAACAATATATGATCCAAATGAAATTATAGTTGAAAATAATATTTGTAGAATGAAATTATATAATCGAAAATGTAAAGAAGTTGCTGAAACTATTTTTGATCTTAAATATAAATCAGAAATAGAAAAATACAAATGGGGATTAACAGATGGAAATTATGTTGCAACTTCATGGTCAAATATAGATAATATACAACATAATATAAGATTACATCAAGCAATAATTTCTATGTCTGGACAAGTAGTACCAGAAGGATATGAAATAGATCATAAAAATAGAAATAGATTAAATAATCTTGAAGAGAATTTAAGAGTTTGTACTAAATTGCAAAATATTAATAATAGAACTATTCAAAATAATAATGGTTATAAAGGTGTTAGTTGGAATAAATATCATAAAAAATGGAAAGCTTTAATTAGTATTAATAAAAAACGAATACATTTAGGTTATTTTGATGTTAAAGAGGATGCAGCTATAGCTTATAATATAGCAAATATCAAATATTCAAATTGCATAATCAAAGGGTGACCTTCGGGTCACCCAAATTTTTTTGTTTTTAATCTTCTCATATAGAAATAATAAAGTATAATAAGAGTCTAGAAATAGATATCTTTATTAATTCTAAAGGAGGAAGGAGAATAAAAATGATAATTGAATTTAAAGAAGGAAAAGCTGCAATGAGTGATAATGTAATATCTGAAAAATGCACTTATGGAGTCAAATTAATTATTCCAGAAGGAGAATGTGTCTGTATTGCATTAACCAGATTTTTACCCATATCTATCGATGGGAAGATGTATCACCCTACAATGAAATCCGGGTTAATAGATTTTAATTTAGACACTGGATATCTCTACAGAATGTGGATGATTCCGAAGTCAAATGCGCTTGAAATAGCAAATATAACCGGATTAAGATTAAAAGATATAACCGAAACTGATATAGATAAAAAAATGATTAATAAATTGGTTTGAATTCAAGGAGAAAAAATGAAGCTCGAAGAATGTCGTAAATGTGAAAATTGAAAGGAGGAGAAAAAATGTATAAAGTATTCGGATACAATGATATATGTCAAGATTTTGAATTTTCATTTGATGGTTTTATTAAAGCTTTTAAAGAAGCAAAAAGATTACATTGGTGTGTTGTATTCATTCAGCGAGAGAAACCAGGAACATGTATTGCTGCTAATATGAGAATTTAAGGAGGAGTTATGAAAGCTATAGATGTTTTTAAAGGAGTTAAAATAGTTCACCCAGAATTGGGAAATGGTAAAGTTATTGATGCTGTACAAACAAAAATAAATAAAGAAGAAAAATTCGATTTTGAAACATATCAAAACCAAAAATTTCTGAAAATAGTTATCGAATTTGAAAAAGATGTTCCATCTTCATATTTTAATAAAGATGGAAAAATTTTAACTCTGGATGATACAATTGATCCAGAAGATATGATTATTAAAGATTTTTTAAAAGATTGTGGATATTTCTATCCATATGGAATCTTTGGTGGATCAGACATATTTGTCGACAAGGATGGTTTTATTGAACGATTCTGTCTGTTCCAGGATTCTGGATGTTTCGCTGGCGCTCCTCCATATGAGATGAGAATTGATGATCTGATTCCATTCAATGATGAAGAGTTTGGAAAACAATGGTGCGCCAAGAAAAATAGAAAAGCAGATCTTCCATATTATCTTGGTAAAATTAAAGTAAAATGTATTGATTCTGGTAAAAAATGGACAGATGAAGAACTTTTGAAGGAAGGAATACAACCTTTAGAAGAAAAAGTAGATGTACAAATTGCATAAACAAAGGGTGACCTTCGGGTCACCCAATTTCTTTTTAGGAGAATTCAATGGAAATAAAAATTAATTTCAAAACCAAATCAGAGTTGTATCCAAAATTTGGTAATTCAAATCTAGATGGAAATATTTCTATCAGAAGAGATCTACCAAAATGTGTACAAAATTTTTTAATTGAACATGAAACATATCATGTTAATGATAAAGAAATTATTGTGTGGAAAAGAGAATTAAATGCTAATATTGCTGGATTTAAAAAACATCCTCTTGGAGCTATATTGTGTATTTTAATGAGTTTACAACCTTATAGAATTTATTATATGATCAAATATTATAAAGAAAATAAGACCACAAAAGATTTGCGGTAAAAAGGACCTCTCCGACGAAGGAGAGGTCCGGGGGAAGAGAGCGAAGGAGTTTGCTGGGAGGCGTAGACACAGCAAAAATATGCTCTCAAATTTTAGACAACTGTACCGACTTGACCGCTATTAGATCCCCAAGGACTTAATGACTGTCCATGAGAAAGATAACGTTCAAATGTACTATCTGCACTACCCATATATCTAAGATCTTTAAGTAAACTTACACATTTATCTGCAACACCAGTCTCAGCAGATGTGAGTGGCGCACCATCAAAACTCCAAGTTATAGATAATTGGGATGTATCATTCGCTGTAATATCTGATGCAAAAGCATCAACAGGAAGATTTGTTGGAAAAACACCTTGATAAATATAACACTCTTCTATATCAGCAACAGAAATATCCTGATTCTGAGACTTAACTGGTTTAGTCTGAATGACTGCACACCAGCCTTTATAATTGATAGGAATAAATTGATTTCCTTGAAGAGCACTTACACCAGTAAAAGGATCAAAAGGATTCCAACGTTTAATAATATTTAACATTGGTAAGTTCTGATACTCCCTAAAAGTTGTAGAAAATTCTCTTGTAGTTATCATATTGGCAATATATGAAGAACCAATCTGACCTTGTCCCATGATATCTATTTTTGTAATACTTTGTGTATGAGGTGTAAACCCTTCACAAGTACTATGTAACCATCTAGCGGCAACAGCTGCATTATCAGCACCATCAAAAAGAATCTGTGGCAATCCAAATACTAACTGAAAATATCCTGAGATGTAAGGTTGATTTGTTCTCCATTGACCACCGATATCACGAGTTAAAAAATCTGGCTTGTCACGGTCTTTAATAGCATTATTAAATCTGGTTGCAAGCCTACTTATAATAGAAGTTGCATCAGCCATAAAAATTCTCCTTAAGTAAATTGTTAAATCGGCAAGATCTTGTAATATAGATCTTGCCGATTTTTAACATTAATGAACTATAATAAATACATTAATTCTTTCAATTGATCTGATCGGTGTGATATCAACATAAACATTTAATTCATTTCTAGCATCATCAAAAACAACACTTACAGTGAAACTTTTAAGAACCGAATATCTTTCAACACTTGATTCTAAAAATTTAGATAAAAATTCACTGGTCCGATATTGTGCTTGACCTATCCAATAAGAAGTTGCTCTTCTCTGTAAAATATCCTTGAGAAATTTAGGAATTTCTTTACGAATATATGCAACAAATTTAGCAACATGTCCTCTCTGTAAAACTGATAATCTTTTCCATGTAGTTAACTGAGTTAATATATATTTACCCTGAGGTTCTACAATAACCATATTAAGATTTTTATCCTGCAAATCACCACGCTGGGTGTGATTTCCTTTATATGCAAGATCAATCTTTTCACTAATTGCACCTTTCTCAATACCGGCAACTGGCTCAGCTAAGAAATAAACTGCATCACAATATAAATGCCTTTCAATAGCATGATATACTGGATTTATCCATAAATATTCACCAGTAAAAGTATCAAAAATTCTTCGATACTGAACATATAACATTGACGTCCAATTATTCCAGTCAACACTTTCTAACCTTGCGGTTATATCATCCTGATAGTTTGTTATTAAACTACCAGTATCTGCAAGATGTACACAATCCTGTCTAATATCAGCAAGAGTTCTTCCACCATACTGAACTGCCGCTGGGTATCCACCTGTAAGAACATAATCAATGTCGTACCAAGGGTAGACACATTCTGGAATTTGTTCAACTGAACCATCTGTTGATGTTAATGTTCCATTATAAGCTTGAGTAACTAGTGCCATAAGATAATCATTATCTGTTTCAAGATAACCAGTATCTGAATTATACATTTGCTTTGTTCTAGCAGTATCTACCGTACCATCCGCTCCATTTAGAAAAACTAATCCACCATCAGCAATATTTCCAGCTGAGGTTATAGTTGTTCCAGTTATGCTAAGAATTAACATAACTTCAAGACGCCTTTCAGCAGCGTCTGTAGCATTTATTAATTGATTTACCCCATCAGCAGAAATGACTCCAAGATAATCACTTGATTGATTTATAACATCTTCAATATATAAAACTTGACCACTAGTAATGTCACGAATAATAGAACCATTTTCTGTTCTACGAATCAATGATACAGTCCATGGTCCTTCTAATAAAGATTCAGTATTATCATCATTAACATAATAAATTCCAACATCCATAAAAAGATAAGGATATTTAACTTCACCATTATCATCCGTGTACATTTTTTCCATCTGTACATTTCTGACACCTTTAAGTGTTATATTATTATAATAAGATCCAGCACCTTTTGCATAAAAATACCAAACAACTGTACTTGATAAAACATTAAAATCAGCTGTTGATGATATTGATGTATCACTCCATTGATAATAAGGAGTACATGAATATCCTAGAGATGGTGGTCCAACTGGAGCAGTTCCATCATAATTTCTATCAATTGTTAAATAATAACCACCAACATTTGTTTTTGAAACTACTTGGGCTGCATTAGAAGGACTATCATCTTCAGCAAAAATCCAAGTACCAACAGAAACAACATCATAAGAATTTGAATCTGTACATGTTACAATATTATAAGGATTTAATTCACATCTCCATCGAACTGAACCATCATCAACAGTTACTGATGGTGATATTGGCCAACCTGGACGAGAAGACCCAGTTGTTCCAGTAGTTTCAGCAATATAAATAAAATTTAAAATATCAGAAACAGTTACTATAGCACCAGCAGTATAAGCATGACTTTCTTGCCATATAGATGTGCTTACTGCAGATATAAACGTAAACGAAGCTTCATTTACACCATCAGATTTCATAATTTTTACAGAAGCTGTTGATTCTTCAATTATACTATTAGATAAATGTGCATCATCAGGCATAACTCGCACAACCAAACACTTATTTGAGTACTGTAAAAACTTATCAATCAAGTAATGAGCTTGACTTGTCTTTCTAAAATTTGGTTTACCTAATTTTTTATGAAATTCATCACGAGCTGTTATTGTCAATATTTTATTATGCTCACCATGATCACAAACCGTTGCAACATAACCAACTCTACCTAATTCTAAAGCTGGTGCTGCATAGGAGGCATCTTCTATTGTCACATATACAGCTGGTTCTCTCCTATCAGTAACAGGCATATTAACTCTCCTTAATTAAAAATTTCGAAATAAATAACTTTTTATATTTTACCGGGAAAAAATATAAAAGTTTATTAACATAAAATATACCAAACAATTGTTAAAGTACTCTCTTTTTCTTTCCACTTTGGAGCAAAACAAATATGAGCAAATAAATTCGGATCTGAGTATATTGGTGGATCTACATCTGGATCAACTGCTGAATTCAAAACAAAATAAAGAGCAGCTTCATCAACTTTAACTGAATCTCCAGCAGCTAAACTAGTTGGTTGACCTGATGGAATTATACAAGTATTCTTTATTTTGGTGTAATAATCACATGAAACTACTCCACCAGTATAATTTTGAACTTCTAAAACCATTGATCCACCATCTGCTGTAATTGGTTTAACAGCATTAGTTATTCCACCTGGCTCAGTTAAATAACCACTTTCACCAAGATCTATTGCTGTAATTAATTGTGTATCACATATGTATGGACCTAATAATGAAACAACTCCACCTCCAGTTATTGTTGATCCACCAGACCCAACCCCATAATGTGTTACTATATGTTTTCTCCAATCAGTTCTTAAACCACCATTATAATTGGTGATGTTAAATGTTCTTTGTGCAACAAATTCACGACCTCGTGCACTAACAAGATTTGAACCTTCATCATAAATAAGACCTTTCTTTGTTTGGAGAAAAATTTGAACCCAACCAATTGGACCTCTTCCTGGATTTTTTCTCATTTCTAACGCTAATTTATCAAAAATTCTAAGATCATCTTCTGCAGATATAATATGATTTAACACAACTGGAACCTCCAGCAAATTTTATATTTTTTATTAAACTGATATGCACATCCATTGAACTGTATTATCAACAATTATATCACCAGTAGTAGTAGTCCAAGTTGGAGCTACTAAACCACTAATTCCAGCTACTACTGCAATATAATCACCAACACCTGTAATATTAACTCCTTTATCAATATCATAAAAATGATTATCAACCCAATCTATACTATCTGTAATAGTATAACTATCTATAATTGAAAGAACATCATTTTGACTTGCCATTACTGTTGAAAATATTGAAATATCAGATGCATTAAAAACACTTGCTGCATTATAAAGAAATCTATAATTAACATCACCAGTTTCAAACCAAATAGAATTAAACTTATCATCACATGAAATTATTTCTTGAAATCTAGTATACAATTCGACATGAAATGGTTTAAGAATTTGTAAAATTTTATAAGTAGGTGTTAATGTTGGATTTTCTATAATTTGTGGTAAAAATTTTATAAAATATTCAGAATATTTTTTAAAATCTGATGGTGTTAATGAACTATTTATATATACATTTAACGATGTATATATATTTGTTAAAAGATCTTCAATACTTGATACAGATTCACTTATTTTTAAATCTAAATATGAACCTAATTCTGAATCTAAAACTCTAAGTATTCCTTGCATTTCTATAAGTGTAATTGCTTGAAATGTTACAATAGGAATAGTATAAAATTTCATAGCAAGTTTATCTTTATAAAAATCATCTCTTTCAGTAATTGTTGTTATGTTGTTATAATCAGTTATTAATCCATCTAAATCAGTAATAGAATAAGGATATGTTGGACTATCATATAACATTGTTAACATTACTGGAATATATATTGGATCGTTTCCGATTGCAGGCCAATCATAATTATGATATTGACTAATTAAATAAAACCAAGCAAAAAGAATTGAACCTAATTTAGATGAAATTGATGTTCCATCGGCAAAATATAATTCAATATAAGTGTTCTTATACTCTTTTAAAAATGTCACAACAATTAAAGAATATAATGTACTAACATCAGTAGATAAAGTGTAATCGAGAAACAATATATTTGATTTTATCGGCAAAACAAGTTGATTATCATCTCTCATAACACTAAGTCTTTCTGGATCAATTAATAATGATGGAATTCTCTCATAAGCATCAATATAATCTAACGATTCTTCAGTTAAATTAACTTGATCATGATGATGAATATTTATAGGTTTTAATACCCATGGTTGTTCACGTGCAAAATCATAATCAATATAAAGTTCATAAATATTTATTCTATCAGTTTCAATATAAGCTTCTCCAACATTTTGAACAAATTTTAAAGTTGATTTATACTGATAAAAATCAACAAGACTTTTTAAAAAAATAGACTTTTCATTATATGTAAGTTGTTGAATTAGTGTATTTGGAACACCAATATCAACAAGAAGTCTATCATATAAATCAACATTATCAATATTATATTGTTCAATAAACTCTTTTAACTCTTGTGGAATAACATTATACATATTATTATAATAATATTCCACCAAATTAGAAATTAAAGTTGAATAGACTTTATCATCTCTATAAGGATAATAAGTTTTAATATGTTGATCAAAAAAATTTCTAATTTGATCAATTGTGATTGTTTTTGTTTCTATTAGAGTTGTTGAAAGTTCATTAGCCACAATAGTTCTCCAAACTAAATTTTCCAATCATACGATATCTGTAAAAGTCTAAATGCTAATAAAAATAATTCATCAAGTCCAACTTGATCTTCAGTATGAGATACTGACCAAGTATAATCTTCAATTTGTTTTGTTGTTAAATTATAAACATGATATGTATAATTTCCAGCAACAAAAGGTAACTCGTTAACATCAGAATACATCATCTGAAAATTTGTATTGTCAAGATACCCATAAGGTAATAAAAATTGTTCTAGTATTCTCTTATACTTATTAGCATATGTCCTTTTAAAGAATATCAATAACTCATTAACTTCAACCGGGACTAACTGAGTATATTGATATAAGTCATTATATGAATCATAAAATTTTGAAATTTGAGTTAGTAAATCCTCTAATGATTTTAGTAAATCCATAAACTTTATATAATCTTGATAACTAATATACTTCTCTTCAGATAAATCATAAACAAAATGATTCAGAATTTTTAATCGGCCAGGATCTGATAAAGGTGCATATTCAAGATCCATTTCAAACCATGTGAGATTTGGATCTGAATGTATTGCATTAACCGGGGTTCGAAAATTTGTAACTCTAAAAATTTCTCCACCTTTAACTGGTGAATAAAACATAACTAAATCATGAATTCTTGGCTTCTCAATACTATATGTAACAATTGTAGATGTTGCATCTAGCATTTGTCCTCGAAGATCAGATACATTAGCAGTCGCATTTAAAACTGGTGCTAAATAAAATGATGGAGTAAAATCATAAAGATTAAATCTAATATTTGAAACGTGATACATATCATAAGTTGATTCCAATTTTTCATCATATGTTGAATTATCAATATCAATATTGTAATATCGAATAAATGAACTTGGACGTTTAATATTCATATAAAAATTTATTAATTTTAAATATTCACTATGATATGATTGAACTGACTGTGGATCATATAGAGCGTTTAACATATTCTATCCTTATCAGCTTCTAAATTTATATAGAAATGATACTTTTAGTAAATATAATACAATAAAAGGAGAGTGTAAAAATGCCAATTAATTACCAAGTTGACAACAAAAAATCAAATATCAATCTTACACAAGTAATGCTATCATCAGATCAACAATTCATTTTAGCAAAAAAAATAAGAGATACAATCACAGATGTTGTTTGCCCCTTTGTTAAAATGGATGATAATTTCTATTCAAAATTCTTCGTACAGATCGGCAAATTAACTAAAATACAATCATTATATGATCTTATTCCTGGAGTTGCAACTTATAGCGTTTCAGATAATATGATACATTTTGATTGTACAAAACGTTTGCCTGATGATATGTTTGGTACAGCTGAAAATGGTTTTATACATTATACAACTGTAGTTGAAAAGAAAAAACAAAATGAATTAGAAATTGGTGTAGAAGGAAAATTAACTTTTAATAATATTGAACCACAAAAATATAGTATAAATTACGATCAAAAAACTAAATTTAAAACTGATTTTCTTAAAACATTTCCATCAATTTTAAATCATGGTTTTATATTAGTAACTATAGATAAATCTATTTGTCAAATATATTTCACAATTATGAATCCATCTGAATTATATGTTGGTGAATGTTCAAAATTCGAAGTCATTAATATTATTCAACGTATTCTTCCATTATGGTCAATATTTGATATTATTGTATCTAATACTTATAAAATATATTTACGTAAAGGTTTTATAAGAGAATTATTTAAAAACGAAAAAAATCCAATTTTAATACATGCAAGTTATAACCTTGAAAAAACTAATGAAATAACTTTGAATAAAATTTCAGAATATGTAAACACTAATACATAATAAAAAGATCTCAACTATAACTGGTTGAGATCTTTTTACGTAAATTCAACATTAATGCTTTTATAATATTCACCTATCTGAAGATCAATCTTTATATTAAATTCACTATAGACTGTTCCAGATACAGGATTCATAATAACACTCTTAACAATAATTGGAACATTAAACTGAAGAGATAAAATATTAACAACTTTATCTATCTCTGCAGATATTAATGTTTGTCTTAAATTAGTATCTCTTGTTTGTAAATGATATTTTAAACTACATCCAAATATTGGATCAAATGGATATGATTCTGGTAAAACTAAAAGATAATTTTTTAAATATTCTATAACAAGATCAACTTTATTATTAATAGTTTGAAAATCACTATATTTTGAAATTTCTGGTTTAAAATCGAAAACATTAGAATACTTTACAATTGGAGTAGCATCAAGATATTGTTTAATCAATTCTTGAATTCTACTCGGTAAATCTTCAACAGTATATACTGATTGAAAAGTTCTAATTGATAGAGGGATTTGTTCTAGTATATTTGTCGGAAGTGTTCTTAAATCTATTGTCATAATATACCCTCAAATTTTATCGGCAAGATCTTATTTTTTTTCACCTTGTGCACGTTGAAGCATTGATTTATATATTCCTGCCATTTTCATGGTTGTTTCTGGATTTTGCCCATGTAATCTATAAGAAATACTTCTTCCTAATTGAAGTGCTCTATTTCCTGCAGCACTTAATTTTTGTTTTGCAGAAATATCTTCTGGTTCTTTTAATAATTTCATTGATTTCTGATATGAATTTGATAATTTGAATAATTTATCTCTCATCTCTGGACTATTTCCAATTTCAAATAATATACTAACACTTATCATATTCAATCTCCAAAAATAAATTTTTGCCGATAACTATTTCTTTTTCGGTTGTGTTTTCATTTTTCTCATATTTTCATCATGAAGCTTCTTTTCTCTTTTCTTCTCTTCAATCTGTTTGAGAATAATATCATTGTATAAAGGATATGGAAGATTGAGAATAGAATTAAGATCTCCAGTATTGTCAAACATAGCTTGATATAAGATAAATGTATCAACAAAATATTTATAATTCTTAGCTGCCCTCCCCTCCACCAAATAAGCTTCTCCGAAAAAATTCTGATTCCAGGTCTACCGTGAATTTTATTTCATTACCACACTGAGGACAAGGTATCATTGTATAAAATTTTGGATAATATTTATCAAATTTCTTATTGTATTCAATAAAGAATTTTTCAGAAACTATATGAGGAACATATTTTCTGAAAGCAATTAATAACTCTTGCATATTTTCTGTTTTAGGAACATTATTTGGATTAACTACACTCTTAATTGCAACTGATCTATTAAGAAGTGTCATTTGTTCACTTCTACTAAATAAATTACCACCTGTCTGAAAATTTTCCTGAACTGACTCAATAGATAAATTACTTAATACTCTGTTATTATCACTGATTGATGGTATTCTACTTTCAAATATAAATTCAAACTGTTCATAAGGAACAACTATCTCCCAAATAAATTCATGAAAAGGAAGTTCTTCCTCTTCCCAAGGACAGAAAGTATCTTCTTTAACTAAACTGTCTAATAATACATCCTGTTTAAATTCAGCTTTACAATTCTCTTTATCACACTTAAAAGTTCTCTTTCCTAATGATTCGTATGTAGTTTTATATAAACCCCAAATCAAACAAATCTTATCAATATTAGATGTTGTTTTACAAAAGAACTCAAAATTTTCTTTAATTAATGGTTGACCTTCAGCGGCCATAAATTCTGTTAAATCAAATATCAATTTAGTCATTTGTCTATCATAGTTAACAGGTGAAGTTAATGATGATCTTAATGATAAATCGTCTCCAACCCTAAGAGGACTTACGACAGCACTCTTTCTGGCTATTGGAAGTGGAACTTCTTGTTTCTTAATATTACTAACTATTTCCATCGCTTTTAAAAATTCACTTAATGCCATTTATTTACGCCTCCATTTTCTTTGTTTACTTATTTAATTTTAATTTTTTCAAGAAGTGATATGATACTTGTTTAGCTCTTAAACTATCATCAAAATTATTAATTGGTTGTTTATTATTGCGATGAGCTATTAATTCTTCAAATGTTGGTTGATTTTTAGCATAAACTTTTGTATTTGTATTACTCCATTCTGATGGTGGTTTAGAATCAACATTTAATTTAAACATTTCAAACAAACTTATCATATTCAATCTCCAAAAATAAAATAATCGGCAAGATCTATTAATTTAGATCTTGCCGATATCTTTAACTAAATTTTACGTAAAATATGTGCCAAGACCAGTAATATTAATAACACCAAGACCATCTGTTCTAGGAATTTCAATGAGTGTCCTGGATCTTACATAGTTCCTGGTCTGACCATCAGTTACCTCAGTTACAATGTAAAGAGGTTGATAAATCAAATCTACAATTGCTGATTTCTCGAGAGCATTGTTCGGAGCTTTCGTTGAAAGATAAATCTTACCTTCAGCGATTGCATTGGACTCAAGAACTTTCATCTTCAACATCTGTGCAACATCCCCTGCCCAACCTACTGCTCCGTCGCCATTTCCAATACCTGGCATCTGGAGAGCGAAAGTCTGAACTGATCTAAGTAATGCGGCAGTCTTCAAACCAGCGACAAGATAAGAAGGATACATGTTGAAGTTTCTACGAATAATTCCAGTAAGAATAGAAATCTTAGGAATTACTGCTTTGAAAACGTCGATGACTTTGTTAGGCTCAAAACGTCCACCAGTTACATCAAAACTTGCAAGATTCAATGCTTCTGCTGCGCCATTAGATGCCATATCACCTTCTGCAGCTGCTAAGAAGAATGCAAGATCCTGATCTTTGTTTAACATGATCTGTCTCTTAATAGCTTCTGAAAGTGTTCTCAAAATGTCAATCTTAAAGATTGCTCTGAAATCCTGAATATCTTCCGGAGGAAGTTCAATCAAGAAATCTTCATTCTGATCGATGCTTACATCAGTCATTTCTGTCTGAATCTTAACTTTTATACGACCATTCTGAGTTGTCAGAGACATAAAACGAATAGTCATAGTTGCTGAAACTGTTGCAAAAGTAGAAGTTGTTGCACCAACTGCATAAACAATCTGATACTGGAATATGCCTGAATCATAGTCAATATGACCATTTAAAGTACCAACAATTGCTACAGGACCAACAGGAGCAGGAGTATTATCATTAAATGTAAAACTACCCACAAACTGATTTCTGTTGTCTGGTTTAATTGTTACTGATACGTTATGTGCAACAACAGGACCAAGAGCAGTTGTTTCATTAATCTGAACAGCTGTAAGAAGAGTATATCTCCTGTTAATTCTGTACATATCTGATGTTACTGTTGCAGGAGCAACTGCAGCTGAAGCAATAGTAAAAATGTTATTACTTACGGCTGGTGTTACTGTAAGATTAAGTGCACCAGGTCTTACTGCCTGATTCAATGTAGGCATACGAACCTGAGTTACGTTTCCATCATAACCCCTAATATAGGCCATAATTTTGATTCTAGGAATTGAAGCTACTGGTGAAGATACTGGATAAACATTGCAAAGCTCTGACACAACTGGCTCAGCATAAATATCAACAAGAATAGGGAAAGAAAGAACAGTCCAACCAAATGCCAGTGTAGAACCTGGAACGTTTGCGGATTCTGTTAAAAGATATTCCCTCTGACGATTTGCTACTGACATAACAACAGCTCTCTGATTTGAATCAAGGCCGTTGGTCAAACCTTCCATATAAGATCTGAACATACCGTTGTCAGTAATGAGTTTCAATGCTCCACTTGGAGTAGAAAATTCATCACTATGCTCATTTAAGAACATTTCATAATTTTCAAATATCGCTTGTTCGTACATAGTTAAATCTCCTTTAAATATAATATTATTAAACTCTAAAAGTTATTCTAGTAATAACTTCCGAAAATTTTTGTTTATAAATGTCGTCGAAAAATTCTGTTAATGAAATTGTACTGTCTGCAACAGTTATATGATCTAGATCCAGCATCTCCATATCAGCTGCTTCATAAATCATACTATGTTCAGACATAAAATCTGTAACGTTTTCTGGTAAGAATTCGAGAACTTTTGCTGTTGCGTGACTTGGGTTTGAAACTACATCATAAGTAATTGGTTTGATAGGATCTTTAACCATTATTGTTCCATCCTGAAGTTGTTCGACTGCTCCAAGAGCTCTCAACGAAAATCCTACATCAACCTTATCTTTCATAATTATATTATATAAATCTGGACCTTTGAAACCACTAAGCGTTTCAAATATACCACCCACTTTTCTATCAGCAAAACTTATCTCTCTTAATAAACTACCACAATTATTAATTTCAACAATTGATGCTCTCCTTTTGAGAACATTTTGATCGTCAGAGACAAACAAAGGGTGATCGATCTCCATTAAAAGTGAACGACTACTTGCTTTTGGAGATAACTGATTCACTATAGATTCACAGATTGAATTTGAGTAATATCGACTATTACTATTTTTCATTTCTGCTTCCTGTAACCTAACAGAAGCTGAAATTTTTCCATTTCCATTAGGTAACTTTGTTTCCTCTAAAACCTTGATATCATCACGTGAACTAATCGAGGTAGTCTCAAATATAAAATTATATTTCCTAATTGGTATTTTTGCCATCTTTTAACCTCGCTAATTGTTGTCCAATAACATCTGTGATTATTAGTCCAACATTTAATAATGAACTGTATGATAGATTGTCTGCAAATTTTAATAAGATATCAAGTTCATCGTTCTGTAAACTATATTCTATAAGTTGATTCTTTAATTCTTTTAATTTACTAATCAAATAATATTTTTTAATCGGCAAAAGATCTGGTGAAATACCTTCCTCTTGCATCTGACCACCATCACCAAGTCCATCTTCTGGAATTTCTTCCCCAGTTGTTTCTTCGTCTCCAGTTTCCTGACCCTGTGGAATTTGTTGTTCCTGAGGAACAGCTTGTGCCTGTGAGGCAGGTTGTTCCTGTTGTTTCGGCTCCACCGATTTAGAATCAGGTTCTTTTGGAGTATGAGTAACATGTTGAATAATTTGTACCGGAGGAACTTGAGATGGAGTTTGTTCAAATAAAACTTCTACTAAAAGCATTATTATCCTCCTCCAGCTCCAGGATCGCCTCCGCCGCCCTTATTTGCATCAATTTCAGCTTTTGTTTTCTGAGCAGTAGTATAAACATCTGCCGCTTCTTTAAAAGCTTCCCAATCAATATAAGGAACATATTGTTTTAAGAAGAAATAAGGATCAACTGGAGTTTGTAATGTTTGAAAAATTCCATTAATATTTCCTATTGATGATAATGTCATTTCAATTAATTGAAGAATTAAAACTATCGGAGGAATCAATTTAATCTGCACATATTCCGATGGTTTATAGTTAACCTTTAAAATTTCAGCAACAATATCTACAAATTTTGTAAGACCAGCTGTTATGTTTTCTTGCATATCAATAATTTCTGTCGCGAAAGAAACATTAGTATGAACCAACTGTTCCCTGAGTTCTATTACATCTGCATAACCTAAATACGCTGGTGGAATACCTGAAAGACTCATAATTTCTCTTCTAGCATCCTCAAGATCAGCTACTCTAATAGTTGGATCACCATGAGAAGTTACTTCAACATCGATTGGTTTATTACCACCTTTAGCTAATACAAACATATCTTTGAAATCACTTAACAGTTTTGGAATCGATTTAAAACTACCTAAATCATCAAGTGTAACTCTTGTATTGTAGAGTTCTCTTTTCAGTTTCTGAATCAAGTTTGCGTGCATTTGTGTACTACCAGTATCGATAGTCCATTTCCTGACTGGTGCAGCTCTACTCAACTTCATAATTACATTTGACAACTGCGATAGAATATACAACTTACACTGAAATACTAAATTATCAATAAATGAAATACCATATGGATCATATTCGTTTGACGGAATTGTAAAAGCTATCATACGGCTTGCTGATATGAATCTTATTTTTAATTTGTGAAGATATTGAGACTGCGTTTGATTTAATCCTTGTTCAATTATAAGTCTTTTAATATATGTATAAACATTTGGATCTAGATTCTTCAAAATGTCATTAATTGACTGGGCATTTTGTTGATCATCCATATTAAAAGCTTTAGCTTTATCTGCTTTATCCAATGCCTGCTTTACAATAAATCGAACAATTCTATCAGTTACGTTATCTTGATTTAATTGATCTTTTCCTATAAGTGATGTTATACGTCCAACTAAAGTTGATAAAGATTGAGTTAAATTAAATACTTGAGGAAATTCATCTTTTGTAACTTCAAGATATCCTATAGTTGAACCATAATTTGTTTGTAAAACTATAATTTGTTGTGGTTTATGTAATTTTAAAACTATATCATTAAAATCTATAGTTTCGCTTTTCTTTTTATTTTCTTTTTCATTACCTTCACCACTATTACTATAGTTATTTACATCTCTTTTTTTATCTTCATCATCTTTTTCATTAGGATCATACGACTCAGGAAAAGAAGCTATTTCAATCTCTGCCAAATAATTAGCTGTCTTCATCAGAAGTTGATCAATTTGTCCTAACGGCAAATGTCCATTTGCACGATTCTTCATTTGTTCTACTTCTTTACTCATGTTCAAATATTCACCTTCAAATAATGTTGTCATTTGAACAGCGGCAGCACCTTCTGGATCAGATTTTTTAATTTCTTGATTTACATCTACTACTTCAAGATAACAGTCACCATAGGTTAGTTCATTCGGTAAAATCTTATGTTTTAATCTATCCAATAAACCAAATGTCTTAATACAATTATTAGAAAAATCTTTTGCTTGATCTAATACTTCTTTATTTTGGCGCTTCTCACTTGTCAAATCTCCAGATTCTTGAATTAAAATACTTTTACCAGTTACTGGATTCTTTTGTAAAATATTAGCAACATAAACTTTCATCATTCTCTTAAGAATTGGAACATATTTATATGCTTCATCATAAACCGCGTATCTTTCAAGTCTATCTCTAGAAACTGAAATTCCTTGAAGAACTTTTTCCAGTTCATCTTTTGAAGAATGTTCCATAAATGATGAAATAAAATCTCCTGACAATAAATCAACTGGTTCTTCTCTATTAATTGATGGAAATTGATTAACAAGTGTATCTATTCTAGCATCAAAATTTTCAAGTGCTTCGTCTTTAAATAACTCACCAAAGAATGACATACATTACCTTTTAAAATTTGATATGATTATTAAAGCTAAACTCTCAACACTATAATATCTCAACAATATACTTAAACAATTCTTAGACAAATATGAAGTCATAATTTCTTTAGAACAATTCTTGAGTAAAATATTATACTTTTCAGTATATGGTTTTAATGAATTTGTTTTAGATTCAGGATTCAAATCATAAAGTTTTCTTAATTCTTCCACTTGACCTATAAGTACCATATTATAATAATTATCTACAACATTAACTAATGTTGCATTAGCTATAACAAATTCATCATCCTTACCTTTTACTCTTGTTAAAATTAATATCAAAACAACTATTTGAACTATCAATAAGCATATCGTAAAAATACTATACAATTATTATTTCTCCCCTTCTTCCAGTTCTTTCAGAAGTGCATCAATTCTTTCTTCACTGATTTCTTCTTCGTTTAAAAGTTCGATACCATCAGCCGTCATCATCTGAGAAACTACTTTATCAAAACCACCACTCTCAGCAATAATCTCACTCTTTGCAAGATCTTCTTCAAGACCTTCCATAAATAGATTGAGTCCACGATCGAAACCTTCATCGACGGCTTCGTCTACTAATTGAATAAACTCTCTTATCATGTAAAAACCTCCATAAATTATTTTGTTTTAAAAACTCACATCTTTTGGAAATTACTTTCCCGGTTATTAATATAGTTACCTAATTACTTTCGTCATTTTATGTAGACTATTTTCATGTATTTGTTAAAAGGGTTTTCACTTTTTAAAAAATTTTTAGTACCAGAAACTAATTCACTTTTTAGAATATAAAAACATTAATGATAGAATCACACTAGCGTAATTAACACAGATATATATTTTTCTCATTGAATCTTTATACTTAAATTTCCAACAGCTTTTACAATTGAAATTTCTCCAATCATTTTCAATAGCTTTCATTAAGCATTTATCATAATGATTACAATAAAAATTTCTATTTTTTTGCGCGTTACATCCTCTATATCGTTTACATTCACTAGGATTGTCTCCGTAGCCCATGACACTTATCCCCCATAAGATTATTAAATATCGGCAAGACCTAGAAATAGATCTTGCCGATATATTTAATTTCATTTATCTGTCGGATCACTTCTCATATTTACGCTCCTTAAGCAAAAGGTATAACATTCATCCCAAATTGATCATTTTGTTCTTCTTCAAAAAATCCTTCCGAACCATTTGAAACACTTGTAATTGCTAAATTTGTTAAAATAGAAATATCCTTTTCTAACTTCTCACTATTAATTGCAATGATTGGTGCATCTTTAATATACTCATCAACATTATTATACATTCTTAAATTTTCTTTACAGAATAAGAAAAACTTCATAGAATCTCTTTCTGAATCTTTTGACTTTGTAATCTTAACTTCAAATGGTACTAATACTTGAAATAAACTTTCTTTAATCTTAATAAGTTCTGGAGAAATAAAATCAACTACTGTTCCATCTGGATTATGTTTTGTTGTAATAACATGATGTCTAACACCCTCAGATAGAAAGTTAAGATCTGGTCTTAAACGACACGAATAGATAAAATCTGAATATCTTATTTTCTTATAACTATCCCCTGTTTGTTCGTTACTTAATTTAGTATTAACATTTTCAGATTCTCTTCTATTCTGAGTTGGGCTTATTATCGGCACTTTATGTATCCGAGCTAAGTTACGTAACTCCTGTGTGATTTGACCTAAGATATCATATTCTTTTCCAGCTCCACCAAACCTATTAATTGTAGCACTCATAACATCTAAATAATCAACAAAAACTATTTTAACTTTATATCCTTCGATATTTAAACGATCTATAAACCGTCCAAGATCACCAGGAGAAAATGAATTTTCAGAACAATGTTTAATTGCAATATTTACTTTTCCCTGAGTTACTTTTGCAATACTTGTCTTCAAAACATTTTTAAATACTCCATCTAAATTACCATACAATCTTGCACTAGCTTCTGTAGACATATCCATAATTTGTGTTGCTCTTGTCATTTCATATGACTTTGCAAATAATCTTTTTAAAGAATCAAATTTATAATTTCCATATATTGATGCAAAACGTCGAACTAATTTATAAATATCCTTTTTATTCAATAAGAATCGCTACTTCTTATTCGCAGCATTATCTGCAGCTCATAGTTGCCTATGAGAATAGACTATCTCTTCATCCTAATCTAATTTTTAAATCACTACAAAGTTCAATTTATTACTTTTTATTCTATTTATTGTTTTTTCAAGTGGTTGTAAATTTTCCAATGACCAACATTTCTTAAAAGCTTCATCTTCATATGAAATAAATGTAAAATTACTAACTGGAATAATATGATCAATTTCCCAATAAAATCCATAATTAATCCAAGTCATATTATTATCAAATTGTTTTTCAAGATGTATTTTAAGATCATCCATAGTATATCCAAGAATTTTATTTATTGAAATTCCCTTTTTACCACCAAATAAACATTTATTAATATAAACAGAAACTATTGTATGTAATCTTTTTTTAATATCACTATGATATATTTTATTCGCTCTTTGTGCACTTTTCTTTAAATTTATTGGATCTTTAAAATATTTTTTTTGATATTCTAATCTTTGTTCTAATACATGAGGTTGTCTTTTATATTCTTTATCATATTTTCTTTTATGATCTCTATTATTCTTAAAATAATTTTTACCATTTTTACTAACACATTCTCGACATTGACAAGAAACACCAGATCGATTTGTTTCCTTACCCATACTTTCATTCATATAAAATTCATCAAAAGATTTTAAAATTTTACATTTACTACAAATTTTATGTTCAAATACATCTTTATATTTTAAAGCAGAAATAATTAAATCTTTATCACAAGTAAATGTCCAACTACAATGATCTAAAGACATTCCATTAATATAAAAATACACCAATTTTTCAAGCTTTTCTTCTGGCGTCATTTTATATACTTCTGATTCTAATTTCTTTGAATATCTTATTATCATAATATCTCCTACAAAATATTATTTTCTGGAGTAAGGCAAACTATATAGGTAGTTTACCAAGGTGGCCAAACCCTGTCCTCCATTTAAAATTTTTATTTAATTTAGATTAGGATGTCTCGCGCTTCCACTCGCTTGAGTGTACTCCCTTTCGGGATAGTCGTTACACCTTCAACTATACTAGATTAGCAGTCTAATATAGAAGCTTGGCTCGGTATTGTCCATCTTCTGGATATTCACCGAATTCACGAGATTTAAAGAGGACCATATTTAATCCTCTAAAGTTACAAATAATATACAATCTTGTGGATCAAAATCAGCAAGATTGTTTTTAATCATTCTATATGATAAATTAATTGTAAATAAACTTTTTGCATGATTAGAAGGCGCACCAATTAAGTGTACTGATGAACTCTCAACTCCATCAATATGTTTATCAAATAAATCAAAACCAGTTTTAAATACTGAAAAACCCTTTGCAACATAATCAACTAATGTTTTAGATAATACATCACAAGATTTATCATCTGAAATAACAAAATAATCTGCCGCTGATTCTGCTTTACTTAATGATTGTAATTTTGATAAATCATTATAAGCAACATTAATAATATCTTTATAACTTTTTAATGTCTCCATCGGCACAAGATTACCTTCATTAATCAAATCATAAAGATTACCAACCATTGTAATACTATCTGCAGCAGACATCATTTCATAATAAGATGAAATTGTATTAATAACTTCATCTGTAGTTTTACGAAACTCATCAGTATCTGTAATCTTTTCATCAACACATTTTTGAATAAGTTTAGTAACTATTAAATCTTGTCCAGGCATCAAATGTTGATTAACATTTTCGTAAGTTAATAAAATCGGACTTGATTCTCGAATTGTTAATAAAGAAGTTAAAATAGTGATTTGGCTTCTAACAACTTTACTATTTGCTAACTGTAAATTATTAGACAATAATGACAAACTCTTTAAAAAATCTCTCATATAATCAATTACAGAATTTGTCCTATCTGATATGAAATTACCAAACTCGGATGGGTAAAGTACAATTCGAGCTATATTTACAAAAAAATCTTCAGCAACATATCTTGATGTAAAAGCTTTTAATAATGAATTTGACCCACTCTTTTTAGTTTCAAAAACCATACGCCTCCTTTTCTATTGTGGTGAAGAATTTAAATAAGTTCCTGCCGTTTTAATTTCACTTTCTGGCATCTGTTTTGATGGAACTCCACGTTTCATTTGCATAAATTGTTTTAATTGAGCTTGATAATCAGGAGCTTTCATTCTTCCAGATTTGAAAGCCCTTTGTAACGTAGCAATTCGTTCATTCGCAAAAGATGTTCTATCATCATTTGGACCACCCACTTCAAATAAATCTACTACTGAAATCATAATACACCTCATAATTTAATTATTTCTATATAAAAATAGAAACATTATGAAAAGAATTTTCCTAATACTGCATAAAAGTTTTCACATGTTAAACTTGATAACACTGAATTTTCATTAAACTGATACATTTTATTAATTGAACTGCTTTTTATTAAGCTTTTAAATTGATCGTTTAATTCTCCAGCTGTTTTAAAAGTAATTGACACATCATATGTAGCTGCTCCAGTTGAATTGGTTATAACTCTATCAAAAATTGTTTTAAAATTTGCAGTAATAAGATGAAACAATCTTGTTCCTGGTCCTTTAGTATCCTCACTAAAAATACGATATCTTAAAAAAATCTTAAGATAAATATCAACAACTTCATGATTATTATACCAATTAAATAAATGATCTATGTGTCCATTATCTCGTAAATATTGAAAAATATCTTGTAATAAATCTCTCACAAAATTAATATAATAATCACTTGCAATAAAATCATCTATTAACTGAATACAATGTAATTCACAAATAAATCGTGAAACTTCTTTAATGTTTTCAACTTTCCAAATATAATCCCGTGTAAAAATTCCAGCTAAAAATATACAAAGATTATCATAACTTATTTTTGCATCTCTAAATGGATTAGCTATATCTCCAGGAGCATAAGGATCAGCATATAATCTTGTCATATATTCTAAATATTCAGTTGATGTGAAACTATTATCTTCTTCATCTACAGTTTTTATTATATCTTGAATATACTCTTTAAGAGCCATTTGTAAAATATTAAGAAATTTCATCGGCCAAAATTTATAAATATATACAAGAAAAAAATATTGTTGAAGATTTAATGAGTCTATTTTTTCCATATATTGTCTGAAATTTCCATCTTCTTCAATAGCTAAAATATTAGAATTTTCTTGATTAACAATATAAGGATCTGCAAAACATAATGATGTTAAATCAACAGAAGAAAGATAATATAAAGTATCAACAAAATTTGAAACTAAATTAAAACTTGGTTGAAAAACTGGAAGTGAATCTAAATAATCTGTAAATTTCTGTGATAATTCAGAAAGACGAGGATTTACAACATTAATAAGATTAGTTCTAAGATTTGATGACATCTTATTGTAATTATAAATTGATTTAGTAACTAACTCAACAATATCTCCACTCATATCTAAACTATTATTTGTAATAAAAATACTAAATGCTTGTTGAAAATTTATTTTATTAAGTTGTTGAACTTCAATTCCAGGAAAATATCCAATATCACCTGGTTTTAAACTATTAAAATTTAAAATATATCTTAATAATTTATCAGATAAATTACAAGTTGTTGGTAAAACAACTTGTAATAAAGTTGAAATAGCTTGTGTATTCACCATACAACTATTTTCAAATCCTGCTGAATAATCTTTTCCAACAGTTGAATATTTTTGTGAATACATATTGATAAAAAAATTTCTATATGTTGTTTCTAAAGATACTGTTTTATAAATTGTATTCATATCATAAATCTGATCAACTGTACTTAAATATGTATATTGAAAATTTGAATGTCTTAAAATATCCTCTATTTCATTTGGAATAGTATCATAATTTGTTTTTAAATAAATAATATCTGAATCTAACATTGATTCAAGTAAATACTTTGGATTATCCAAACATGTTTTATAAATAAATGGTATTTTAATATTATTAGTTCCAGATATGATATTCATAAAATATGGAAATTTAGGAAATTGATCTAATTTATTTATAAAATCTACAGAAATAAATTTTGGATCTTTAGCAGCACGAAAAGCATCTCCAAAAATTGATTCTAAAAAACTTAGTCTGCTTGAATAATTAGCTGTATAATTTAAATAACTTGAAAAACTATTAGCAAAAACACTCATAAGTACCTCTTCTTTTACCAAAAAGTTTGAAAATTAGATGTGACTTTATTTCTAAAGGCATCAGCTGCAGAAGTTGCTTGTGTTGAAATCTGCATCCAATCAACAACTGAACTAACATTTTCTGTAACAGATTCTTTTGCTGTTGTAAATTCAGCAAGACTTGACATACCAGGCATATCACCAATAACTTTACCAAACACATCAAATCCTACACCTAATCCAGATTGAATATTACCTAAAGCTTGATTAAGATCTCCTAAACTACCAGTACCAGGAGCATTAACTCTTACTGGTTTTTTCATATTACCATATACTTGGAAATTTCCATCAACTATTTTAATTGGTTTTAAAGATTCAAGATATTTTCCAACTGTCATTAATGGTGAAGTTGCTGTTTTCTGATATAATTCAACTTCAGGTTCTCTGCGACCCATTAATATTTGATCTGATGCTGCACTTATTTCTTCTGTAGATACCCGATTATCAGTAGGTAAATAAGCAGCAAATCCATCGAATAACGTTTGAAAATCAACACTAACATCAATTGATAAAGGTTGCCTATAAACATTAAAACTTGTATCACTACCACCTCTACGACAGGTTATATTATTAATTGAACCTAAAACTGTATAATTCATACCATACGCTTTTATTGTTAATGGCATTGCTCCACCATAAGAAAAACCATCTGTTGTTTGAGGTGCAGCTAATAAAATTAAATAAGTTAATGGTTTAATTATAAATTCATAAATAGCTTTAGGTGATCCATAAGGTGAAACTAATTTAATTACTGTTGAAATTGTACTTTGATGAGATGTGTTTTGCCAAATTTTAGGAAATGAAACTCTATTTCCTTTAACAAGAATTTCTAAAGTACTTTGAACTATTTCTCCAAAAGCTTTATTATAACCACCAGTATTAGGAGAAACTTTATTTAAACCTCCTGTTATAAATCCACCACCTTTAGATGCTAAATCTCTCATAGATGGTTCAAAATTTGAAAATACTGATGATCCGATTTCTCTAATATTTCTTGTTAATTCTCCAAGAGAATCAACTGGACCTTGAAAAATACTAGGTTTATATTGAATATTAAAACTGTCAATAGCTGTTGTATCATCAGTTGTATACAATCTTATTCCAGATTTAGTATCAGAAATGTTAAGTCCATAATAATTTTGTAATTTTTGATATATCTTAATATTTTTATCATATGATATTTTATAAAGTCCACCACCAACAGGATTTTGTCCTTTTGCTGTTTCTTGCATTTTTGTAAAATCCATACTATATTCACATGGAATAAGATCAATAACACTCATTTTTGTTCTAATATAACTACTAAGTCTTTTTTGAGGATCTATAATATTATTAAATCCTACTGGTTTACCAATAGTAAACAAAGAATTTCCACGTGGTATTGAATTTTTATTTGATGTTAAAGCATCAATAATACTTCGAGCACCAGAAGTGACTCCAGTTTTTAAATATGTACCTACATCACTTGCAGCATCACTTCCATATTGTGTAAATTTTTGATATTCAGAATCATTAAGATAATCATATGCATTAGCATCTGTCATATCTTCAGGATTAACTGTGTAAGCATCAGCATCAGTCATATATTGTGGATCATAAGCATTAGAATCATTCATATCTTCAGGTAATGAACCTATTGGACTTTCACTAGGAATATATTCCTCTTCATAAACTATATCTTCATAATCATAATCAACATCAAACATTTTTCGCCTCCTAGAGGGAGATCGGCAAGATTCTATTTCTAGATCTTGCCGATCCATTTATTAACTAATATTATTTGAATGAAATAATTCAGCAGAAAAAGGATATTTAACATAATCATCCTTAAATACTGAACATACACTATTAAATATTTTTAAACAAAAACTATCTAAACCACTATCTCCAGACTGACCAGATACTTGATTTACATTTGTATTATTGCTTCCAGAAGTTACATTACCAACAGCTTGAGTAGTTGCAGCAGTTGCACCAGAAACAACATCCATTACTGTTTCTTTAGTCTTTGCTAATTCAGCTTTAACTTGTTCAGCAGTTGGCATTCCAAATCCAGAAATATATTCACCAGCTGATTTCCAAGCGTGACCAAGTAATTCAACCATACTTGTGGGACCTTTATTAGGAGTTGGTGTAGTAGTTTTTGCTACATCTTTTGCTACTCCTCCACCATATTTCTTTTCTGCAACATCATATGCAAGTTCAAGTTTAGCTTGTTCTTTTAAATAACTTTCAGTATAAGCATTACTATCCCCAGCATTATCAAAACTATTCCATTGTTCAAGATAAGCAGCATGCATAGCTTGTGATTGTTTCCAATATTCATCTTTATAATTTGAAGTATATTCTGTTCCTGAAAATGGTATTTTACCACCACTAACAGCTGAAGCTGTTACACCCATTTTTTTAGCCATCATATTATCAATATCTCGATTTGTTTTAGCAGCTAAATGAGGATTATGTTCCATTTCTTTCTTTGATAATGAAAATCCAGCTTCTGGACTTGATTCTAATTTACCCATAAAATTTAAACCACCACTAGTACCGAAATGATGCATTTCATATAATTGTGTACGATTTGGATCACTACCATATTTTTTCTGATATGCAGCAATATTTTGGGCAACTAATTTACCACCCATCATAATATTAGTACGAGCATCAGTTATATCTTCTGGATTACCACCCATTGCTCTCCAAGTACTGGGAAGAAATTGAAATATTCCAGTAGCATGATTTCCTGGTTCACCTTTTGGATTAACTTTACTTGGTTCAAATCTTGCATTTTCAGCACTAGCTATAGCTATTAAAGTATCCTTTGAAACACCATATGTATCAGATGCTTCTTGAAAATATTCCATCATTTCTGCTGGAACTCTTCCAACAGTTTCTTCAGTAGCTCCTTGTCCTCTTTTACCAACTGGTGCACTAGATGATTTACTAGTAGATCCAGTGGACACTGAATATTTTCCAGATTTCCAATTCTGACCCACTTTATCAAACTCTTCTAAACTTCTTGGAGCAGTAGAAGATGTTGGAGCAGTAGAAGATGTTGGAGCAGTAGTGTTTCCACCTTCTAAATCTTTTATTAATTGTTTAAAATCTTCATCTCTTCCTCCAAAAACAGACCAACTAGCTATTCTTCTAAAAACTTGTTTAGTTATATTTTGCCAACTAGTATCTTTTTCTAAATCAATTACTAATCTTGAAATTGCGCTCATTAACATCCCAGCTACGGCACCAGCTATTCCACCATAAAATGCAATATACGGATTTCTTGTCATTAATCCAAGATAAAGTCCAAAACTGGCACCAACATATGCTGATGCTACTGGATAATCTGCAGAAGCTCTAAAAGTATCAGCAAACATTTGTTTTATTACTCCATAAAAAATATTAGATACTTTTGGATCATCTTTATCCAATTCTTTACTAATTAGACCCATACTAGCAATATAATAACCAAAAATACTACCTATTATTCCACCACCAAGTCCAGCTGAGCTTCCAATCTTAAAACCAAGTAAAGCACCACCAACACCTTTCATTTGTTTTATTAAAGGAGATTTTTCATCTGATAATTTTGCCCATAAACTGTCTTTTTTATCTTCACTTACATCTCTAAAAAATGCAAGATATACACCAAGACCACCACCGAGCATACCACCTGCAATCATTCCTGGTAAACCAAGAGGTGTTCCAAGAAGAAATCCAGCTGCAGCAAGTTCTCCTATTAATGGATTGGCTTTAAGAGTTTTAGATGTTGCTTCCCAAATATCATTAAGAAGTAACATCATTTTTTCTTTTCCTTCTTCTTGTTTTCCTTCTCTCATAAGAGCAAGATAATAACCTAATCCAGCACCTACTAATCCACCAACTACTCCTGGTATTAATCCAAATTTTAATCCAATTCCCAATCCTGCTAAACCACCAGCAACAGCCATACTAATTCTTTCCATACCTTGAAATGTTGGACTAGCAGCTATATCTTTTATAGTTTGAATAACTTCATCTTTTTTGCCTTCTTTTAACATAGCCCCATACCAACCAAGACCACCACCTAATAATCCACCAACAATAGAACCCATAAGTCCAAATCTAGATCCTAATTTTACTCCTGCTACAGCACCACCTAATGCAAAAGAACCTTGTTCAACTTTATCTAAAATTTTTCCATCAAGTAGTTTTTTCCATATATTATCAGGATCATCTTCTTTAATTTTTGCCATTAATGTAAAAAAGCCACCAACTCCACCACCAATTAAAGCACCAATAATACCTGGCATAATACCAAAAGGAATACCCATCATAAATCCACTAGAAGCATATTTGCCAATTGGAGTTTTTGATAATTCAGAACCTTTTTCTAATACACCAGTTAATTTTTCTTTAATTTTATCCCAATCAATTTCATAATTTTCTGTAAGTGACTTGATTAATTTTGGTACTAAATATAATAATAATCCACCAGCAATTGTTATAAGTGGATTGTGTACCATAAAACCAAGTATCCCTTTAAAAAGACCACCAACTAATCCAAATCCAGAACCTATAAGATTTTTACCAGCAGAAAATATATCTCCTAAAATATTTTTTCCACCCTCAAAAGCTCCCTTAACTCCACCAATAGCAAAGTTCTTTAAAGACTTTGCCATATCTTTTAAAGTTGAAAGTATTCCAGATTGTGTTCCACTTGTTGCAGCCTTCTCTTTCTTTTCAGCAACCTCTCCAAGTTCTTGTGTGAGTGTACGATTCCTTTTGCGAGCAGCCATTTGTTCAGCACTTAAATGAAGAGTACCAGGTGATCTGAATCTTCCTTTACTATCACGTAATGGAATAACTCTTCCATCTCGTAATAATTCTGGACCTTCTTCTCCAACAATATATGTTTTATTTCTAATAACTGGTCCACCTTTAGCTCTACCTGGAGGTAATTGTCCAACCCATCTAACTGGAAGAGCACCTTGCGCACCACTACCACCTATGGAAAGTTCTTCTGGACTACCTGGACTAATCATACGTCTTAAAGCACCTGGTGCTCTCCAAATTCCTCTTGTAACAGCTCCAATAGCTCTAAATGGTGCTGATGCTAAACTACTCAAAGCATGAATACCTGGAAGATTAAGTGGATTTATAGCATGACCAAACTTTTTAAGATTTTCATGTGGTTGATATAAAACATTCTTTGCAAAACCAAATCCTTTGCGCAAAGTTATATTTTCAGAATATATTCCTTTTAAAAGTTCTCCGTCCCATTGAAGTAATTTTTCTACTCTATCTTCATGACTAAGACCCATTTGAATTATCTGATTTGAATCCATAGATAATAGTCTTGATTCTGTTAAACTTATTCCAAAACTTTTAGACTGTTCTTTAATATTTTTTCCATATTGACCTATACCATATGTTTTTTCAAGTCTTGCTATTTCTCCTCTTGGTCTTAATCTTCCACCAGAAAATATGAAATTCATTATTTGTGTTATCGGATCATATTTTGCTATTGTTTTATGTAAGTATCCAGTTGCTTTATTTAATCCTTGTGAAAACATTCCAGCTGGATCTTGACCAAGAACATCAATATTATAAGAACGACCTTGTTTCTCTCTTTCTTCACGTTTATAATCTGCCTCAACAGCCATAAGTCTTAAAAGACTAGTATGCCTTTCAATAGACATTAATAATTGTGCATTTATTAAAGATGCTTGAGCAGTTACTTCTTCAGGTTTCATTTTACCAACAGCAGCTAAAGAACTTATACGACTCAAAACAGCATCATAACCCATACTATCAGAATACATTCTTTCTAAATTTATAGGTGATTTTCTAGATGGTAATAATCTTGATAATTTAATAGATTTCCATATTGCTAATCCAATTTGAGCACCAGCAAGAGCTAAAGAAAGACCTACTGGAGAACCAAGTACAGCTAAAACTTTAGAATCAATTCCTCCAAAAACTTTCTTTAATACACCGACAGCTTGACCCCCAACTGCAGAACCAGTAACTGCACCAACTCCTTTTCCAAAAGCTCCACCTGTTAAATAATTAAGTATTCCACCACCAGCAGCTGCTCCTACTCCTCCAACAGCTTTAGCACCTTTATAAGCACCTACAGCTGCTCCAGTTAATAATGTTTCTGGACGAGGAAATAATTTAGCTAGATTAGGAAATCCAGCTAACATAGCTAAACCCGCTGGTAATGTCCTCATTGGATATCTAATAAGTGACATAAGATTAAGAGTTTTATACATTGTGCCGACAACACCAAGTTCTCTAGAAAATACTTTTTCAAATGAATCTCTTTTAGATGATAAAACTCTCGATAATGAAGTGGGTAAAAGATAAGCCAAAGCACCAGCTTTACCCATCATATTTCCAACAACATTAGTAAGTTCTTTAGAATCTATTTTCTTAAAAACTGAAGTCATAGTACCTATCAACTGTTTCTGATAATCCATAGCCATTGTAAAGCCCATAGTACTAGCCATGAAAGCTTTATTACCTTGAATCTTATTAATTGGTCTTTGAAATTGTCTAAATATTGCTTCATTAGCAGCAGTCATTCCACCTTCATTAGGTGTATTTCTTGTATAAGGACCACGCTGTTGTTCAGATCTTTGTGCCTGTGCTTGAGCTTGCATCTGAAGTCTCATCAAATTCGGATTCAACCCCACACTAGGATTCATATAATCAGCCATACTAACTCTCCTATGGTGTCATGATCGGTATATATATTCTCCAATCTTCATCTAATATTGTATCACTTTCGTGTTTAGCATCTTCATCTCTATAAGAATCTTCTTGAACAGACATAAAACCAGTTTCTTGTTGTAAAGAATTTTTAATAATTAATTTAACATTCATCATTTCAGCAGCAGTTTTTACCGAGTTAAAAAATGTATCTTGTACTTGTTTATTTGATTGACCTAATAACGGCAAAATATCTAGAAATGTTCTATTACGAACATATGCACAAAAACTTCCAGACATAAACATATCACTAAAACCCGAAGCTTTAATTGTTCCACGATTCGATCTTTGAATTGTACCTAATTGTGCAATTAAATTTTGGGATTTTAAACATTGTGGATTTTGATTAATATGATCATAAAAAAGAGAAACCATTAATTCTTTAGATTTCCCAGTTGTTGAAATTCCAAATTCATGTTTTTCTACCATATCAGGATCTTTTTCTTTATATATAAAAGGCATATAATTAAAATCTTTAATATGATAAATTAGATGTTCAATAACTGCTTTGCCGATAGAATTATTTTCTATACAAAGAATTATTCTTTGTGTTGTTTTATATATTTGTCTAAATAATGAATCAACAGTTTCACCATATTTAGTCAATGACCCCAATCTAACATTAGCTTCACCAACTTGTTTAAAATCTCTATATGAAAATAATTCAAGAGCATTAAAAGCTCCTTTAATAGAACTCGCTGTATCTACCCCTAATAAATAATAATCTTGAGTATCAATTTCCTCATACATATCGAACTGAACTTGATTTGAAAGTTCAAGATAATTTGCTCTAGGAAAAAATGTTAACTTTTGTAAAACTTCATCGGTAAAAATACAATTTGTCCCACCAACAAAAAGTATATCTAATTCCTGATTAATCTTTCTAAGATCAAAGTTGAGTTCTTTCTTTTGTTGTTCATACCATGCTATAGTTTTATCTGGATTTTCAGACCAATGATATTTAACTCTTGTAAAACTATTTTTATCTGGTTGATTAAGAACATCATCAGTATTTGGTATCCAATCTTCCATTCCAGTTTCTGGATCTTCAGCAAAAAGATCATCAGATTCAACAGCATTCATCCAAAAATCATAAAAGAATTTTCCATCACCTTCAACACCGTTGGGAGTTGATGTCATAAAAATAAAGTAGGGATAACTATTTTTAATAGCTTGTTCTCTAGCATTAGAAAGTGTCTGCTGTGCTGAACCATAAATTTCTTCCATATGAGAAATAAAAGCTACCTCATCAACATATAAGATTGGAACTGTTAATGAACGAGCTAATGTAGAAGGAGAACTTGTTGATGAAGGATAAAATGTGTCTATTCTTGAACCATTTTGTAATTCAGCATATTCCTTTATTTCACTTTTAGATCTATAAGGAATCCTCATCCAACTTGGTAAATTTTGTATTATGAACTTTATTTTCTTTAAGTTTTCTTGAGCGGCAATTTTTCTATAGTTTAGAATAACAACTCTATTATTTGGAAAAAAGATTAATGCCCAAGCAAGTAGACAAGCGGCAATTGAGCTTTTTCCTAACTGTCTTGAAGCCATTAACATTGCCATATGATTTTTATATATTGATTTTATTATTCTTCTAAATTTTGGGTGTAAATATTCTTTTGTGTATTTTAATTTCCCACCAACTTCTGGTAGGTAAACATAATTCAAAATAAAATAGAATGGATTCTCTCGACATTTAAACCACTCATTTTGTTTAAATTCATCGATACTTATTCCATTACTTTCTTGAAGAAGATTCAGTGACTCTTCATCATATTTAGTTAAAACAAATGGTGCCCGTATCATAAAATTTTTCGCCTCCAATTTTGGAACATCGGCAAGATCATTTTTCAGATCTTGCCGATTGAAACAAATTTAAATACTTAAATTCACAACAATGTTATTAATATCCCAATAAATCATGGGTGGTATATATTTTAAAATCTCAAGCTTATCAGGTAAATTACCAAGAACTACTAAATCTTCAGTTATAATTTCAATACCATTATTAAGACTATTTGGAACAGGAGATGAATCTGTAACTAAAACAACAACAGATTTAACCCATGGTCTATTATTGTGTATTATATCAACTATTTGACTACTATAAAATTTAATATTAACTCCTGTTCTCCATGTCTGTAAATGATCAGCTAATGTTAATATTAAATTAGTTTTTACTTGACCAAGATCTGTTGGATTTCTATCTGTATAATCCTTATTCACTTTAATATTCACAATCATTTTTAAAGGCAATCTAATAGAAGGAATACTAACCCAAGCAGAACTATCCCAAATATAAGCAAATCTTGATGTTGCATCAAAAACTCCATCATCTTCAATGGGAATATAAAATGTCCAACCACCAACCGCATATATTGCTATTTCATTAGCATGTCCATCAAATACACTTCCTCCAACTGGAGTAGTACTTACTCGATATCTATCTCCAACTAATGGTACTGTTAAATAAGGTTCATCTAAAGTTTCTAAAATACCAACCAACCAATTATAATCAGAAAATACTTCTCCCTTCTGAACTAAACAATTTTCAATCACTGGTGATTTAATAATATAAGTATTTAAAAATCTACCTTGAACATTGTCAGTTATCATTCTATTATTTTGAAAACTTGCACTAATCATAAATTCATATATTTTATCTAAATAATAATCGGAATCACTAATAAATCCTCCATAATATATTACTGGAAGATTTAATATATACATATTAGTACCATAAACATATCTAAATAACCTTAATTGATCACTTATATTTAATATTTGATAAAAACTACTTGTTCTACTTCTAAATCTTTCAACAAAAACAGTTGTAAATTCATATCCAACAACTTCAATTTGTAATTCTTCTTCCATAATACCAAATGTTAAACTATTAGTATAATTCCATTCAAATGCATCTGTTACTGGATTCCAAACCATAGTCTGATTTGCTATTGTAGAACCAAAAACAGTAATAACAAACTGTAATGCTGAAATATCCTGATATGATTTAACTTGTAATATTGTTGTCTCTGTAATCATATTATAATTTAAATTAAGATAAATCACAGGAACATCAAAACCAGTACCTATAGTATTTGTACTTAAAATAACTTCACTAAATTGAACCAACAAATTTTGATCTAAAATATATCCATCAAAATATCCTAATCTAGAATTTCCTTTATAAAAAAAAGGACTAATAAAAGGTCGGAAAAAACCATTAACTATATTATCTGTTAATGTTACGGCTGTTCCACTTCTACTAAGAGATATTTTAAAAGAATCTACTATTGAATCAATAATATAATAATATGTTTGAACAGTAACTCCACCACCTGTACCAGAGAAACATATAACATCATCATCATCTAATCCATGATTTACACTTGAAAAAATATTAGTTACTGAATCTGGTGTACAACTAAATGAATCATCTAAAAAGAAAACTGGATCATAAATCATATCAGTTAAAGTTGCACCACTTGGAACAATTTCTGGAGTACCAGCACTCCCATCATCAACAATAAATAAATCAGTTGTATCCCAATACATTCCTTGTGAACTAACAGTTCTACCATATATTCTATAACCAACAGCATTATTCATAGCGTCCCAAGTAATTCTTACACTATCACTTCCAACAGCTAATATAATACTAACTTCATCACAAGGAATAGATACTCCCCAAGAATCATAAGCACTAACCCTATATGCATATGTATGACCTGGTATTAATGAACCAGTACCAACAATAGATGTTAAAATAAGATTTTCTGGACTTAAATTAATATTTACTATTGGTAATAAATAATCAGTTGTATAACATATTTCTTGATTTCTATCTCTAAAAGCCCTATATAGATGAAAAATATTATCATATACATTAGTCTTTTTAAATAAAAATTTAAAATCTTTTAAAAAAGTATTTTCACTAGTAATATTATAAAAATCAGTTTCACTAACTAAATTATCCCTCGATTGTATAAAATTTACAATTTCATTTCTTAAATTATCACCAGATAAAGAATTTGTACCACCATTAGATGATTCAAAATCTGTAACTACTGAATTTGATTTTATTATTGTTTGACCACTAAAAGGAATTAAATTCCCAGTTATTGGATCTATTTCATAATCTTTACTATAAGTTTCACAATTAATAGCAATTTTTGTTGATGATGAATCAATTAAATTACCAGCAGTTCCTTCACAATATTTAATAACTACTCGAGCATTATATTGAGATACCCAAACTCCTCTAGTACCAGAACCAAATTCAAGCATATAATTTGTTGATGATATCTTTTTAAGAAATACTGTTTTATCATCTCCACTAGCAAGATATTTAACAAATTGAACCTCATATTCTTCTTCAACACCACCAGTAGGAGTAATATAAACTTCAACAGCAGAAAGATAATAACCACTATCAATTGTAAAATAATATGTCTGAAATGAGCCAAGATTATATTTTGGAATTTGAAATTCATAAGTTTTATAATTATATTGGGTTGTTGAATATAGTGGTACAATTATATAAGCTGATGATGATGGAATTATAATTTTTGTTCCATCAACTGTTGTTACTTCTGTATAATATGAACTAGATTCTGACGGTGTACCAGGATTTGTAATTTCTTGAACAAATTTATATAAAGCATCAATTGTAAATTTATAAACTGAAGAATTAAATGTAATATCACCAATTCTTTCTGCAGTTGTTCCTGTTGGATCTGTTGTTCTATATCCAATAAATACTTCTCGTTTAACTGTCTTAGGATTTTTTGTAGAAAGAGCTGTATTAAAATCGAATTCAATTGAGCCTGTTGCTGTTGCTGGTATTGCAAAAGCTGGTGTATATCCATAAATAGCAGCATGTAAATTTTGACTCTCTTCACTTTGAGCCGTCGCTACAAAAGCTTCTTTAAATAATCCATCATAATATGTTTTTACATCAAAATGTGTATTTCCAAGGAGATTCATTAAAAAGCCAATAAATCCAACTTTAGCTATTTCAATATCAAAAACTCCTAGATCTGTTTTTAAATTATTAAAATAATAATCAATAAAATCTTCAGGTGTTGCATTACTGAGCGTTGGTAAATCTGCCATATTCTACCTCTTTTAATTCTAAAATTTTATGTACCCCATCCCATCCCAGGATCATCAGATGAAGAACTAAATGATGGAAAACTAACTATATTTGGAACACCACCCACTGACTCACCAAATGTTTGTCCAACTCCAAAAATTTGTCCAAATTTTTCAGTTGATTTATATATTGTTGATGCTACATCTGCATATTTTACAACATCCGATCCAATTTGTCCAACAGATTTTAGTAATCTTGCACCAACATCTGTCTCAAATAAAGATTGTAATCCCATACCAGTTAATAATCCAAGAATTGATCTTGAAGATGTTGCATATTTCTTAAAAATAAAACTATTTAGTTCTCCAAGTATCCAAGCACCATTTCCAGAATCAAGATGTGTTGCTTCTCTATAAGCTGTGCAAAAATAATTAAAAGGTAATGTTGTTAATTCATTTGAAGTTCTTGTTCCAACTAATTCTTTATTAGGTAAACTTTGAGGAAAAATTCCCATACATTTAGCAACATATGTAATAGTTTTCATATCTGGTCTATACTTTACAATATAAAGAGAAGCTGCATAATCAATAGCACCATATATATCATTTATTGGTGAACTATAATCTACTTGTATTTGTGAATTTGAATTTAAATATTCTGGTGCTGGATCAACTACACCTTCCAAAACTTCTCTTATATATTCTAACCATATATGATGAAAATGATAAATATCTAATTGATTAGTATCTATAAAAGTAACAGAACATTGTTCAGATTCTGAAACTTCAGTTGCATAAGGAATAGCTCCAGTTCTAGATGATATTTGTTCTGTATTAACTTGACTTTGTGGGGGTGTAAAATCCACAGCTAGAAAAGACATCATATTTGATACTTCTCCAACATAAGAATTGGAATCTCCTTGTGTATAAAGTCCAGAACCAGCATTAAATTTTACTCGATAACCACTTAAATCTGGTGGTACCATAAAACATAAGGTATATCCATTAATATCTGGAGCATAATTTTGATATTGTTGCTGATAGAAATAGTTCATAACTCCAGTATCTTCCGTAAAGAAGGCTTGATTTATGTAGTCTATTAAATTATCCATTTTTTACCTCGTTAAATATCGGCAAGATTTAGTAATAGATCTTGCCGATATTAATTTTAAATACTTTGTCCCTGACAATTTATTTTCTTCAGATTATAAATCAATCCATAAATTAAAACATTTCGGATTTGAATTCTTTGAACATTACTATACTTATTAAAATCTAATTTTAAACTTGGTCCATCAAATATCTGAATACAAAGAGCATCCAATAACTTTTGAATGTTTCTTATATCATCAGTATTCTTAGATGAAATAACATTTTTCTTAACATTTACCATAAAATCATTACCACAAATATCACTTTTATCAACAACACTTGTTCTAGATAAAATGATAGATATAATATTATGAAGAATATCATAAAACTTATGACTATGCATTGCTTTTAACATTTCTTCAATCACATGTGATGATACTTTTGTATATCCATTAACAGTTGAAATAAAACTTGCTGGATACTGAGTTTGAGTATTCATTGTAATAAAATCAGTTGTACTTGATGTTATTTCATCTCTATTATGTATTGTCGAATACTGATCAAAATCAGGTTCTTCCTCATCTCCAGTTGCAATTGTTGGTGTTGCTAATGTTAAATTGTCTTTCTTAGCTTTCATATACAATGGTAAAATTCCACCCTGTGCTTCATTAACTCCGGTAATTGGATTTACTCTCATGTTAAACCCAAATATTTGATCTACTCTAACCCAAATTTGCATAAACAATTGTCTCATTCTATAAGGATCTTTTAAGATCTCACTGCTATACTTCGACAATAATGTTGGAATAAAATATTCTTTTATCAAATTTAACGGAGATTCATATTTAGATATAAGATGTTTATTATTTACCATATGTGTTACAACATAATTCATAACTCGTTTATCACAAAATTTAAGATATTTAGCTTTTCTACCATTCCATGTTTTTATAAGAATAAGAAATAAAGCATGTTCAACCATAATTTCTTTTTTCTTACGAAGACCATAATATAATAATAACATTAATATATGGTAATATGGATCAGCATACATATTTGCGTGTGATGGATACTTCCAATCTTCTTGAAACGCTTTTCCAACTTCATCTTGATCGAGTTTAACAAGCTGGAATAAATTTGTTACTGCTGTAATTGGGAGTGTAAACTTAAAACAAAAACCTTCATCAGAAGCCATCGCTTGCGAATATGCCTGAGAAACAAGTCTACTCATCTCAGTATTTAAATCATTAACTAGAGTAACATTAGAACTTAAATTTTGATCTAGTTTATTATATATTTCAGTAACTTTAGACACAATACACCCCTCTTGTGATTAGTTAGATTACAGCGGCAACAATCTTCGATATCGACCCTACCTTATTCTGAAATGACTCTACTAAATCTATCAATGCCTTACGATCAAATACTTTACCATAGTCTTCTGATTCTATTAAATAATGTATTCTAGACCATGTTGCAAATGGGAAAGCTATTTTAGTAAGTAAATTTTCCATAACTGTTGTCTTTACACTAAATTCAATAGCTTCCTCAGCTTCTACACCTTCATTAATCAAAGTTTTAGTTAATTCTCTGGATGTTTCAATATATTTATCTACACGTTTTTCAGGTGCCAGTCCATAAAAATAACTATCAAGATATTCATAAATAACGGATGAAAGTTTTTGTTGACTTACTTCATTTGAATCTTCTAAAATCTTAGTATTAATATTTTTACCATAAATCTCTGGTTTAAGATTAACAAATTCATAAATTAATCTTATATCTTTAAAATATACATTAAGAGCAGATTCAACTAAATTAACCTGTTCTTCATTTAATTTCTGAAGTAGTTGTTCAAAATATAAAACATCAACTTTTACTTTTCCTTCCCAAGATGAACTATCGAATGATTCAAAAAGATCACTACCGATATTAATACTTTGAAGATTTTCAGATAAAACTTTTAAAGGATCTCTTTTAATAACTTTCTCATTTTTCATTTTCCTAAGCGCGGCTGCAGATTCATTCATCATATTAAATTGTTCTTGTTCTGTTAAAATATTATACATAGTATCCTCCTAATAATAATTGATAATTGGTTTATTTATTGATTCTTTAACAAATAATTCTAACGTAGATAATTTTGTTTTATTGATTCCAGATTGATGCATTAACTTATAATAAACATCACCTTTTTTAGAATCGACTACAACAAAATTTGGTACTCCTAATTTCATACTTACAAACTTAACTATACCTTTAACATAATTTTCTGTCACATGAATTATTCCAGCTTTAGAAAGTTCTTCACTCGTTAAATAATTACCTTCTTTATCTGTAGTTAAACTTTCCCATCCTTTAGAAACCATCGCAGCATGTAAAGCTGAAACAATTTCTATCGGCAAAACCAATGTATAATTCGGCCAATCAGTAATGTCATTAGATGCTGTATCAACTGTTACTTCAACTTTAGTTATAAGTTTACAAATAGCTACTTGTAAAGCTTTTAAATATAAAAAATAAAAATATTCTGTAAGATAATTAAGTGTTGTTGGTATAATTCCTCGATTAACTTGATCTGTTGTTACTTGATTTGATGGAGTAGTCAATACAATTGCTACTCTTGGTACATTATTTGCCGTATAATTTTGACTATAAGTTTGAAATATAGTTTTTAAACGTTGTGCAATTTCAGTCTTTATTTCATTTCTTAAAACCCCAACAACTTCTGTTCCAATATCTCTAAATTGAGATAACAAATTTTCAATCTGTTTATTTTTTACAGAAGATAATTCTCCAAGTTGAGATAAAGTATGAGCATAATCTACATATTGTTGATTGTTAAAATTAACTGGTAATTCTTTATCAGCTAGTTTATTACCAGTATCAACCATCTCTTTGCCGATATCAAAATTACATAAATTCTTAATAACATCAATTTGTTGTTTAGTCGCCTCAATAGTAGCTGAATTCATTCCATTTGAAATAGTTTTAAATACATCTTCATTACTTTGAGTAAGACTAGTAATAAGTTTTTCATTAATTTCTGAATTAATTATATTAAGTAAATCTAAACCAACAACATCTGGTTCTGGTTCAATTGCAACTATACTGGATCTTAAAGCAGAAAGTCCAAATGCTGCTAACAAATCTTGAAAACCAGAAATTGTTAATATTCTTGATCTTTTCAAATCTGGAATAAGATTATCTGTCATTCCTTTTGTCATACTTTTTTCATCAAAAGGTTCAATTCCAACTTGTGATTTAAGAAATTTTTGATCTAAAACAAATCTAAAAAATAATCTTGTTTGATCTAAATTAGTTTTCATAACTCGTAATATTTCAAATGCTGAACTTTCAGCAAAATCACTTAAATCTCCAGTTTTACCTCTAAGAGGATTAATTATATCACCAGCGAGACTACCTCGCTGAGTTTGAATTCTAGATGCAAAAGTTCCAACTTTTTTTGCTTGAGTTCTAACAAATTTAGATGTTTCAGGAATATGTAATGTTGCTTTGTTAGATATTTTTTCTCCAACTTTAACTCCACTAGATTTAATCCATGACCATAAATGAAATGATTTATCTTCAGCGGCAAGTTTATTTAATAATCTCCAATATTTTGTTTCATCTAATTTATTAAGTTCATCACAAATAATATTTAAATTAGTAATACTATCTAATTTTGTATCTGTTGCAACAGCCGCTAATAAAATATGAATTAATGAAAGTGTGTCTACTTGAAATGTTTTTGTACCTACAATAACTGGTACATCTATAAGATTTCCCATAGTTATCATTTCAACATAAGGATTTAATTTACTCATCACTGGATCTGTTTTTACTACTTTCTGAATTACAGCTGTCTTCTCATTAATCTTTCTCTGTATTTGATCTCTATACTGTGTACTTACAGAATAATTTGGAGAAGTATCAGATCTTGTAGCAACTGGAATATTTCCAACAGTTTGATTGTTTTGAAATACTTGAGCAACTGTTGCATTTGGATCTATCCTTATTCCCATCTCGTCAGAAAGAGGTTGAATCTGATTAGCTAAAGAAATCATACTAATAGTGTTTTGTATGAATATCTCTTTTAAAAATGTTGTAGATATAAAATTTCTAATTATCATTTCTACATTTTGTAGATCAGGTAATTTGTTGGGTAATAAAATTGGATATACAAAAATTAAATTTAAATCTTGACCCACAAATTTTCTACCTGGTTGTCTTAACCCTGACACAATTTTTGAGTATTGACTTTGTCCCGTTATATTCATAAGTACCCTCTTTTACGAAGTTGTATTCTCATTTGATTCTTTTCCTTCAATTGATGTTTGTCCTTCCAATTGTTTTAACTTTCTTTTTTCAATATAATCTTCTACTATTTTTCTCAAATATCCATCTAAAGCTTTCCAACAATCTTTATCATTCACTTCTGGATCAATTCCTTTTTTATAATAAGAATTATCAGGAGCATGCCAAGTTCCATCAGATTTTAAATTTGGAACAAGATTATAATTTCCTTCTATTTTTTTAGGTATATAAATAAAATATGGTCTTCTATAACTTGTTCTATCTTCTAAATAACCTTTTATTAATTGACACCTAAAATAATTTACAGGAACTTCCCAATCTCCTCCAGCTGTAAATAATTCACAATTAAAAATATATTCATTTGTTGGTGGAGTATCTTTTTTATCTAATATTTTTATTGTTCTCTGTTGTTTTTTAGATTCATTATTTTCAAGATCAAAAAAAATTTTTTGTTCTTTTTTAGCTTCTTTAATAAGTTCATACCACATATCAGAAGATATTGTATTGTAAGTAAAAAATTCTTTTTCATATTCGGCAAGAATTGATATCATGATTTACCTCACCATTCTAGTTTTTCAGCATGTTCTAATAATACTTTTAATATTCTTTTTTCTGTTTCCTTTTTAATTTTTTCATCTTTAGTCTTTTTAAAATCTAATAATTGAACAACTTTCGATTCAACATAATTCTCTATAAAATATATAGGATCTTTTTTACATCTTTCTAGTTCTGTTTTAACATCTATTTTTTCTTCCATATCTTATCCAATAGATCATAAATTAATTTAACTTGTTCTTCTGTGAACTTCCATCTTTTATTGATGTTCATTTCACACCACTTATATGGATCTGTTCCTTTCTCTTCTGACATAGCCATCCAGTCAGCTACCATTGCTGCAATATAATTAAGTGACATTTTTGTTGCATCAACAATTTTCCCTGGTTTATCTCTATCTTTACTGTTGATACTTTCTATAGTACTATTCTCGTCCCAAGATTCAGGATGATGTTGATTATTCTTCACATGATGAAAAGTTGCCGCTTGTATTTTCTTTAATTCATCTTGTGAAGAATCAATTTTTTTACCATGATCTTTTAAATAATAATTCCATGTTAATTTAACATAAGGTTCATATTCTGGTTCTTCAAATTTACTTTGATCATGTATTTCTTTTTCTTGTTCTAAAACGGCAAGATCTAAACGTGGATCATGTAATTCAATTATTTCATCTAAATAACTATTTACAAGACCAATATGATAATTTGTCCGATCTTCAAAATATTGTTCCATATCAATATCATCTTCTTCATCTTCAAATAAAAAACCTATTGATAACATATTCTTAAACTCCCCTTATTTTAATCTCCCACATTTTTCACACTTAACAGTTAAATGTGTTGGTATTAACCATAACGATCTATCAAATTTATAATTATGAATACACCAAAATTCTTTCCAAGATTCTTTTATATATAGTATAAAATCTCCAAACATTTTCTCCTCACTTTACTTCAACATAAGTATTACCACATTTTTTACAAATGATTATAATTTCAGTTCCATTTCCTTCATTAAAAGACTCATTTCCACAACTACAACTAAAAATAGGATTAAAACCTCTTTTAATATTTATTGGTATAATTTGAGCTGTTTGTTGTTCCATTTTAATTATCCTCTTTAGCGGCCAATTCAAACTCAATTTTAGGACCTTTGAATCTATTATATTCTTCTATTGATTGTTTTCCACCACCAACTTTAATTAACATATCTATATATTTTAAAAATGTTTTTGATTCATCACCCCAATTATCTCCAACTATTATTTCTTTATCAACAGGATAACAAACACTATCTTCATCGTGTGCTTTTTTACAAGCAATACCGATAAGTTTCATATTTCTTTTTTTACCGATTCTATAAGCTAATCCTGGTATTCCTAAATCAGTTAATCCAGAAACTAACTCATCTCCTTCTTTAGCTTTGAATTTATTTAAACCTTCTATAATTAATTTTTCAGCTAATTTTTTATCAAATTTTTTTGCTGAATATCCTATAATACCAATTTTCATCGGCAAGATCTCCTTTTCTGATTCGAATAAATAAGTTATACTAATCATAATTAAGCTCCTGTTCTATATCCATATGGTCTACCAGCCGCAGCACAATATCCTTTGTTTGATGTGAAAGTAATATTTTCAACTGGACCAGCGCTAAAATCATAATCATTATTAATTTGATTTATAGGATACCATTCCCATGCCATACAAATTGATCCTAAACAAGTTCCAAATTCACCTTTATCATTAACATTTCTATAACATTTCATTTCTTTTTTAGCAACATCTTCAGTAACAATCATAATTATCTCCAAAAAAAAGAATATAGAGAAGGGAATTAACCCTTCTCTATTTGTTATCTCTTATTCTGATTACATAATTTCTTGTAGAGACAGAAGAAACATTTACCTGTATCTACAAATTCATCATCATTTGGTGGAATCTTGCCGCTATCTAAATAATGATTAATACGCTCTAATTTATTTTTAATATAATTAATATATGGATCAGCAATATTATTTGTAACATCAATTGCTAATGTTGTCATGAAGAAGAATGTATTAGATTTAGAATTAAGAAGTCTTTTAAGTTGTTTAATTCTCTCTAATATTTCAGCAAGTGATTCAACATCATTTGCTACAACATCATGAGCAACATAAATAAACTGAATTTGTTGAATATCATAATTATTTAAAGCTGGAGGTGGAGTTCTTGTCTTCTCTCCAGAATTTTTGGCTTCTTCAAGAAAATTTTCTAAGAAATATTTATAAGCTACTGCTTGATAAAAATCAGCAATTCTTGGCTTACAAGATTTAACTATTTTTTCATATTCTGAATAAGGTAAACTTTTAATCTCGACTAAAATATTTGGACCAATTAAATTATCTAATCTAACAGAAACTCTTTTTGATGGTATTTTTATTGATACTTCTCGTTCCGTAAATTGATTAGAATTGTCTTGTATAAAATTATGTATAGCATTTCCCAAAGTTGATCTTAATAATACTGGTAGCCATTTATCGGCAAAAGATTCAACTGGTGTATTTAATAATTTATAAACAATATCTCTAATACAATTGTTTGCCAAATCATAAGCATTAATATTTTGAAATAATTCTCTATATGCTTGATTTTTAGCGGCAGATTTTTCCTGTAATTCTTTTGTAAATTTATCAATATCAAATAAAGAATATGCTCGTGTAATATCGGGTATGATAATTTCAAATTGTTTTTCAGGAATCTCAGCACTTTTTTCAGTTTCAATTATATCATCAATTATATCTTGTGGTACTTCAAGCATCTCCATCATACTATTTAAATCAGACACAGCGCCTCCATTTTATAGATTTATATAATTAGATAATTTCTATATATAAATTGCAAATATAATAATTGGGAAGGCTTTGACACCTTCCCAATTATTTTTAAAATATTTATCTTTTATGTAATTGACCACCCATAACTTTAGGTGCAAAGGTTTGAATTTTGCCGGTTGCAGCCATACGAGCTGCCATTTTACCTTTTGCTCCATATCTTTGAAGTAAAGTTCTCTTAGCTGCTTTATATAATATTTTAAGTTTTTTCATTTTGGTATAAAGAGGATCATTTTTTTGTCTTGCAATTCTCATTGCAAAAGCTCCACCGAGAGCATTCATTTTCCCAGCTTTACTACGTTTTGACATTGTAGCTCTGATCATTTCTGTCCTCCGACCTGGAAATAGGATATTATATACACCCTCCTAAGGGGAATAAAATGTTTATTAAGACCTTCTGAAATCAGGTCTTTTACCTCTAAAATCAGGTTTTGAATTACCAGAAGATTCATATCTTTGTAATTCATTATTACTATATTTCTGAACTTGTTGACGAGTTTGAAATAATCTCCCTCTAAACTTATTCATCCATTCTAATTTATTATCATCTTCACTCATATCATTATAAACTAAATCTAAAACTTTATAAAAATTTCCAAGAGATTCTCTCGCCAAATCATAATAATCAGAACACGCTGTTGCAATATTAGTTGACGATATCATTTTCATAACATCATCTGTTTCAGTATTTTGTAAAGCGGCAGAATTTCCAGTCCGTTTTAAACAAGCAAAATATCCTTCCATATGTAAACAAATCACATCAATTAAATTATCAAGATAACATTCTCTAAGACATTCAGCTTGATCTGAAGTTTTTTTTGATGAAAATGTTGAAGATGAAGAAATAGAACCATATGAAAGAGCACTAATATCTGAAGGTTTTTCAATATCACATTTTAGATAACATTTTTTATAATTCTCTTGAATTATAGAATATCTAAGTTGCATATATTTACCTTTTTTAGTTAGAAAATTCCCAATATATTGAAATACTTTTCCAGCTTCAGCACCAATTTTCATTATACCTTTAGTCAATCCCTTTCGATATAAATATGCCAAAAGTAATCCTAAACCACCAGTTACAGCCATAGTTATAGGTTCTTCAAGCAATAATTCTTGATCTTCAATCTCTTCAGAAACAACATTTAATTCAAAAACATAATCAAGATATGTTTTCAAAATTTTCTGTTGAGTAATTCTAGTTGATTCATAAAGTTCATTATATAATTCCGGATCATTTTTCTGAATGAACTTAGTAATATCATATAATTCATTATATATTTGTTCCGGAAAAGCATCAAGTTCAGTGTCTATAATATACGCTTCACTAATCTCTTTTAAAAATCTAACATCCATAATAGTCTCCAATATTAAAATATTGATTCATAAGTAGCTTCTTGTTCTCCATCGATAGAAGGTATTGTAGCGGCAACTTGTTCAGCAACTGAAATTTTTGGTTTATCAAAATTATCATCTGAAAGACTTTCAGCTTCAAATTCTTCAATTACTTCAGAACTTATATTAATAGCAGTTTCACTTTCCCTAAAAAGTCCTTGTCTAATTCTAAGTTCAACAGCCATACTTGTTACATAATCAAAAGCTTGTCTAAAAGTACTATCTTCAATATAAGCTTTATTCATATTCTTCTTATACATTTTTTCAGATGTGTATGCAACACTTCCTGATGTTGGATCTATAAATTCAAGATATACTTGAGGACCAGATTTTTTAATAGATAATGGAAATGGTATTTTATCTTCAGTTTTATAATACTTCTTTTCAGATGGCATCATCTCACTAAGAAATGTATACTCACTCCAAAATTTATGAAGACCATTTCTCTTATCAAAAACACAAGTAATAGCTTCCTGAGATGGAGCAATTTTATTCTTCTCAACATACATACTCATATACCAACCATTAATGCCTAATCCATCATCTGGTGTAATAGCTGCTTTTCTGGATAAAAATAACCATTGAGCAACTCTATGATTTAATGCAGATATAGATGTAGCGGCACGATAGTCTTTAAATACTCCAACAGATTTTTCTTTTTGAGCATAAGGATCAATATTAAGATTTGCACGAACCTGATCAATAGCTAGAAATGTTATTCTATTGAATGCCATCATCGGCAAATATTTCTCGAGAGCGAATGTAAGCTGACGTGCTTTAACACCAATAATTTTATTCGGATCTTCTGCATCTTCAACTTTAGAAGATGGAGTTGCCGCTATACTATCCCAAATAATTAACACTTTAAACTCTTTCTGAGATTTCTCTTCAAACAACTGTTTAACAGCACATAATTGTTCAATCAATTCAAACAACTGATTTATATTAATAACCAAAGGTTCATATCTAAATCTCTTCTCATCAATTTTAAATATATTAACTCTTGACATTGCATTATTCTTATTTGATTTATTAGCAGCTGTTTCAATATCTAAATAAACAACCATTGAATTAGGATACAATATTTGAAATATAGATGAAAGTTGAAATGCTAAAGTACTCTTTCCAGTTTCAGGTGTTGATGTTAACATAACTGGAGCAGAAGATGTTATTCCTCCACCAATTAATGTATCAAGATGCTGAATACCAAATGGAGTTAGATATGGTTCCGGTGCTCTTGCAAAACCATACTTACTTGTAATTATACTTTCAAATGCTGTTCCTAACTTTTCAGCTTGTTCTGTTGATGCATCTTCAAATGAAGATGAATCAAAACTATTAGTTGCGCTTCTATTTGTATCTTCTTTTTTTCTTGCCATTATTTATTTTACGCCTCCAAAAAATTTTAACTATTTGATAATGATTAAAATTGTTTTCATACTAAATTCAGTAGGACAATAAGTAAATTCAATAGAAAATTTATCAATTAATTTATTAATTGTAAATTTATACCATCCATTAACTAAATCTTTTATACTATTTTTAATTTTTTGTTCAATTTCATATATATCATATTTTTCATGAATTATAGAACTAGAAATTCTTTGACTTATTTCTTGATCAAATTTTGTTAATTTCATTGAGTTTCACCAAAGTCTTCTTCATCAAAACAATTTCCACAAGCACAACCACCCTGTGCTCTAATTACTTTTACACGTTTAACATTTGGATCAGTACTTGCTTCAGGACTGTTTTCATCCACCATTTGTACAAATTCATTAATTAACTGATCTAAATCTATTTTCTGATCTTCCTTAATCATATATCGTCTTCCATTCCTTCAAAATCTTCTTCTTCATCTTCAAAATCTTCAGCATCATCTTCATCTAATTCATCAACATCAAATTCAGGAAGTTCATCTAATTCTTCATCTTCATCTGGAATTTCATCCAATTCATCATCCGAAATTTGTTCTATTTCATCATCAAATTCATTCTCATCTGGTTCCTGATTTAATTCTTCATCTGGAATCTGATTTAATTTTTCATCTACCATATCTTTTACCTCTTCTTCATCAGACTTTATCGGAATTGCTCTTATTCTTATTATTCTAACTATTTTACCACCGAGTGGAATAGCTCTATCATTATCAGGAAATTCCCCTCCAGAAAATGCCCCCGGTCTTATAATAGATATCATATTAATTCCTCCTACAACTTATAATCTGGATCACTTTGTAATTCGCTTTTAACTAGCTCCCTTTTAGACCCAGAATTTTTTAAAGCTTCTGTTAATCTTTCAAAGAAACCAAACACATCATCAGCACCATTAAGTCTTTCTTCAAGTTTCTTAATATCGACTGAAATCATTCTATATTTACTAATCATAATATCATCTATTTCTTTATAATATTTAAATTTTATTCCTTCATATTCTTTAATAACTTCATAAAGTTTTGCTAATAATTCAATATTTTGTTTCATTGCACCATAATATTGTTTTATTTTAGTTCCATCTTTTTCATTTTTTGCAAGTTGATCAAGGACACTATTAGCATGTTCTAAAGATATAATATGTTTTTGTAAAGATAAAATTCTACTCCCAAGTTGGGTAATTTGTGCATCTAATTGTGATCTTTGATCTTCAAATTTAGATGATATTTCTTGTTTATCGAATTGCTCTGATTCTAACATCTTCTATTTCGCCTCCAACGTTGGACATTTCATCTAAACAGATGCGTACAAATTTTCGTATCTGTTCTACAAAACTAATTTGATTAATTCTTATGGGTGCCAACGTTATTAAATTTATATAATCACCCATCAATAAAGAGTTTACAAAATTTTCAGCAACCTTATCTAAAATAGGTAATAAATAATTATCATTAAAGAAATTTCTAAATGGATGTACTAATTCATCTCTAACGGCAAATTTTAATAATTCTGGTTTGATAACCATTTCATTATGTGGTTTACCTTTTGGATTAACAATATGAATACATTTAAGTAATTTAAATACTGTTGGTAGTTTGCGAATTTTGTCTATAAGACGCTCATTCATAATATCATCATCATAAATTTTAAGCAATTTATATTCGTTATTGGAAATACCAACAGCACTACATGGATCTAATGACATATAAATATCTTGAATTTCATTATTGATAATTAAATTTCTAAAAATTTTATAATTATAACCTAACTGAGATAACATTGGTGAATCTTTATAAAGTTTTTCAACTTCGAGACCATATAAAACATCCCGATAAACAGATAATCTTGCCGATGTATTAACTGATGTTATAGCATTTTCAATACTCCAAAAATTAGACCAAATTGGTTGATTACTTTGTTTATACTTAAAATAAAAATTAAAAATATTTCTGAAGATTTTCTTATAAAATGCATTAACATTTCCTACATCTAATGGACTAAATTTAATCATTGCATTACCTAAAAATTCTAATAATACCTCATGTTTAATTACATCTTGATCAAGATATAATGAATTAACATAGAAATTGACAGCACCTGCCGATTTCTTTTTCATCTCTTCATAAGATGACCAAACAATATATTGTAAAAATTGTCGAACCTTAGGTAAATATTGTTGAAGAATATAAATTAAATACGGAAATAAAACTTTAGAACGAAATTTAATTTTAGATATTTTTAAATCGTTTTCATTGAATCTATTTAGAGCATTACCTGTTTGATACAAAAAATATAATCCTTTAACTAAAGGATGTCTATCTTGAATTGTATCACCAAGATTACTATCTAAATCTTTCCAATACCTCTCAATTAACTTAGTGGCAATAATAATATTACTGTCACCCGAAGCTTTTAGTAATTCATCATTAATATGATAAAATAAAAGCTTATAAGATATATCTAAACTTACATCAGTTTTTGATGCATCCACTCCAAACGCCTCTAAAAACATTTTAATCCTCACAATTTATTCTTTTTTTAAAAAGCTTTCAAATTGTATAATTTCTATATATTTTTAGAAGCAACATTAAAATGTTACTCTTCCGTTTATCCTTTTGCTCTAAGATGACTAAACATTGGTTTGGTAATTATCCGAGATGGTGCTTTATAATTTTGATTTGTCGTTGATGCTGGAGCCTCAACTTTTGGTGCTTCTACAGGAGCAGCAGCTGGTTTAGGAACATCTACAGGAGCAGATTTTGGAGTTTCTGAAGCTGGTTTAAACTTATCAACAATCTTTGTTCCAAAATTTTTCAAAAGTGAAGATGTATCTTCCTTTTCAAATTTTGGAGGAGTTGTATCGACTGGTGGTGTATAATTAGGTTTAATTCCAGCATTTTCAATTCTAGTATTTTTAAGTTTTTCAGCTGCATCTTTAGCCTTGTTTGAAATTCCAGGAGCTTCTTCTTTCCAATCTTTTAAATTTTTTTGTACAAGATTAGCTCTATCAGTATACTCTTGTCCAGTTTTTATATTCTGAATTCTTTTATGTAAATCTGCATCTTTAGCATCATATTGTGCCGCTGCATCTTTACGTCCAAGAAAACCAGACAACCATCTATTAGCTTTTGCTAAAGGTCGATCATGCATCTTAACTTCACGATTAACTGATTTATAATCATGTTCTTTTTTCTTTACAAGATCTAAAGCATCATCAAGTTTCCTTTTATGTTCTTTTCCTTCTTTTGTAAAATGACCTTTCCAAAAACCAATACCACCTTTTTCTTGACTTAATGCTGCTTTCTCTTTTCTTACATGTGTTAAGGCGTCTTCAAGAGCACCTTTTTGACCACCAATCTCAATTAACATTTTAAGCTCAATAGCTAATTCTGCTCCAAATGCAGTTTCATTGTTTATCATAATAACCTCTTATGTAACTGTAATGTTTTCATCACGAATTATTAAATTATCTTTATTGATCTCAGTATCTTTTTTATTAGCTTCTTCATCTGTAAGTGTATAAACTGATTTTGGGGTTTTCTCTCCCCAGTTTGAATAATTCCAAAAAAATGATTCCATTATTGAAATCATAAAACCTCCATTTACTATTTTTATCGGCAAAAATTACCTATCAGCTGTCACATCTCCACCAGTTGCTTTTGCTTCCTGAACTGAATCAGAACCCTGAACACCAAGAACACTCTGAATAGCTTTTGCAATACATGCTGGAGTCGTTACATCAGATGCACCTTCTGTAGATATTGCATTTTCAACTTCATAAATAGATGCTACAACTGCTACGCCAAACTTCACTTCGTTAGTCTTCATAGTAAAATCTCCTTTAGTTTTTTGATTATTTAGATTTTTGTTTAAACAATGATAATGTCATTTTTAAATTATTTAAATCTCTATTTTGAGAATTTAATCTTTTACTTAAATCAATAGGTTCAAGTTTAGTAATGCCTGGAAGATTTAATGGATTAATTCTTCTTAATTGTTCTGATAAACCTACACCAAATTTTGTTTCAACAATACTAATCATTCTACCTCCTAATAAACTTCATTATTAATTGACCATGGAATTTAATCCCCATGTTTAAATAAAAAATGCGTTGACCTATACCTTCCGGCAATTTAAAATATCTTACAAATGGTACAACACAAATACGTCCTAATAACTCATAAAATTTCTTGGTATAAACATCAATATTAGAATCACCAAGGATGAGAATATGAATACATTCTCTAATATCAAATAAATTATCTTTCATAAAATCTTTTGTTGCATCATCCCAGAATTTTTGTCTATCATCAGTTACATCTTGATTTGAAGCTGGAAATTTCATATCAATTGGTCTTGTCGCGAAAACAAAATAACGATCGTTAATAAATTCAATTATATAATGCCAAGGAAGAATTATCGGCGCAAAAGCTTCATACAATTCTCTTGTACGCCTATAAACTTCAAATAGATTCATTTTAGCATCATCTATTCTTGGTCTAGGTCTAATTGGAAAAAATGGGTTATTATAAGAATCATAAACAATAATTCCTTGCGGTCTCATATTGATAGTAAATTTATTTTGTATTGCTGGTCTATCAGCAGTACTATCAAGACGATCAAAATTGTTTATTAATTCATCCAATTCTCCTTCTGCTATTATCTTACATGTACTGTCGTAGTTGATGTACATTGTTACCTCTATTGTTTATTTTATTTCTTTTCCTCCGGAACAGCATCTATTTTTATTCCTGAAGGAGCTAACAATCCAGTATATTCTCCTGGAAAAGGAAGAGCGGCAGAAGTTTTACCAATTGGTCCATAACCAAGCTTTTCAGCACCTCTCCAACCACCTACTGCACCAGCAGAAATTAATCCAAGAACTGATCCTACTCCTCCACCAATAACTGCTCCTTTTTTCTTTCCTATTGTTGCCCCTACAGCAGCACCAATAGATGCGCCTACAGCTGCATGTTTTAACATTCTTTTGGCTCTAAGTCTTTCATCAGCAATAGCTGCAACTCTATGAGTTCTCTTAGATTCATCAATATCTTTCTCTGGATCTTTAGGAACATTTTTTCCTATATAATGACCAAGTGGAATTGTTATTACAGCTGCTGGACCAGGAACTGTTCCTCCAATTATTTTTCCAACACCAGATCCCACATGTTCCATTTTATATCCGGAATACCCTTTCTGAACTTCTGTTATTGATATCATATTTAACTCGCTAAAAAATTATTTAAAAGATTTAAAAATTTTATTTCTTATACCCATTCCAGTTTGTTTTAAAGCTGATGATAAATTTTTTAAATTTTCAGGAACTTTTGATTTACCACCTTCAGCTCTATTTATCATTTCTTTAACTTCTGGTTGATTATTAATTCTATCAATTAATTCCCGTTTTGGATGTTGAAATACTTTCGCCAAATTTATATCACTTTTATCATAAACTAAATGTTCATCATTTATTTTTGAATTGATAAGTTTTCCTAATTTATCAGCTCTTACTGATGCTGCATATAATTGTGCTTTTTTAAACGGAGCAAAAATTGAAGAATTTTTAGCAGCATCTTTATATTCATTACTAGCTTTATATAATTTATCTCTCATATTAAAACTTTTACTAACTTCAGCTATAATCGATATCATAAATATAACTCCTTAAATAATAACTGTCCCATCACTTCCTTCATAATATTCAAACTCACTATCTGTATCTATTAAATTTGGTTCTGTATAATCTTCTGCTGGTTCAGCTGGTTCTGCATCTTCAGCTTCATCAGCACCCTCAGCACTTTGAGCTCCACCACAATTTAAATTAACCATAGCACCATCAATATTACAAAGTCCAGCAGCTCTAATACTAGTTGTTGAAGTAGATTCTATATTACAATTACCAGTAGCTAAAATATTAACATCTGATTCTGCTTCAATATTACAAAGACCTCCAGAATTAATATTCATATCTGACTCTGACTGAATATTAACATTTCCTGAAGCTTTAATGTTTAAATCTGAATCTGATTGAATATTAATATTTTCTGACGCTAAAATATTAATATTAGCATTTTCAGATTCAACATTAATATTTTCTGACGCTAAAATATTAATATCAGTTTCAGATTGAATGTAAACAGTCCCAGTTACTTTTATATGTAAATCTTCATCAACTTGAATAAATGTACTAGCTTCAGTTTTTAAATTAATATTACCACTCTCATCATCTTCTTCTTCACCTTCTTCAGGTTCCACTTTCGCGACATTAATATTTAAACCAGTACTATCCATAACAATAGTTATTGTTTTATCATTATAATAGATATGTATTGAGTTAGGAGTATCGGCAGCTCCACCGGTTTCCGTTTCTTCACATAAGGCAATTAAATGATTATTTTTTGGAGTTCTTATAATTTGATAATAATCATCCCTATCAATAATTTCATACGGCATAGATTCAGGATTATGATCTGATGTGATTCTATCAATATAAGCAGATTCAAACTGATTGGTAAAAAATTTAACAATTACTTGTGTATTTGGATGTAAAGGAAAATAACTTCCATACACCCCATCTTCAGATGGAGATATTCTATAATTAGTAACATGGTTTTTAGCCCATATACCGGTATCCTTGCTCATATGAGGTTGAAGTTGTGGTATATGAACTTTATAACGACCTTGGTGTTTATTATCATCATCTTCTAATATAACACCAAGCCACTCTTGATCTATGAGTTTCATTTTTCACCTTATTTGGATTTCTTCTTTTTCTTATCATGATAGTGTTTAGCTATAACTCCAGCTAAAACTGCTCCACCAATACCAGCTCCTGCAAGACCAAGATCTCTAACTCCTTTTACCATTCCCTTTTCAAATGTAATATTACCTTCCATTTTTGCTGTACCTATAGGATCTATATTTTTTAAAATTTTATATTGTGGACTTTCTTTATAACTTTTAAAAGTTTCATCATATGCATCATGATATATTTGTGCTCCTTTTGCTGTTCCCAATCCACCAACAACCCCAGCTGCTCCAGCTGAACCTGCCGCTACCTTTTCTATATTACCTTTATTTCTAGATATGGAATCTTTAAATGATTTTAATTTTTCTTTCATGGTCGACATAATTATATCCTCTCGTAAATAAAATTTTAAGCAGTTGATACACCCATATCATTTAATCTCTTTTTTCTTTTTGCTACAGCTTGACCATTAATAACATTTTGTATTGGTTGAGTTATAGTTGTTGGATTAGTTGCAGCTGGTTGTGGAATTGGATTAGTTGTATTTAAAGCTGGTTGTGCAACACCTATTCCTTTTCTATTCCTATTTTCAACAGTATCTAAAAATCTATCGGCACTTTTATAAGCACCACTTTGATTTTTTAATGGTGAAGTTGATTTCACATTATCTGCTCTTATTTGAGCTTTTTCTAAATCAGATATTCCTTTAACTCCTAAAAATCCAGTTCGTTCTTGTGGAGTACCACCGAAAATTGCCGTTCTAATAGGATGTTGTTCTCTATATTTATCAGAAGCATTAGTTAAATCACTAAGATTTCTTTTAGCTTGTTGATTCTTTTGTAATTGATTTAATCTACCAATTTTTTGTTCAAAACCTTTTTCAACCCTTCTAGAACCAATCATATCACGCGCATCATCAACAAGATTTCTTGGTTTAATATTCTCAGCATTTTCAGGTCTTATTAAATTAGACACACCAGTTCTAAATTTACTAAATTTAGATGTGTTGTTTTCATCCTTAGGCTTAATCCAATTGGATGTTTTTAATTTTAAATTTTCTACATTCTTATTTATAATATCTCTACGAAAATCTTTAGTCTCTTTAATCTTGTCTTGATATGAAGATTTTAATTTATCGGCAAGATTTGGGGTTCTTTCAGGAGCTTTAGCACCAAAAGCTTTTTGAGCAAATGATCTAGTATCCGGTGATGGTCTATCAAAAATTTCCATAATAGATATCATAATTACCTTCCTGCATCTATAATATTTTTTATAGTCTTTTTAGTAACTTTTCCTGTACCTTCTTTAGCAGTGTTATCAACATGTTGATTAATTTCATCTGATGTTGTTCCTTTTGATGCTGCTTTTTTAGCAGCTATTTGTATTAGTAATCTTGGATCAGTTCTCATAAGTCCAGCAAATTGATTAATATCGGAAAGAATTGATATCATTGTTTCTTTCTCCTTTTAATTTTATCTCTTACTTTAAAATAACTTTTAACAACCCCATGTATAGCGGCTGCACTTCCAGCACCAAGAGCTGATGCTGCAGCTAACGCAGCAGGAGCAGCCAATGTATGATCCTGATTTAATTTATTTAAAATATCTTTATCAACAAATGCAGTTTTTGCCGCTAATGAAGCTGGTGCTATTAATGAACCCAACATCATATTATATCTTAAAGAACCTTGATCAAATTTTTTTCTAAATTTTTTTTCATCAACAACTTTTTCTATAATATTTTCTCCCTCAAATAAACTAGAAATTGATATCATAATTACACCTGTGTTTGTTTATTTTTATCTTGCCAAGGAAAATTTTTAAATGGTTTTTCTTGATCTATTTTATCTTTTAGTTTTTCACCTTCAGATTGATTTTCTTCTTTATTTTTCTTTAAAGATTTACCAAGATTACCCATAAATTCATTTATCTCTTCATCTGTAATCTGTTCAGCCACCATACTTATCATAATTACCTCTCATTAATGAGTTGCAGAATATATATTTTGACCAGCTTGATTGAATGAAGTAAATATTTTTCTTACTCCACCATCTGCATTATCTATACCTTGACCAACTTTTTTTAATATTTTTTTATCAAAAGGTTCTTTATTAACTGGTAGTTCTACAGCTCTATAATTTCTAACTTCTGGTTTACTTTCTAATGCTTTACTAGCCTTATCTAAACCACTATGAGCTTCATCTGGATGTACTCTATTATATAACTCTTTTCTTTGGGCTTCATATTTAGCGAGAACTTCATCTTGAAATTCACATATACTTATCATCTCATCCTCCAACTGGAACTGGTGAATTTTTAAAAATAGGATTAGTCACAGTTGTAACTCTTTTATTTTGTGGTTGTGGAACTGGTATTTCTCTAGAAAGATTTGTTGGGGGAAGTGGCTGATTCTGATTAGGAATTTCAACTGTATTTGGTTGAAATTTTTGATTGTTGTATATTTCAGCTATAACGCTAATCATAATTAATCTCCAAATTTATTTTTTTGCCGGTGCAGGTGCTAACGGAGCATCAAACTTACCTTGTTGACGAGTTTGAATTTTTTCCATTTCATTTATTTGTTGTCTAGCTATAGCTAATTCTTCTTTTGTTTCTTCGAGATCATTTTTTAAATCTCTATCATTTGGATATCTCTTAACTTGATATTCAAGATCTTTCTTTCTAGATTTTAATCTATCATATCTATCAAGATATCTATCTTGTCTCATATCAATTCTGATTTGTTGAAGAGTTTTAGAAGTATCAATTTTTTGTTGTTGTAAATCTTGACATTTTGCATATCTACTATCAATAGCAAATAATGTTGTTATTAAACCAATAACAACTACTACTATTCCTAATATACCAGAAAGTTTTTTATACCACGCTTCATTATCTTTTGGCATAATGTTCTCCTTATTTATTTTTCTTAGCATCTTTTTCCAATTTAACTAATCTTGTATAATAATCTTTTGGAAATTCAGCTAAATGATCTTTAGTTATTTCTGCTCTTATCGCTGGATTGTCTGAATGTTCTTTTTCTATTTTCATCCCTATCTTAACTTGTTTTGGATCAAATTTTGATATTGGAATATCCTTATGTTTTCCAGCACTTTTAGTAATTAAATCACCAAGTAAAGCATAAATAACTTCTTCAAACTCATGTGGGTCCATATTAAATTTACCGGCAAGATTATGAATGTCATCATCATCCGGTCTTAGTTTTTTGTCTATAATAAGTCTTATAACAGCATCTTGAATTTCTTGTGTCTTTTTTACATCCTTTAAAATATTTTCATCTGTTATAACCCCTTTAGGTTCATCACCTTCAAATAAATAATTTACACTAATCATAATTTACTCCTTTATTTTCATAGCGTCAATAAATCCATATTTTCTTCGATTAATTATTTCTTCTGGAATTTTATCTTTTGCTAATTCAACCATTATCTTTTTTCTACCACCAACAGCATCAAATCTATCAATCATAGGAATTCTATTATATAATTCAATAAGATTTCTATTCATATATGGTAACAACACATCTATTTTACCAGAATTTTTATGAAGAGGTTCAAATTGTTCTTTTTGTAATCTAATCATATAATCATAATAGGTTTCATGTGTAGGATTATGAAGATGATCATAATAACCACCCATAAATTCATCAATACCATCACAACAAATTATTTCAGTTATTCTTTCTTTAGCTTCTAACCAAGTAAAAAATTTTGCAACTATTAAATCTCCATTTTTATCTTCAAGTAATTCTTTAACTTCTTTATCTGAAGGAATATAACAATGCCAATTAACTCCTAATAATTTTGTTATCTGTTTTGAATAAATATAATCAGGATGACTATGATTTAAAGCTATGGTAAAACAATTTATGTCATTTCCAAATTTTTGCACCATACACCATAACATATAAGAACTATCTATTCCTCCAGATAAGGCTAAATTTCTACAATCAAGATTATTAATAACTTCAAAAATATAATCCTCTATTTGTTCAATCGTAGGAACTTTTCCTATACTTCTCCAATTAATAGGATTAATGATCATTACCACTCCTTAGCTTTCTGTTTATATGTCATTCCTGCAACCATACGTTTTGGTTTAATTCCATTTTCTTCTGCTTGTGAATCACTCCAACAAACTTCTTGTTCTGGTTCTAAACCTGAAATTGAATGATAAGTTCCATCTTTTAATAATTTATTATTTCCATCATAACATTTTCCATCTTTAATAATAATTGTATCTTGAGTAAACATATTACCCAAATGATCATATACAAAACAATGATGTAAATTCTCATTACCTTTATCATCTACTTCAACATGATGTAAAAGATATGAATAATCATCTAAAGGTCCATCTAATTCAGACTCAAATATTTGACTAACACTAATCATGATAAACTCCTATTATCGGCAACTTTATTTTGTTTTATCTGATTCAATAAATATGGTCTTTCAGCTTTATATGCTTGTGGATCTTTACCTTTAATATTAATCAAATGATTTATTATTTTTGCTTCTGGTTCTCGATTTGTATTTTTATAATTATCAATATTAATTGGAGATATTTCGAATAAATCAGAAACTGAAATCATTTCTTCTCCTTTATTTCAAAATCTTATTTCAAGATTATTATTTACAGTTTTAATGTTTTTATTTCTATATATCTTATACGATAAAGAGTGGGAGATCAGAAGTTAATCTGATCTCCCTACTTAGTTACATAATTAAATTTCGCTGAATATTGTCTTTAAAGTTTTACCACCCAGAGTGATTATCTGAGGAGTTAATCCAGCATTATACAATACATCACCATTACTATCAACACATCTCCAAACACAAGCAATTGCTTTCTGTGTAGTCTGAACTAAAATACCAGTTCTGAAAACATCCATGTTAAATGCAACTTCAGTAGTTGCCGCAACATGATAACCATTATGTCCAACAGCAATAGCTTCACCAGTTATAATAGCAAGAGTATCATTAAGATCAACTGTCGTTGGAAATACTGAAGGAACTTCAGCAAGACCAATAAGATAAAGTTTTGTTGAAGCAAGAGTATGAGGAGCAAGTTGAGCATCAAACTGTGACTTTGTTAAAACAGTTACAATATCACCAGCTGCTGTTACATCTTCAAGAACGATATTAACTTCAGTCTCAAGAGCTAATGCACTTCCACCCACAAGACTTGCCATAAGTTTAATATCTGATTTAGGAGCAACTTCAATTGGTTTATAAGCAAGCTGTAATTGACCAGAACCTGGATCTGTATAACTTGCAATATTATAAGTTGTAGTTACGCCAGCATCAGTTTTTACAACTAATGTTAAAAGAACTTCCTTTGCAACTGCTGCACTATTTGAATGCCATTTAATATTGTAAACCCAACCTTTCTTGTTATATGGTGTACAAGCATAACAATCATAGGATTCAAGATCAGCAATAGTAATTGTTGCTAAAATCTTATTCTTTGAATTTGGTACTCCATTAGTTACTGCGCTTGCTGCATCATAAACAAAAACATTTCCAAGACAAGCAGCATCAAGTGTTACTGATGTTACTCTAAGAAAATAAACAGTTGTGCTAAGTGCTGTTTCAGTTCTACCAGCTAATTTCTTAGTTACTGAAATGGGCTGATAATTAGCATCCAAACCATTTACTGTTACATACTGAGTGATATCTAGAACATCAGATGAAGAAATTGAAAGAAGTTTTGCTACTGATGGAAGAGTCTTTGCTACAGGTTCACCATCCACTGCTGCTACAACTTTCCAAACATCAGTAGCTGCACCAGCAACAACTCTACTACCAAACATACGAAGAGCTGACATATTATTAACTGTTCCTTTTGCTACTTCCATGAAAAAATCATTTGCATCCTGTCTTGGTAACATATAATCGTATGACATAATTTAAATCCTCCTAAATTTTATTCTTTTTTCGGTATTGCGCTTAAATCATATTTTATTTTATTCATATAACCTGTTATAATATCTTCTATTGCTCCTTGTACTTTTTCATTTACTAAACTTTTCTTTGAAAAGAATTCAACTGGATATTTTGAAACAACTGCTAGACTTACAAAATAATCTAATGGACCAAGCAAACAATAAAATCCAGTTGGTTTCAAAGTTTTCAACAATGAAACTATAATACTATTGGGATTCTCTGACCAAAGTTTAGCATCAACCAACATTTTTGGAAAGTCTTTTATTGACATATATGATTCAAATTTTTCAATTGTCGGCAAAAATTCATCAATGTTTTTCTTTCCAATAAATGGTTCATAATCTCTTTCAATAATAGATATGATATAATTATGTTTCTCTTTTAAATAATATTTATAGTACATGTAAACAGATAAAATGTGAATAAATGATTTAAATTTTTCTGAATATACTTTATCAACTCCAACTGCTTTCAATAATAATAAATACAAATATGTTGTCATTAATTTGTGTAAATCTTTATCTTTTCTAATTTCATCTTTATTAAGTAAGACAGCGGCGCGAACTAAACCAAAATAAACAGCATAAACACATTCATCAGCAGACTCACAAGATCCAGTCAATGGATCTATTGCTAATTGTTGAGTATCTAATACTACTCCTGCTAATTTATTATCAGTTGTTATAAGCAATCTGGAAAAAATATTATCTATTTTGGTTTTCGATAAACCAAGAAATATTAAATCCTTATTCAGTAAATTTTGCACTTGTTGTCTCACAGAACCGTTAGATAGTTTAGATAAATATGTTGAAAGATCATCATTAAATGTTTTATAAACTTCAATTGATTCCTTATTTTTATCTACTATTAACATTTTCTGTTCGCTGTCAAGTAAAATATTATTCACATCAGAATTAGAAAAGAATTTGGATTGGAAATTTTTATCTATATTCGACATATATTGGAACTCCTATGAAACAAAATTCAAAACTCTTTTAATCTCAGAACGATAAGGAGCAATAATAACATAACTTTGATATGGTGGCTCACGAACTCTAGAAAAATATTCGGGAACAAACTCTAAAAAACTTTTAACATTATTAATCAACATAATCACAGGATATAACTGTGGTTCTTCATATAAATCTAAACAAAAAACAGTTGGTCGTTGTTGCCATCTTTCAGTATTGAAATTAATAAAATCAGCATTAATTCTCAATGTTGCTAAATTGTTAAAAAAAGCATTATCAAAAATTGGTTTTGCAAATTCTGTAAAAACATTTTTAACATCATATGGTTGAAATTTATAATATTGATCTACTAATACTTGTTGTTCTGCCATTTAAGACCTCATTTGCATCCCTGGCTTTGGTTGTGATTGTGATTCTCTTACTGCCATAAGTTTTTCTACTTGTGCTTTAGCAGCAGCAGCTTGTTTATCAAGATATGAATTCATCTTTGGTGTAACCGATTTGTCTGGATTATACATATCTGCATCAGAAAGTATTTTACTTAACACAACTCCAAATCTAATCTCATTAATATTCTTCATAGATTAGTTACCTCTAAATTTAATTTTTAAATTTTTCATATAGAAATAATAAAGATACAATATTTTTGTTTCAAAACTTTAAGGAGGTATAATGCTTACAGACAACGAACAATTTACAAAAGGATCAAAAGCTTTACATGAAGTTATTAATCTTGTGATTGAAAATTGTTATCTTCAAGTTCAAGGTTACGATGTAGGAACACCTTTTATTTGTGGTGCGCCTGGTGGTGGAAAAACAGCCAGTTTACATTATTTAAGTACTTTATATAATTTTGGAATTTTATCAACACATTTGGCACTTAAACCATTAGAAGAAACTGGAGGTATTCCACAATTTGAAAACATCATAATTAATGGAAAACCAATGATTGGAACTATATGGTCTTTTCCAGATATTATGAAAACATTATTTGAATTAGCTAGTGAAACTATTAGTGTTAAAGCCAAAGATAAAGATGGTAAAGAAATAATCGAACAGAAACCTAAACTTGTAATTTGGTTGCTTGACGATGCTCATCTTTTAAGTCCAATCCACATGGCTCTTTTGTATGAACTTTTAACAGAACGTTCATTACGTAGCTATAAGCTTCCACAGAATGTTGCTATTGTTATGGCTGGAAATACATCTAATAAATCAGGTGCTAAAACTTTATTTAGCGCTATCGTAAACAGATGTGTTATGATGCCAGTCCATACAGATTTTGATGGATGGAAAACTAATTATGCATTAACAGAAGGTGTAAAAATCCATCCTGCCGTTATTTCATTTCTTGGACATAATCAATATAGAAAATATTTTCATGAAGAAGAACAAGTTGATCAAGCTTGGGGCTCTCCAAGATCATGGACAAGATTCGCTAGAGAAATTTTAATACGTGAAGAATGGTATACAAAAACAATTTCTTCAGACATTTGTTCATATCTTGGAACAGGATATGTTGGAAAAGAAGGAGCAAGTGATTTCGTAATTTATTACAAGGTATATTCAGAATTCGATATTGATGGCATCTTAATGAGTGCTTCAAGTTATGAACTTCCTGATGACCCTGTAAAAAGATATGCTTTAGCTTATGCATTAATAACTAATTATATTGGTAGATCTGATCGTTCCAAATATACACAAAATTTAGCATATCTAATTGATCAATTTATGATACACGCTCCAGAGCTTTCTATTATGATGCTCAAAGAAATGAAACAATTAGAAAAGACTTTAAAGAAAAGGAATATTGTCGATCAAATAATTTTACAAATTCAAAAAATTGATCCAACTAGAGCTTCAGAAGTTTTAAAGTCAGTAATTGAAATTAGTCAATCAATGTCCGAGGTATAAAAAATGAATCCCAGAATTGGTGATTTAATTAGATTAAGCAAAATAAAACTATTTACAAAAGAACTGATCTTTTTTGGAATGATGCTTCATAAATTCGATTGGATGGTTTATGAATTTCATCCTTCAGCAGAAGGATTTGTAAGATTTAATGAAAAAGATTTATCATCCATTGAGAGCGGCAAGATTCACTTAAATGAATTTTATTTGAGCAAAACAGATTATTCATTTGTTCATTTAGTTTATCTTCTGTGTCATGAATTGATGCATATTTTAAACAGACATGGACTAAGAAAAGATAATCGAATTCATGAAATTTGGTGTGTTGCAGCAGATCATGTTATTGAAACATATCTAAGAAAAAACTTATCACACCTTATAAAACCATATCAAAACAGATACAATATTGTTGAGAAATTAGAATACGCTCTTCCAAATTGTTCTGTTGAAAAAGCATATGATTGGTTAATGAAAAATGAAAAATTTATTCATATTGAAATGATAATAGGTTCTGGATCTGATCCGAATACAATAATAGTAAAAGATCAATATGATAATATACTATTTGAAATGACAGATGATCTAGGTCAGTCTGAAAAAGAAGATATGACTGAATCTCCAGAAGCCACATATCAACTTGAACAATTAGTTTCAGAAGCCAGAGCCGTTTTTGAAACAATTAAATCAAAAGGTGACTTACCAGGATACTTAACAACATATTTAGAAGAACTTCTAAAAGTTGAAATACCTTGGGAACGTTTAGTTGAAAAATCAATTAAAACAAATGTCATCATGAAACCAGATGATAGAAGTTGGCGTCAATTAAATAAAATTTATATTCCTCATGGACTAATACTCCCAGGATATTCATTTACAGAAGATGTAGAAGGAGTAGGAACATTAGTAATTTTTACTGACACTTCCGGATCTATCACTGATCGAAATCTCAAACAATTTTCAAGTGTAACAGAAAATAGTATGAGACATTTCAAAGAAATACATTTAATTACACATGACTCAGTTATCCACCAACAAAAAGTATTCACATTAGAAAATATTCATACCTTTTATGACTTCTTAAAAAAAGAAGGTTATAAAGGTCGTGGAGGAACATCACATAAAGGTGTTTTTGACTTAGTTGAAAAAGAATATTGGGACAAGAATAAGGATGATTTAAGCATGGTTATTAGTTTAACAGACATGCATTCAGATATTGAATACAACTATACAAAATATAACTGGATTAAAAATAATATTCCATTAACTTTCATTATAGTGAAAGGTGGAAAGATGATGACTTTTGATCCAAGCTATACAAACATCTCACAAATAATGATAAATAATTAATTTTATCGGCAAGACCTATTTTAAAGGTCTTGCCGATAATTCTTTTTTATGTTAAACTGTAGTTTTCTTAGGTTTATAACCAAGCTTATTTCTAGTTGATGCTAATGGTTTTGGTGTTAAACGACGATATGATGCTTCTGAGTTATCAATTTTATCATTTGAAGATAAATCTGATTTCTTAATTTTTGCCGGTCCACCAAAAAGATTAGCAAAACTAGATTTTAATGAATTCCAAATTCTACCTTCATTCAAATATTCAACCACTGATACCATAATATTTACCTCTTTGGTGTATTATAAGTTATACTTGATGGTAAATCAACGGCATTATAGTATGCTATATCTCTTGCAGAATCTTCATCATCTGAAGTACTATCTTTTTTTGGTTCTTCTTTAACACCAAATTTTTCAAGAGTCTTTTTTTGTTTATAGTTTTTATAAAGTTTATGACCAGCATAAGCCGCTATACCAGCAGCTATTACTGCAGTTACTGGATCAATAGCTTCGTTGATCGAATCGTTTGTCATAACAACCTCTTTTTACAGATATTGATCAAGACCTTCCTGCTGCTGAGTTTCCTGAATCGGTTCTGGAATCTGTGAACCGTAAACATGAGTCACTTCAGTAAGAAACTGTGAAGTAGCTACTTCAGTAAATAATCTAACATTCTTATAAGTCTCTTCGGTATTCTCACCAAGAAATTCTTCAGGATGTTTGATGACGAATGCTTTCAACGTGTTTGAAAACTGTACAGTATCACCTACTGCTTCAGTAAGTAACTGCTCATTTTCAGTCAAAAGTTTCTGTGTATCTTCACTTTCCATAAGGGTATTAATTCTGTCTAACATATTATTATCCTCCGATTGTTGTTTTATTTTTTTGATTTTTTTGATAGAGCATAAGCCCCAAGACCTCCAACAAGAGCTAGTCCTGCTGCTGGTCCATAATCATCTGTTTCTGGTGTTGGTAGTGATGGTGGTGGTGTATATGGTTCTTCCGGTGGAAGTGATGCTAAAGCTGATTTCTTTTTCTTTATAGCATTTACAAGCATTGATCCTGCTTTATCTTGCATTTCATTAACATCTTTATCATGCTTTTCTAAACCAGAAGCTTTATAAAGAGCTCCACCAAGAACATCTTCAGCCTTCTTATAACCTTTAACAGCCGCTCCACCAATATCAGCCATCTCAAATTCATTAACTATTTTTTCAGAAACTGTTTCGGTTATAATCTTGTTGACGTTAAATTTCATAAGTCAACTCCTATTTAAAAGTTATGCTTTAGCTTTAGCAGATTTCTTTGCTTTTCTAAGTTTCTTTGCTAAGGCTACTGCGCCAAGACCCGCTGCGATTGCAGCTGCAGTTGAAGCTGCAACTGGTTCAGATTTAATTGCACCAACAACTTTCTTACCAACTCCCTCAGCCCCTTCTTTTACTTTTCTTAATATCCTAGTAGCGTTACTTTCCTGTTCTCCACCTGCAGGAACATATTCTGAAGGAGACTTTCCTGGACCAACATTAGGACCTGGTTCATATGCACCAACATCTTTTTTTTCTGTCAAAACTGCCTGTACTGATTCATCGATAATTTTTGTAAGATTCATATTATATTACCTCCATAATTTTGTTTTTATTTACGCTTTTTTAGCTGCTTTCTTTGCTTTTCTAAGTTTCTTTGCTAAAGCTACTGCACCAAGACCAGCTGCGATTGCTGCAGTTGGTAAACCATAATTCTTAAGTTTTTTCATTGCAGACATGTAATCAGTTTCAACATCTGCTCCACTCGGTGTATAAGCATCTCCCTCTACTTTAGAAAGAGCAGGTTCAGCACTCTGAGGACCAGCTTGATAACCTTCTTTGCTACCTTCTGCTTTAGCTGTTGTAATTTTATCCTTTATCTTTTTAATAACATCTGTAACTGCACTTTCAGTTACTGGTTTTACAGAAACTGTTTCTGTTTTTACAGGAGCTGTTTCTGTTTCAGTCACTGGTTTCACAGCTTCTGTTTCAGCTTCTGTTTCAGTTACTGGTTTCACAGGAGCAGTAGTTGATGTAGATGATGGTTTATCAGCAGGAACATGAAGACTGTTCTTATCAGCAGAAACTTGTGGTTTATCCCCTTTATCATCAACAGTATTCTGAGTCTCTAAAAGACTACTTGTTGCCTCCATAATAACTCTATTAATATCTAAACTCATAAAAAAACCTCCAAAAATATTATTTTTAATAACTAGGTGATTGTTGTTTATTTCTACCACCAAGAAGAGCATGAGCACCAAGACCAACACCAACAGCTCCAATTGCAGCTGCTGCTAATGGATGTTCTGATACTAAATCCATAATTTTTCCACTAGATGGTTTAACAGTAGGTTCATCTGGAAGATCTTTATTTCCAAGAACTTTAGATCTAGTATTTAAATGACCTTTTTCATATTCATTATATTCTTTCTGATCAATTTTTCCAGCTTTAAGTTTAGCTCTCATATCTGTTAAATTATCATCTAATTTTTTCTTAGTTGAAATTTTAAACTGTTCTTCTTTTTCTCGTTCTCTTATTTTACTATTGAGATTATCACGAGAAAACTGTTCTTGATTTAATGCTTTTTCTTTTTGTTTTTCAGCCCACCAACCTTCACTAATCACAGAAATCATATTGACCTCTCTATTATTCACTATATTGTTTCTGTTTATTTCTTCTTGCTAAAAGAGCTGCAGCACTAAGACCAGCAACACCACCAAGAATCATTCCTGGAGTTCCTAATGGATCTTTCTGCAATTCTTTTCCACCACTTTGAACCCAACCAGCAACTTTACTCATTCCATGTCCAGCAGAATCAACTCCAACTCCAGTAGCTCTAGCAGCACCTTGAGCTGTCTTTTTAAATCCACTTAACATTTCTTCTCCAGCATTTGCTAAAGTATCAGACATTGCTTCCATAAACATTACTATTGAAATCATAAATTTTCCTCCCTAAGGACTAGTTGTAAACGTAAAATCTTCAGATATAATCTCATTTCCATCAACATCAAGTGTATTAACTCGATAATGATAAAATGTAAAAGGTTGCAGAGAATAAATTACAGCTTTATGAGTTTGAACAAAATTATTATTAAGTTCAGTAAAAAATCCATATTCAGCTGTTGGACCATATTCAACACATGTTGTTGTTTCTATTCCAGAAGTCCATGTAATAATTACTGATGTTGAATTCTTCTCTGCTATTTTTATATTATCTAATTCTGGAGCTATTCCACCATAACTATGTGGATATTTATACTCATCATCATAAAATTGAATAATAAGTGGTCTTGTTAATGAAGGTGTAAGACTTAACCACATACTTTCAATAATCGAAAATGTGATACAATTCAAATCTTCATCAATTTGATAATCTATAAAATTCTTTATAATTGTAATTCCACAAATTAGATTATAAGAGTATCTTGGATTTATTATAAAATCTTCTTTATTAAATTGTATTACTAAATCTTTTCCTTTCTGTCTGTATCCAATACTTATATTTCCAGAGTCATCACTTGTAAGTATCAAATAATAATCTACATCTATTGGAATTGTTATTCCATCAATTGGTATATTTGAAATGTTCGCTTTATATCGGCGAGTTTCATCATTATCAACAGTTATATAAATAAAATTTGTAGCTGTTCTTGTTGCTTGTAATCTATCTGATTTAGCTGTTATTGTTGTTGGTTGCATTAATAAACCATCAAGCATAATAAGATTTTCTGTTGAATTATTATCATAAACTAAATACTGTCTTCTTACATACCCTTTTTTTAATTCATCAACATTATCAAGAGATTGATTTACCATTTTTGCTGATGGATAATCAGCTATAGGTTCAAAACTATTCATACTAAATGATATATCAATTCTTTCAATATATCCTGATACTAAACTACTAAAAAGATGTAAAGGAAATTGAACCATATATGTTAAATCAACACTCACTTGAAAAGATCTTTGAGTTGAATCTGGAATAGTTGTTCCAATACCATCTAATCTAATAAATGGTTTATATTGTACTGCAAAACAATTATAAATTTGACCATCACGATGATTTAATTTTGTATAAAGATTCACAATATTATCATTATTAATATCAAATCCACTATTAGATAAAAATGGTTTTGACATTTCTAAAAATGAAGTATATTCTAAAAATTGAATATATTTATTATAAGGTAACCATCTCCTTATAACATTTGCAATTTCTTTTGCTTGTAATGGAGATTCACAATTTATAATTATTGATATTGGAACTGTTACCATTTCCTCTTGAAGATATAAAACATTTTCATTTGTTAAATCATATAAAACTGGGACTTGATCAACATTATAACCAGAAATAGATTGAGACACATCTGGTCTTTGTCCCCATGCTGGTGTTTCATCATTAATAACAGCTATAATATTTGGAAATTCAAACTGTGTTGTAAAATCTTTAGGCATTTGGAAAGATCTATTACCGATATTAAATTCATACCTTCTAATATATCTTTCATTTTGAAAAATAAAGTTATCAAATAAAACTCTAGTTGATAATAATAAATCTGCATAGAAGTTATGAATTAACATCTGTTAACCCTCAATTTTATTTCGGATACTTTCCACTAGCTTCGATTTTCATATTGTCAATATTTTTTTGATGTAATTTCTCAGCTATCGTACCAGGAATTTCTTTTTTATTTTCTAATTCTTTAACTTGTTTATTAAAAAATCCTTGTCTAGTTTTTTCTAAATCAAATTCAAATATAATTGATATCATAATCTTCCTCTCTTATCCACGTATACCAGTAACAGCTGTAGGTCCACTAACATCCACTTTACCTTCAACAGCTACAGATATTTTTTTAATTGCTTTTTTAACAATTTCTTGAATAATATTTTTATTCTCTTGATTTGTATTTTGTACTAAATTACCATCTTCAAATAATCTACTTACAGAAATCATAAGTACTCCTTATCCACGTGATCCAGCAATTGTTCCTGAAAAATCTGGATTTCCTATAAAAATATTTTGTATTTTTTTGATTGGTTTTTTAATAAGTCCAAGAATAGTTTGTTGATTTTCTTTTTGATCTAATTTTGGAATAAAATTTTTTTGTATTGAACTGTCATCTTCAAATAATATACTTACTGAAATCATAAATACTCCTATTATATAAAAGTACCAATATCAACTCCACTATCACGTAACTTCTTAACCTGATCTTCGAGTGGTAACTTGTTTAAACCTTGAAGATTACCTAAAACTTCATTATTTCTTTTTGCTGGATTATAATTTCCAAACGGCACAGTTAATCCATTTGCTTGTTCAGAAGGCACATTTGGAGCTTCAAATAAACTAGAAATTGAAATCATATATACTCCGTTATAATGTTGGTTTAGCTGGTTTCTCTATTTTAATTTCACCCATCTTTTTCATTTTCTCAAGCATTTCACGTTGATTCTTTTTTATAATTTCATTTTGTTTCTGTAACGCTTCACTAATTTTTTTCTGTATTTCAACCATTTCATCTGCCATTTCTACACCTCTTTTTAGATACTTGCGGTTGCGAAACTAATAGTAATATCTTCTGTTCCACTATTAGAGACCCAGAAAGATGTTTTCGCACCTTGATAAGAATAATGTGTAACATTGGTCATTGCTGGGTTTGTTGTGCTACCTACTTTTAAGCTCACGCCGCTAGCACAATTTAAAATAAAAATATTAACTTCTTCAGAGACTTTAAGATCAACAACTTCACTCTCAGCTATAATCATTCCATGTTCATAAGCTACAGGAACGACCTGAATGGTAATATCCATAAGTCTAAATGTTTCCGGTGGTGTCTGCTGCGCGAAAGTCACAGCTTCTTGAATCTTGAATTGATTTGCCATAATTACCTCTCTATTATTATAGTTAGCTGTCTAAGCATGACATAAAAAATGTAAAGGGTTCACAAAATTAGCATGTGGTCGGTAAGAACATTAAAAGAACTCCCACCAACCACATAGATCTATACTATTATGTTAACTCTATTTTAACCTGATCTGCGGTTCCCCTACGATAAACCAAATATACACGATTTGAAACTGAAGAATCTACCCATATAGCCATATTTGAATCAGCGGCAAGATCTGGCTCTGTTGCTTGTGTATAACTTAATATTTTTAATTCTTGTGTTCCATCATTCAAATAAAAATCACTAAAAGTTATCCAAGCAGATCCATCATCAGTAAATCTCCACTTATTTATATATTCATCCCATTTTAAAGCTGTATTACTTTCACTACCTCTTTCAATTTCAAATAAACAATCTGATCCAGGTGTACCTGTGTAATCTTTATTTAAAATAAAATTTGTTTCAACTGTACCTGTTTTATCTGCTTTATCAGCTAAATATGCAGCTAATGCAGTCATTGAAACTAACTGTGCAAGAGAATCAACAAGACCAGAAATTGATGTTATTGGGTGTAAACCTGTTGCACCAGTACCTTCTAAGTCACTATGATCTCTTACTTCCATTGGAAATAATGGACGAATATCAAAAATAATATCATTAGTAATTGAAGTTGTTCCAGCATTAATATAAATTGCTGCTAAAGGTATTCTCCCTTTTCCAGGAACAGCTGGTAAAACTGGATGTGCTCCAGGTGAACCATCAACAATAGAAATTATACCACTCTGTCCAATTGTAATTATAACCCATTTTGCATTACCTACTGGAGCAGTCATAGCTGGTGAATTACCACCAACATATTCAACATATGAAGCTCCTGTATTAGAATAGTACCAAAATCCACCAGCAGATATTTTTACTGTCATACCTGGTACTGTTTGGGCTGTTACTTGTAAATTTGAAAAATAAGCACCTACACGTTTATAACCATCGCCATAAGGTGGTACATTCATTAAAATTACCTCCTATAAATTTATCGGCAAGATCTTGAAATATAAATCTTGCTGATCTTCTTTTCTAAATAATTAAATACTCATTAGTGGTAGCCAATATAATTGAGTTGCAGCACTAACTTTCCAATAATCTCCTTTTTTAACAGGCATGGTAAAAGAATTATAATATACATGTACACTATAATCTCCTCCATTTACAACATCACATCCAGCACTTGCTCTTATAACTGTTGGTGGATCAGCAGAATCTGTATAACCAATAGATGATACCCCAGCACCCCCAGCAAGATGAACAAGTACAAATCCATCAACAGATGCTTGATAACTAGTTCCTGCTCCATATTCTCCAGCTGTTGACCAAGCTCCAAAAACACCACTTGTTCCTAAAGTTGCAGATGTTCCACTCGATCCACTTGTTCCAGCAGGTCCACTAGAACCTGATGTTCCAGATGAACCAGATGTCCCACCAGATCCAGAACTTCCAGAAGAACCACTTGATCCAGAACTACCATCAGAACCAGAACTTCCAGATGAACCACCTGTTCCTGAACTTCCAGATGAACCACCTGTTCCTGAACTTCCAGATGAACCACCTGTTCCTGAACTTCCAGATGAACCACCTGTTCCTGAACTTCCAGATGAACCTGAAGATCCACCTGTTCCAGAACTTCCAGATGTTCCACTACTTCCACTCGAACCAGAACTACCCGAAGTTCCACTACTTCCAGAAGTTATAGAAGTTGCTGAAGTTCCACTAGAACCTGAACTTCCTGTTGTTCCACTCGATCCACTTGAACCAGAACTTCCCGATGAACCAGCTGTACCACTTATTCCAGATGAACCTGATGTTACACTAGTTGCTGATGTTCCTGAAGAACCGCTACTTCCAGATGTTCCTGAAGTTCCAGATGTTCCTGAAGTTCCACTAGTTCCTGAAGTTCCACTAGTTCCTGAAGTTCCACTAGTACTAGAACTACCACTTGTTCCAGAACTTCCAGATGATCCAGATGTTACTCCATAAAAAGAAATACCTGATGTTCCTGATGTTCCACTACTTCCTGAAGTTCCACCAGTACCAGTTATTCCAAATCCACTTGTTCCAGATGATCCAGATGTTCCACTACTTCCAGATGTTCCAGATGTTCCAGATGTTCCAGATGTTCCAGAACTTCCACTTGTACTAGAAGTTCCACTAGTTCCACTACTACCACTAAATCCAGCTCTACCTGAAGAACCAGAAGTTCCACCAGTACCTGAACTTCCTGATGAACCAGAAGTACCAGAAGTTCCATTAGTACCATAAAACGCTGAAGATATATCTCTATAATCAGTTGGAAATTGAGCAAATAAAGTTCTTGTATCAAAAATCATATCATCTGTTATTTTAATTGTTGACGAATTGATTTCAACAACTGCCAATATCATTCTACCACGTGGAATTGATGGTAATACTGGTGTAGCATTTGAATCCCCATCTATAAGTACAATTTCTCCCATTTCACTAATTGTTATTACTACAAATTTTGAATTAGCAAAAGGGCAACTAATTTCAGGTGAACTACCACCAACATATTCAACATAAATTGGACTAGTACTAGTATAGTACCAGAATCCACCAGAAGAGATATACACGGTCATATCTGGTATAATTTGAGCCTTAACTTGTAAATTAGAAAAGTAGGCACCTATTCGTTTGTTATCATCTCCATAAGGTGGTACCTTCATTAAATTACCTCCAACTAAATTATCGGCAAGATCTAATTTCTAAATCTTGCCGATCTTCTTTTTAATTCATTTTTTTAGCATCATCAAATGATATACCAAGTTCATCACATAACGTCAAACACACTCGATATAATTCACCTACAGCACCAAGCTGTAACATATCCATATTCTTTCTACTAACAAATCCATCTTCAGTCATAACACCCATTTGAACAAATTGTTCTTTATTATACATGAGTATTTTACCATATTCACTACTTAAGTTATAAGAAAGATCTTGACACGCTAAAGCATCTTGATAATCATCAAATGGTGTTCCAGATGTACCATTATAAAATATATCACCATTTCCTTTAACTATAAATTGAACATCACTATTATTTGCAACAGCAAATAAATTAGCATCAGTTCCATGAGAACCTGAAGTAGTACTATTTTTTAAATAAGCATTAACATAAATAGTAGATTCGGATGTTGTTGCAGTAGATGTGCCAGATGTGCCAGCATATCCATTAATTTGAACACCTTTAATTTGATCTGATAAACCTTTAATATCTAATCCACCATGGTCTATCAAAACTTCTCTCATAATTCCATATGTATCAGTTTCTGTAATATTTGACATTCCATGAGTAAAATTTTGTTTAAGAGAAATATATTCAGTATCATAAGTATATTGATTAATTGTAATACCCATATTTTGTTTTGTATTGATGCTTTCATTGATAAAATAACTACCATCTCCCATAATTCTACTAGCTGCACTACCACCATTTATAAATAAAATAAGATTATCTGTTGCATTAAACCATCCTCTAGTACCAGTTTCATAAGCATTAAGTACTATTGGTGCTTGAGATGCATTTGTTGCAGATGTAGCTGCATATCCATAAAGAGTAAGTCCAATAATACTTTCAGTAAAACCTTGAACTGATAAACCTCCTTTATCATGAACACTTTTACCAAAACATCCATATGTATCAGTTTCAGTAACACCAGTCATTGCATGAGAAACATCAGATGATTTTAAAGAAATTATTTCATCATCACTATTATCTTGATTAATAGTTAAACCAATAGTTAATTTTGTATTAATACCACTAGTACCTATAAAATATTTTTCAACACTTCTAAATATTCCCGAATTCTCTATCGAATCATCTCCAGACCAAACAGCTAAATATCCAGAAGTTCCACCAGCAAGTCCACTTGACCCTGAAGTGCCTGATGAACCACTTGTTCCAGAACTTCCTGATGTTCCACTAGAACCGCTTGTTCCATCTGTACCACTTGTTCCATCTGTTCCACTTGTTCCAGAACTTCCAGATGTGCTTGAACTTCCACTTGTTCCTGAAGAACCATCTATACCACTTGTTCCTGAAGAACCTGATGTTCCACTAGAACCACTTGTTCCATCTGTTCCTGAAGTTCCACTACTTCCACTTGTTCCAGAACTACCTGAAGTACCATCAGAACCTGAAGTTCCACTACTTCCACTTGTTCCAGAACTTCCAGATGTACCACTCGACCCACTCGTTCCAGAAGAACCACTTGTTCCATCAGAACCTGAAGAACCTGAAGAACCTGATGTTCCACTTGTTCCAGAACTTCCTGATGTACTTGAAGAACCTGATGTTCCTGAACTTCCTGAAGTACCATCAGAACCACTTGAACCAGAACTTCCGCTTGTTCCAGAAGAACCTGATGTTCCTGAAGAACCTGATGTACTTGAACTTCCAGATGTACCTGAACTTCCTGAAGAACCACTTGAACCACTTGTTCCAGAAGAACCTGATGTTCCTGAAGAACCTGATGTTCCACTCGACCCACTTGTACCAGAGCTTCCAGATGTTCCAGAAGAACCAGAACTACCAGATGTGCCACTTAATCCAGAATATCCACTCGTTCCTGATCTACCTGATGTTCCAGAACTTCCTGACGATCCTGAAGTTGGATTATAAGTAGACTCATCAGGAGCAGTTAAATCCCGATAATCTGTTGGATACTGTGCAAACAAAGGTCTAAGATCATAAATCATATCATCATTGATTTCAGTTGTTGTTGAATTTATACGAATAACAGCTAAAGTCATCCTACCACGTGGAACAGTTGGTAAATCTGGATTGCTAGCAGATGCCCCATCTAAAAGAACAATTTGTCCACTTTCATTAAGAGTAATCATTACCCATTTTGAATAACTAACAGGTGCTGTGATTGTTGTTGAATAACCTCCAACACATTCAACATAAACTGGTCCATTGACCGTATGTCTCCAAAAACCACCTGGTAAAACTTTTACTGTCATATCAGGTGTAGATCTAGATGTTACCTGTAAGTTTGAAAAATATGCACCCATTTTTTTATAATTATTTCCATAAGGTGGTACATTCATTAAAATTACCTCCTATTAAATACCAATTAATTATCGGCAAGATCTATTTCTAAATCTTGCCGATCAAACATTTCTAATGTACTTTACAACTTATCTTTGTTATAGAACATGAAGCACCCATACTTACTATATATATTGATGTTCCATCAACCGATGTTAAAGTAAAACTCTTATCACCAGTTCCTGAAAATGATTGTATTCCAGCAGCTGAAAAATTAAAATATATTGTGCCACTATTGGCTGAAACAGAAAAAATAAGATCATAACTTACTCCAGCTGTTGGTTGAACCATACCTGTAGTATAATTAGGAAAACAATCATCCCAACCTCCACCTCCACCACATGACAAAATACCACTTGAAATTGTCCAATTAGCATTTAAAGACCAACCACTAGTAACCATTGGAAGTACCATCATTTCTGGATTACCTGTTGAAGGAATATATGGTCTAATTGCTCCCAAAAATGCAGAACCTCTTATCATATTTTATCCTCCACTAGTCCAGTTACTTGCACCTAAACAAAGCCAGTTAGTTCCATCATGAGCAACAGTTAATGTATCTCCTCTTGTTCCAGGACTTGTAACTTTATATCCACCAGTTAAAGGTACCCCATTTAAAACCATAACTTCACTACTGTTTGGATCTACTGATACAGCAGCAGAGGTACTACTATAAAAAATTGAATTATATCCTGAAGAACCAGCAGGTAATGTTAAAGTTATAGCTGCTGTTATTTTTATAAGCGTTCCTTTAACTTCATCAGCTGATAATGTACCACTTGTTCCTTTTGTATATACTGATAATGTTCCATCACCTGAAGACCCACTTGTTCCAGAACCTGAAGTTCCAGAACTTCCTGATGTACCACTACTTCCGCTTGTACCAGAACTACCTGATGTGCCATCAGTACCTGATGTTAAACCAGGAGGGGATGTTCCAGAACTACCAGCAGTACCTGAAGACCCAGACGTTCCATTTATACCACTTGTTCCAGAAGAACCAGAACTACCAGATGATCCACTTGTTCCAGAACTTCCAGATGTGCCACTCGATCCACTTGTTCCAGAACTTCCAGATGTACCATCTATACCACTTGTACCAGAACTTCCTGATGTTCCACTACTTCCACTTGTACCAGAACTTCCTGATGTTCCATCTGTACCTGATGTTAAACCAGGAGGGGATGTACCAGAACTTCCAGCAGTACCTGAAGACCCAGATGTTCCACTCGATCCACTTGTACCAGAACTTCCAGAGGTACCATCAGAACCTGAAGTTCCAGATGTTCCACTACTACCACTTGTACTTGAACTTCCAGATGTACCACTACTTCCACTTGTTCCAGAACTACCTGTTGTTCCACTCGACCCACTTGTTCCAGAACTACCTGTTGTTCCACTTGACCCACTTGTTCCAGAACTACCTGAAGTACCAGATGTTCCTGTACCACCTTGTGTAAATAAATCCCAATATGTTGCCCAACTTCCACCAACACCTGGTTCATTATTTGCATCTGCAGTATTTGCTAATTTACAAACATATGAATTACCATCATTTTCAACTATATCATCTATATCATAATGATCAGTAAGTGTCCAAGCACCAACCCAATAAAAACCATCACCACTTGTGCCTGAAGAACCTGAACTTCCAGAGCTCCCTGATGTTCCACTACTACCACTTGTACCAGAGCTTCCAGATGTTCCAGAAGAACCAGAACTTCCACTTGAACCTGAACTTCCACTCGACCCACTTGTTCCAGAAGATCCTGAGGTACCATCAAAACCAGAACTACCAGATGTTCCATCAGAACCACTTGAACCAGAACTTCCTGATGTTCCACTCGACCCACTTGTACCAGAACTTCCAGAAGTACCATCAGAACCTGAAGTTCCTGCACTTCCACTTGTACCAGAACTACCAGCTGTACCACTCGACCCACTTGTTCCAGATCTTCCTGATGATCCAGAACTCCCAGATATTCCAGAACTTCCACTTGAACCAGAACTTCCAGATGTTCCTGATGAACCACTTGTACTAGAACTACCAGAAGTACCACCCGATCCACTTGTTCCAGAACTTCCTGATGTTCCAGAACTTCCTGATGTTCCAGAAGTGAATCCAGGAGGTGATGTTCCACTACTACCTGAACTTCCTGATGAACCAGAACTACCAGATGAACCTGATGTTCCAGAACTTCCAGATGTTCCAGAACTTCCAGATGTTCCTGCACTTCCAGATGTTCCAGATGTACTTGAACTACCTGATGTTCCTGCACTTCCAGAGGTTCCAGATGTTACTCCATAAAATGAAGTTCCACTTGTTCCAGAAGATCCACCAGTTGCTGATGTTCCACTAGAACCCGAGGTTCCAGTTGTTCCAGATGTTCCAGAACTTGCTGATGTACCGCTTGTTCCTGATGTTCCAGAAACACCAGATGTTCCAATACCTTGCCAAATAATACTATCTTTTGAATGTTCCCACATTTTTGATGTTTCATTCCATCTTATAGCAGCATTTGATTCCGTTCCTCTTTCAACTTCTAATATAATATTATCAGTTGGTGTGCCGGTAAAATCTTGATTAAATTTAAAAACAATATTAGGAGTACCAAATATATCAGCTTTAGTTAATAATAAAACACTTAAATCATCAACATCTACTTTATCATTAAGAGCTGTTTGTAATCCAGAAATTGATGAAATTGAATGTATATTAATTTCAGATGTTCCGGTTAAATCTCTATGATCCGTTGGATATTGAGTGAACAGTGTTCTCGTATCAAAAATCATATCATCAGTAATTGTATGTATATCAAATTGAACATAAATAGCGGCAAGAATTACTCTTCCTCGAGGAACATAAGGCAACACAGGTTCTACCGCATGTTCTCCTTCAACTAAAATTATTAAACCTTCTGGACTTATTGTAATTAAAACCCAATATGAATTATCCATAGATGTTGTTATTATTGGTGAATCTCCACCGGCAAATTCAACATAAACAGGTCCAGTACTTACATAATACCAAAATCCACCTGGTGAAATTTTCACGGTCATATTTGGTGGATCTTGAGCAGTCACTCTAAGAACACCAAAATGAGCAAATGCATTTTTTAAATCATTTCCATAGGGCGGCACATTCATATAAAGCCCTCCGAAACTAAATTTTAATTAAAGAGGGAGAAATATCATCTCCCTCTTTTTGAGTTTCTAAAAAATTACACTGGTCCAACAAAATTAGTAACTATCCCATTACTAATTGTTAAATAATAATTAAGTTCTGCTGAAGTGCCTGAAGTATTACCAACATAACATGTTCCACTCCAACCAGTTCCAGATGTTCCACTCGTTCCTGAAGAACCTGAAGTTCCATCTGCTCCACTTGTTCCAGAACTACCAGCTGTTCCATCTGCTCCAGAAGTTCCTGAAGAACCTGATGTTCCATCTACTCCTGATGTACCTGAAGAACCTGAAGTTCCATTCGACCCACTCGACCCACTTGTTCCATCAGAACCTGATAAACCTGAACTTCCAGAAGTTCCACTACTACCTGATACACCAGAAGTGCCTGAAGAACCATTTATTCCAGATGTTCCTGAAGAACCTGAAGTTCCATCTGCTCCAGAAGTTCCTGAAGAACCAGCTATTCCAGAGGTTCCACTTGAACCACTTGTTCCAGAACCTGAAGTTCCACTTGTGCCACTTCCACTTGTGCCAGATGTACCTGAACTACCAGACACACCACTAGTAGAAACAGAACCAAATGTATTCCATATACTACCATCTGAAGTTACTTGCCATTGATCTAAAGTTTCATTCCACTTTATACCAACATTACTCTCACTACCTCTTTCAACCATTAAACTAACATCAGAAGCAGGAGTACCAAGAAAATCTTCATTTAAAATAAAAGAAGACTCATTAGTACCAGTTTGATTTGCTTTTGTTGCTAAACCTGTAGTTAAGTCTTCTTCTGTAACTAAATCATCTAAAATAGTTTGTAATCCAGAAATCGATGAAACTGGATGTGAACCAGTTTCAGTTGTTCCAGCTAAATCTCTATGATCTGTTGGAAACTGAGCAAACAATGCTCTTGTATCAAAAATCATATCATTAGTAATTTCTGTTGTTGATGATTGAACATAAACAGCGGCAAGAATTACTCTTCCTCTAGGAATTGTTGGTACCTGAGGATGTGCACTAATCGAACCATCAATTAAAACAATTTGAGCACTAGAATTTAGTGCTATTATTACCCATTTAGCATTAGTACCCGGTTTAGTTATTGTTGGTGAATTACCACCAGCAAATTCAACATAAATTGGTCCAGTACTTGTATAATACCAGAACCCACCAGGTGATATTTTTATAGTCATATTTGGTATGTCTTGTGAGCTTACTTTAAGAGTACCAAAATGAGCAAAATTTCTCTTACTATCATCTCCATAAGGTGGTAAATTCATAAATAAAACCTCCTAAAAATTAAGTTACTTATCTCTTAATCATACCACATCTGTAACATTACATTCATTGATGAACCTAAACGATTTTTAATAGTTACGGGTTCTTGAACTACTGCAGTTCCAATACATAATTTATTATTAGTATCTTCACCAGCAACAACATTAGTTGTATTATTTATCAAAGTAACTGTTCCAACAGGTCCAACTATAAACCAACTTCTTTCCTGATTCTGACCAGCCACAATCCAACCATTACCAATATTAGTAATTGCTGGAAGATCAAATGAACCGTCATCAGTAACTGTTTGATTATAATCAAAATAATTTAAACTAAAAGCTACAGATGTTCCACTTGTTCCAGAACCTGATGTTCCAGATGTTCCAGATGAACCAGTTGTTCCTGAACTTCCTGATGTTCCACTTGAACCAGATACACCAGAAGTTCCACTTGAACCAGATACACCAGAAGTTCCACTTGTTCCATCTACACCAGAAGTTCCAGAAGTACCATCTGTACCTGAAGTTAATCCAGGAGGGGTTGTTCCAGATGTTCCATTTACACCACTTGTTCCACTTGATCCAGCAGTACCAGCTGCTCCACTTGTTCCAGAAGAACCTGATGTGCCATTAGAACCACTTGTTCCATCTGTTCCTGAAGTTAATCCAGGAGGGGTTGTTCCAGATGTTCCAGCTACACCAGATGTTCCAGAACTACCCGAAGTGCCAGACCCAGACGTTCCACTTGAACCACTTGTACCTGAACTTCCTGTTGTTCCACTCGAACCACTTGTTCCATCTGTACCTGAAGTTAATCCAGGGGGTGTTGTTCCAGATGTTCCACTAGAACCACTTACACCTATTCCTGATGTTCCACTTGTACCCATTCCTCGTCCAATATAAATTCTTTCGTCATCCATAATTATTAAACCTCCTTAAAAATTAAAAACCATTTAATTAATCATTCAATTCTAAAATTGTCATAGTCCCAGCACCAAGTGCTTGAATTATAAACTTGTTAATTCTTGCTATCTTATGGTTAACAGTTATCTTCTCACCAACTGCTAAATTTATAGCTGGAATATTATGTACATCTTCAATATAAATATTTACAGCAGAACCAGTTACTCTGATAAATTCAAAAGCAGTAACTCCAGCATTTGTATAGAATGTTGTCCATCCAACTCCTGGGAATGTTAATAAAGTGCTGGAAACTAAAGGATTGAATAACGGCAAAATCTCTTGTTGAGTTAGTTGAGGATAACCATTAATAACTAAAGGTAATTTATCATCACTATCAAATCCAAGAACTGTTAAAGCTGTGTTTCCCAACGTTTTAATATAAATTGATGATTTATAATTATCAACAACTGGTGAAATTAATTGAAGTTGAATATCACCACTTCCAGTAATAAGTTCTACAGAATCAGCTACTGTTTCAAATTTTCCAGTAGCTACACGATATGCTGTATTAATTTCATCAGCAATCTCTTGTGCAGTTCTTGCCGCTCCAACAGTTAAAATTACTGTTGTCCAAGCTTCACCATTAAATTTAAAAATAAAAGTATTATTAGCTGTTGTGATATTATATGTTGATAAATTTGTTGAATTTAAAAAGACCTGTTTTGCACAAAGTGCCGATGGATTACGATCATGACCAATTAAACCTAAAGTAGCATTTGCTGTTCCACCAGTAACAGCAAGCCAAATATCATATAAATCACTACTTCTTTTTGGTGCAACTATTTTAAGTCTTCCACCTTCATCAAAAGCAACAGTATATCCATATGCAGCATTAATATCATTAGCTATATCTGTTGCTGTCTGAGCAGCACCAGCTGTAAGTTTTACAGTAAGCCATGTATCTTCTTCATTGAATCTATAAATAAGAGTATCATTTACTCCACCAACAATATTATAGGTTTCACCAACAGTTCCAAACATAAAAGCTTGATTGTCTATGACATCTAGTGTTTCAATAGGATTTCCAAAATAAAAAACACTATTACCATAAAAAATTGGATAGCTTGCTTCATTTAAATATTTAGGCATAATTTAACCTCTCCTTTAATTACTATGTTACTGTTCCTGTAATAATCCACCTTGATGCAGCACCATCATAAACTAAATTAACAACACCTTGAGTTGTTGTTTGAAAATCACCACCAGACAATGTAGTAATTCTATTTGCCGCTGAAGAATTTGCACCTTCATTAGTTAAAGTCATTCTATATCCAACTGTATTATATAATACTATATCTCTTCCATCAACTCCACCTTGTAAACCAGAAATTGTAAAATTTCCAGTTGGACCAGTTATTCTAAAATTTTTATAATCTCCAATAACAACATTATTATTAGTTGTTGATAAAGTTAAACCACCCCAAGGTCTAATAAGTTGTCCAGTAAATGTTTTATCTCCTGCAATAGATTCATTTCCAGTCACATGTACATAATTTGCTTCGACAAAATCTGTTACAGCCGCTTTTAAATGAGTATGAGACGTACTAGATTTTCCAAGCAATAAAGTATCTACAGCTGATGTTCCATAATATAATGTATTATGATTATGTGATGTACTAGATTTTCCAAGCAGTAGAGTATCTACAGCTGATGTTCCATAATACAAATCGTTATGATTATGTGCTGTTCCAGACTTTCCAAGTAGAAGAGTATCTACAGCTGATGTTCCATAATATAGATTATCTAACTGTCCATTGTTTAATTCAGTTTCAGTAAAGTATCTATCATCATGAGTGTGAGATGTTCCAGACTTTCCAAGTAGAAGAGTATCTACAGCTGATGTTCCATAATATAAATCGTTGTGATTATGACCCGTTCCAGATTTTCCAAGCAGTAGAGTATCTACTGCTGAAGTTCCATAATATAAATTATCTAACTGACCATTGTTCAGTTCAGTTTCAGTAAAGTATCTATCATCATGGGTGTGAGATGTTCCAGACTTTCCAAGTAACAATGTATCTACAGCTGATGTGCCATAATATAGATTATCTAACTGACCATTATTCAGTTCAGTTTCAGTATAATATCTATCATCATGAGTATGAGATGTTCCTGATTTTCCATCAAGTAAGGTATCTACAGCTGATGTTCCATAGTATAAATCGTTATGATTATGTGCAGTTCCTGATTTTCCATCAAGTAAAGTATCTACAGCTGAAGTTCCATAGTATAGATTATCCAACTGACCATTATCAAGTTCAGTTTCTGTATAATATCTATTATCTAACTGACCATTATCAAGTGCTGTTTCAGTATAATATCTACCATCATGGGTGTGACTTGTTCCTGATTTTCCAAGTAGCAAAGTGTCTACAGCTGATGTTCCATAATATAAATCATTGTGATTGTGAGCTGTTCCAGACTTTCCAAGTAGAAGAGTATCTACTGCTGAAGTCCCATAATATAGATTATCTAACTGACCATTATCAAGTTCAGTTTCAGTAAAATATCTATCATCATGAGTGTGACTTGTTCCAGACTTTCCAGCTAAAGAAATATCCATTTCAGATTCTGTATAGTATCTACTATCATGTGTATGCCCAGCAGTTGAATAATCAGCATCTTTCTTTCCAGAATCTGTAAGATTTCCTGATGCATCCAATCCAGCAAAATTTCCATTTGTAGGTGATGATACTTTGTCTGCTTTACTATCATGTATATGTAAAGCGTCAGCATCAGAACCATCTGTTAATGTATCATGTTCAGTTTTTTCTAAGTGATAATATTCATCAGCTTGTCCACCTTGAAGATTTGTTAATGAATTATGTTCACTTATTTGAGAACCAGTAAAAGTTGTATCAAATGCAGATTCAATAAGTCCTGTTGCCGCTCCCTTTAAAAATATAACTCTACCAACAAGAAGACAATGACTATCTATAGTTGTTGGTGCTGTTGGAATAGTTGCCGCTTGTGCTTCTCCAACTGAATTATATTCATATCTACTCATGGTGTACATTAATTCATTTTCATCATCAGTAACCATTAAATAAATCCAATTTACACCATATTTACCACCAGTCATTTCTTTATAACCTAATAATATATCATCGAAATGAGTATTATTATATGACTGAGAAATTTTTACATTTGTCCAACTACTAGGAGCACTTGGATCATGATACCACTGATAAAATTTTTCATGAACAGCTGTTGTAACTATTCCTGTCACATACTGTTTGATACCATACCACAATTTTCCAGCACTTACTGTAAGATATCTTGTTCCAGATTCAGAAATAGATAATCCTGATTGTCTCAGATATTTACGAGTATATACTAATCGTTGATTGTGTTTATTTAATGCTCCAATTGCCCAATAATCAAATGTTCTGTAGTGTATTTCAGCATTATCATTAAATACAGATGTTACTGGAATAACATTAGACTCATTTATATTAGCTGAATCTGTTATGCATTGCATTACTGGTACTCCGTTATTATAGTTAACAACTATATAACGTGTAGTATTTATTGGTACAGAAAAAATTCCACCAGCAACAATACAATCAATAAATTCACCAGTATAATCTGTGGTTGTAAATAGTCTTGCAGTAACTTCACTAACAGTTATTGTATTGTCTTCATTATCATGAACTGTTACATCACTTGTAAGACCCGCTGAAAATCTCATCATATTTATAGAAGGTTCATATTCAAAAGTAATAGGCATAATTTAACCTCTCTTTAAAATTAAAAAGAATCAATATCCTCTTATTTAGAAGATATTGATTCTTTTTTAAATACTTTACTTGATTCTAATTTTTTCTATTGCATCAATTACCATTTTCGGAGTTATTTGTGTTGTACACTCCATTCTCTTATCTCTAGGACACCAATCCCATTTTCCTCTATCAATTGGTTGACTTGAATCTTGCCAACAACTATTACAAACATTTTTATTTATAACTCTAATAGCTGTATCTGTTTCTTGCATTTCTGCCCATTCAGAACTATATCCTGAAATTAAAATAGTTGGAATATCTAATGCCCAAGCTAACCAAGTTGGACCAGAACTAATACCTATAAAAAATTCAGCATTTTTAATAATATTAATACTATCAAATATATCTCTACCAGTACAATCAATTACATTTTTAACTTCTAATGGTTTTTGTAAAGAAACTATTGCAACTTTATATCCTAAACCACTTAAATAATCAACTATACGTTGCCAACCATTTGGATATAACCAAAACTTACATTGAAAAGTACTATGCTGAGATAATACAACATATTTTTGTTTAATTTCTCTTTTCTCTTCTGGTTTAATTAAAATTCTTGGTTTAATTTCTTTATACTCTAAACCAAGTAAATCTGATGCTACTTTTTGTAACGGTATAGATCTCCAATGAATCTTATTACGATTATAATCATCATCAAAAACACCAACAACATACTGAGCATATAAATCTCTTAATCCTTCACCAGGTTCGTGAAATTCGATTTCTGGATACATGTCTTTATAAAGTTTATTCCAAAAAGTTGTTACAATAAGTTGACATTCATGTTTCTTTCTAAATTCTTCAAGATAAGGTACCCAAGCCACAGTATCACCCATAGCTTTACTATCAACCGTTATCAGAACTCTTTTACCTTTTGCATTATATAAATGTTCAAAGATAACATCATTCTTATATTTTACAAGGGTTTTCCAATTTATAAAGTATTTATAGTCAGATTTTGACCACATGTTCGGTGATAATCTAGTTGAGTATAATTTTTTATTTTCATCTTGATCAGAAAACTCAACCTCAAATAATTTTTCATCAGAACTTTTTCCAAGTAATTCAACAAAAGCCCCATCAACATAATGGAATCTAACATCGGCAACTTTCTTTTCCCTTCCAGGAGTAAAACCATCATCATCATCATCTGTCCACACAAAACATTTAAATCTATCATCACCAAATTTAAATCTAGTTTCAGCATATAATTTTGCAAAATCAAAAGATAGATCTTCAACTCTTCCATCAATTATAACTCTAACTTTATCAATTTTATTAGCAACATAATATGCTAAACCGTTTGTAGGTATTTTACCTTCACTAGTATGATCATTACAAATAAATTTATAATCAACTTCATGATCTGAAAAATGATTTATTACAAATAGAATAACTTCGTGTTGATCTGTTTCTGATGTGAGAAAAACAATTTTGTTATCAAACATTTCAGAAGATACTACACTTCTTTCTTTTATTATTTCATTTTTCAAATCTCTATCAAAAAGCTTAATATTTTTAAATAAATCTCCTGCTTTAAAATAATCATATAACCAATTTTCATAAATCAGATCTGCAAATTTATGATTTTTTATCGATGATGCATAAGCTATTTGTTTATATGAATTCCAATTATCAATATTAATAAAATTATCATCTAACCAATCAACATTAAAAGATAAAAGATTAGTAACTATTCCACTAATATCTTTATTTTGAGATACTTTTTTAAGATTTTCCATTTCTTCATCATATGAGTATGCACAAAATTTAGATTCTAATAAAGACTTTTCAACAACTTCTAAATGTCTCGAAAAATCTACATTAACATCATATTCTATAAAATGTGCATATTTAAATTTGTTTCTACAAAACGTTAAAGCATTCTTAAGATTCATATGAACAGTTAAAGAATGGTATTTTTTCGAAATTACACTTTTAACTTTAATAAATTTTTCTTGAACAAAGAAATATCCTAAACTATCTTCACTCATAATATTTCTTTTATCATAAACAACATAATCAACTAATTCAATAATTTCTTTTGATAATCCTGAATAGTGAGTAGTTAATAAAATTGGCATACCGAATTGTTTAAGATATTGAATTTGTTTAATTAATAAATTTTGTTTCAATTCATTATCTGGATAGCAATCAACAATAACTACACTGTTTTCTCTAATATTAATTTTATGAGCAGTTAATAAAATACATTCTTGAGCATGACTATCTATGTCTTTAATTTCATCAACTTCAAATCCAGCTTGTTTAACCACTTCAGATAAACGTTGTTTTGTAAATCCTGTTTTATGATATTCACCAGGAGTAGTTTGCATACCAAAAATAGTATCTAAAGGAAATCCCCATCTATCTTCTTCTTTTGTATTCAACCAATGTTGTAAAACACTTTCAAGATTAGGAACTTCAATTACAATAATTCCATTTGGTTTTAATACCCGATTACATTCTTTAAGAACTTGATTTACTCCATCTTTACCAAAATGTTCCAAAGAATGGGAAGTATATACTTCATCAACACTATTATCGGCAAAATCTAAACTGAGCATACTCATTTTTCTAATATCTTCTGATTCAACAAATTCATCAATATTAATATATCCATCTTTTATAAAATTACCAGAACCAAGATTGAGTCTTACTCTTGGTGGGTAATATCTTTGATAAAGTTCTTCCAAAGCTGGCATTGCTTTATCTACAGCTTTTTCCCAATCAAATTTTTCTCTAATAGTTATAGAATCATTTAATGCAATTTCCTTATACTCTTTATAATTATTATAAACGTCTCTCATTACTTGTTGAAGATGTTCATAATCTGGTTCAGCAACAACTCCAGGAGTATTATCATCTTGCATAAAAACTTTATATGGTTTTACATATCTTTTTATATTTACAAGATGGGATACTTGATCGGCAAAATCTAATTGTGCTCCATAATTAGAAGATATAGTTGGTGTTCCACAACATATTGCTTGAATTAAAGGAATATTCCATCCTTCAGCTTTGGCACAACTTATAAAACAATTAGCATTACGAAGATAATTAATATAAAGATCATCATTCTCAACTCGTTCAAGACCTCTAATAAGAACAAATCTTTTATATTCTGGATCAAATCCATAATGTTTCATACGTTCTTCAGTTGTTTTAAAACCATCTATTTTCTCGCCCCAAGGATTATCAACATGAAGATATAAATTAACTGGCTCATCTTCTTTAAATTCATTTAAAAAAGCTCTAATAATTTCAGTTGTTGATTTACGATTATCCCAACGACCAATTAACGTAAAATTAAATTCATCTTTTCTAAGTTGTGTTAAAGATATATCACTATCACCAGGACAGAACTTTGTTCCATCTATTCCTTCTGGAACAATTTTAACTCTTGCCGCTGGAAATCCTTGTCCAATGGAACAATCTCTTTGCCATTTTGTAGGTACCCACAATTGATCATATTCTAATAACTTATTAAAAAACCCGAAAGGTTGTATGGTGCTTTCCCAAACATTATAAGCTATTTTAGGACCTTCATACTTATCATAAAAATAAAAATGGTTTGTTTCATTAAGAACAATATTCACAATTTTATCTTTTGGATTTCTTTCAAATGGTTTACCAACTTCATAAGGTGGTTGATTCCAAGTCTGATGAATGACTAAATCTTTTTGTTCTTGTGTTAAATAATCAAGACTTTCAACATATGCGAAATTTCTGATTCTAACAGGAACTCTTCTACTTAATCTTGTAAAAAATTCTCTTGAGTGATGAGCGTAGCCTGTGTGTCCTAAATAGCTACTATTTCCTAATACTAAATCAAACATTTTTATTTTCCTCTTTTCCGTCTAATTTATCTAAAACACTTTGTAATTCATATTTTTCAGCAAGTTCTCTTTTCTGAACTTCAGTCAAAGAATTATCCTGTAAAATTTGAATTGGAATATTAGTCATATCAGCTACTATATCCCATTCTTTACATGTTTCAAGTCTCTTTTCATAATTTCCTTTTTCTTCAGATACTTCTTTCATTTTTACTGCTCTATTAGCTTCTTGACCAACAGCTTCTTTAATTTCATCTCTTGTTGCAAGTCCTTTACTAATTATAATTTTTTCTAAAGCTGAATTAATAATATCCATCTGAAACAATCTATCTCTCAGTTTCTGAAATGATTGGACCAACATCATCAAATCACCTTTTGTTGCATTTGCTGCCATCTGTTTTCTCATTGCTTCATTATACTTTTCTTGATCTCTTTCTTGTTGACGTCTCTGTTGTCTTGAAATAAAATCTACTGACTTCTTTTCTTTTTCTACTACATTTTCCATTACGCCTCCATTTTAGTTGTTAATCCAAAAAATATACTATCACTTTCTGTCCAATAAGGACAAACCATCATATTACTTTTACTAAAAATAAATCTACAATTGTTGTACTTTATATCTTGTTCAATTATATATTCTTTATTATCTGTTATTATTTTTAAATTTTCTCGAGATAATCTAGACCAATGCCACTGTTGTGAACCTAATATGTGTTTTTGATCGTTTATAAAATATTCTTTTACTTCATTTGATTGGTTAAAAATAAATGCAGCAATAATATTACTTTCTATTGTATCACACAAAAGTACAATAAGATTATTATCATTATCTGAAGAACAACTATTAATAATTCTTTCCATTTCTATAAATTTTATTTCTCCTTGACCTTTTAAAAATAAATTATAAAGTAAATTTTCAATCATATAACCATAATGTAAATTCATATAATCTTCTGCTGTATCTACATAAGGTAAAATTTTATTAGCCCAAGATAAATTAACAGTATAAAGATCAGTTAAAATTCCAGATGTTTTTCCAGACGGATCACTATAAAATGGTCTACTAATCACATCATATTTAAAAAGAAAGTCTTTAGTCTTTTCAATATATTCAGTTAAAGATTTTATATTGAAATCATATTCAATAAAATTTCCAAGTTTATATCTATCGGCAAATAAATCACATGCATTTTTCCGATTCATATATATGGCTAGACCATGATAAATATCTCTTTTTTTAAAACATATTTTTAAATCATCAAACATATAAAATACTTCATGTCCCCAATTAATGAATAAATTATTTTTATCATAAATTGTATAATCAACCATCTCTTGAATTGTTTTAGATATCGGCAAATGTGAAACTATAGCAATATCACCATCTCTAGTTCTTAAATTTTTAATCAAATCAATTGTCATCTGTTCTTTTTCTTCGGTATTGATATAAGCATCAATAATCCAAATCAAATCTTTCATTTTTTATCCTTGTGCGTTTATTGCAAAATTAACTCTTCTTGAAGTTTTAAGTTCAGAAGGAGATAATTTTCCTTTTTCAGCTTTATTGTGTAATCTATCTTTTATACTTTGTAACTTCTCCTGTGGTATCTTTTCATCTTGTGGAACTCCTAATTTTCTATGAAGTAAACCTTTCTTTGGCTTCGCGTCTTGTATCCAGGTTTCGTCCTGTTCAAATAAATTAGAAATTGATATCATGATTATACTCCTGTTGAAATTGGATTTATTTGAGCAAACTCTCCATGATATTGAAGAGCGGCATTATTATAAGCTTGTGCTGCATCTAAATCTTTTTCAAATAATCCTAAAAATATCTTTTTATTATTAACACGAATTTGAGCTCTCCATTTTTTAGATTGTTCTTGCCAAGTAATACCTTTATAACCACTTGTGTTATTTCTTTGTTTTGTTCTATTATGTTGATTTTGATATCTTGTACAAACTCTTAAATTTTCTTCTAAATTATTTAATTTAATTGTATCTTTGTGATCTATTTCATATCCTTCTGGTACTTCTTGTCCAGATATTTGAATGATTGCTTGATGTAAACACATTTGTACATGTTTATCATTTTCATCAAACCAATCAGTTGCTACATAACCTTTTTGTAAATGCCACTTATATTTTTCAATTTCAGATTTATATTTAAGATCAAAAATAGTTTCTGCAACTTCTTCACATTTATTATTATATAATTTCATTCGACAAATATCATCTTCAACAATGATTTCATTAGGATCATTTCTTTTTCTTTCCATTATTTATTTTCTCCATTTTAATTTGACCACAAAATAACTGCAGCAAAAGTCGCACCATAAGATATAACTTTATGAGTTGCTGATATTGATTTTATTTCTTTAATATTTCTATTCCTAAATTTCATTCCCTCTTCTGCCATTTTTCTAACTTGTATTTCAACGGTTTCTTTATCGGCACGAGCTGAATATTCCATTATAAGACTAGCAAGATTGGGATCTTCGGAAACACCAACTGCTACAGCAGAAGAAATAATATCTCCAGGAATATCACTTGTAATTGAAGCATATGCTGTTGGTACAAGAGAACCGTAAGGAATATTAATTTTTTCTACTTCTTGACAATATGGTGGTAATATTGAACTTAGTCTAACTAAATTCATATCTCCAATACCTGAATTTAAAAGTGCTCCATCAAAAGCATTCAATAAAGAAAATCCCTCTGAATTTCCACATGTAAGGAAAAAAATGTTAGGTGTTTTAATAATCACTTTGACTACCTCCCTAAAAATTAATTAAAAAAGCTAAGGCATAAAACCTCCAGTTGATCATTTTTAAATGTAATATTTCTGTATAAAAAGTGAAGTTTATTTTTTATGGTTTAGATTTAAAATTTTGAAATTTTGTTTGTGTATAATTCCTAATATTACTAGCTGCAGTTTTAGCTCGAGTTGCTACAGCCACTCCAATTTTTTGAGCGTTAGTTAAAGCTGCATTTCCAATATTTTTTGCCGCTGGAATAACTTTATCTCTTACAGTTGGAATAACTTTATTTTTGATTATATCTTCTGTTTTTTCATTCCAAGTAACTGGACGATTAAAATTATTATTCTTTAATCTTTCATTCATTATTTTAGTAGCTCTATCTACTCGCCCAGCATGTATATCAGCTATACCTTTAGTATAATTAGCCATAAATTTATTAAATAAACTTTTATCTTTATCTGGTGCATATTTATTAGCAGCTAAATGTGCGTTAAGAGAATTATTTACATCTCTATGAGTTCTAATAACATGTTCATCATATAATTTAGTTCCAGCTTGATTTGGAGTTTCTGTGTTTGTTCCTGCTTCATTTCTCGCTTTAAATTCTTCTACTCTATCTAATTCCCGTTTAATTCTTCTTTTTTCAGCTTCTGTAAATGCTTCCACAATTAATATCATATTCTTCATACTATCACCCCTTAGATTTAAATAATAACCATTTATCTTCACCATAGAAAAGAAATGTATAAACTCCTTTTATTTTAGTTCCTTTAAAATCAACAGTTATAATATTCTTTTCCCATTTCAAAACCTTATATTTTCCCTTATCCCAGATATTGACATTTCCAGCTCCATATCCATCAGTAATTTCACCTTTGAAATTGAACCAAGCAGCATCATGATCTGGTTGTTTGAACAACATAATTTTCTTAGATTCTTCATCAATTAATTCTGGAAGTTTTTTAGTTGCCCAAGAAACTAAAGCTCCATCTTTTCCTAATCTGATATCAAAATGATCCCCAGCTTTTCTAGCTTGATGAAAATGGACAAGAAATTTTCCATTAATATCTGAATCTGGAGTCACAACATGTTCTGGAGATATTTCAAACAAATTAGTTAAACTAATCATCGTCTTCATCTCCTTCATGTTCTTCATCATATTTTTTAGTTTTTGATTTATCAGATTCTTTTTCTTTCTTTTTATCTTGTTTAGTTTCAAATAAATCAATAATAGATAACATCAATTAACTCCTTTAGCTCTATCCATATATTTTTTCCATGATATTGAACCAGTAGGATATAAAGAGGCATTAGAAAGAGCTGCTGCTTTCTGAGCTTTATTTTGTAAATCAATATTACCAGATTTCTGTGCTTCATTATTATAATATTTCCATTTATCGGAAAGAGCTTGTGGTGATGTATTAAACATTTCAACAATACTAATCATAGTTTACCCCTTACATTGGTTTTGTAGTTAAAGTATTAATTTTATTTTCTATACCTGCTTTAATTTTATTTTTTAACATATTAGAAAGTAAACCTGGTTTTTGATCTTGTTCGGTTTTTGCCGCTATTAATTTTTTAGCATTACTAGTGACACCACCAAAACTTAAATCATCAAAATTAAATTCAAATATAATACTAATCATAATATTACCTCTTTGATTTACTTACTAACTCATTAATTTCTTCTCCACGATTAAACATAAGTCTTTTTTGACTTTTTTCTGCTCCTGGTGGTAATTCAGATTGTTCTTTTAATGCTGCTCTTTGGCGTTTCATGAAAGCTGCTAATTCTGCCTCTCGTGCATCACCACTATTATTTGATACTACTCTGGTTATTCCACTTCCAGAAAAATTCCCAGGAACTTCCATATTCATTTCTTCAAATAAATTAATTATACTAATCATATTTCTACCCCAAACTGTTTCATTGGATTTGGATTGCTATTTACAGTTTCTGTTTTTCCAAATTGTCTTAATGGATTAATATTTTCACTTTCTGATTTACCTAATATCTTTTCTCTATCTGATTTAAGTCTTTCAAGATAATGTTTAAAATTATCACTTACACCCATTTTCTGTTTTTCTATCGGCACATATTTTAAATTGATTTCGAATAAATTAGATATAGACACCATAAAACCCCCAACTTAGATTCTTGCCTGATTCTGTACAAACTTGTCTAAGTCTTCTCTTTTTATTTCCATACATCTTAGTCCATTTATTGATAATGAATTTAAAGTAATAAAACCACCACGATATTTATTACTTGAAAGATCAAGATTTATTTTTTCTTCAGATCTTTTGCCGCCAATAATATATTGTTTATTAAGCCCATGTAAAGCATCTTTCAAATAATCTTTAACAGTTTCAATTCTATATGATCTATTAAAATTATAAACAATATGAAATGATTGTTTACCTGTATATCTTATTTGTAGATTCTTATTATAAAACTTAAATAAATAATCATATATTTCAGCGGCAGCTTTCTTACATTGATCAAAAATATGAAAATCAATATCAATAATACCAAACTCTTCATTTGAACTCATTGTTGAATGAATTGATACAACTCTTCCATTAATCATGTCTTCATAGTTCTCAGGAGTAAGTTTATAATATTCATCAGCAGCTTTTCTTCGAACAATAAATTGATTCTTTGATACTGCAAAAAAGAACATCACTTCTCTATTCTTAACTTGATTGAGAACCTTATTCTTATTATTCATGTAATAATCATAGATTTGTTGTTGAGTTAATCCTTTAGGATAGTATTCATTCAACAGAATTACACTGTTTGGATTATCTGGTTTACCTTCAAATAAGTACATTACAGACATCATATCATCCTCTTAAAATTTATTCTTTTTTACGAATTATAAATTCAACACAACATTCTGCTTCATTTAAACATTGATCGAAATTCTTTAAAGAATAATTATAATTCACATCAACTAATTCAATTTTAATAATTTCATATTTTTCAAGAGATTGAATTAGTCCTAAAACATTAACTGATTTTGGACTCCATGATTTTTCTTTATTAATTGTCATAGTCCAATTGTGACATGTTGAAAACTTTGATGGCCAATATCCTTGTTCATATAAATCTTCATCTGGAACTGTAACTACTAAATAACCACCTGGTTTAACTAAAGAAAACCAATTTTTAATAGCTTCAAAAGGATCAACCATATGTTCTAAACAATGTGAACTATGTACAAAATCATAAAAATTTTCTGGCTTATAAGAATTTATATATTGAGCATCTCCATGTCCAACATCAAAACTCTCACAATACTCAACATCTTTAAAAATATTATCTTTATTTACATTATCTTGACCAGCACCAATATCAATTCCTTTTCCTTTAAAAATTCTATGAAATAATTCTATCTTTTGTCTTCTTTTATTTGCCTTTGTAGTTTCAAACACATAATCTCCTTGAAATGAACTTATTGGAATGTTTATTGATGGAACCAATCTATCAATCATATTAGTTACCATCTTTGGTGTTATTTGTTTAGTACAAGTGTTATCTTGGTTTCTGGGACAGTTTGAGTTCCACCTGGATGTGTCGATAAATACATCATGTAAACAACCTACACAATTTCCTACACCAGAAATTCTATAGTTGTTTGTTTGAAACTCACACCACGGTAAACTGAATCCAGAAAACATAATAACTCTCTTACCTAAAGTCCATGATAACCAAGCTAAACCAGATGCTACTCCAATATAAAACTCACAATTCATTAACAATCCCATAGTAACTTCAATAGAATTGTTTGTCATATCAATTACATTAACTAATTTAGTTGGTTCTGTACTTATAACAACAACCTCATAATCTTTAGATATTAAATAATCAACAACTTCTTGCCATCCTCCTGGATAATGCCATAACTTACAATAACCTAAAGCAGTATGTTCAGATATACAAACATATTTTTTTGGTCTTTTTACCATAGAAGTTTTTATATTACTAACATCTATTTTAGGAGCAGATTCTTTATATTCTATTCCAAGAATATCAGATGATATTTGTTGTAAAGGAATTGTTCTCCAATCATTTGGTTGGTGATTTCTATTCTTATCATTATGATAAAGATTAATTCTATATCGAGCATATTCATTTGTTGTATCGGCAAAATTTACAAAGTTGATTTCAGGATAAACTTTACTAAATAATTTTGCCCAATTTGTCATAACATATAAATTACAATTATGTTTCTTAACAAATTCCACACAAGCTGGTAACCAAGCAATTGCATCACCTAATCCTGTACCTGAAAAATAAACAACTACTTTTTTATCAGTACAATCATATTTATATTCATATTTATAATTTGGTCCAGTAACTCTTATTAACCAATTAACAAAATATGATTTAATATAAACTGCCCAATTATTAATATACATCTCTCTTGAATATTCTAATATTCTAGTATCTTGATTAATAAATTCTACCAAATATTTATTACCATCTGGTTCTCCAAGAATTTCAACTCTCACTCTTTCTAAAAAATCTATTTTTATTTCTCTTATCATTTTTATTTTTCCTATTTTTATTTAAATATTAAAGTTATCCAACAATCTTTTTTAACCGGCAAGATTTCTTTTTTTGCCGGTAATGGTTCTAAATAACTAGTATATTTAGCACTTCTCTTATTTCTAATATTATCAACATATTCTCTATTAATCTCAAAAAACGATTTACCATAGCCAGCAACTTTATTTTTAGCTTTATAAGAATATAATGCAACATTACCAAACCAAATATTTGGATTACAATTAGCTTTAGTTTGACATAATTGTCTATCTTTTATTAATCCACCAAGACCACCATTATAAGCATTCATTGTAAAATTCATCTTATTCTCGTGATCAGCAGCCCAACCTTTCATAAGATTATAATTATATCTATCTTTCATAACTAAAGCTTGTAGTTGATAATTTGGATTATATCTATCAGTCCATTCCCACTTCTCTAATCTTTTATCTATTTTTTTAACATCTAAAAAATTATTAAAACGTTCTTTACCTGAAGCATCATACGCAATAGTTATTTGACCTAATCCAAAGCCATATTCTCTACTTGTCTTTAATTCAGCTGTTGGTGACCAACATTTTTTATGAGTTAAAGATATACAAGTCTCTTGTTCAACTTGACCAGCCATTAAAGATTTAGGAGTTCCTTGCGGCCAATCTCTTTCAAGTAATTGTTTAAGTACTGGAAGATATTGAACTGAATTTGGTGGAATTTTATCCTGTGGAAATAAATCACCAATAATAAAACATAAAATTACTCCAGCCATAACTATCATTAAAATTATTCTAATAATCTTCATAATTACCACCTTAGAATTTAAATCGGCAAGCGACCATTCCCCCAATTTTAATCATTTCATAATTTGGTGCTATGAATTGATCTACATAATCCATTACACCTATCCATGGTTGTGGCTTCCAATAATCGTGCCATATAATTGTTCCACTACCTCTTTTCTTCATATAACTAAGAGCTTTTTCACTATCAATTTTAACAAAATCATATGTGTGATTTCCATCAAGAAATATTAATTCAACATTCTGAAATAATAAATCATAGTTAAGTTTCCTTGAATCCAAGTCAAGTAATACTACATTTTTAAGATCCCTAGCATACATAGCTATTTCTGGTGGTTTTTCTGCAGCTTGTTGAAGATCACCTGTATTCTCTTCAACATAATCAACTCCATAAATAATTTTATATGGATTATTTAAAGCAAGCATACGTGTTGTTATTCCTTTATTACAACCAATTTCTAAAATATTTCCAGTACATTCTGCCGCTAAATGACATAATAAAACTCTTTCCGATAATTGTACAAATTCATTACCATATAATACTTCTTCTAATTTAAATGGATGATTATTTACATCTATTTTTATTTCTCTTATCATTTTCTAGTTCTCTCCTATGTTTAAAAACTGTTTTAATAATGTTTCAATATTTTCATAATCTTTATATGAAATTCTAAAAAAATAAATATTATTTTTCTCAACATATACCTTTTTAATATAATCATGAACTACTGTTAGTATATGAGATTTTTTTGCCTTTGGATATTTATTTATCGGCTTAAAATGTTGCATTCCGTCATATTCAATTAATAAATTAAATGTTGGTAAATAAAAATCAAAACGAAGAGGGTTACCCAGTTCACTAAGACAATCAAGGAATTTATATTCTCTTATGTAGTTTATATTATACGTGTCTAAGAACTGGGCAACTCGTTTTTCACCCTTCGATATTCTTTTACCTTTATATTGATATCTCTTTCTTCTTTTATTTTTTGTTACCATCTTGACTTTTATTGCCATTAGATTTTTTAGACTTACGACATTCAGGACATCTTATAGGTGCGGGAAATCCTTTATCGGCAAAAAACTTCTGTTCACCTTCCGTAAATTCAAATTCTTCGTTACATTCTTTACAAACTATCTTATCATCTGACATTTCTCTGTTTCTCCTTATTTAATTTAATTCTGATACACAAATTGTATTGTGTTTTATTTTGGAACAATATTCACATCTAAATTCTGGTTGTAAATCTTTAGTTCTATCATATTTAAGATTATCATCTTTTACTAAACGATAACCTCTTCCTAATTTACCACAATCATGACATATTATTTCTTGTTCTATCTGCCATATTGGAAAATTAAGTTTATGATAAAATATAAATCTATCAATCCAGAAAAAGATTAATCCACCAACTAAATTAGCAACTGCTGAACCAATCCAATCTTCAAAAGTACCAAATAATCCTGGTGAATGTTTGAAGTAAGCAACTATAGGTGCAAGAATAGGTGTCGACAATTGCCACCGAACCAAATAAGCAATATAACGTTTGATCAACCACACCCCCTTTCTATGGTTTTAAAAATATCATTACAGACTGAATTGTTACTGCCATTAAATATATAACAGCAGCTACAACAACTGCAGCACCTGTAGACGATTCTGCCGCTTTCTCGACTAATTTTTTAAGATCAATATAACTCCAAATTGTTTTTCTTGTTAAATGCATAACAATTGTAGTTAATGTAACAATACCCAATGCAAAAATAACAATACTACGATTATCACTTGGAACAATTATCAATATTGAAAGTATTAATACAAACCACATACGCTCAAGTTCTATCATTGTCCAATTCCAACTATCTTTAAATACTGCTCTAAATCTCTCTAACATAATTAACCTCCATTTCTAATGAATAGCAACTCCTGCTGCTACACCAGCTCCCATAAATAAAAGAGATTTTAAAAAATCTACAAAAGGATTTGGTTTAGCATCTTTTAATAATTGTTGATAACTTGTCTGAACAAACTTAATATGTTCTTTATATTGGGTCATAGCAGTCTCAGCTGCAACTATCTGTTGTTTCTGTAATTCAATTATTTGTTTATATAGTTCCTCTTTCTGAAGAAATATTTCTTCACGCTCTTTATAAGTAACTACTTGTTTTACCAATTCACCTGCTTGTAAATTGATGTTATCCAGTTCCTGTGTTCTAATTCGACACTGTTCTAATTCAACAACCATCTTAGCTGCAGAATCAGAATTTATCGGAACACAAGTTTGAATTGGTATTGTTTTAATTTCTTGAGAAAATGCTGTGGATGCTAATAAAAGAAAAATGAACATTAAAATACTAAAGGCAAAAACTAAATACTTATATAATGGTTTTATTTGCATAATACAACTCCTAAATCTTGTAACCTTTTCTTTGTCTCTTCAATATTTGTAGGAAGAAGAACTGACGCTAACAGTTTTTCTAACCTAACTTTATCAACTTGAAGTGCTGCTACCTTTGTTTCAGACTCTTTAAGTTTCTTATCCTTCTCTTTCAGTAAAATGTTTTTATTAGCTATCTCATTTTGCTTGTTAGTAACTTGACCTTCAAGAACTGTTTTTTGATCAGTGTATGTTTTTGTAATTTCATCCGTTTTCTTTTTAATTTCTGCATCAATACGTTTCTGTTCACTAGCAGTTCTAAAATGATTATCAACACCCCAAGCTAAACCAAATATAGCAACAATACCTAATAAAACTAAAATCCATTTAGTTGTTGTCATTTTCTTTATCTCTCCAAATTTTTCTTATCCAATCTTCTATTTGACTTATCTTCTATTTCGAATACATCACTAACTCTACCTATCGATTGTAATTCAATTAATTGATTATCAGAATCGAAAAATGCTCTATTCATCCAATATATGTAAACAATTTCTCCACTATATAATATTACTTTATTAACTATACTACTAGATGTTTTATTAACTGAAAAAGAAGCTAAATAATCTTTTACTCTTTCAACTTCTTCTGATGGCATAAAATCAAATAAAGTCATAGTTTCAAGTTTTTCTCTTGTCTTACCAATAAACTTACAATATGTTTCATTAGCGTATGTAAATTTAAAATTAGAATCGTGTCTACAAACCATTTCTGGAATAGTATCTAAAGTTGATATCGGCAAATTTTGAAATTGCTCATATCTCTTTCTTTCAGTAACATCTCTTAGATATGATAAAGTAGCCACTCTACCTTTATAAGTAATTTTTGCCGCTGAAACTTCAATACACATACTTCTTCTATCACCAAGTTTTAAACCTCTAAATTCATATTTACTTGGTACTCTTAATCCTTCAGTTCTTCTTCTATTTATATCTCTAACAAATTCAATATCATTATGATAAACATTAATATATTCTTTACCAATAATATCTTCAAAAGAATCAATTCCAAAAATTTCTAAAAATCTTTTATTAACAAAAACATGTTTACCATCTTGAACAATAGCTACAGCATCATTTGATAATTCTATAGCAGTTTGGTATTGTTCACTAATTTCTTTAAGTTTATCTTCTGTTTCTTTCCTCTTAGTAATATCAATCATTGAATGTACACTTCCAATCAATTCTTTATTATCATTAAATATTGGAGAACAAGTTACTATAAAATAACCTTTAAGAAGATTATCATATCCTTCCTGAACATGTTGTTTTCCATCTAATAATAATTGAGCATGTGGACATTCTTCTGGTACATTATCATTATTATGAACAATTTCATAACATTTCTTGCCGATAAAATAATCCATTGAATTATTAAATCTATCGGTAAAAGATTTGTTAACTCTAATTATAGTATGATCATTATCTAAAATAGCAATAAGCTCAGGAACAACATTAAAAGTTTCTTCCCATTCTTCTTTTATTTTAATATTTTCTTGTTCCATTCTTTTTCTTTCAGTAATATCCTGAACTACTACAAACCGATATTTTTTATCTTGAACAAAAAAACTCTCTGAAGAAAATATAACATGTTTTATATTACCATTTTTAGATCTTATATCAGATTCAATATTCTTTATATTTCCATTAATATCAGCATTTAATAATATTTTATTCATTTGATCATGAGTTATAATATTTAATTCATGTACTGTTTTACCAATAACTTCGTCTTTTTCAAAACCAAGCAAAGTATAAAAAGCTTCATTAACATCAATATATCGATGAGAATCAAATTCACTTAAACCACAAACAGTCGGATTAATATAAAATAATTTTGAAAATTTTTCTTCTGATAGTTTAAGATCTGAAATATCTTTTGAAACACCAAAAATTACAGGTTTATCATTCCAAACTCCATGTGCAATTTTTGTTTCAACTGGTATTTGAATGCCTTGTTTTGTAATGATTGGAATTGGACATATTGATATAATTTTATCAAGCATATCTCTAATAATTTTTTTAGTATCATCCTGACGTTCAATTGGATGAAGAGAAATAATATTCATACATTTAAGTTCTTCTTTAGTATATCCAAGACGATCAATAACTGTCGAATTCATATGAATGATATTTCCATTTTCATCAAGAACAAAAAGAAATTCATTAATTGTGTTAAAAAATATTTCATAATTACGTTGAATTTGTTTTACCTTATTTTCAGCTAATACTCGATATGTAATATCTTTTAAAATAGATAAAACACAAAATCCACCATTAACTCGATACTTTGAAGCTGAAAGTGCTATAACTTTTTCTTCATCATTTTTAGTATATATAATAATATCAATACTTTTAATTCTACCATTATTTTCATCTAATTGACTTAAGAAAAATTCTTGAGTAAAATCTTGATAATCTTTAATTAATGATTTTCCACTATTCGTTCTTAAATCATATACAGTTTTGTCTTTAATTTCTTCTCGAGTAAAACCAAACATTTCTAATGCTGTTTCGTTGATCTCTAAAATTAATCCTGTTCCATATTGTATTATTACTTTAGGTATAGGACTCTGATCAAAAGCATTATAAAATTTTTCTCTTTCTACCCTAAGTTCTTTTTCTTTTTTAACTCTATCAGTTATATCAAAACAAGAACCAATAATACCAGCAATCTGTCTATTTTCATCTCTAAATATAGATCTGTTAAAATTTAAAATTTGTGGATGTTTACCTATCCCAGCAATTTCATAATCGAAAGTTTGTGTTCCACCATTTTCAAGAAGTTCCATATCTTTTTCATACATAAATCTACTTTCATCATTATCTGAATAGATCTCTGTTAGAGTTTTGCCGATAATACTTTCTCTATTAACTCCCATTAAAATGGCTAAAGCATCATTACAAACTTTATATCTTAAATTAAGATCTTTAACATAAATTGGAGTTGGTAAACTATCAACTAGAGTTTGTAAAAAATCACATTTCTCTTTTATTTGACTGTCTTTCTTTTCTATTAAAGTTATTATATTTTTTATTTCGGCAAGATCTGCTGCCGCTTTTTCTCTTTGAATTTGATATTTATTTTTTATGTCTTCAGTTAACATTCTAACCCTCTATTTAATAATTTTTGAAAGTGATCCTTCTAACCATCCAATTTTACCAGAAATATCTCCAATTTTAGAAAAAACATGAATAAGAACTCCTGTTGCTGAACCAATAATAGCCATAAAAAAACCAATTATCACCCAAACTCTTCCAGATAAATTTGATAAAGATTTATCAACTTTATGTAAATTGTCTATATTCTCTTTAATTGACAATTCTATTTTTACACGTTCTTTTTTCTCATTATCTAAATCCACATCAAATCTATTGATTGATACTTCTAAATCTTGAGTTTTAATTTCTAGTCGAGCAACATCATCAATCGTTTCATCATATCTTCTAAACTGACGATCTGTTAACTCTAGAAGTATTTTTGTATAATCTTCAGCCATTGTAATTACCTCTATAAACTTAAATTAAAAATTATTTCAAACCAGTAGTTAAACCATATTTAATAGCTAAATATCTTTCAATTAAATACATGTTTCTTAATGTTAAATCAGCAGTTGTATAAATAATACATTCTGCCATATCACCATCATAAGAATAACCAGCGTCATAATCATAAAGAAGATCCTGATATACCTGATGATCACCAGTTATCGCTGCCCAAGTAACTGTTACTCCATCAACTCGCATTATTCTATATGTACCATATGATATCATCGCAGAAATATGCCAAGTATTTGCGACTGTAAATACTGGTCCAGCTTCAATATCTTGTCCACTTATTCTACCACGATGAGATGTGTTTCCAGGATTTTCATCAGAACACTGAATATATCCAGTATTAGATTGATCTGTCGTTATATAAGTACTTGAATTGGAAACATCATCTTTTTTAACAACAGCATAACAAGCTCGAATATCTGTTATTTCTGTGAATGACATTCGTGTAGTTCCATCAGCTCTCATTATTGGATAACCATTAAGAATATTTGTTTTATATATTGCTTTTCTAGTAGTAGTTCCTTGAGTTGGATGATTATTATTTCCACTTAAATCTGGCCAAGTACCAACAGCATCATTATCAGCACCAATATATGAATGTGCCGGTACCCATAATTTACAATTAGGAACATCTATTGGCAACCATGGTCTACCTAATTGTGTAGGTCCTGATTCATATCTATTTCTTTGATACATTTATGAACCTCCATTATACATGTTCTTTACAACTTATAGCTGATATAGAACATGTACCACCAATACTCATTAAATACATTGTTGTTGCATCAGAAGTTATTATATTTGTATATGTTTTTGTACCAGTTGATGAAAACTCAAATGTTGTTGCATTACCAGCATAAGAAAAATATATTGTTCCAGAACAAGCTGTTACTGTTATAACAATATCATAACCTAATCCAACTTTTGGAGGAGATTGAGCAGCATAATTAGGATAACAATTTCCTGAACCTGTACAGCTTAAAACACCAGCGGTTATTGACCAAGCAGCATTTTCAAATGTCCAGTCAGCAGATACTAATACAGATTCAGTCATTTCTCCAGTAAAAGTAATTCCATATTTATTTGATAAATAACATTCTATAGTTATAACACTCGCATCAGATAATATATCTGAAAATAATATTACTTCTGCAATATCCCCATCAAAACATGAAGTTCGTGTACCATTATAACCTATACGTGATATATTCCAATAATTTGCTGTATTAGCTGGAAAACCTTCAACACCATCTACTCTAGCAACACAAGCTGTATCTGAATATACTCTTCTTGCTGTTAATATGTGTAATCCAGTTGCATCCACCATATGAGTATAAACAGTAACTGTTCCTTCAGAGATTGATAATTGTCCATTTCCACTGGTTGGTGTTGGGAAATTAAAAACATTAGTATTTGTTTGATAAAGAACTGAACAACTATTACTTGTGGCTGTTTTCTTAGCAACAATAAAAGCAGTTTTTGTTGATGGTTTTGGATTAGTAAGTATTAAATTTTGTGAATATGTAGCATTATCAAATCTAGCAACACCATGATCATTAATTATATTTGCTTTATAAACAGGTCTTTGAGTAATAGTATCATCTTCTTGATATGCTGTATTTCCAGAATAATGATCTTTCCAAGCAAAGATAGCATCTTCATCGGCAAAATTTGCCGATAGATCATCACCAATATACCAACCAATTAAACTAGAAATTTCTGGAACTAAAAACTCTGATTGCATCTGTTTTATATCACCCATAAATAATCTATTTCTAAAAAAATCAGTTCTCATAATATTAATCCTTATGCTGTAACCATACTATTAACAAAACCATGTATAACAAGTAAATTAGTTGTACCGGCAAACGCTTTTATAGCTAAACTATGTTGTAGTACTAATCCTGGTATGATACATTTTAACCCATCTTCAGGAGCTACTGTATATTCAATAAAATCATCTGGATCACCAGTACCACCCCACATTATTGTAAGTTTTATTGCGCTTGCAGATGTATTAACACACCATATCCATACTTCATCAAAATCAGTTGTAGTACTTGCAGTACTTGCAGTATGAATATCTGTTGCTCCCCCAGATGATGTTCCAGCAACTTTTATACCTTTACCATCTGTTGAATTAGATAAATGATTTTTTGTATATGTAGTAGCAGCCATTTAACCTCCTTAACCAAACACTTGAGATTCTAATATTCCAGCTCCAGCTCCAGAACCTACAGCTATCCATGCAGCATCTGTCGCATAATAATATTTTTTATCCGCTGTAACATAAATTAATCTTCCTTCATCTGCAGCTGTGTAACTTGGAACTGAAGCGACTATTTCTGGAACAAAATTTCCTTCTCCTTCAACACCATATAGTTTCATAATAAACTCCTAAAATACATACGGTATCTGAACTTCATGCCATCTTATTGTTGTTCTAAATTTTGAGGCTGTATTTGTTACTTCTGATATATTAATTGCAAAAGCATCACCAGGACGAAGTATATATTTTCCAAATAAATTTATATCAACTTGTTGCCAAGCTGATCCAGCAATAACAGCAGCTGGATTTCCTGAAGAACCAACCATATCCCAGTTAGCAGCTAATGTAGTTGAAGTAGCAACAGTTCTCATTCTACCACCATATCTTTTACCACTTAAACCAGCTGGTACATAAGCAGCATCAGTTGGTATTGTCATTTGTTTAATAATTTGAACCAAACAAGAAAATCCACCTTCTAATTGTGTAGTATCTATAATAATTTTAGTATAAGCTATAGAATCTATAATATATATTTTTCCATTAGAGGGTTCACCATTCCATATAGTTAATCTTCCTGCTGTTGAACCAACACCTGTTAATGCTGCATATGCAACTCCCATAACCTGCCATGAATCACCAAGTCTTACTATTTCAGTAAGTGGTGGAAGTGCTTGAGTAACTATATTATTTCCCATATTGTCTACATGAAATTGTTCATCTTCTCTATTTTCAGGATAATTACCGGTAAATAATCCTCTTACTCTTCCTAACATTTTTCCAAATTGAGCCATGTTCTTTCCTCACTTATGTTACATACGGTATCTGAACTTCATGCCATCTTACTGTTGATCTGAATTTTGCAGCTGTGGCTGTCACTTCAGATATTTGAAGTGTAAGAGCATCACCAGGACGAAGTATATATTTTCCAAATAAATTTATATCAACTTGTTGCCAACCAGACCCATTAGTAGCTCTCGCTGGATTTCCTGAGGAACCAACCATATCCCAACTAGCAGCCACTGTAGTTGAAGACGCAAGAGTTCGACAACGACCACCATATCTTTTACCACTTAAACCAGATGGTGTATATTCAACATGAGTTGGAGCTGCCATAGATCTAATAATCTGAACAAGAAGAGAAAATCCACCTTCTAATTGTGTAGTATCAATAACTACTTTAGTTAGAGCTATAGAATCTATAATATATATTTTTCCATTACCACCCTCACCATTCCACATAGTAAACATTCCTGCTGTTGAACCGACAGTTGTTATTCCAGCAAAAGCTGCACTCATAACTTGCCATGAATCACCAAGTCTTACTATTTCTGTAAGTGGTGGAAGTGCTTGAGTAACTATATTATTTCCCATATTGTCCAGATGAAATTGTTCATCTTCTCTATTTTCAGGATATTTACCGGCAAATAATCCTCTTACCCTTCCTAACATTCTTGCTATTTCAGACATGTTTTTATACCTCACTTATGTTTTATATAAAATAAGAACTTCATGCCAACGAATTGTATATGAACATTGACTGGCAGCTGCAGCTACTTTAACAGCATTAACATTAAATTGGCCACCTGGAGGCACAATATACATTCCTCTAACATCGACATCAGTTTGTTTCCATCCGCTACCGGCAACTGCTGTAGCAACCGGTACAGAATCTCCACAAGCATACCAACCATCATTAACACAAGTTCTAGCTATTAATTGAAATATTGCTTTACCAGGATATGCTCCTCCTCCACTTAATGATTTTGGAACTAAAACATCATAATTTGCTAAAGGTATAACTGCTAATGGAAGTTTATTCATACAAACCATTAAAGCAGTACAATCTGATTGTGTTGCGTCAACAACAATTTCTGTACAAGCTACAGAATCTATAATATAACTTTTACCACCAGTTGGTTCACCATTATAAATTCCAAGTCCTGGGTTAGTCGTTGGGAGTGCTGTTCTAGCTGCAACTGCAGTAGTGTTTCTAACTTGCCATGAATCACCATGTCTAACTAATTCAGTTTTTTCCGGTAATCCTTGAATTAATAAATTATCTCCTCTACTATTTATATGTGACTCTTCATCTTCTCTATTTTCAGGATAATTACCGGTAAATAATCCTCTTACTCTTCCAGCTATTTTAATTAACATAGTTTCCTACCTCATCTTTATGATTTTAGAATAAGTTGGACTTCATGCCAACAAATTGTATATACAACTTGTGCAGCAGCAGCAGCTACTTTTGCAGCAGCAACACTGAACATTCCACCTGGAGGCACAATATACATTCCATTTAATGGAGCATATTGTTGTTTAAAGTTACAACCAGCAACAGTTGCTCCAACAGTTGCTGAAGATCCTGCTGGAAACCAACCTTCATCTACTCTAGCAACAGCTGTTAAAACTGTTAATGCTCTACCACCATAAGTTCTTCCACTTAATCCACGGATAAGTTGTCCACCAGCAGGTAGAGCAACAGGTGGTTTATTAAGCATAACAAATAAAGCAGTACAATCACCTTGTGTTGCATCAACAACAATATCTGTACAAGAAACTGAATCTATAACATAACATTTACCATTAGAAGGTTCACCATTCCATATACCAAATCCTGCTGTTGTTGTTGGCCAACCAGTTAAAGCAGCAATCCCTGTTGTATTTGAAGCTGTCCAAGAATCTCCTAATCTAGTAAGTTCAGCTCTTTCAGGTAATCCTTGTGCAACAAGCATATCACCTCTAGTATTTAAATGAAATTCTTCATCTTCTTTATTTTCAGGATAATTACCGGCAAAAAATCCTCTTACCCTTCCAGCTATTTTAATTAACATAGTTTCCTACCTCATCTTTATGATTTTAAAATAAGTTGGACTTCATGCCAACGAATTGTGTATATCATTTGGGCTGCAAGATTTGCAATTTTTACTCCTTGAACACTAAACATTCCACCTGGAGGAACGATATATAGTCCATTTATTGGAATATCAGTTTGTTTCCATCCACTTCCAGCAACAGCTGGAGCTGGAGCAACAGAGTTACCAGCAGGAAACCAACCATCATCAGTTACATTGTTTGCAGTTAAAGCTATAACACATCTACCACCATAAGTTCTTCCACTCATTGATCTAATAGTTTGAGCACCAATTTGTGTTGGTGTGGCTACTGGAGTTTTATTATTTAATACAAATAAAGCAGTACAGTTTGATTGTGTTTGATCAACAATAATTTCTGTTGCCGCTATAGAATCTATAATATAACATTTACCACCTTGTGGTTCACCATTCCATATACCAAGTCCAGCTACAGTTGTTGGCCACGCAGTAAGTGTAGCTGTTGGTGCATTACTTGCTGTTGCAACTTGCCAAGTATCTCCCATTCGAACTATTTCAGTTCTTTCAGGTAAAGCTTGTGCAACAAGCCAATCACCTCTATTATTTAAATGAAATTGTTCATCTTCTCTATTGTCGGGATAATTACCGGCAAATAATCCTCTTACCCTTCCAGCTATTTTAACTAACATATTCTCATTTCCTCCTTTTTATCCAAAACTAGATGCTAAAATAAGTTTAATCTCTCTCAATTCTTCTAATATATCAGTAAACATATCCATTTGTTCTTTACTAGTTACTTCACTTGCTTCTCGTCCTTTCTCACCAGTTATTTGATTAACAGCAGGTAATCCATCATCATGATAAATTAAAAGATGATCAGTATCACTCATTGATGTTGTATTATATGTAAGAGTAATAATAAGACCACTTATATCTACAGATGCCCCAGTTAAAGGATCTGCAAAATTATAAATAATAATATTGTCTGTAACATTTGTAATTAAAAGAAGACCATCTATAGTAAAACCTGTTTCTAATGGAAATGTTATTTTCTTTGTTGATGCTACAAAATTATAATCAGTTATTATCCTTTTCATATCACTCCCCAAAAACTATAACTTTTTAATATCGGCAAGATCTATATTACAAGATCTTGCCGATATAATATTTTCTAAAACACTATAGCATACGCTATAGCTTGGCTTTTTGTTACACCTTCTTTCCATGCAACATCATAAGCACTAGTTGAATTTTTCATTAATATATCAAATGTATTACCACCAGCAGGAACTCCACCAGTACCATCTAAACCACTTGTTCCACTACTACCTGAACTTCCAGATGTTCCAGAAGAACCTGAACTACCACTTGTTCCTCCACCAATTGAAAAATAAGCTTTTCCAGAAATTGATGATGTACCAAAATCAAGTACCATTGTATTAACATCTGTACCTATTACAGAATTTGGTATAACAACATAATCAGTACTATCAAAAGCCATAATATTCAAATATTTAGTACCAAGATTATGAGATGCAGTCCAACTAGTGCCAGCTGTACCCTGAGTGTGTAAATATGCACCAACAGTAGAAGATGTTCCACTTGTACCAGATGTTCCAGTTCCTCCAGTACCACCTGTTTGATCTACCCATTGTACATTATAATTTGTTCCATCTATTTTAGCTAATACTTGTGCATCAGTTCCACCAGAAGGTAATCCATTAAGAGCTGATGTTCCACTAGATCCACTCGTTCCTGAAGACCCTGAAGTACCTGCTGCTCCACTCGTACCTGAACTTCCAGATGTTCCTGAAGACCCTGAAGTACCTGCTGCTCCACTTGTTCCAGAACTTCCAGATGTTCCTGAAGACCCTGAAGTACCTGCTGCTCCACTCGTACCTGAACTTCCTGATGTTCCTGAACTTCCTGATGTACCACTCGACCCACTTGTTCCTGATGTTCCACTACTACCAGATGTTCCAGAACTTCCTGATGTACCTGAAGATCCTGAAGTACCTGCAGTTCCACTTGTTCCAGAACTTCCAGAAGTTCCTGAACTTCCACTTGTACCTGGCGCTCCAGCTGCTCCTGACGTTCCACTACTACCACTTGTTCCAGAACTTCCAGAGGTTCCATCAGAACCTGAAGTTCCACTTGTTCCATCAGAACCTGAAGTTCCAGATGTACCTGGCGCTCCAGCTGCTCCTGACGTTCCACTACTACCACTTGTTCCAGAACTTCCAGCGGTTCC